TGGATATCATGGCAACTTTGATAATGCTCATTTAGACAGCCTATCAGAAAAACAAGCCAGGAAATATCGTAAAGGCCATGCTCAAGCAACACAAGATCGTGAACAAGGCGTTAAACAAGAATTTTAACCATTTGGTAAAGTCTAGTAAACAGTTAGGGGAGAAATCCCCTAACCTACTAAATAATACACGAATCACACTGTTAGCATATATAACGTATGATATCATTTAAACACAAATTTATTTTCATACATATTCCCAAAACTGGCGGAACTTCGGTCACTCATGCACTACAAGATTTTACTGAAGATAAAATAACGTTTACAACTTCGCCGTACAATATTTTAAATGAAGATGGCCGCCAGGGTTTTACTATACATAATAGTGTTTATAGGAATTTTGAGAATCCCGATTTATATATGCATGCATCCATAGAAGATCTATATAATCAGATGGGCTCCGATATATTTTCGTTTTATCTATTTACAGTAGTAAGAAATCCGTTTGATCGAGCAATATCGCAAACTAGTTTTGTTAATGGAGTAACTACTGTACCAATACCATTACAAAATTTTAGTATGCCTAAGCCTCAACTAGATTATCTAAAGTTAAATGGAAAGATAATTGTCAATAATGTAATTAGGTTTGAAAATTTACAATTAGATTTCGATAAAATTTGTAAAGACATAGGATTACCAAATTTAACATTGAATCATAAAAGAAAATCTAAGGAACCCGGGTATAAACAATACTATGCTAATACAACTAAAGAAATGATAGCAAGAATGTATCAAGACGAGCTCGACTACCTAGGATATAGTTTTTAAAAGAATATATATAAAATTAGAAATATTTCATACACACATGAGAATGGCTGTCAGAAACTTGACTTTTATCAACAACTATGTTTAAATAGTACACGTTTTAAAACCTATAGGAGAAGTAAATGAAATTTAGTAAACTAACTTTGGCAACAGTTGCGGCATTAGCAGCAACCGTGGCACAAGCAGAAGTAACACTGTACGGCACAGTAGATGTAGGTGTTGGATACAACAACATCAGCGGCATCGAAGGTGTTGGCAGCAACTTAGACATGACCAGTGGTGTCAGCCGTCCCACAGTGTTTGGTATCCGAGGTGGTGAGTCACTGGGTGATGGCAACTCAGTTGTGTTTAACTTGGCCAGTGAGTTCAGTGCGGCAAATGGTCAAACTAGCACAGACAGTTTCTTCGGTCAACAAGCTACATTAGGTATCAAAAATACTCGTTACGGTCAAGTTGATTTAGGTCGTCAAACCAACATGGCATCCAAATACTTTCAATCTATTGACCCATTCTCAACGTTCTACGGTCAAGCAGGTTCAGGATCTACATTTGGTACAACAGGCAACTTGCGTTACAGCAACATGTTGATGTATCAAACAGGTGAATGGAACGGACTGTCTGCAGGTGCTGGTTACAGCTTCAACTCAGGGCTAGCAAGTGGTTATGTTGACAGTGGTGTAGCTGTTGGTCCAACAACCAATTATGGCACTATGAACAATCCCCGTGCATTGACATTGGGTGTTAATTATCTAAATGGTCCTGTACAAGTTACTGCAACATACGACCAAGTTATGCCAGCTACCAACGTGGGCACAGGCAATAACAGCACACCCAAGTCGTGGCTAATTGGCGGTGCGTATGACTTTAAAGTGGTCAAAGCCAGCTTGGCATACGGTCAGACACGTGGTGGTGCCATCGTTGGAACATTGCCATCAGCAGTTAGTGGTGTTGATTCCAACTGGGCAGGCGGTGGCGCATTGTATCAAAACGGTTACGGTGCCAACAGCTACTTGATCGGTTTAAGTGCTCCAGTTGCCAGCAACCAAAAAGTGTTTGGCAGTGTACAGTTGGCAACTCCCACTGGATCAGCAATTGTGGATTCAAGTGGCACACAGAGCATTTACTCAGTTGGTTATGAGTATGCGTTCAGCAAGCGTACTGCCGCGTATGCTTATGCTAGTTATTCCAACAACTACTTGATGATTAATGATGTAAAAAGCACAGCAGTCGGAGTTGGCTTGCGCCATTCATTCTGAGTTATGGGGAACAATATGAAATTACTTATTACAGCAATTTTGAGTTCCCTGTCCTTGACAGTTGCGGCACAAGGTTATGTTCATTCTGCAGATGGACAACCTGTACTAGACAGTTCGGGACAGTGTGTACGAACAGGTTCATGGACGGCATCAGAAGTTCATCCAGTTTGTAATCCTAAACAGGTTAGGAATGCTAATGTATTTTTAAGTGCTGATGTGTTGTTTGGATTTGACAAATCAACCTTGACAGCACAAGGTCGAGTAGAGTTAGACAAGCTAGCGTATCATGTGGCACACAACAGTCGCATTACTGTAACTGGTCATGCAGATTGGATTGGCGATGCCAAGTACAATCAAGTACTAAGTGAACGTCGTGCTCGTAGTGTAGCAGAATATCTACAGACCAAAGTCACAGCAACATACACAGTAATGGGCATGGGTAGTGCAGATCCATTGCCAGTAACTGAATCTTGTAGGACTGAGAAGAACTTTAAGAAACTGGTGGCTTGCCTAGCACCTAATCGCAGAGTTGATATCGATTTCCAACCTAGATAAGCAGAAGTAATGAAACTCTTGCGTAGACGGTCTACGCAAGAGTTTCAGCTGAGTTATTGGTATTTTTAGGAATTGTTATGGATATAGTTGTGATATTAGTTGCAGTGTTATTAGGAATTTCTTCAGGAATTCTTATAGGATTATTACCAGGAGTAGGGCCTGCAGCTTTTATGTTAGTATTGTATCCTATACTTTTTAAATTTGATATAATATCATTGTTAATTTTTTATTTTGCATTGATCAATACAACACAGTATTACGGTAGTATCAGTGCTATTATTTTCGGAATAGCAGGTGAAGTATCTAGTATTCCTGCAGTCAAACACGGACATCAATTGTTTAAAACCGGATATGAAAAAGAGACTCTAATATATACTAGTACTGGATCATTTATTGCATCAATTATTGCGTTATTAATGTTTGCAATTATAAGTCTAACATTATCAAACTTCTTTTTATATATGTTGCAAGGCAAAGTGATAGTTAGTTTATTGATTACTGCATTCGTAGTCATAATAGTAACAAGCGAACGACCGGTTGCTGCACTGATTTTTGGATTCTTAGGTATTGTTATTAGTCAAGTAGGTTTTAATCCATTACATAGAGTTAGAATCTTAACATTCGGCTACGAAGGTCTTGACACCGGCATTCCGATGTTTCCTATCTTTTGCGGATTGTTGATTATTCCAATGTTAATTAAATTTCAAAGAATGTATGTATCATCCGAACCTACACTAATTAACGTCGGAATTGCTGATCGATTTAAAATATTAACTGAATTAAAATACTTACCTAGTATGGTGAGAGGCGCTGTCGTGGGATTTTTTATAGGATTAATTCCTGGTTGTAGTTACACTATAAGCAGTAATGTTTGCGATGTGTTAGAAGGAAGAATAGTAAAAAATGATCCTACAGATGAGAGAATTATGAAAAGATTAATCTCGGCAGAGTCTGCTAATAATGCCGGCACAGTTAGTGTTCTGATTCCATTAATTATGTTAGCAATACCCATAGTGTTTAGCGAAGCAATTTTAATGGGAGTTTTAGAAACTAAAGGATTTGACTTTAGTACTAGCTTAGATTTTTTTAAAGCGCATTCTTGGCTATTGATCGGTGTTATTTTAATAGTCAATATAGTCAATTGGGTGTTGACCGGTGTCTTTTTTAATGTTATAATTAGTATGTATGTTAAGATGAAGCGAGTGATTTACCTATTAGTATCAGTGTTGTGTCTATCTGTTATGATTTACAATGCAGTAAACGACAGTCAGCTAGTGTTATCAATAATTACATTTGTTGCAAGTTTGATTCTAGGCATATCATACAAACATGATCAAGTAAAGTTTGTTTTAATATATACATTTTTCGTTTCATCGTTAGTGATGGATGAAGTATATCGAATATTTTTTATATAAGGAAAAAAATGAAATTTAAAAAATTATTAATTGCAAGTACAGTGCTATTCACTGCCAATGCGTTTTCAGGTGAAACTATTACCTGGACCATGCCATTTCCGCCCGGTGGTGGCAGTGACCAAGTGTTACAACAATTACGTCCATTATTAGAAGCAAAGGGGCACAAGGTAGAAGTTAAATATAAAAAATCATGTCCTCAATCATTGGATATTCTAAATCAAAATATTCCCAACACAGTTTTAAATATCTCTAACGGGTTATACGAACCTTCTGACCCCGATGCTCTATGCAAAATAAACAACAATACACCCGACATTGTACTTTTTAAAAGTACAAACATAAATCCTTTTTATTTTTGCACATCTCCAAACAAACAGATGGGACTGATTGGATTATCTACTGGTAATAAAAGAATCGGAATAGTATCTGAGAAAAATTTAGTAAAATATACATATGATGTTGTTAAAAATTTAAAGAAAGAAAATGATATTAAAGTTGTACCATATAGAGGCGGAGGAGAAGTAACTAGAGCTGCCAAAGCAGGAGATGTTGATGCTTGGATAGGAGCTTCTCAAATCAACGTATTCCCCCCTAACGAAATCGTATGTTTTGGATCTAGTATCAAAAACGACCCAAGGGGAATGCCATTTATAGGAAATATTACTAAAAAGGGCACAGAGTTTCCAGAATTTCAGGTCGTTAATTTGTTATGGAGCAAGAAAGGTGCAATATCACCTGAAGTATCTGCCAGTTTCGATGCCGCATTAAATTCTGCAGAATTTAAAGAATACCTTAAAAAGACATTTAAAGTTCTACCAACTGCCGACAGCGACGAAATGTTAAAAAAATTAATTGAAGCTGACAACTATTTTAATTCTCTTCCTGAGGTAAAATAACAGTGGAAAATTTTTATATCGTCGGAGATAAAAAATTTAATAATATTATTCTGGCAATAGACAATGCTGCCAGAAACAATTCCGAGGTTAAATTCTGTTTGTTCGACTCGGCATTTGATAATGCTGATTGGAGTCGAGAACCGTCATTGTCCTGGGATCAGTTGTTGGATATACGGGTTAATCAGATTGCAAGCATGAACAAAAAAATCATTCTAGCATTCAGTGGCGGAACCGATTCTCTTACTATATACCATACTATGATAAGAAACGGAATAATTCCAGATTATATTCATTTAAGAACAAGACCTAAAGAACAATTCGAACAATTTTATTTTTTTGATCCAGCGATATCTTTTTTAAAAAATGAAAAACAACAATTTAAATTTGAAATTATACTCACACACGACTCTAGTCAAACTGTTGATTCTGTATACGACTCAGACCATTGGTTCTTGAAAGATGGTGCAAGATTAAAATTTACTACAGGATTATGGAGTTCTATATTCGAAGAAATAGATCAAAATTTACCGAATATCCCCAATCAGGAATATGTATACGTGACAGGACTTGAGAAACCATATTGCAAATATCGAAACGGAAGTTTTTACAGTAGTCAGTACGACAGTGACTGGAATCAGATACAAGATGATCGCATTGAACCGTTTTTCATTAGTCCAGCATTACCGGAGTTACACATTAAACAAAGTTACATGGTTGCACAATATGCTATAAATGAATCTCAGAAGCTAGAAAAACCTGTCGAATTTTTTAAAGATTTCCGAGATACTACTAAGATTGATTACTATAAGTATGCAACTATAGGATGTGGAAGAAGTGGAGACATTGCAAATAGTGCTTTACAAAAATATAAAAATATAAATTCAGCACTAAGATTTACAAATAACACGCTATCGTCGATTGATTATGCTAAGAGTACTCCTCCCGTGTTGCTGCAAGAAGGCATTGCCAGTAATAGCAATTTTGCAAAAAGATTTTTAAATGGGTTAAAGATATTGTCTAGTGACTTTATTTTGTTAGATAAGCATAATTCGTATAATATAAAGCAGTTTAAGTCAAAAGAATATAAATTAAGTATCGATTTCCAACCTAGATAAGTAATCGTAACATGGCCCTTGCCTCTTGGTTGTAGACCTACGCAGGGGTTTTCTTTTGACTGAACTACTAACAGTAAGATAAATACTCTTATGAGAGCATATGAATTCGTCGTTGAAGGCAACATCAAACTGTACACTGACCCTGATTACTACGGTGCCGAAGTAGACGACACAGGATTTGATAGTTTGCCAGTAGTCAATATACCCACTGATCAGTTAATGGGCTTTGAGCCCGACAGCAAGATGCAGGAACCAAAGAGCCGACAAAATGTTAAAAAAATGATTGCTGCCTTGAAACAAGGAAAAAAACTTCCTCCTTTATTAGTTCGTGAATATAAAAACGGATATCAGGTGTTAGATGGTCATCACAGATTTTGGGCATACAAGCTATTGGGCGAAAAATCAATACCATCACAAATAGTTTCCGACTCCGACATTGAAGATGTAGGCTAACCTAAACAAGCAGAAGTGTTGAACCCCAGGATCTGTGCAGGGGTTTTCTTTTGACGTTAACTATTGTTGCCATTAAAAAATACAATGGCAAATTATCAAATAATAGTAGATTTCTATAGTAAATAACAGTATAATAATACATTACACACAAAGGAGAAGTAAATGACACAATCAGTAAAAGGTACCAAAACCGAACTGGCTTTGAAAGCAGCATTTGAAGGTGAATCGAAAGCTAATCGTCGTTACCTGTATTTCGCAAACATGGCTGATGTTGCCGGTGCGCCTGATGTAGCATCAGTATTCCGTTCAACTGCAGAAGGCGAAACAGGTCACGCACACGGTCATATGGAGTATTTGATTGATGGTGGTTCAGGCGACCCAGAAACAGGTTTACCTGCTGCTACTGTGGAGCAGGCATTGGAAAGCGCAATTGCTGGAGAAACTCACGAATATACAGATATGTACCCGGGCATGGCCAAAACAGCTCGTGACGAAGGCTTTGAAGAAATTGCTGACTGGTTTGCTACATTAGCGAAAGCAGAGCGTAGCCATGCTAATAAGTTTACACGCACACTAGATGCGTACAAAGCTGAACAGCAATAATCAACTAGCTAGGTAATCAACCCACTTCGGTGGGTTTTTTATTGGCAAAATCTATTCGAAATCGATTACCAAAATGGCAGGAGGATGCAAATCTTCTGTGTATACTAATACGATAGGCATTTAAGGCACACAAAGGCACATTCGCGTGACACAAGGTTGGCGGGCCGGAAATAATACCGCTGGTGAATCCGTTCTGACGTGTGACGGTAGCCAATTCTTTTACTCCGCAAAAGACTCTCTTGCGCTACCTCAAACTCTGAGATGCCTTAAATGCCAGTCCCTTGACTGTAACATTCGCAGGACCGTAACGGTTGTCGGAATTTAACAACACATCCATGACTGAAATTGGCACCGAGTCAGTCTTAAAAATCGTAGTAGGTGGGGTAAGGTACAGAGCCCAGAGATGTCATTCCAAAATACCTACTTCCAAGTGTGTCTAAGCAACTCAGCAAACAACACTACGGCACTCCGATAGTGGGTGCCGTATGACATCACAATCTAGCAAAACCTAAAATTATATCTTTAAAAGAAAATAAGACTGAGTGTATAACGAAGTCTTGGATCTCTTGTAGATCCAATATGATGCTTGTTGACTGAATGACATAGTCGCTGTATAATAAAGACTTTACACAGTCTATCATATTGGATTACTATGAAACTAGTTAAGCTAAAGAGTAGTTACACTGTCTTGTCTAAATACGGACATACCTATGCACTACGATTCACTAGGTCGAATATGGATAACTACTTTAAAATATCTACAGCGTTATATGAACTAACTAATACCTCAGGAGCATATATGCAAGATACTCCTTGGTGCAGAAAAAACAGCAGTAATGGTAAAGTTTATTGGATATGTGCCATGGACAAAAAACTATTATTAACTGCATTACTTAAAATTTAGGAATTACAATGTCAATGCATTTACATCATCCTAGTCTTAGCCTTAACGGTAAAAAGTCAGGTAAACAAAAATTTGCTAATGCAGAACAAGCCAAGCAGGCCAGGGAAGCATCGTCCTCGTGGAATGAAATGATTAAAAAATATAGCCCTAACACAAATGTTACTAAAACAAAATCTCTAGACTTAGGCAGCAGCGGGTACAAGCTATCCATTCCCGAAGGTCGTAATACTACAGCACATATTAAAAGTTTAAACAGCAATAATGGATCAGCAACATTGCAAGATCCCAAAGTTTATACTGGATCAAAAGTCAAAGGCATTGCAACCATGCACAAGAGTAATGCAGTACCTGTGTTCAGTGACGAAGAAGCAATTGACATTTCCAGAATGCGGCGTTGACAACATTATTTTTAGCAGTTATAATACAAACATGCTAAACACACAGAGAGAGTGAAATGAAAAAAATGTTATTAGTTCTTCCTTTAGTTATTGCACTTGCTGGATGTTCAGGAATGACTGAACTTCGCACAGTAGATAACAAAAAACAAGAAGTACCTTCCTGGTATTTAGAATACTCCGACTCTTCAAAAGAAACGGAAACTTGGTACAAGCCTTGGGAAAAGACAGGATATGTTTATGCTGTTGCAGAAGACGTTAGCCCTTCTATGGAAATGGCCATTAAAAAAGCCACTCTTAAAGCTAAAGCAAAGTTAGTTGATCGCGTTAAAGGTGAAATCACTAACCGTACTATTGTCAAGTACGACGAATCGAGTAATTCGCAATCTCCAGTTGGGCGTAGCCAAGCACAAGACTTGTATGTCAATGTAATTGCAGAATCGGTATTAAGTTCTTACAGTCTTGCTAAAAAAGAAGTATTGTATGATACTAAACGCAGAAACTATCGTGCATTTGTCATGTTAAAGCTAAGTCAAGACCAAATGGAGCATCTTATGGCTGAAGGCGAAAATGTTAGAAACTCCCGTAACAATCCGCAATCTAGCGAATCCCTCGAGCAAAGTGCTTCGGGTCTTATACAGTCTGTGAGATAGATATGAAAAAGTTACTGTTTATTTTACCTTTAGTCTTGTTAATGTATAGCAATGTTACTGTTGCTCAAAATTCAACAGGACAGTATTGTGACTTAGTATCAGAAACTTTAGTTATTAAAAATAAAGAAGGAGTATTGGAAGAAGTCACTGTTGAACATATGAAATGTGATGATAATCCTATTCGTAGGCTCTTTCAAGTACAAAGCGGAATGGCGCCCAACTGTGGCGAATTTACTTACTGGATGCAAATAGGAGGACGAAATGTTCAACGCAAAGGTGTTAGTTGCCAGAAGCCTAATGGTGATTGGGAAATTGTTAATACTGGGCGTAATTAATACAGCAGTAGCTGATACTGTTGCTAACCCACAATTTTTTGATTATTCTAGTAACAAGTTTGCTAATAGATTAGCAGCAGTTACTTTTGGATGGTTTAATAAACTCGACGATGATCAAAGCTCTGATTACACACAATCTATCACGCATGCAGTTATGTATGCAGAAAACGGCAACAAGGTAGAATGGTATCGTGGCGATGCAAGTGGCTATACAGTACCTGTAATGACTTGGCCTAACGGTAGTGGATATTGCCGTAGGATTCACACTGAAATTGTTGCATTTAATATGGTAAAAAATCTAAGTCAAACTGCTTGTTTTTCAAATGCAGATAATACTTGGCGGTGGGTTAACGAATAAATATGACTATGAAAATAACATTAATTGATAAATCAGTAGCATGGATGGCACTTCTAAGTGGGTTAAGTATCAGTGTTGTAGCAATATACTACTCTGTAGCAGGACTTGTAGCAATTTTTGCTGCGGCTGCTGTGCCTATTATGGTCATGGGTGTAACTTTAGAAGTTAGTAAACTTATAGCCAGTCTGTGGTTAAAATGGAATTGGCATCGCGCCCCTGCCTTTATTAAAGCGTACTTGTTAGTTGCTATTCTTACTTTGATGTTGATAACGTCCATGGGCATATTTGGATTTTTATCTAAAGCGCATATTGACCAAGCTACTCCTGCAGGGGATGCAATAGCGCAAGTTCAAATTATAGATGAAAAGATTTCGATACAACAAGATATTATCACACAGTACAAAAAAGACCTAACTGTATTAAACAATCAAATTGATAGATACAACGAATTAGGAGCAGTAACTAAAGGCGTGACTGTTAGAAAACAACAACAAGCCGAACGTACAGAAATTTTAAGTAAGATAGATGCTAGCCAGCAAGCCATTAATAATCTTAGAGAAGAAAAATTTCCACTAGCCAGTCAGGCAAGAGCCATCGAAGCTGAAGTAGGACCAATAAAATATATTGCTGCAGTAATTTACGGAGATAATACTGACGTTGAATTATTAGAACGCGCAGTACGATGGATTATTATTATAATTGTGTTAGTATTTGATCCATTAGCCATTGTAATGCTGTTAGCTAGTCAGTATAGCTTTCAATGGTTTAAAACTGAAGAATTTAAAAATACTGCAGAAACAGCAGCACTCGAACCCTCAACTCCCTTACCTGAAAAATTGCACAAAGAACCTTCGTTTTCTAGCAACATGGAAATTCCTGAGGTTGAAAAAAAATACAGTGACGAAGCCGAAGAAGCATTGAAATGGGCAGACGAGCAAGAAGAAAAAAAAAGAACAGTGGATTGGATAGAACGGGAAAATGGACTACAGATCAAAAAGAGCCAGATCAAATAACGTATATACAAAATGCTGAACAGCAAAGTATCAATACTATTTGGAAAAAACTTAAAAGTTAGAACATATGAATAATCAAGTTATTATAGCTACTGAGCCAGATGATACTCTATTAGACGGGTGCAGAATCCTATTAGTAGACCTTACAGATGCACAAAATACAATTGTATCTGCTAGCTTGTTGAATCTATCTTTACCCTCTAGGATTATACTTTATAGTTGGAGTTCTAATAACGGTATCGATTGGCTAATAGATAAAAAATCTAAATGCAACTTGATCATTTTTAATTCCGATAGCAACAATGATTTATTAGTAGGGTACTTGGCAGCACAAAAATTAAGTTACTATTTTGGAAAATTAAAGTTATTAACGGGCGTTAATAATTTGCAACTATACGCACAAGAAGATTGTGAAAAACTTTTGGAAAATATAATAATTAAACATGACACATTTTAAAAATACAGTAAAAGGCAGAGCAGTTACACTTAAAGAGTATGAAAATATCAATCAAGCATTGCGAAGATTTAAGCGTAAGGTTGAAGAAAGTAATGTTTTAGAAGAAGTTAAAGAACGTGATTGCTACGTTAAACCAACAACTGTTAGAAAGAAAGCCAAAGCAGCAGCTAAGTCGCGCTGGAAGAAAAAAATAAAAAGTGAACAATTGCCTGTTAAATTATATTAATTGACTTTTTAAATTAGATTGTTTATAATAGTGTTATGAAAACACATATTATGATAGATCTTGAAACACTCGATGTTAAACCTACTGCTTCAATTTTAACCATTGGTGCTGTTAAATTCGATCCTTTAGGTGAAGAGCTAGTTAGGCCTGAAATGGATTCGTTTTATACTAAAATTGATTTAGATAGTTGTGACAAATATAATCTTACTGTAGATGATAGTACCATCCTGTGGTGGAGTCAGCAAAGTGTCGAAGCACAGGCTGCAGCATTTGATGAAACAGATCGCGTTTCAATAGAAGATGCTATGCAAAATTTTTATAAATTTTGCTGGGGCGCAACTCATATTTGGAGTCATGGATCAGGATTTGATATTGTCATATTAGAAAATGTATTTGCTAAAGTAGGACGTGCAGTTCCGTGGAAATTTTGGCAAGCTAGAGATTCGAGAACAATATTTGACTTAGGAATTAATCCTAATAGACCGCCTGTTACAAAACATCATGCATTAGAAGATGCTTGGAATCAAGCAGTAGGTGTACAAAACGTGTGCCGTGAATTACGCACACGCAATATCACCCCTTTTATACGCACAGATAAATAAAAACTAGTTATATAACACATTGGAGATAACATGTCAGTAGAAACTAAAATTGACGATAAAACTATAGTAAAATTAAGCCCTCCAACACTATGGAAAGTTGTCTTTCTCAACGATGACTTTACCCCTATGGATTTTGTAATTGAATTGTTAACTAAAATTTTTAAGCATTCGGAAGATGCTGCTAACAACATAACATTGGAAATTCACAATGAAGGTGCAGCAGTTGCTGGAACCTACATACATGAAATTGCAGAGCAGAAAGGTCTTGAAGCAACAAAGACTGCAAGGGCTAATGGTTTTCCTTTAAAAATTACAATCGAACAAGAGACAATATGAGTCTAAAAGATATAACAAAAGACCTGCACCACGAAGCAGAAACTACTAAGTTTGCTAAGACACTTCTCAGTGGAAACATTACTAAAGAACAATATGCTAACTACCTTTATCAAATGTTAGCTATTTACGATCCTTTAGAATTTTTCTGCACAAGGCAAGGCATTTTTAATAGATTGCCAGGGTTAGCTAGAAATAAAGAAATTTACAAAGATTTTCTTGAAATTGAAGATCCGGAATATCATTACGTTCTTTTACCCTCCACGTTAGAATATCATATCTACTTGTTAAATTTAGGCAATGATAAGAAGCGTAGTAGATTAATAAAAGCTCATATGTATGTAAGACACATGGGAGATTTATTTGGCGGGCAAGTTATTAAAAAACAAGTACCGTTTACTAGTCATAATTTTTATAATTTTGAAAATTCCGAAATACTTAAAAGTAAAATCAGAGAAGAGTTAGATGATAGTTTAGGATCAGAAGCCAGAGTAGCATTTGAATATGCAATCAAAATAATGAAGGAATTACATGACGGAGAGTAAAATTTGGCCTATACTAATTAACATACAGCAATTTTTTGAAAAGAAATTTGATCAAACAGGAACGTTAGTTAACGAACCGGGTATGGAAAAATTCAATCAGCCAGGCTGGATTAATAAAGTATGGGCCTCAAATTCTTATCGAAGAGCGCATATCGATGTAGTCGATGCTAGGAATACCAAAGGACTTTGGATGATGCATTGCTGCGTATTCCCGCATACTCATAATCCTGCTCCTATTTTCGGATTTGATGTTGTTGCTGGAAAGAATAAAATAACAGGATGTTTTATAGATTATAGTCCGACCGACAATCGACCTCATGCAATGAGTAACTATTTTGCTGAGGAAGTTTCTCGTTACGAATGGAATAAACCAAGAGCGTTGCCAGAATGGGCGCAGCGTATTTTTAGCGAAAACATGGTAGCAGCAGGTAACGTCAGTGACGAGACAGAACTATCTCAAATCTCATCTCTAGCATGTACATTAGTAAGTCATTACGTAGATACTATTAGCAGAACTAACAACACCGTATATAACACTAGTGAGCGGCAAAATTATTATGCACAAAATCAAAAACAAAATCCGCATACTCCAAAAGTAATGACTAGCTTAGGGTTAAACGAATCGGATGTACAACAATTTATACAAGAATGTTTATTTCCTGAAATTAAATAAATCTACAGTTGACGTACTGAGTATTATGTGGTACAATTAATTTTAATAGAAAATTCATCATGAAAATACAACTGGTAAGCGACCTGCATTTAGAATTTAGCGACATCACCATTAAAAATAATGGTGCTGACGTATTAATTTTGGGCGGCGATATATTAATTGTTTCAAAATTAATCAAACCAAACAGCGAATACGGTATTAGATATCGTGACTTTTTAAAAAGAGTCAGCGATGAATTCCCTCATGTAATTTATGTCATGGGTAATCATGAATTTTATGATAGCGGAAGTTTTTTCAAAGGTGTAGATCAACTGCGTGAGCATTGCGACCAGTACACCAATTTGTATTTGTTAGAACAAAATACTAAAATAATAAATGACATAGTGTTTGTGGGCGGAACATTGTGGACCAACATGAACAAAAACGATCCTATAACCATGCATGCTGTCAGAGACATGATGAACGATTATCGTGCCATAAGGAATGATCAGAACAACTATATTCCTATCAAGCCTCACGACACTGTACAACGACACAACAGAACTGTGGAATACATTAAACTAGTGTTGTCTGAACATAAAGAACAAACATGTGTAGTAGTAGGTCATCACTCACCTAGCTATAAAAGTTGCCCGGAAGAGTTTTTACGTGATTTTTTAATGAACGGTGCTTATCACAGCGATCTTACAGACATCATGTTAGACAATCCCCAAATTAAATTGTGGACACACGGTCATTCACATACTGCGTTTGATTACACGATCAGTGACACTAGAATTGTATGTAACCCGCGTGGCTATCATAGCGACCGAGGGTGGGGTGAAGAAACAGGATGGGATCCTGACAAGATAATTGAAATAAATTAACTGCATATGACTATAAAAGAAATACCTTCACTCCGAGAAATACTCAGTACACGATCGAGAGAATTTCCACACAAAGTAAAATTAACGAATCTAGAAATTGATCGTAAAGAAATTAACGATTGGTGTATGCTCAACTGTATTTACTTGTATAAAAATTATAGTTATAATCCCAAATCTTGGGAATTTAGTGATGATAGAGATGCAACTTTGTTTATTTTGAAGTGGCTATGAGATACAGATTGACAACTTTAAAGAACTAGTATATAATATAACCTCATTAACTTACAAAGGATGTATCGTGGAAAAAGTAATTGAAATTTTAGTATTGATTGGAATCCTGTTATTAACTAGTTTGGTATTAAGTCTGCCTGTATATTGGTTATGGAATGGATGTTTAGTTGATGCTGTTACTAGTGTACAACCAGTAACTTGGTTACAGGCGTGGGGTATTAATGTTTTAGCAGCATTTTTGTTTAAAACAACAGTTAGCAAGTAAAACTTAAAGTTCACTGATAACTTATCTTATACAGGTATAAAAATGAAATTTATTAAGTTAGATGGTAGACATTGCCTGTACAAAAAAGGTTATCAGTGGGCTTTTAGATTTCCTAGCGTATATAATGCTAATACAACCAAGGTTGCTATAATGGTTAGAGAAGCAGAACCCTACTTTCTATGGAATCACACTCATACGAGTGCTCGAGACAAGTGGAGTAAGCGTCCATACTTTGTTGGATTCAAAAATGAAAAGACTGCTGTATATGTTTTATTAAAACTATAAAGGAACGATATATTATGCCACGATGTTATCAATTAATTGGGATTCCTGGTTCGGGTAAAAGCACTTGGGCCAATTCCCAAGGATGGGCAAACAAATGCGTTTTAGTCAGCACAGATTCTTATGTAGAAATGATTGCAGCACGTTCCGGTAAAACTTACAACGATGTTTTTTCCGATGTAATGACTGAAGCAGTTTCTAGAATGTGTACAGATGTTAGGCAGGCCCGCGAAGACGGTAATGACATCATATGGGATCAAACTAGTACTACAGTAAAAAGTCGTAAGCGTAAATTTAATATGTTGCCCGACTATGAACATATCGCTGTGGTATTTGATATTCCAGAACCTATTGAACTAGAACGCAGACTGGCTAGTCGTCCCGGTAAGTCAATACCATGGGAAGTAGTAGACAGTATGATCACAGGATTTGCTATGCCCACGAAAGAAGAAGGGTTTACTGCAATCTGGAAGGCAAGTTGACATTTAACATTTTTACTATATAATATTATTATGAAAACATATATTACATCAGATCTTCATTTTGGGCACGCAAACATTAAAAAGTTTTGCTCCGAATCACGCGCAAGATTTTCGGATGATGTCAACGTTATGAACGAACAAATGATTGAAGAATGGAATGATTTAATCGATACTAAGGATCTAGTTTACATCCTAGGCGATGTTGCGTTTTTGCCTACTCTTAAAGCTATTGAAATTATGAAACGATTAAATGGTGAAAAGATATTAATTGAAGGCAATCACGATCGCAAAGCGTTAAAAGACCCAGCATACCGTAGATGTTTTAAAGAGATCCACCAGTTATTAAATATTAACTATGCAGGTAGTAAAATTGTTATGTGTCACTATCCTTTTTTAGAGTGGGATCAAATGCATCGCGGTTCATTACACTTTCACGGGCACTTGCATGGCGGTACTACTGGACAAGAAAAATATCGTTGCCGCGATATGGGTATAGATGCTATAAAAGTTATTGCTCTTACAATAGAAGAAGCTATCTCGTCGGTTATCGATAATGAAATTAAATCTCATCATCAAACCGGAGAGTGACATTTTTAAAATTCGCGTTGACGGAGATATCAACTCGATAATGAAAATGGTACGTCAGTTAATAGTAGACGGTCTCGAGATTCACAAAGATTTTAAATTTGAAATTCATCACAAGATTTATACACATGATTCCACAACGCCGCATATTAATGACCATGCAAATTTTATTTTTTTTAAAGAACATTATGTAATGTTTTATGCATTAAAATGGAGTTGATGCATGAACAAACGCATTGGGCAATTAGTAGTACATGACTGTTAGTGTAGAGCACAAATAGGTGAATAATGGATGTAATACAAGTATGGAAGGACTGGCGTGAAAGAAGATTCCTAAAGCAACACAGTTGTGACACCAGGGAGGAGTACGACCATAAGTATGACCCTGAATATAATCCCAAAGGATACTCCATTCGTGATTACTATCATGGGTATCCATACTTTCATTGTTTCAACAATACAGATCACTATGCGTATCGCATAACATTTGACTGGAGTCCAGGTGGATGCTTCTATGGACTTGACAATATTCGTACATGGATTGCAGAAAATTGCCAGAACAAAAGACGAGTTGACTTTTTAAGTGTAACCTGTTACAATAACAAATATGAACAAAACAGTATAACTGGTGAGAATAGAATTTTTATAGCATTTCAAGATCAGCGTGATTATTTGTTATTTTTATTGAGGTGGGCATGATTGATATAGAATTTTTTAAACGACACAGAGATGCCATCGATGATATAGGTATTTGGTTAGATGTAAAAATGCCCAATCCTCCTTTGTCGGAACCACAACGCTGGACTATAGGATATAGTTACAATGACCGATCCGGCATCAGATTTGCTGACAATAAAGATGCTACGTTATTTTTATTAAGGTGGTCATAGTATTGGGACTAGATGGAATAATATTTTTGGAGTAGAATAAAAATGAACAACCGAATTAAATTACTAGCCGAACAGGCAGGCATGGAATATCATAACTTGAGTACCGGTAACGGCGATAATTGGCAATTTACTGGTACTCCTGCACAATTAGAACAGTTTGCTGAATCGATTGTACAAGAATGTATGCAATTGACTAAGGATGAAGAGAACCGGTTCTACGATATGAATGAAGACCTATTTGCGTTAGTCATGGAAAACTTACGTGAAATTATTAAAGAACACTTTGGAGTTGAATAATGAGCTCATCTATTATCGAACAACGATGGAAGCTTGATCGAGATCGCACAACAAAAATGCGAGAGCTCATGATAGAATATGATGCTACGGTTTATTATCCTGCCAAAAATGCTCTAGTAGAAGAATGTGCAGCTTCAGAAGAAGGGCACTTTGGCGGAGCATACCATGACAATGGATTTGGGTGGAGTTGGATGTATTGTCAAAAATGTGGCGGACGTTATGATATAACCGGACCGAATGGAGAAACAGAATGATAATTGATCTAACAGATCCGAGAGTAGATCAAGCTATAAAAAAAGTTAAAGCTACTCATAATACGACTAGTGCTAAAGAATTTGAAAATATTTTTGAATCGGTATATCATTGTAAAATTATTCCTAGTATTGACAATTGTCCTTGGGCATTATCAGGATATCTAGAAATTTCAGAAGAAAAATATCAAGCTTGGTTTTTATTACAGTTTGGTGGAAAGGAAAACTAGTAAATGGATGATAATAAAGGAATAGCTGCTTTGTTTTTTGGATTTGTTATTGTTATTTTCGGAGTAGCAATGGGTTCGTACAATGCTGGCGAAAAAGATACAAGAGAAGAATTTTATAAAAAATGTATTGACAAGAATCAAGAATTGTCGTATAATAAAACAGTTGAACACTGTAAAAGGGAATATAAACAATGAATTCAGAACGAGTTGCTAAAATAGCACAGACAGCTAGAGAATTCATAGACCCTTCTAATTACAAGTTTAAGTATGAAAATGCCGAATTCAATAACCAATTTGCCAGTATAATTATAGGTGAATGTATTGATGTGGTTAACTCTGTCAAGGGGTATGATGAAGATCACAAAGAATCTTGCAGAGCAGCAGATGCTATTAAAAATCATTTCGGCATTCCCATTCCTAAGTTAAAGGTTGGATCTCGAATTCGTTCAGTAGAAAAAAATTCAGAAGGATTTTATCGAGATGTACATGGAGTAATTGAGTATATACAGCCCGATCAAGAATATTGTTGGGTAAGACCAGATGGTGCTGAAAAAGATCGTAAGTATCATATAGACCAATTAAAATTTGAAATTTGAAATTTGAAACTAAAAAATAAACTCACACAAGGCAAATAAAATGATTACACTAATAGATTGGTTGGAACTAGCAGGACACCGAATTACTGACAGCAGCGATTACCTGTGGCACTGCTACGGTTCTGATGTTATCAGCATGAGCAGCTGGCGTGACATGGACAATTATGAAATGAGCATTGTTTATTCCAAACTGGATCAAACTGTGTTCGAAGTGTCAATATGCGACTACAGAAATGACCGTGCTTATCGTATAATTAATACTGATTATGTCAAGAAATATCGCAAAGAAGCTAAAAAACGCGATTGCAATCCAAACCAAGCATGGGATAATGTCAACTACATTGACTTAGAAACTGACGATGATTTTATTCAAAAGGCGTTGGCTATTGTGGCAGGCGAAGAGTACGATACTAGTATAGTGGTTCCGTTAGATCTATCAGACGACGAACTGTTTGTATTAATGAAATTGGCACACAAAGCAGATATAACATTTAACCAATATATAGAACATGCTATAACTGTAGTGTTAGACAAATGCGATGACGACCCAAAATATCGGAAGAAACTTAAAAAGCAATATAAAAAGATTAGCAAGCATGAATCATGTTTAAAACTCCAATAGCTTAACCCATATTTTGGAACAACTATGTTTAAAGACAAATTACGAGAGTATGTAAACACCAGCGGATTAGTTACAATGAAGTCAGCTGGAGAAGGCCTATACATTCTAAAATACAAAAATAAAGTATTTTATGATAACTTATGGAATGAATATGTAGCAGAATGTCGAGGCACAATAGTTAACGACAACTACGAGCCAGTGTCGAGACCGTTTACAAAAATCTATAATTTCGGAATTGAATCAGAAGCCCCTGTACTGGACGATGCTACGCCTGTTACTGCTTATCGTAAAGTAAACGGCTTTATGGTTGCGGTCACTGTATACCGCGGCGAGCTGTTGGTGTCTACTACTGGTACCACAGACAGTGAATATGTTGCCATGGCAAAAGAAACAATGGCTACACACATGCCGCTCGACGAATGGTTACAGGTATTGAGCAACGAGAGCAATACTGGCATGACTTTTATGTTTGAGTGTGTACATAAAAACGATCCGCACATTATTCCTGAAAAGGAAGGAATGTATTTCTTAGGATGGCGTAGTAATACGTGGGAAGGTACTGTGTATGGATACGGTGCGTTGACTGCACAATTGTGGCACGACTTTGCAGTAGCTGAATTAAATTGTTATTCACCAAAGTACTACTTTACTACTATTGGTGAATTAAAACAAATGGCTAAAGAATGCCGTCATGAAGGATACGTATTTTATACAGAAGATAACGTAAGTGCTAAAATTAAAAGTCCCTACTACTTGACATCAAAGTGGGTAGCACGTAATCCTAAGACCGACAAGTTAGTTGATGTCAAGCGAGATATTAAGCACAATATTGACGAAGAGTACCACAATCTTGTTGACCACATTCGTGCCAACATTGAATTATACACTGCTATGACTGAACAAGAACGATTAATTTGGATTCGGAATTATTTTGGAGTGTAAAGTAATTATAGAATCTGAAAAACAACCGCAACGTTGTAAAGATATTGAAAATAAATGGAAATTACAAGAGCTATTAGGTGGCAACCGTTGGGATTATTTTAAAGAGTTAGACGAATGGCAATTTGTAGATGACAAAATCTAAAAATATCATAATACCGCATCGTGAATTAATTAAGTTATTAGGAAAATGGTATGCTATTACGTTGCCCAATGACTTTGATTATGATAAAAAGTTATCTTGGTGTTTAGAAAATTGCCAAGGAAAATTTAGAGATATTAAAGAATTTTCTATAGTAGCTTGGCATTTTGAAAACAAGCAAGATGCTGCAATTTTTGCATTATGTTGGGCATAAGATTGTACTTAAAAAATTTACAAACAACTTCACAGTTAAGATAAGTATGAATATAAAAGGTTAACAAAAATGAAAATTGTCAGCATTAACGAACGGCAAGAAAATCAGCATAAACAAGAGCTGCTGGAAGTTATTAATCATTTAAAAGCTGCAATCGAAAATGATGAAATAACAGAATTTGTAGCAGCATCTATTGACAAAAATAATGAAACTCAAATACACATTTGTGTAATAGATATTCCGGGCGGAGTTGGATTGTTCGAAATTGGAAAATATTTACTCATTAGTTCTGAAGAATGAAGCAAAATACTTTCTGTAAAGCGTTGAGTAATGCTGTTAGTTTCAGAGTACCCGGAGACAGTGACGCATTAACATTCAACCCGTGTTGTCTTTACAACGACTATTTGCCTTTTCATCCTACGTTTTTCAAAAGAGAACGTGATCGCTTTATAAATGCAAAAACTTTCTTGCCAGGATGCAGCAAATGCGAACTAAAAGAAAAAACACATGGCAATAGTTTGCGTATGGTTAGTAATAATGAAATTCCAGACGATGCAGGAGATTCTATTTACAAATTAGAAATAGTTTTAGATACTACCTGTAATGCTGCATGTATTCAATGCGGAGACTCGCAGAGTTCACTTTGGAGGAAAGAGCTAGCACAGGATAAAAAAATAATCCATATACAGCCCGAACCTGAAATTGACCGTAAAATAAAAACTTTAAAAGAGAGCATCGATTTAAACAAAGTAAAAATTTTCCATTTCTGGGGCGGCGAGCCGTTACTAACTGATACTCATTTAAAGTTTTTATACGAAATAGAAAATCCAGCAGATGTGCAAATTAACTATACTACTAATTGCAGTATCTTTCCCAACGACTCTGTATTGAAATTATGGGAAAAGTTTAAACAAGTAAAGATAGGACTTAGCATCGACGGAGTAGGAGACCAATTCCATTACATACGATGGCCGTTAAAGTGGGATAAAGCTACTAGAAATCTGGAGTTATTTAAAAATAACACCACACGGAATACTAGTTTTCACATCAACTGCTGTATTATTCCATTAAATGTTTATTACGTAGATATTTTAGGAAACTGGCTTGATGAGAATTTTAGTACTAATCCAGACGGATCTCGAGTTAGTTATAATTTTATTCGGGGCGAAGGTACATTAGACATAGGGTGTACTCCAATGAGTTTACGTGAAGAGATTTGGAAAAAGCTGGACGATTCTCATCCTATTAGTAAAGTTATGAAAGAAATACCAGTACTGGATTATAAAGATATGTTATCTCATATAAACAAATGGGATCCAATTAGAAAATTAGATTGGACACAGACGTTTAAAGAAATTGTGCCACATTTTAAATACTAATCAAGCTTCGTAGATAATTAACACAAACAGATAGGTAATAGAATGTCAATAAAAATTTTAATTATGGGCTTGCCAGGTTCCGGAAAAACTACGCTAGCAACAGTACTACAACATTATATTTCGACACAGTTTCAAGGTAGCAGGTTAGTTACTGCAGAATGGTTCAATGCTGATGTTGTTAGAAAACATTACAATGACTGGGATTTTAGTGAGGATGGAAGAATACGCCAAAGTTTAAGAATGAAAGAATTAGCAGAGAAATCTACAGCAGATTATGTCCTATGTGACTTTGTTGCACCATTACCAGAAATGCGTAATAATTTTAATGCTGACTGGACTATTTGGTTAGACACTATCGATCAAAGTCGCTTTGCAGATACTAACAAGGCTTTTATTGCACCAACAGTATACGATTTTCGTGTTAATGAACAAGATGCTGAAAAGTGGACAAGTTTTATTGCAGAGCATATATTAGCAAATAAACGAAGACCGGTATTCGATTGGCGTAAAGAAACAGTGCAACAATTAGGACGATGGCAGCCGTGGCATCGAGGACATCGTGCTTTGTTTGAACGATTGTTGACACGCACTGGTCAAGTAATTATACAAATCCGTGATGTGCAAGGTTGGCAAGGTAGCAATCCGTTTGGATTAGAAGAGGTTAAAAATCGTATTCGCAGAGATCTAGATCCTCTTTATCAGGGCCAATACCATATACAAATTGTTCCTAATATTGTTCATATCGGATGGGGACGCGGAGTAGGATATACAGCAGGAGAAGAAACTTTTGACGAATCTATTACACAGATATCTGGAACTCAAATTCGAAAGGACATGGGGTTAGTTTGACAAAAATTGAAATATGCCAATGGCCAGTAATTGTAGTTGCTAATTACAGGACAGCATCATCTCCTTTTATAAATGCTATAAGGGAACAATTTAAACTAGGTGAATTGGCATTTATTGAACCAACATCGGGATTACACGATCCGTCTTTATTTTTAAATCAATATTATAGCAATAATAAAAAGTATGCCATTAAGATTATTGTTAATCAAATTACTGATTTAAAAGAGTACAGAGAGCTATTGCTTAGTGACTGTTTTAAGATAAAACTCACAAGATTAGATATAATCGATCAAATAGTTAGTTACTATATTGCCAAAAAAAGAAACGTGTGGTTTCAACGGCCTGCCGAAAATATAAAACAGTATGAAATAGACATCGACGACGTAGTCCTGACTGAGTGCATAAACACAATCAATAATAATAACTTACTTTTAGATTCACTTTCTATAAATTTTAATTCAACATATACATACGAGGAATTAGGTTATATAGAATCTGCTGTAAATAATGTCCCTACTACTATGCCATTAAATTTTAACAATATAAAAAAACGAGTAGAAGAGTTGTATGCACTCTAACAGATTGGGATACTACCTTGTAGGTTTTAACAAGTTTGTAAATAAAACACTTGCTTTGATAGAATCAAAAAAGACAAAATACGCAGTTAAGTGGGTATTTAACGATGATGTATATAGTGCAGTTGACTGGTCTGTTCCTATTGCCAAATCTCTGCCTCAATTATATGCTGCTCGTGCTAAACAACTTAGAGAGCAATATGATTATATCGCACTATACTACACCGGCGGAGCAGACAGCAATAACATACTGTTATCTTTTTTAGATAATGGATTGTTTATAGACGAAATAGTAATGCAGTTGCCCGAACCTGATAGAAAGAATTTTAATAATACCGATATGAGCAATCGCAATATTTACGGAGAAATAGACTTCGTTGCTGTTCCATATTTAAATAGTATTAAACATAAAATACACCCTAATACTAAATTAAGATTCCAGGATTTTTCTAAAAGCCTAATTGAGTTATTAAGGCACGACAATTGGTTTGAAACTAACACCCCAGGAACAAATATATGTTTAGGAGTGATAGGAAGACAAGCAACTTCGTTATACGAAAATCACATACTAAAATTAATCGATAATGGAAAACGTTGTTGTCAATTACTAGGTGTGGATAAGCCGCTGGTATATTTTGACGGAGTCAACTATTACGCTTACTTCACAGACTCGTCGGCAATGCATGCTGCTCCGGTTACATTAAACAAAGAAGAAATTTATCATAAGCACTATATAACCGAGTTCTTTTATTGGACTCCTGAAATGCCCGAGATTGTTATTAAACAAGCACAAGAAATTAAAGCGCAATGCGAGATAGACCCAAATAAAAAACATTTATGGTCTACTTCTCTCAATGTTCATATAGGAGAATTTAGAAAAGTTATGCACCCTATAATATATCCTGGTTTGCCCGAACCTGTATTTCAAACAGAAAAACCCGATAGTAAAATAATCAGAGATCAAGACCTATGGTTTTGGAATACAGCATCGGATGAAGTTAAACATAATTACTTAGATGTTATAAAATATCTAGAAGAAAATATTTCAAAAGATTCAGGAATTCAGCAAGATATAAAAAATGGCCTCAGTTCAACAAATACAAAATTTTACAAATTATGAAAACAATTATTTTAATATTAACAACTTTCTTGTCACTAAATGCTTATTCAACAGAAATAAGATGGCTAGTACCGTATTCACCTGGTGGCAGTGCTGATAAAATTTCTAGAATTATAGCAAAACATATATCTACTCCCGATTTTAAAATTATATTAGAATACAAAACAGGAGCAGGAGGAATAGTTGCTGCTAACTATTTGGCCAGTGATAAAACTTCTAATATGGTGATGTTGTCAGGCGGAGCAGTAGTGACTGCGCCTATACTAAATCCTTCATCAGTTAAATACCAAATAGAAAAAGACTTTGTGCTAATAGATTATGTAGGAATAGAACCTACTATTTTAGTAGTTAACAAATCAAGTGGAATTAAATCTTTTCAAGAATTTCAAAAAACTTTCAAAGAAAAAACTCTATTTTACGGCTCAGCAGGAATAGGAACTAATAGTCATATATCTGCAAATATAATTGCCAATAACAATAAAAATTTGATACATGTGCCATACCAAGGAGGTAGTGCTGCTATTTTGGGCTTACTTGCCAACGATGTTCAATGGCTATTGGAATCCAATGCAACATTGTCCGGGTTTATTTCATCAGGAGACTTAATCCCTATTGCTGTATTGTCCAACCATCGACTTTCTGAATATCCGAATATACCAACTCTTGGCGAATTAGGAGTTGATGATAAAGAATATTACAGATGGCATTCTGTAGTGGCTAACTCTTCATCGGATCCTGCTGTATTAACTGAATTGTCTAAACGTCTTAACAATAATGATTTAAGAGATGAATTGACATCGCAAGTAGGAATCCAAACTCCTGTATCAGTTGATTCGAATTTTTTACAAAACGAATATGGTAAGATGAAGTCGATATTATCTAAATGAAAACAATAATAAAAAGACCGCCCGGCGATGCTTTTGCATTTCGATTATTTTATGAGTTGACCAACAATGTGCCTATCGCGAATGATAGTTTTTATATTTGGTCTATTATATTCGAACCAACATATTCAGAAATAGTACATTTAACAAATGAAAACATTAACAAATTTGAATTAGATTTTCGAAATTCAATTTTAGATAATATTAAACAAGATTTGATTATTATAGGGATCAAGGATCATTTAACATACGGGAAATATAACTTTGAAAAACAGTGTGTGAATTCTTCTATTGATAATTTAAGTATGCTGTTTGATTTATATCCTGATAAAAAATTTATAATATTAACATCGCTGGAAAATCTAGAACAATGTATAAAACGAGATAACCTGTTTATAGTTCCGTGGGGAGGGGATATTACTAACCAAGAACTAGAGTACAAGGCAATGTCTCCTGTTCTGGAAAAAAATCTGGACAGTACATCGACTTATCTTAGTCTAAATAGAGGAATGAGGTTACACCGAGCATTGTCTGTATTTCTACAACACGGATTAAAGACAGCAGAGCACGGGCTAGTTTCGGCAATGTTTAAAGACGAGTTTCATGAAGCTGAAGTATTGGAAGGTAAACAGTTATTTTCTTCAGAACAAAATTTGATATATAATCTAGTAGCTACCGGTTACTACAATTTTAAAAACTCATCGATATTGCTAACAGAAAGTCCAGATATATACCCAACGCAAGGAAATGATAATGTTAGTAATTTTAAAAATAAATTAGCTATTCATTACCGAAATACATTTGTTGAACTAGTAAGCGAAACTTCGTATTTTGAAAAATGTTTCTTGCTAACTGAAAAAACATTAAATAGCATATACGGCTGTAGTTTTCCTATATTATTAAGTAGTAAAGGCACTGTTGATTTCTTAAGAAACATGGGCATGGACACATTCGATGATATAGTTGACCACACGTATGATCAAATAGACGACCCGATCGAACGAATGTATAGTGCCATTAAGAATAACATTGTGTTGTTGACTGACAATCAACGTACTAAAGAATTATGGTCCAACAACCGTGCAAGGTTCGAAAAGAATATAAATTTCGCCAAATCTGAAATGTATATATTTTACAAGAACAGAGCAAAATATCAGTTTAACAATATTATAAAGGATTTGAGTGATTAACAATTATAAAGAAAACGACAATTTTTTTATAACCTTAACTGCAGGAGATTTTATGTGGCCCAATTACTATTATGATTGGTCTTTTAAAGTGCCGCAGTTTAGATATAGGCATATTATCGATAATGTAATTGATGAACAAGTTCCGAATTTAAAAATGATTCGATCAGTATATCCTGGAGTTGAAACTGTTGCAATTATTTCAAATCCATGGATTAAAAATTTTAATGCATTTAAAAAGTTAACAATGTTAGAATCGCAAGGAACATCGCATCCTATGCACGTTCTTTTTAATTTCGATTTATCGTCATTTGAAAATTTTATTAAACAACTACCGCATCATCGACATATTCCGCAAGTATGGTTCACTCCGGCGACCACCGGAACTGCATGGATTACTTATACAGATGACAACGGCATATTACAAAAGCCTACATTTACTATTAGAAAAGAATACTTCGTCGACGACTTTACGCAGATTCAGAATTTTTTCTGTACCAACATGCCGGTAGAATTACCTAGTGGGATCAGTCCACAATCAAATGAACATCAGCTGTACTATACCGACGAGACTAAAAAAATAATTGCTGAAATATATAAAACCGATATTCAAGACTACGGATTTGAATTTTAACAATGTCAACATATATTCATTTACAGCAAACAACTAAATCACTGCCATTAAAAGAAAAAGAATTAATCTACATTAATGTTAACGGAATAATTTATACTACTAAAAATAAATATGAATTTTTAAAAAATATAGATAGCATAGATCGTGCAAGATTTATGATACATATAGCTACTAATGAAACTCTGGTATATCCTAGATTTAATCTAGATAGAATAAGTCATACTGTAAAGCGTAATCCATCCATTCATTTTATTCCAAATCATGAAACTGCATTGGATAGTACTTCCTTGTTTGATCTTAGATCTTTACAGTTGCAAGCTTCTGCGGAAGACTATGATAAAGTGTATATATTTTGGAGTGGCGGAATAGATTCCACGTTAGTGCTATGTTCTGTTCTTAGAAATTTTAAAAATCTTTCGAAGATTGTAGTAGTTTTAAACAAGCATAGCATTGCAGAATATCCTGATATGTACACAAATTACATAGAAGGAAAATTAGCTACTATATCTACAGATGAGTTTTTTGATAGTAACATACAGTTCTCTCACAACAACTTATACACTTCGGGAGAAATCGGTGGCCCGTTAATATCATTTGACAGCTTTGAAAACTTTAATGAACGATATCCGGGTATACACACTCGTCCTTGGAAAAATCACGTGAACGAGATTTTAAAATATTTTACTGAAAATACAAATATTAACTCTGCTGTTTTTACATACAATGAAATAATTGAAACTGCTCAGTCTGCCAAGATTGATTTACGCACTGTTTATGAATTTTTATGGTGGGTAAATTTTAATTGGGGGCACGATATCGACATTGTATCTATGTTGTGGAATTACCAACAGCTCGATGACACTATTAATTCAAAGAAGTTTATAGAACAAAATTGTTTTTTTTGGTATAACGGACAAGAATTTCAAAATTGGGCAGTAAGCTTACTCGGACAAGAATTAATGAGCCGAGGGAACATTCAGAAGTATATTTACAAAAAATACATTTATGAATTCAACAATGACTTAGATTACTTTAAATACAAGAACAAGGAAGTTAGTACGCCTAAAAATGCCAAACTGTACTTGAACAAAAAAGTATTGGCTATCGATACAGATTACAACTTTTATTACAGATAAGGAACTTAAAAATGACAACAAATTTTAACATCGAGAGCTTTTGCCCGGAACCATGGAGTCAGTTGGAAATAAGCCCTAGTGGAGATTTTAAAATTTGCTGCCTTGCCAATTTTGATAAAGACTTTGGGATGGCTGTTGATAGTAATGGAAAAACTATGAACATCATGACGCATTCGTTTGAAGAAGCTATTAATAGCGAAACTCATAAAAGTCATAGATTAGAACTTGCACAAAATATTAAAGTAAAACGATGCAGGAGTTGTTACGACTCGGAGGATAGTACTCGGGGAATAATTTCATGGGGCAAAAATGCAAAAACAGGAATAAGCAAGCGCCAACGAGTTTTAAACGTAACTGTAAAAAATATACCTGAATACATCACAGTAGACACTGCTAAAAGTGTAATGAACGCCGACGGATCGATAACTAATCCAAAAGTTATAAATTTAGATATTAGATTTGGAAATTTATGCAATCAAAAATGTATCATGTGTAGCCCAGAACACAGTAATCAATGGTATGATGATTGGGAGGCAGTAGGAAGATTGCCTATGAGAAATAATATAATGACTAGTAATTTTAAAAAAGAAAATTACAAATCTTTTTACTTGAAATCAAATACTGGCAATGTTACTGTGCCGTGGTGGGAAACTAATGTATGGTGGAGTAAATTTGAACATATTTCTTCGCAGTTGAGACATATTTATTTTACTGGTGGAGAACCGTTGATCGTACCGGCAATGGCTGAGTGTTTGGATAGATTAATAGCAAATGGTTCAGCTAAAAACATATATCTTAGATACGATACAAATTTAAGTGTAATCAACAACAAAATAATAAACAGATGGAAACATTTTAAAAAAGTATTTTTGTGTATAAGTCTTGACGAAACCGAAGACAGGTATAACTTAATTCGATTTCCTGGAAAGTATGAAAGAATAATCGAAAACTTAAAAATAATTAAAAACAATGGAATAGAAATTACTTATATTTCAAGTTGTATCGGCATTGCTACTCCTTATACCCTTGAAAGACTGTTACCGTTATCTGAAGAATTAGAAGTAGATTTAAACATAAGATATATAGAAGGTCCAGTATGTTACGATATTAGAAACTTGCCTAAATCTGCAAAATTAGAAATAATAGACAGATTGCAAAAGATTGAAAATACACCTACAAGAGAACGATGGATACGGTCTCAGATCAATTTGTTAAATTCTTATATTGATTTTGAAAATCAAGCAGCAATCCAAGAATTTGTTAGAGTTATGGACATCCTCGACATTCGCCGAGGCACTAACTGGCGTACAACATTAAGAGATGTCAAAGAATTAATTCAAAAACATTGTTCCAGTGTAGTATTATGATATTATAATGCATAAAAAGGACTGGTATGAAATCAGAAACAACTCAGCACACATCCGGTTGGGAATGGTCAAAATCAAAATCGAACCACTAATGTACGGACAGTGGAACGAATTCTCTATTAAAGTAATAAAATGATTGACAGCATAAATAAAAGATAGTAAAATTAGTTATAGAATAAAAGGAAAAACTTATGTTAGTACAGAATTACAGTTATCAATCGCATGTTAACGCTAATCCGGCGGGCACAATGTCCACCCCTTGGCAGGTATGCGAATTTAATAGTAATGATTGTACACCAGAGGGGATTAAGACGGAGTCTGGAGAGGTAGGTGTTGTGTAGAAATACAAAATACTGTAACTTTAAAAGACTCCAGGAATAAAAACCCTGGAGTTTTTCATTAGCGCAGCACTAAAGTGATATAGGAAACGAGATCCTTAAACCACTATAAAAGTTTTAAATGGGCGGCCTGTACGATGAAAACACCTTTTGTGGTGTGAAAAACTACAGCGTATTAAAGCAGATTATTGCTACTTGACATACTTGATAAAGTTTGTTATAATGTTGACTAATATAGCAACTTACAGGATAAATAATATTATGACTACTAACTTGTTACCTAAAGAAATCAAAATAATTTGTGAACAAACTAACTTGGAAAATAATACAAATTTTTCAACGGAAGATCTGAGCAATATTATTTTAGAATCGCGCAATGCCAAGACAGAAATCTTATCTCTATCGCAGCTTCTATCATTAAACGAATCTTTATTAAAATGAGCATTTTGCGTAAATATATCGATATCATTAACGAAGCGTCAAAGAAGAAAACACCATCGATTCCTTTGCCTGTAGCTAATCCAGCACCTGAAGTTGTATTCGAAATTAGTGAACTGTACAAGAAATCATTGTTAGACAAAAGAGATAATGTACAAGTTAAAAATAACTTGGAACAATTTCTAATATTTAAATCACAAAATCCAACTAGTCCTTACGGAAAAGACGAAGGGTTTAAAAACAAAAATATATGGTCTAATATACGGCATTCGAAACTTACTGTCGATATTAGTATATTTTATTCTATATCAGGTAACAATCCGCATATAATTAGACTTTATGGTGTTTTTACCCACGACGAGAGTGGAACTGGACAACCTGCTCGACAAAATCGACAAACTAGCTTAGTTAGTAAATTTTCAAACCAAGATTACTTTCCTTTAAAATAAACTCATTTTAGTCTGCTTTAGTACACACATTCTAAAGAGTGTGTTAAAATTACGGAGTAGAAGCATCAATGGTGATGCAGTGGAAGGCCTTCCGCTGCCTTAGGCACGACTGGTTCAATTCCAGTATACTCCACCAACAATTTAAGGCTCGTTCGTATAGAGGTTATTACGTGGGATTGTCTATCCTATTACGCCGGTTCGATTCCGGCACGAGTCGCCAGTTTTACTCTTGTTCGCCTAGTCTGCTCAATGGCACTTGGTTTGGGACCAAGAATAACGTAGGTTGGAATCCTACACAAGAGACCAGTTATGGGGAATTAGTTAAATGGGATAACGTTGGCTTTGCATGCCGAAATTAAGAGTTCGATTCTCTTATTCTCCACCAAACAAGTAGTTGACACGTAAAGTTTTTAGTGTTACAATAACAGTGTAGTAAAAATTGTACAGTATTGCCGCCATAGCTCAGTTGGTAGAGTGTTTCACTTGTAATGAAGATGTCCGGGGTTCGAATCCTCGTGGCGGCACCAAGTTTGTTTTAATATAGCAGTCCAACTAACTGTAATATGGGCGGAGTTACAATGCCCAGTAGCGACTGCTATATTAAAAACAATTTGACAAACGGCAACAAATAGTTTATAATAATTCTATTTTACAAGGAAACACTATGAACGAATCAAAGCAACTTTACAAATACGTAATTTCTCCTATGGGACAAGCATTAGATCGTAGAATTGTACATGTGGCAGATCGTAAAGAAGCTATCAAACATGCAAAAGCTTTGTACGGAAATAAGCATGTGTCAATTATAAAATTTGACATTGTATAAAATATACAGTATAATTATATTTTACGGAACGGTGGCTGAGTGGCCTAAGGCAGCAGGTTGCTAACCTGTCGTACGTTTTATTACGTACCGTGAGTTCGAATCTCACCCGTTCCGCCAAATGCATTAAATTATAGTTGACAAGATATAAAAAGTAGTTTATAATTAGTATATGGTACACGCCATATTAGAACACATTAGCCAAATATCGTGTTATTTGGTTCTACACGAAGACGTAAGTAGTGTGTTTCAATATGGTACATGAGTAGTTGGTCGAGTGGATTAAGACGGCCTTTTGACAATGTCAATTCGCTGATACATGTTTATTATGTCCGTGGGTTCGAATCCCACACTACTTATATACCATAGTAAAACATATTGTGACGTAAAGAACTCAACTCAGAGAACTGGAAGTAAGGGCGCAAGCACACAATATGTTTTACTATGGTAACTGACTGCTGATAAGAGCTTGTTTACAAGTGCTAGTATTTTATCAGATGGTGTGTTAAGATGTTTCCCACTGACTCTCGACGGTGGGAATGGCTGAATAGGTAGAGAGCAATAAAGCCCAACACATTGGCCCGAAGGACGGGAACAAGATACCATTTTAAATAATCTTTATGTAGTAAATAGGTTGACAAACAGTAACAAGTAGTTTATAATTAGTGTATAGTAATTAATATGCGGGATTAGTTTAATGGTAACAGAGTACATCGAGCGGCGTTAGTTCAGTTGGTAGAACGCTATCCTTCCAAGTTAGAGGTCATCGGTTCAAGCCCGATACGCCGCTCGATGTACTTTTGATTCCAGATTTTAATTTTATTTTTTAATTCATCTAAAGATAAATTGCATTAATTATGTTGTTTTGGAAAATTGGGCGTATATCATAATGCACTCTCACTGTACTGGATGTCGACTATCAAGGTACACGAGTTAAACTATGACGAGATTGGATTGATCATCCTGTATGTAAGCATAGTTTGTTAAAAGCAAATGAACGGGGTTGGGCCTGTTCCATAACGAAACAACATAATTAATGGAATTAAATAGAAACAAGTCCGTAAGGAAATATGACAAGTTTTCGGTTATCCTGTCTTGTGTAAAACCGTAAGAATTAGTTTTATCTTGTTTAACAAGATAATTAATAGAAGTAAAGTTTATTTCGATGCAGTATACTGTGCTCCGCTTGGGCTGGCTAGGCGAAGGCACCCGGCTGTTAACCGGAGATCCGAAAGGGCGAGGTTCGAATCCTCGAGGCGGAGCAGAGTGTATTATTTCTTATCGTACTCATTAACTAGTTGTTTTAATTTTCATAATTTATGTCTACTAGGTTCCAAGCTAATATTTGGAGCCAACAATTATCTCCATCATCTAGCGGCCTAGGATTTTCCCCTTTCACGGGAACCACACCGGTTCAAATCCGGTTGGAGATACCACAACATAGTTGACAAGTCAACGTTAACCTAGTACAATTATTGTTATATTAAAGCACATAGGATCGAGACGGGAATCTCGTGAATTTGGTAACCCCAATGGCATAGTTTAAATACCTCAAAACACTGTGTGCTTTAATATAACCTACAGGAAATATCATGAACAGCTATACTAAACCCACAATCGTTATCACGCCTGACACCTTGCCAAGGTGTATTTGAGAGTTCGAATTCCGTACGCTGTACCAATCAATATCTCCGTAGCTCAATTGGCAGAGTGCTGGTCTCCAAAACCAGAGGTTGAAGGTTCGAGGCCTTCCGGGGATGCCAAAACAATGTACATGTGACCCGAAAGGCTAGGGACAGGATTGCAAATCCTGTGTATGCAGGTTCGATTCCTGTCATGTACTCCAAAGTAAAGGAAGGCCAACCCAACTGGTGATGGGATCTGTCTTGAAAACAGCCGAGTGTTAATAGCGCCTTTAGAGTTCGACTCTCTAGCCTTCCGCCGATTTTTAAACAGTTGACACTGTGTAGTATCTTGTGTATAATTACAGCATAACATTAACTAACGATAATATTATAATGAAAGCGTCACAACAACCTAACCACGTTATTAAAAAATATGGATATCAAGTTCGAGAAATATTGCCGACGTCGTAACGTTAGTGCAGACACTGTTTACTTAGAATCTAAGTAAACAGTGTTAAATATTATTATCGAGAGTCCGGGAGTAAAGTGTTTAACCAACAGCTTAACTGTCTAAAGCGAATACGATCCTTGTACCTATGTCTTCAATTTGGAGATGGCCTGTGGTGGGCCGCACAGCTACTGAGGAGCCTGCAGTTTATCAGGGCTTAAACGGGCAGACAGTACTCTCGATAATAATATTTAAAAACGTTTGACACTTGAAAATATCTGCGCTACAATGACAACTACTAAAACTATACACACTAGGAGCAGAAATGAATTTATCTACATTTTGTTTTATTGTCGGGCTATTAATGGTGTATGGAGGTGTAGGAGCTCTGGATAACGGAGCCGATATATTTCCTAGTCTTTTCATTTGTATACTTGGATTGTTTTTGATGGCTTGCGTTGCTGCTAAACTTGTATGGGACACTACAGAATGACATATTCAGCTGATCAAGTATGGGGGCTTGCTGTTAGAGCCGATACGCTTAATGATGGGTATTGTAAAATCTCCATACATACCGAAACAGAAGACAAAATAGCCAACAAGATTTTATTAAAAAAATGGTTAATAGAAAATATAGAAGCTACTCCAGAAGAAGTAGAAGCAGGCCAAGATTACAGGAAACATTTTAATTGTTATTTATTAACTATGCTAAAACGTTCGTTATCTGGGTTTGAAAAAATGGTTGTTAAGACGTGCAACATAAACGAGTTTACTGGTTCAGATACTACTGAAATTTCAATAGTTAGCTGTTTACCTAAAATAGCTAGAGAAGAACGCATTAGCATTAATTTAAACCGTGAATTATTATACACTAGTCCTATTAGTGGTGACCGCGGAGACAAAGTAGGTGGCACCTTAAATGTTACTAAATCCGAATGGGTTGAATTTTACGGAAAATATGCTGTAGGCGGATGGGTGGACAGTCACTATGTAACATTTTTTACTAAAGAAAAATATCAAGCTGATGAAAAAGTTGTTATTACTGGCAAAATTAAAAAACACCAAGCCAATAACATGTCTCGACTTAATTATGTTAAACGAAAGGATTGACAGTAATCAACAAATTTGTTATAATTAACTAATACTCACACACTAAGGACACACGTGTCATATTTTATCAAATCAGGCAACACATATAGCGTAGCTTCAAACGAAGAAGTTGATATCCACGACCTTTTGCCAGCAGGCAACTATGTTGTTAAAGAAAGACCCATGGACGGCCCATTGTATCTTGAACATATTGACTCGTTTGAAATCAAAGGCAAGCGGTACGGCGATCTTGATAAAAATACAGATCGTATACTCACCACGTTCCTGAGTCGTAGCAACAGCACAGGCGTTATGTTAGCTGGTGAGAAAGGTTCTGGAAAAAGTTTATTGGCTAAGAATTTAGCAGTTGTGGCTGCTGATCGACACAGTATTCCTTGCATTGTAATCAATGCTCCGTGGTGTGGTGACAAGTTTAATACTTTTATGCAGACTATCGAACAGCCATGTGTTGTGCTGTTTGACGAATTTGAAAAAGTGTACGACGACGAGGATCAAGAAAAAGCACTAACTCTATTAGACGGTGTGTTTTCTAGCCAGAAGCTGTTTGTGCTGACATGTAATGACAAATGGCGTGTTAACCAACACATGCGTAACCGCCCTGGACGACTGTTTTACATGCTGGATTACAAAGGTCTTGACGCTGAGTTTATCACAGAATACTGTAACGACAACTTGAAAGATCAACTTAAAATTCATATTGACAAGCTGTGTCAAATCGCTTCTTTATTTAAACAGTTTAACTTTGACATGTTAAAAGCCGTAGTTGAAGAAATGAATCGCTACAACGAAGGTCCGCAGGATGCACTACGCATGCTCAACGTTAAAGCAGAATTTGATGATGGCAATCATTATAATGTTAAATTAATTCACCATGGTGAAGAAATGTCGGGCGATGATTTAGATTCACAACGTTGGAGTGGCAATCCGTTGCAAGGTGTTGTTCGAATCGACTATCATGGAAAAACACTTGACGAAGATGGTGATCGCGAATGGTTAGCCGCTAGATTTCATTCTATAGACTTAGTTAAAATTGACAGTCAGACTGGAAATTTTGTGTTTACAAATCAAGAAGGATTTACTGTGGTGTTAGACAAAGTAAAAGCACCGCAGTACGGCAATTACTTCGATGCGTTTTAATTAATAATTCCTAGGAATATCATGTACGACACTGATATATCAGTGTCGTTACTAACTTCACACCCTGCGGCTGAACATTCTTCTTGTTAAAATGGAGTTGACCAATGTTGCTGTGCATGTTACAATACAAGTTAAAATAAGGACATATTATGGAATGGTATGATTTAGAAGTAGAAGTAGAAGAATTTGGAGAGATTATGAACGATTACTACGATTCAGAGTTAGAAGAAATTAACCAAATGATTAAACAACATCCAAAAGACACATACTTAGTGTTGTACGCAATGTTACAGCAGATTAGCGAATTAAAAGAACAAGTAGCCGACCTGCGTGGAGAGTTAGCAAGGTACACTGCTCCAGAACCGTTTGGTACTATTGAATGATACAGTTTCGTTTCAATATTAGAAACCCCTACAGTGATAGGTTCAGTAATTTATGGCATACTTCTTTTTCAACTCCGTTTAAAAACAAATGCGTTGAATTGGAAGTATATCGTGATTCCAGGCTTGTATCTCTATCTCTAGATATTACTACACGCCAAAGTCATGCTGGATTGGATTTCGAGATCGGAGCGTTGGGATTTTGCTTTCATTTTCAATTTTACGATGGCAGACACTGGGATCATTCTACTGATACCTATCAAGAGTACGCAGATTAATTTTTACTAAAAAGTAAAATTCCATTGGTACCTCCGAAACCAAAGCTAGTGCTAGCTGCATGATTTATAGAATGACTAATAGTTTCTTTAACATGTTTTCCTGGGCAGAGTGGATCTATATTAGTTAAATTAATAGTTCCAGGAATAATATTGTTTTTTACTGAAAGAATAGATATAACAGCTTCTATAGCACTAGTACTTCCGATGCTATGTCCTGTCATACTTTTAGTGCTGCTTATAAACGGATTATCTTTAAATATTTTAAATAAGTTTTGACACTCTACAGCATCTCCGACTTTGGTAGCAGTAGCATGCGCATTTATATAATCAACTTGGTTGTGTGAGATACCTGCCCTATTCATTGCTTGGTCAGTCATTCTTAAAAACGCCCGGCCTTCGGGATTAGGACTAGTAGGATGATAAGCATCGTTACTGATTCCATATCCAGACAACACAGCTAACACATTTGCATTTCTGGACTGCGCATGTTCCATACTTTCTAAAATTATAATGGCAGACCCTTCACTAATTGCAAATCCATCTCGAAATTGATCAAACGGTTTTGGCATAACTTCATTAAAGCTAAGTGCTCCTAAACTTTCGAATCCGCTAATAGTTAGTTCGGATAGCCAACTGTCGCTGGCTCCGCATACTACAACGTCCGCTTGACCAGTTTCTATTAACATGGCAGCAACAGATATTGCCTGGCTTCCTGCAGCACATGCTCCAGAGATTCCTAGTCCGCTGCCTTCGATGCCCCAGTGCATATTAATATAAGAACTCATCATATTGTTAATATGTCCTGGAATAAAATTAGGTAAGCAGGGTTTTCCTGCATCGATTCTTTTTTGGTTATTGATAATAAAATCGTAGCCGCCTGCAGTTGTTCCGATTACAGTATGCACTCTGCCCGGATCAACGGATTCGAAATTTAATCCACTTTGATCAATTGCTTGTTTAGTAGCATTTAATGCAAATTGTATATGTTTGTCAGTTTTAGATTTCCATCTTGCATCGAACTCTGGATTTAATATAAAATTTTTCACCTTTCCAACTTTTTTAGTTTTAATAACGTCAGACTCAAATTCAAACGGCAGTATGCCAGTATTGCCTTGGCAAATATTATCCCATAATTCGTCTACCGAATTACCAAGACACGATACTACACCGAGACCGGTGACTGCAATTTTCATATTAAATTTCCTTATCGTGTATATATCTATAATGAAAAAATATTACACAACAGTTGACTTAATGTTAAAAAACTTGTATAATTGTTTATATTATAGTTAATCAGACTGACAGATTCTGTAATATCTGTCCGAATAGTAAAGGGTAAAGAGAGTAGACAACAAGATTTTTCTTGAAACTTGGCTTATTTGCCTTCTTGAGTATGATCCGGTTTAAAACTTTGTATTTTGCTAACCGGAAATATACCTTATTGTAAGTTGTTAGATGTCAGCTGTTTGCAGTACGCTGCATGTATATTGTACAGTTTACCGCTCAACCTTTTACTAATTCGTTAACCTAAGGAAATTAAATGGCTCGTTATACTTCACAAGAAGCTGCTAAGCAAGTCGGCGGTCAGTTTAGATTAGTACTAGCTGCTGTGCAACGAGCAAGGCAGCTTGATAAACAAGACTTACCAAGAAAAGAAGGAATTGTAATATCTGCTATTCGAGATATCGAAGAAGGAAGGTACACTTGGGAAGATTATTTAAAAAACTTTAAAGCTGACAAAGTCACACGTAACACTAATTGGAGAATTCGATAATGAATATATCTTTGAGGCAAGCAAATGCATTGCAGCACAATATAGTAGAACTATTAGAAAAAATTGAATTAAATTTAGTTGTTGATATTAGTGAATTTGAAAATGTTACTTCAACTCTGCAATCGGCTAATGATTTAGTTTTTACTAAAGATATGCGCAGACAAAAATTGCTATTAGCAGTATATAACATCCGTGGGCTAGTTGGTACTGCTAACTCTAGCTCTGGTATCGATATTGCATTAACAAAGGCAGCTTTTTTGGAGAAGCGTATCTCTCAACTAAATTCGTTATCTGGTGCTACACCGATGAAACCTATTGAAATGATACATGGTCAAATTGAAAAATTGAAAAATTATAAAGAAACAAGTCGAACAATATTTGGACATTCTGAAGGAATTATCACAGGAGTGCTTTCTCAAAGTCAAATTGATCAAGCAAGAATTGAAATACTAAATCTTAAAAAACAAAAACAAAAATTAAACGACGAAGTATTAAATTTAAATGTTAAAACAGAGATTCCGCTAAGTGAAGAAGTTGTATCTATATTAACTCAAGAAAATATACTATAATTAGGAACAAACATGGAAATGGTATTAAATAATAACGATGGCTTTAAACATATTGTCGAAGTGAGTCCAGCCGCGCATCCGCCGGGATATAAATTATTAAAATTTACAACGGTGTGGGACCACGCAAGACGTGACGGATCTGCACAAACACAATTTGAAATAATTTTAAGTCAGCAGCAACTGGCAAATTTAAAAGACTTTTTATAAATGGCTAAAAAACTGCCTTCTTCGAAATATGACAAATTTGGAACACTGTTAGCAGTTGAAGATTGTGTACTATTTGTTGGTTTTAATAAAGGACTCGATGTAGGCACAATAGTTAAATTTACAGCTAAGATGGTGACCATCAATAGTCTCGATAGTAAGAGAAAATGGGGTAATAGCAATGTCAATAAATATGCAAAAGATTTAGTTAAAGCAGATCCTGCTATGGTAACCATGTATTTGTTAAAAAAGGAAAACTAATGCCTACAAGAACTAGAGTAGTTGTAACACTTAATCGCTGCCAATGTAAATTATGTGAAGACATTATTACTAGTACCTATCGCCATGATATGGTACATTGTAAATGTGGAGAGATATTCACAGATGGCGGCAACAGTTACATTCGTCGTGGCGCTAATAACCTCAGTAACATTATTGACATGAGCGAAGGCTACACAGAAGAATACGAAAGTGATTATTGAGGAATAATATGCCATTTATACAAAACGTTTCGTTGTCAGCAGTAAAGAATGGAACTCACGTTGATCCAGGTGTCAATTCAATACTAATTCAAATTGTTGATCCCGATACTGAATTCCCAATACCCACGCATCAATTTGAGCAAATTTATCAATTCAAATTCCTAGATGCTGAAGTTAAAGATCCTAATCCGGAATCTGATAAAGTCAAAGAAAAGGATGCTAAAAATTTAGTCACCGTTTTACAATATGCACTACGTGATGGTAAAAACGTCATTGTCCATTGCCATGCAGGTATTTGTAGATCAGGTGCTGTATGCGAAGTTGGAGTTATGTTGGGCTTTGAGGACACAGGCATATTTCGCAGTCCCAATTTAATGGTCAAACACCTGATGATGAAGGAACTAGGATGGTTGTATGATGAACAAGAACAACATTCATTTAATGGGTATGAAACTGCTAGTGGCGTTACTGTACCAGCTCAACAAATAGAGTGGGAAACTAACAATGAAAAAGTATTTGCTTTAGCAGCAGCCAGACGTGAACGCAGACAACAAACAGGTGAATAAAGTGAAATTAAATATACATGAAATAGAAAAAATTATGAAAGTATTAAAACAATTTCCAGAAAGTACCTCAGTAGAATTAATACAAGATTCAAGTAGCGGCATCGGATCAACAGTTATTATGCGACTTCAAACAGAAGTCAACGGGATTATTGGGAACTTTGAAGTAGAAGTTTCAGGCTCAGAAAACTGGTAATTGTCACGTAAGTGCTATTTTTATTAAAGTAAACATAATGACTCGAGAACTAAATCGCACTCTGTGGCCGGGTAAAGCTAGGATAGATACCGTAAACGATAACAGCAGAGAATTGTGGCTAACTCAGAAAGTAGGGTATAGAGGTAAAGAGTGGTCTGTAATATATCATTCTGACAAGATAGACTATTATTTTAAAGACGCTAATCACAGTATTATATTTTTATTAAAGTGGAGTTAAGATGTTTCTAAGAGCAAATCCAACAAAAGGTTGGCAATAATATTTAGACGGAATGAACATGATAATCTTTGACAGTAACACGCCCACTCCGGAAAGTTTAGAAAGCAAAGCGCATAACGCGATGCAAGAGAATTTTCCTGGAAATTACACAGTAGTACATCACTTTAATAGCAAAACTCTCACATTTACGATGAAATTAAAATTCGAATCTGCTAATGATGAAACATTCTTTTTATTAAAATACAATTGACTCTGTATTTTACAAGTTACATAAACTCGTGTATAATTAATTTATATAATAAAATTACGGAGAAAAAATGCCATCAGTATGGTTAGTTAGCGATACACACTTTGGACATACAGGCGTTTGCCAATTTACAAGGAATGACGGTATAACTAAACTCCGTCCCTGGGATAATGCTGACGAGATGGATGAAGCCATGGTAGAATTGTGGAATCAGAGAGTCAAACCTTCCGATAAAGTTTATCACTTAGGTGATGTAGTGATTAACCGCAAAGCTTTGCCTACTATAGCTAGACTTAATGGTGACAAAGTACTAATTCGCGGAAACCATGATATTTTTCAAGATACTGACTACAGAAAATATTTTAGAGAACTTCGTGCATACCATGTTATAAACGGTATGATTTTAAGTCATATTCCGGTACACGAAGATAGTCTTGGAAGATTCGGCTGTAACATACATGGCCATCTTCACTCTAATCGCGTATGCAAGCCATCCGGTATAGACGCACTTACTGGAGAAATACAGTATTCGACAGAAATTGATCCCAGATATTGGTGTGCATGTGTAGAACATATTGGGTTTGCTCCTATTCTCTTAGAGGAAGTAGTACAAAAAATCATCGATCAAGGCGGCGTTGCAGGGTTTAAAAACACAAAAAATTTAAACAACTGTGCCGATTAATCATCTTTATTTAGATTTTTGGTCAATAATGGCATAAATAATATTATTATAATTCCTGGAGTTTATATATGCCATTACAAATCAGACGAGGATCGACTACAGAACGACTAACTATTACTCCTCTTGCAGGAGAACTAGTATACGATTCTGAAGAAAACCTATTATACATAGGAGATAACTCAACACCCGGCGGTATTACTACCGGTTCCATATCCGACGACGCAGTTAAGGATATTAGCGGTTCGATGTTCGAGACAGGAACTCATTCAAATATCGATTTTGTGTATGATGAAGTAGGGAAAACTATTAGTGCTTCGGTAGATTTAACAGATTTTTCAGGATCTATTTCAGCAACCGGAGGATTTAAAGGATCACTGTTTGCCTACGACAATGATCTGCTAGTCGATGCTACATTAAAATCATTTCAATTAAACGGTACCGTTCGTACAAATATAGTGCCTTTTTCGGATGCATCTTACGATCTAGGCGACAATACCAATCGGTTTAAAGATTTATATTTACGAGGTAACAATATATACCTTAATGCAGCATTAATTAATTCATCAGGTTCTACTATTAATTTGCCTACTGGGTCAACAGTCGGTGGAGAAATTATTAATTCTGGAAGTGGAGTAATTCCTGGAGGAAGCTACGATATAAATGTTTTAGATTTCTCAGGAGATAGAATAGTAGACTCTGGTGAAAGTAGTATTACTGCACTAGGGGGAATATACGGAGACTTAACTGGATCTGTGTTAGATCAAACCAGTACTATTCTAGTCGATGCAGTATCGGGAATCGTCTTTGCCGACGTCGATAACAATACTATTAAATCGACCAGCTTAGTATTGTCCACTTTGGGCAACGGTGCTGGAATAAAGATTGTTAATAATAGTCCTAACGTTGACTATGATATTTTCAGCATAGAAAGCGCCAATAATACTCCTATTGCTAACTCATCATTATTTGTTACCGGATCTAACACTGTTGAAAATCCTGGACCGTTAGTAGCAAATCAGCGGGTATTTAATTTTGTATGGGGCGGATATGATAACAGCAGTAATTTTTCAATGCTTGCGGATATACAAGTTGCAGTAGACGGCAACAATCAAACTAGTACAACTCCTGGAAGATTCGAAATAAACACTAACGACCCAACAGGCGTTATGCGAACAGGTCTTATAATTGGATCAGATCAAATTATAAGTCTTAATGACCGAAATTTAGTAGTTGCTGGTTCTGGTAGTGGACAAGTAAATAACAGCGGTCCTACAGCTTTTGTAAAAATAAAAGTAGGATCAACTCTATACGCAATGCCGTTGTACGCAATCAATCCTTAAATAACTATTCCCAAACTTGCGGACCTTTTTTAGGTACCGCAAAGTTTATATAAGTTACAATTCTTTCTAAATCGTCTTTTGTTCTTAATGAACACAGCTCATTTGCAAAATGTAGCTCAACGCCACTGTCTAGTGCGAGATTTAACAACTCTAAGCATCTTTCAGCGTCGTCAGTTAAGCTGTACATGCTGCACAATACTATTCCGTCAGGTTTTTCTTTAATATAATGTTCCAGTCCAGGCTGCCAATCCATGTGTTCATTTTCAAACTCGTAAGATGAATAATTAATTTTATTAGACTGGCAATAAGGTTCGATTATCGCACGTTGCATTGGCAGCGGGATTCCTTTACTGAACTGACTATTCCAACCTGCGTATGTAATAAACTTTTTACCGGTGTAGTCTAACTGTTCTGTAACTTGATAATCTCCCGGTAATCTCATAAATCCCCCAGGAAGTCTTCTACCCCACTCTTCGCCTTCGATTAGTATACGCATATCCATACTAACTCGGGTATAATTTTCTTTATTATCTACATTGCCGTGAATATGTTCTTGAAAAAATAAATGACTTTGCCCTGGCTGTAGCGTAACTGGCCATGCATATTTTAAACATTCATCTTCGAACTTTTCTAAACTCCATTTTTCTGATAGCACACGCTTGGATATTTCTCTTGAAATATCAAGGTCCATCATCCACATAGTGTTGGTGCCTTTAGCTTGAGTAAATGGAGTCCATATAGTTCTGCAGCCTCGCCCATTACCGACGAAAATGCCTTGATGAAACGCTAATCGTCTGCCAACGCTAGACTGATTAGGAATAACAACTCTTAATGTTCCTTGACGCTGAATTAAATATCTTTTATTTTGTATTCTTTCAGGAACGAATCCTTGCACAAAGTCATCAAACTTTTTCATAAAGTCAAGTCTACTACAGGCATTCTGTACATGTTGACTAACTTTTACAATTTCAACAGGGGTCAATACATTATGCAATGTTTCTAATTCTGTTACTTGCGGTGCAACTTCTTGTATTACCGATAGTGCCCATGCCGGCCAGTTATATTTTTCCAAATCATAATTTAGTGTTTGATTGTCCCAGTGAATCTGAAGAGCGTCTAATGACATGATAATTCCTATTAAGTACCAGTATTTACTATTGTATTCACTTGACATGTTATAAAATCGGTATTGCTTGCATTTGATGCAAAATGTTTAGAATTGTGATCAAACACCCAGACGTCGCCACATTTCCACTTAGTAAGTGACAGCTCTTCAAATTCTACTACATGCCCAAAACTCCAATCTTGTAAAAATATTAAATATCTTATACACTGGCTGATGTCGATATCGTTTTCTATTCTAAATTTATAAAATGCATCAGTATGCACTGGAATAGATTGACCTGGTTCAATGCATGTCCAGGATACTGTTCCAATTGTTAACTTTAGTTGCTGGAGGAATAATCTTCCTTTTACTGGTAGCTCGCTATCAAATCCTTGCAGTAGATCATTGTTTGTATTTGAATAGTTTTTATGAAAAGAAGATCGTTGTCCTGCAGAATATCTATTTACAAATTGATAGCTTTTTAAATCGGCTGACCAAAAATCTTCGATAGTTCCGAAAAATCGTATCATGAAAAATAATCTTCAAGCGACCCTTTTCTACGAAGATCCAAAGTTGTGCAATGTATACCACCACTTAGAGTCATTGCGTGTCTAAATCTAATAGGAACACTAGTGATATTATATTTTTCCAATTCTCGCATCAGTGGAATCTGTGTATCATCTACAACAACAGTATTATGATCGATGCTTAATATATTCATACCTATATACGGACTACATGGTGCTACTCCTCCTGGAATTTTACTTCCTTGAGAAATGCAGTCGTCAAACCATATTTTATCCCATTTTTCAAAAATCTTAGGACAATTTTCCTTAGTTACTCTGCTGCTGTTCAGCAACACTAACCCTGGACGTAAAGGCACTATAGTACTATCAAAATGCCCGTAGCTGTAAATGTGTTCAGCAGGATGTATATTGTATCCCCGGGGGGTTAATGTATTTTGTAGCCATTTTAATCCCCAGTGATTTCCTGTATTAGAAATTTGAAACAATATATCTTTACCCATTCTTACACAGTTAGGTGCATCAAAAATAGGCTCTAAATTTAGTAAGCTAGGCTTACCGTCAATATCTTCAAATTGATAGCTATTGTCTAGTAACGTAGGTTTAGGTGCTGCAATCCATTCGACTCCATCGTTAATTGCTTCTAACATGATATGTTTATATGCTCGAGTTTCGTAGTGTCTTGCGCGACATGCACTCGGAGTCTCTATTACTAAATTATTTAAAGGTAATAATAAATCACGCGGACACCATGTATACCATCCAGTCGTTTTCCAATCCGGAGTACTAAATTCTACGCTATGGTCTATAGCAGCAGGTCTATGCACTATGACTCCTGCTTTTGATAGCACATCCACTAACCCTTGCAAGTCTTCGTTGGCTTCGTCTATCAGCCATCTGGGATACTCTCCCTCTAATGGTTTGATTAAGTCTATAGGATGATTTGTATAACTCATGCTCATTGTGCTTCTGTCTACTGTAGGAACTCTTGCATAGTCAGCAATCCCTACAATAATTTCTTGTAACGGGTCCCAGTGGTTGTTTGTTAATACTTTCAATATTCTTCCTTTGTGAAATATTCTTTTTCTATTCTTAACACGAACATAATCCAGTCAGTTTTTGAAAGATTCTTAGCTTCGTGTGGAATAGATGCATCGAATGTAAAAATTTCTGATTTACTAAAATAATAATGATCTTTATTAATTCTAAGAAACGCATCTGCATTATTTTCTTCTATGTTTAATGTTATTATTATACTGTTAACTTCTCCGTCGTTGTGTGCAGGTATATGTGATCCAGGACTCATAAACATAAATCCTGCGTAATCTACGCCTTTAATATTGTTTACTAGTTCTTTTAATTCTTTAAATTGCGGAGCATCTAATAGTTGTAAATCTATCGACAATAATTCAGAACTAGGCAACGAACAGTTAGTTTGGTCAAGTTCAGGAAAGCTACCGCTAGATTCGAAATATGATCCGGAGTCATCGGTTTTTAAAGAAAACCAAGAAAATAAAAATGAAGAAAAATCTTTTTCTTCCAACCTTAACAAGTTTCCAAGTTCTCGCCAATCGAAGGCCTTGACGCTGCTTTTGATAGTAAACAATGCATCATTTATAATTTGATGATCGACGTAGTTTTTAAATTTTAACATGTGCAATAATATACTCTTTAGTTGGAACATCTATACTTTCGATTAAACTAATAAATTCTTGTTTATTTTCTATATTAATAATATCAAGACGATGTGGATACGTAAGCACATTCACTGTCCAGTTTACATCTAACGATTTAACAAATTTAGATAACTCTTTTAATCCTTTCCAGTTATTTAAATGTATTACTGAATGTACTGATAATTTAAATTGTAGAGACTTAATTTGATCTATTAACAATAAGATATCCTTCCAATTACTACCTGGTCGTACTCGGGAATTAAGGTCAGCATATCCGTCTATACTTACAATAAATTCTGCAGACTTACACTGATTAAGAATATTTATAGTTTTGTCATCTAGCAAAAATGTTCCGTTAGTATTGTATATTACCGTTAATTTTGATAAATCGTTAAATGATTCTAAAAACTTTTGGTGTCGAGTAGTCATTAAAGGCTCGCCACCTAAGAATAGTACTTTGGAAATAGTATCAGAAATTTGTGTAAATTCGGCAGTAGACTTAACAATTTTTGATTTTACTACCATAAGTTTTTTGCCCCATTCCGAACTAAATTCCTCCCAACAACCATCGCAAGTTAAATTGCATATATTATCAAATCCAATTTCTAAATATTCTAAACTAACAGTATCTGTATTGTATTCTTTGTTAAACACTTGACGCAGGCTTTGTTTGCCTTGCGATTCTTCTTTGTAGCATTTTTGGCAACTAGATATATATTCGCCTTCAGAGCTTTGTTTCCTTAACTGCACGTACTCGGGTAGTAGCAAAATATTATCTACAGTCCCATGGAATGTAGCAACAGGTTCTTTAAATCGGCAACATGGAAAGATTCGATTGTCGCTTCGAATATTAGTATGATGCCAAAATGCTGCACATTTAGAATCCATCGGGCACTCTTATTAAATGAGAAAATCCTAGCTGGTTAAACCATTTATTAATTTCTACAAGTGGTACTTGATATTCTTCGTTTAACGTTTGTAGCCAATAATTTTGCTCTTGAGCAATTTCTAAAAATCTTTGATAATTCTTTTCTACATCGTTGTTGACTTCATGGAAGTTTAAATTATCGAGCCATTCCGTTGCATTGCGTACAATTGCATCAAACTTTTCTTCTTCAGGGGAATTATAAAAATCCGAGTCCATATAATTTTCAAAGGTGCATAAGCCACGCCGATGTGCATAATATATTTGATCTGCATGACCTGCTATGATAAAAGGATGCCGATTTGCAACAGCTCTCCATGTTTTTTCTGTAAGGAATTTATAACTAGTTGCAGGAGGATAAGCGTTGCCCTCTGACACGATACTGAATTTAGTATTTTCAAATATTGAAGTATCTATCCACACCGGGTCTTTAAGCCAAGGTTTACTGTATATATTAGTTTTTATAATATCAGGGCCGGTCAGCCGTGAATACTCTTGCGTTTCGATATATAAGTCATCGACAGAGTTTTCGCAACTATCAACGAAATCTCGATATTCTTCATTGGAAAAATCTTTCATTAGCAATCTACAAATGGATTTATCTTCATCGGACACCGGTTTAAAAAAACTCCACTTGCAATTTTTTAATCCTGTCTTTTGATAAAATTTTGATAGTAACCTGATCCTATTCGGCCTAGAAGGAATTCCGCCCAGAAAAAGAAAATCTGTTGCATCTTTATTCCAGCGAGGCAATGTATCAAGTTTATTACAATAACTATTGTACACCATTCTGTGTGTAAAATCAAAAAATTCTATATTGGCAGTTATTTCCTGTTGTTCTAATACATTTTTAAAATCTTCACACATCCCTGGAACTAATATAAGATTATGTATATTTTCTTGATAGCATAATTTTTCTATAGATCGTAACCAATCAAAAAACAATGTATTGTTTTTATATAAAAATCCATCTAGCAATAACAATCCAAATATTGTATCGCAACCTTCCTTTGCTGCATTTTTAATATCAGCAGATACTAATCTAAAATTAACATCAGCAATTTTTTGATCTGAGTAGTTATTCTCATTTAAGTACAATAATTCAAAATTTAATATTTTAGCGTTAGGCACGGGGAGAATTTTCTTCATAAAATTTATCAGACTGTAAATGATAGTAGTTATGGAAACTTAAACGATTCGATCCTCTACCTCGATTATATTCATTCCACAATAAATTGCCAATGCCAAATAGCACAGTATTACTTGGCACTACCTTAAGGTGGTTACAAAATTTTGTTTGAATGTCTCGATATTCGGTAACAATATAATCGGAAGAAAAATTCTTAATTAGTGTTGAGCCTATATATGCACCTAGACGATTAACATAGTCGCCCTTATTTACAACAAATAAAGAATCGTCATTGTCGCTACGTGTGAGCCTTAGTCCTATCCTTGCATGCGATATAGGAAAAGTTTTTGATAAGCTAAAAGTCACATCAGTTATACAAGTACTAGAAAAGTCAAATTCAATACCTTGGCAAATTCCTAAATATGCACAGTCGACTAAAACTGGAACATTAAGTTTTTCGCAAGTAGCAATTAATTTTTTATATTCAGAATGTTGATTTCCTGTATCGGCAAAAGGCAAACTAATTACAACTGCATCGTTGATATCTAGATCGCAGTCACTAATAAATTCCCAAGAAGGATAACAATTCCTCCACATTAGTTGATGATACATATATTCGCCGTGAAAGCATCTAAATCGTCTAGTGTTATTTTTTAAATAAAACTTATCAAATGCTTCAGTAGTTCCATTAGAGTAGCATGCATAGTTAAAATCTGCAAGGCCTTTTATTTTATTTAATTTAGAAGATTCAATCCACGTTTTGTAATCGTTTATAAATTCTTTAACAATCCGTTCGTTTTGTAAAATATCTACTAAATTTAAATTTAAATTAGATAATAACGACAATACTGCAGGATCTTTTATAGCAGACGAATTTCCAAAATTCAAATGCCTTTTATCGTAAGGATATCTAATAGTCATTTTGGTATTTTTTCTTTTTTAACAGGAATAGGAAATGCCATTACCCGTGTTTGCGTATCGCTAGTACATAGCGAACACTGCGGAATTACTTCTTTAATATTTGGGTTCCACCCGTCGATAAATGGATCTAATCCTTTAACCTGTTTAAGTAATTCCGATGACCTTTGATCTATGGGCAATTGATCCAGTACCATTTTTGCAGTTCCAGTAATGACACACTTATACATATCCCCATCTACTAGATAATGGCAATCTTTACAATGACACGCTGCATGAGATTTTTCAGGATCGTTGTTATGGAAATATATAGTACCATTTTGCACTTTTTGTATTGCGCTGGGGAAAAATGCCCATTGTTCTAACATAGAGAAAAGTACTACTCCTTCGGGGGATATAAAATTGACAGCTTTTAATGGGAAAGTTCCCTGGTCTATTGTTTTTTGAATTTCAAAATCCAAGCCTTCTAAAATCTCACAGGCAGTTTCAATAGATTCTTCCCACCAAGAAGGATCGTGTACACTAATTTGTATTATAACATTTTGACTTAACCATTTTCTAATTTGATCCTTGTATCTTAGTAAACTCTTTCCGGTAAGCCCTGTGTATACTCGTATATCGTCAACGTGTCGGAATGCATCTCTGATGCCAGCAACCCAAAGATCAATTTCTGGATTTAGCAATGGCTCGCCGCCGATTATACTAATTTGCCTGGTTGATAATAGAGTTCCCCATTTATAAGTTTTTTCTCTAGCAACTTCCCATTTATAATGGTGCTTTACTGCGTAGTTATTAAAACTAGCACATCCTTTGCAACTAAGTCCGCAGACATTAGTAATGTAAAAAGACACGAAGTCGGTATATGCTCTATCCATAATACTACTTATCAGATGTGTTTTTGCATAATTATACTTATGAATAGTTTAAAAATTCTCGACGTCTTTATTGGCAACCAATGCAATCTTACCTGTAAGCAATGTGATACCAGAAGCGATGAAATACGAACTAAGAAATTAGACCCGGATTTAGAAAAAACAAAACTGGGGATATTATTAGCATCTGAAAATTTTAAAATAGACAACTACTCATTGTTGGGCGGTGAACCTTTGTTATACTTAGACAAAACTAAAAACCTGTTGGAACATATTAGATCAATCGCTCCGTCGACCAATATTTTCCTTCCGTCCAACGGAACACTAATTAATAAATTTCAAAGCTCTGTGCTCGATATTATAGAAAATTATAAAATTACCCTTTCTATTTCAAATCATTTTTCTGCATTTGCAGATAAAACATTATCTTCTCAATTATCTAATAACTGCATGGAAATTGTTAAAAAACTTAACTTAAAACAAGTACCAATGTTTGAAATATCTGATCTGCATTTCGATCTATATAACCAAAGTGCAGATCCAGATTGGCAAGAATTCCTTAATCGTAGCGGAAAAGCAACAGAAGACCTTGGGGGTAATTTTGCATACACTAACAACGATAGAACTATCATAATATTGTTTAAAGATCAAAACGAGTTTAAGTCTCATTACTATTTGCAAAACGGAAAACCTAAGCCGTTTGCCAGTGGCGATCCACAAATGTCTTATGAGAACGGATGCTGTAGTCCATTTTGTAGTTTTTTATTTGAAACTAAATTGTATAAATGTGGAGCACTAGGAACTTTAGAGAAATTTTTACAACTACATAAATCAAAAGAAGATACAGCCTGGAAGCAGTACTTACAGTACAATCCACTAGACTTAGAAAATTGTACAGCAGAGCAGGTTACTGCGTTTTCTGGATCTAAATTCCAGTCAGTACCTCAATGTGATATGTGCCCTAGTAATAATGATTTTTCTGTAAAAAAATCTTATAATAATGTAATACCAATTAAAAACTACACCTTGCCATGATAACAAACTCTGCTTTAGATTTTTTCAATAAAAATAAATCTTGTAACTGGACTCTGGACCCTATACCTTCTAATCTAACTACTGATACAGAAATTGCTAATTGGTTACTAAACTACTCCGACTTCGGATGGATTGAGTTAGATATTCCTATAGATTTGCCACAATGGCAGCAGGAATCTAACAATGCTAAAATGCACTTTGTGGAACATCGAGATAATCAAGGGTGGAATAGTTGTTGTATACATGGCATATCGATTGATAAAACGGGTTCGTGGAATAGATACGGTTATACAGAAGAATCGCAAGTTCCCTATAACTGGACTAGCTTGTCAGTAACTACTCCTGTAATTAAAGATTTTTGGCAAAGTAAATTTCCTTCAGATAGCTATAGGCGAATAAGGTTTATGGAATTAATGCCTGATAGTGCAATTCATCCACATAGCGACATGCCTGGTAGACTTCCGGGGGAGGACAACTTCGATGCATTACAATTCGGAGTACCTGTTAATATTGCAGTTATTCATCCAGCAGAATGTTTTATGGTTTTAGAGGGCAAAGGAATAGTTCCGTTTAAACAAGGTAAGATGTTTATAATAAATATTAGGCATACTCATTCGGTATTAAATTTCTCTAATACTCCGCGTGTACACGTTATTGGACATAGCTTTGGATACGGTACACAGATTTCTCAATTCGCAACTCTTATAGCTAACAGCTACAAAAAACAATATGAACATTATAGAATTTAAAAGTAGTACAAAGTCTTCAGTAGCATTTTGCCTTGTTGACAGAACAGCGTCGATACAATCGGAATGGGCTAAAGAAATAATTAAAAATATATCTGATTTTGTAATATCAAATATATTTCACAAAAAATACGATTTATATCAAGGACTAGACGAAGATCAGTTAATTCGTCATGTAGCCCAGTTAGGATATAAACATGCGGTTGTATTCAGTACAGGAACAGAATTTATAGACGGCGATTCGTTTTTTAAAAATTTAGAAAAAATAATAAAACAAGATTTTTTTATCTGCGGCCATGTTCTTGACAGAAAAGATGCATATTACGAATTACACCAACAATGCTATATTTTAAATTTAGAATTGTATAAAAAAATAAATCAACCGGATGTAGGAAATCAGCAACTAGGATTTTCTCATAAACAGACCAAACCCGGAAGAAGTACGACCAATCATCACGACGATTATACCCCTAAAGAAGTTTTTAAAGGAAAGTCTAAGAAATTGTACAATCATGCATGCCATGGGTGGAATATTTTAAAAGCAGGATTTGAGAAAAACTTCCCTATTATTATTTTCAACGAAGAGTTTAGGAATAGCAAGAAGCATTATTACCCGGAATCGAATATAGACTTTCTAAAATCTACTCAGTGGATTTATTTTAGAGAACGCTACTGTGCTCTTGAAATGATTCATATTCGTAATACAGAACAATCATTTAAAATAGAAAATCTTCTGGATGCTATTGTAATTCCAGCAAGTGGCACATTATGGTTCGATTGGCTAGATCCAAAAGTTAAATCTAAAGTAGTATTTTATGATTATAATCTAAATGCTATCGATTATTGGAAAAAGCATGCCCCTAAGAAAAAAAATATAAAATACGAATATATACATTCTGATTTATTAGCAGATCAAACTAGTTTTTTAAATTTAATCAGACAAATACCAACAGATAAAAATAGATTAATGATTAGCTTGTCTAATATCTTTTGTTACGAAGGAACTATTGCACTAAGTCCGATGTCTTATCGACTATATAAAGAGAATCAATTACTCGAAGCTATTAAAGATATTTCCCCCGAATCGTATATAACATTTTCTTCAAGAGCTTCAGCTGGATTTATCGATGCGCCGTGTCAAGGAAGAGCTCGAGAGTTTGAATCGATACCTTTGTCTTTACTTAAAAAACCAACTTGGAGATTTAACCAAGAATGGAATTAAATCTTAAACTCTAATTCGTCCCCTAGCTGATAATTGTCAATTGCTTCTTTTATCCATTCAAATGCTATCTGATTTTTATTTGCATCACCGAAATGATTTGGACCAATACTACTATTAGGCAATTCGTCTTTGAGATTAGTTATTGATACTAGTGGTGTTTTTACAGTGAGCCCAGTGGTCCAACGATGACCGTTGCTATTAAAACTCCATAAATGTATAATTTTAGTACTACTGCTTATTTGAGACAGAATCATTTTATCAAAATAATATAATGCTGAAAGATATTCAATCATAGATTTATCATTATCGTATAAATGGTTAAAATAGTGTTTTGCTGCGGTATGTATAAAAGGATTTAATAACCTGTTGGGCTTCCAATCTTTAGCTTTGGCCGATAGTACTGAATTATATGTTAAGTCTCGAACTTTTGAATTATATAATCTAGCATAATCAGTCCAACAAAAAATACAAACATCTGGTAAATTATTATCGATTTTAAATTGATTTAGAATAACGTCCCAATGAGAACTTCCGCCTGTGCCCAAATGCGTAATGTCAGCATTGTAATGCTTTTTTAATTTTTTTATGTACGTTTCATACTTGTAGTACAAATTATGTGCATTGTTCACCTCATTACAAAAGCTATCGCCGTAAAATCCAATCTTCATAAATATTCTGTAATTAACAACATGATCCGGGGAGTGTGGCCTATATTAGCAGCTCCATGCACTTCTTCCGAATTACTAAATTGAAAAACATCTCCCTTTTTATAATCGTTAATCATATAATTATTATAGATAAAAACATGCCCGGATTCGTAGTCTTGTAATGGCATCCAGTACCGTAAACAATTATTACCAACTACATGAGGATCTTTGTGCATTGGCATATATTGTCCAGGGTTTAATTTAGTAAACCACCAATGTACTTTTCCGCTAGTCCATGGAGGGTATAATTCTTCACCGAGATCAACTTGTTCGTATACCCACCAATTTACATCATCGAGATCATACCCTGCTTCTTTGTACTTAGAATATTCTGCACTTTCTGCAGCAGATTCAGGAGGCCAATCTCTAGGACGTGCTTGGCCTGGATTGTTAATTATTGTATTAATCCATTTTGCACTAATCCAAGAGCTATAGTTTTTTATAAAAATCATTTTATTATTTCTTTTTGTATTGCAAAAAACTTTTTACTAGAAACAGTAGTGCATTTGAAAAATTCTTAAAATTTTTTGAAAGAAATGGCTCTCTTCCTGCAATGTTTATTTCTTCTAAATTGGATACATCTACTGGTATATTATTTTGCCAGTATTTTGTTTCAGAAAAAGATTCACCATATATTTCTATTTCATCATTGCGTATTAAATGACTGTTACTACTAACACATCCTCGGCATTTTAAATTGCAAATGTTATCAAATGATATATCTAAAGAACGTAATTTAATGTTAGTAGTTACTCCAACTTGTGCTAACGCATGCATTCTTCTTGATGAAATTCCTAAGCTTTCTTCTTGATAACATTGTGCGCATCCGTGACTTTCCTTTCCCGTTAGCATATTTGATCTAGTTTGTATGAATAACTGGGAAGTTAACGCATCTGCTACACTTGCTACTTTGGTTCCTTCTCCCAGCCAACCACAGCACGGAGACGCTCTGTTGTCGTGAAAATTAACTGAAGTCCAAGCTAATGGACAATATGTCGGTGACATCAATATCCTTGTAAATTCTCGATATTTAAAGTTTTTTTGAATGAATTTGAAAACTTGCAATCGATACGTAATCCGTATTCTATCTCTTTAGATTCTTCTCCACCGTGCCAATCTTGGTCATTCCAAAATGCTGCATTTGCATTAATATAAAATTTATTTTCTGTTTCAGGATCCCAAATATAAAATCCTCTTTTTGTTCTATACCGTATATGAATAAATTCGTTATTGTGCGTGGTGTATGTATTTTTTTCTAAAATTCCATTTTTAGCATCTAGATCCCTGTGTTCAAATGCTTTTCCATTGTGATCACAATGAAAAAACAAAACACGTCCAATTTGATCAATAATGCCATCGGTGACTAATTTTTCTACCCATGTTACTACACCCGGGAAGAATTTACTTTCATTAGTCTTTTGCTTTTCTGAATTTCTTGAATTCCAATCGCCTTCGTTCCACAAAAAATAATATGTGTACGGATCATTTGCATTCATGGTAGTTTTAAGATATCTTGTGAAAATATTTCGTTGTTTATAATCTTTAAAATCTGCAGGAAAGATATCGTTACCTGCTAATTTGATAGGATCATTATCTGGAAGATTTTGATACTCATTAAACGCTTGGTATATAGGCTTCCAGTTAATAATATAACTAGCATCTTTCCAATCAAACCCCGGAGACATCCAGGTGCCTTCTTTAGCATATTCGCGAGCCAACGCAAATCCTTTACAAATCTCGGGGTGTAATAGTTTGAATCCGTCTATGTCTAAGTAGGGATCTAAATTAATATAGGGTAAGCTACCAATTCCGCGTATCATAATGTATTTATTAATTAAATATTTCATGGAAAACAATTTTAATTATTATTATAATAATGTGCCTGGAAAAGGACTTTGCAGGAATAATCTGATTTACACTAGCCTTATTAGCAACGACAAGAAAGTATTTTGCCAATGGTATCATAACGATACTGACTATCACCGAGGACAGAATCAAGTAGTTGATCCTTCCTTAATGGACGAGAAATGGAACAGAGAACTAACGTTCTTAACTGTGATGAATGCAAAATATCCAAACATGGTACCTGATATAATCGATATCGATTTAAACAATAAAAAGATTTATTTAAGCATCGACGGAGATGACATTTGGCAACGTAGCATAGACAACAATAACTGCCCTTTTGATTTGGTGTTGCCTGATTGGCGTACACAAATGATGGACATATTTAAAGCACATCATTCGCTAGGTATTTTTAAATACAGTTTACATCCTAGTAGTTATTTTATTGTTGATGGAAAACTTAAAAGTATCAATTACTTTTTTTGTTACACAAACGACGATAAAAATATTTCAATGAATAGCGTAATGAGTCATATAAGTGAAAATAGGCAAGAAGATCTATTTCCTAAAATGACTGCTCTCGGAATCGATCCTGCGTTGCCTGTTGCTTTTTCAAAAATACAATTATTAGCATTTGAAAGTTTTAAAACTAATTTCCCCGACGATTTCATGGAAGAAGCAAAACTGCTATATGTATAAGTTAAAAGAATGGTCTGTTGATTTAGACTTGACTGAATTTTATGCCAAAGCTGCTGTGCGAGGATTTGAAAATAATTCTAGTCAAAAAGTAATGGTAGATTGTTTTAATAATGAAAAACAAAAACAAGTATGGATACTTTATCAAGATAACGATCCGGTGGGTTCAGTAGCTGCACATAGCTTTGACGATGTTATGGGAGAAGGTAGTTATCGAGTGCTAACTAGGGTTTGCAGTTTTGCTGAAGCAAGGAAAGATAAAAAGCTGCTGACTTTTAAAAAACTAATGGAACATCAAACTTTAACAGATCAGTTTTTCTTTCCAATTTGTGCAGACTGGGCTGGTAGAAAAAATTTATATGCTACATCTAACGACAGTAAAATGGGGTCGCAAAGACTTGTGCATAATTACTACTTTCCAGGGTTAGAACAAAAAGGCATAGCTGCTAGAATAAAGAACGTAGTATACAGAGGCCTCGAACAAACAGTATGGAAGTTAGATGCTGATGCTTTTGAGGAAAGTTTAAACAAATATCCTAGATGGATTTAACTTGTTCAAGCAATTTATTTAACGGTGCTGTATTTGTATTTGCACGTTGAAGTTGTTCATAAACAAAAGGCGTTAATTTCCAAGTAAATTCTATTTGTCGTATTGATGTATTAGATAGCCAAAAGTCAATAGCTGATGTTATTTGAGAATAGGTAATAAAATAGTCACTAGTAAAACTATTAGGGTCGGACAAGTCAACAGGCGTACTTTCGATAAAACTTAAATCTAAATGCAATACCGTTGCTAATGTTGGATCATCACTTAATGACATCATCCTGCAATATTCCGATAAGTCTAGTTTATCTTCTACGTAGTCGGTTTTAATAAGGTCAGGATACAATCTGCTAACAGAGCCACACACTACTATTTTTTTAACACTACGTTTTAGTGCTATTAGTAATTCTAGTTGTTGTTGATCTCGGTAAGCATTGTTAATAAACAAGTCGCATCCTTGTACGGCATCTACAACTTTTTTAAAATTTTCTTTAATATTGTAACCGTTAGATCTCGACAATCCAACTACTGTCCACCCTAATGCTGTGTAGTGTTCGTATAGAGTTTTTCCTATACCAGACGTATGGCCAGTTATTACACATTTCATATTATTTCCTTTACATTAAATTTAATTTGGGTAATAGACGGGTTATCTAACCAAAAATTGATAGTACTAGAAACTGTAAGGTAGTCTTTGTAAGAACTGCTTGTGAGCTTTAGTAACAATATGTCAGTGTTATTTATTTTTACATCAGAAAGAGCATTGCATCTATCTTCTATAATTTTTTTATGTTGACTATATTCAACCATTGCAGGATCAGGATAGTCTGCAGCAACAGATCCGCATACTACCATTTTTTTAACATGCCCTACTGTAAGATTAATTAAGTCTAATTGAGCTCCGTGGGCATACGCATTGTTAATAAACAACTCGCAACCCTGTATCAGGTTTGCCACTTTGACAGGATCTTGTTCAATATTAAATCCCGAAGATCTGCTAAATCCTACTACTGTCCACCCTTGATTTATAAAATAATCATATAAGAATTTTCCAAGCCCTGTAGTATGTCCAGTTATACAGCATACCTTATTCATAAGTTACTTTAAAATTATTAGTTAAAATACCATTTAAACTACTAATTTGAGATTCTAATAAATGAAATTGAACTGTCGATTCATTTACTGAAAAATTTAAAAGATAATGTTGTTTGGCTGCGTAGTTTAGCCAAGGGCTTATTGTATTATCAAATGTATATCGATAGTCAAATTGTGGGTATGCAGGTTCAATTTTTACCAATTTTACATTAGTTAAGCAGCTATTTTTTAATAGCTTTCTTACTACTAGCTGATATCGAGGTATTTGGCCAAAGTTAGAAGCAGTGTGTAACTTGCCAGCATTCATCTTGTACCATATCCCGTCTTTTTTTAATAAGTGAACCTTATGGCTATCTAGATCAATTAAATATGATCTATTTCCAGTCAATGACAAGTGCCATCTATCGTCTATGTCAGCGTGGCTTAGATAACTATTTCCAGGTTCTAATTTAATAATGCGTGCTTCCCCTAAATCAAAAGGTAAAGTATTTAAAATAGTTTCCCATATAGATCCTACAAATTCAGGGCGAATATGCCAGGGATCGTAGAAGAAATTCCCAGAAGGCGCATTTAATGGCATTTTAAAATCTACTAAAGGCATTTCTTCAATAGCATTATCTATTATAGATAATGGCACAGTGTGAATAGTTTTAGATAACATGAAAATATTTATGCACTGTCGATCCTGTGTAAATATTATCATGATACAACAACTATATAATGATAGTCCGTACAATAAAATTATGCACGAAATAGACGGACAAATAATTCCTTTCGACAAATCTTGGAAAAAAGTAAGCATTGCGTTAAGCGGTGGCGCAGACAGTGCGATGTTGGCATTTTTAATATGTCAAATAATAACAGAATTCGATTTGTCAGTAGAAGTTCATTTCATTAACAGTATACGAGAATGGAAGACAAAACCGTGGCAACAACATATTGCAGCAGAAGTTGTTACGTATTTTAATGATAGATTTACCAATATTAAATTTTTTTTACATAAAAATTTTATACCTCCGGAGTTTGAATGGGGAGATACCGGACCGACTATGCTAGATGAGTACGGAAAGCTAGTTAGTGGAGATAACATAGAGTTAAGAGCATTTACTGAATATGTATGCACTACTAACGATATTCCTGCATACTTTAATGCTGTTACAAAAAATCCACCTGTAGTTTCGGGAGGAATGCCTACTAGAGATGCAGAACCTTGTAAAGAAAACTTTCACTTGACTATAATGAATCATTTAGGTATAATTGCATGTCATCCATTTAGATTTACAACTAAAGATTGGATTATAAAACAATATTCCCGTTTAGGAATCACTGATTTATTGTCAATTACTCGTAGTTGCGAAGGCATAATTGAAGGATTAGATTATACTAATTATCTACACCATCAGCTTGTTCCAGTATGTGGAAAGTGCTTTTGGTGCAAAGAAAGAGAGTGGGCAATTGAACAAACAAAGTAAAACATTTTGTATGCATCCGTTTACTGGATTAGCAACAAGGGAAGACGGGGCTGTTAAAGTCTGTTGTCGAAGTGCGCCAATTGGAAACATTCAAGATAATACTTTGGAAGAAATTTGGAATAACGACATTATTAAAGATGTACGAAAAAAAGTCTTATGCGGAGAACGTGCAGATGTATGCAAACCGTGTTTTGATCTAGAAGACCAAGGAGTAGAAAGTCTACGTCAACGTCACATAAAAGGTATTATACCCGAAGCTAGGATTAATTTGTATCCCAATGCTTTAGATACATTACGAGAAGACTACTCGATGCCATTTGAATTTCCTACAATGGAAATTAAACTAAACAACTTGTGCAATCTTAAATGTCGAATGTGCAATCCGTTAGATAGCACTAATTGGAAAGATTGGAACAAAGTAGTTCCTTTTTATAAAAAAGAAAATAATTACCTTGTGCCTACAATTGAAAAGCTTGTTAAATCGCCTGGACAATATATAGGAGCGTTTGACGATAGTGATAACTGGTGGGATAGCTTTAAGAAATTATTACCTTATTTTAGAAGGGTAGAATTTGCAGGAGGCGAGCCATTAATGGATCCGCAACATTACCGTATATTGGACATGTTGAAACCCTATGGTAAAAATATCGAAATTAAATATGCTACTAATGGAACTACTCTAGGCATTAGTAAAGGAAGAACCGTCCATGACTATTGGCCACATTTCAAAAGTGTTGCAGTTAATGTCAGCATTGACGGCATTCATGATGTTTATAATTACATTCGCGGCAACGGTGACTTTTCTCAAGTGGAAGAGAACATTAAAGAAATAAAAAAAATCCCCAATGTAAGTAGAGTAGTAGGTGCGTTCACCGCCCAAGCTGGAAATATATTGCAAGCTGCGGAATGCATTGATTATTTTATTAACAAGATGGGCATTGTATTTTACAGTCATAGAGTGAGTTATCCAAATTGTCTATCGGCACAAGTGCTACCTGCAGATTTAAAGATAATTGCAATAGACAGATTAAAAGCAGTTAGTTTAAAAGTAAACACCTGGGAAGCTGTTACAAAATATCCGTTGCTTGAAATCATAACACAACAACAAATTCGAGATAATATAAATTATCTCGAATCCAGAGACCAATTTAATCTGTGGCCAGATTTTTTAGAATTTAACTACCAATTAGATGCTACCAGGAATCAAAATTTATTAGAAACAATACCAGAGTTTAAACCGTATGCATAGTGTAACCAGCAGGTGGCCACATCAGGGTAGTATTAAGATTGAATGGAACCTGGGCAAGCGTTGCAACTACGATTGCAGTTACTGCCCTAGTTCTATACACGATAGCACAAGTCCACACACTGATATCGAAATCTTAAAATCCACAGTAGATAAACTCATCACTTTGGGAAAACCTGTGCGATTAAGTTTTACAGGTGGAGAACCTTGTGTACACCCTAAATTTAAAGAACTAATACACCACTGTAATCATGCAGGTGTTGAGTGGATTAGTGTCACAACTAATGGCACATTGCCTTATGAGTTTTATGCTGGTCTAAAAGTTGATCAACTAGTGTTTAGTATTCATTTAGAGTACGACTGGAAACGTGTATTTAATACTGTAGAAAGTATAGTAGATTTAACTCAAACAAAAGTAATAGCACAGATTATGGCACACCACGATTACATGGATGCTGTAATGCAGTTACGTGCTAGGTGTTTACTAGCTGAAATTCCTAGCACCGTTCGCCGTATACGCTGGACTGAAGGTGATCACGACTTGTTTGATGATATGCGATACCATCCAGATGACTTAAAATGGATTAAAGAACAAGATGCAACCGTGCAGGGTAATTGTGTAATTGATGGAACACAAACTATCCATGCCAACGATATAATTAAATTACATTTAAACAAGTATAAAGGCTGGTCATGCAATGCGGGTATAGAAAGTCTTATGATAAATTGGGATGGTGATGTACATCGTGCTACTTGCAGAGTCGGAGGCAGCTTGGGAAATATTTACCAAAGTAGTTTTATTTTACCTATTGAGCCTGTTATATGCGATAGGAATTATTGCACTTGTGCAGCAGATATTCCAATAACTAAGAAGCAATTATAGGAATAATTTTTTTCTTTGATGCATTAATTTCTGGTTGGCAAGTACACGCATTGGCTCGTTTGCATATTACTGGAACAATATTTGGTTTAAATAAATTTGTAAAATCAGAATCGAAAATATTATAACGATAATCTAAATTATATAAGTATTGGTTGCATGCTCCTCGAATGTATCCGTCAGTGTCGATATAAAAGGTTTCAATACCCAAAGAACATTCCCAATTATAAAAATAATTTAAATTGTTTAACGCCACCCAATTGTCGTTAACTTGTAGTCGTTCGCCATCGTCGAACGTAATAGTAGAGTCTTCGCGTGGTCGTTTATTAGTTCGGTGCCAGTACTCAAGATCTGGCATTCTTTTATCAGCATGTTCGAGATATTTTTTTTGCTCATCAGTGTACTTGAACTTGTCAGTGATTAAATTAATAGCTGTAATTGACCATCGATACTGACTATTTTTTAAATCTTCTACAATGCTTACACATTTATCCCATTGATAAGCATCCATTAATACCATAGCAGACACATTAACGTCCTTGGAATATAGCAAGTCCATTACCTTTATAATATGATTGTTATCCATATTTTCATGATGACAACTAAACATAATGTGGTCCATATAATGTCCATATTCGTCCCACCACCTATAAGTCCTAGATCCGTTCGTTGAAATGCTAATTAAGCAATTATGTATTTCTTTAAAATACTTAACAAATTCCCCCAATTTACTCCACAATGTAGGCTCGCCCCCGATGATATGCAGAAGTATTACTTCTTTATTTTGTTTGTCTTTATAATATTTAAGTAAGTGTCCGAGATTTTTTTTCAACAATTCTAATTCCGGCCAATTTACTGTTCCTTCATTACATCCTGGAAAACAATACCAACATTTGTAGTTACAAAGATTACTTAAAAATAATTCTATTCTTAAAAAATTTGAAGGAGTATTAGAGTCTATTTTAATAATTTTTTTCATATTAAATGTGAAATCTCTGGAAATATGTAGCTACAATTAATCTTTCTAACAGAATCCATTTTGTTGATATATTCTTGAAAGGCGGGAAGTAAGTGAGTGTGATCTTCACTATTCATAAAATCTAAAATAGCCTGCCACCTTTTCCATCCGTACGGGTTAGTTTTCCAAAAGTCTTCGTCAGTTCTATAGTTGTTGTATAACCAATCTGCAAATTCTGCAAACTTCTTTCTTACTTCTATTTTATCTTGCTCGGGCAAACATCGTATACTCAAGTAAGTAGGTATATACAACAAATGCATATTGAATATACCGCCGCCAGCTTCTATTCCGCCGGTGACATTTTCAAAATTTATCTTTTTAAATCCTTGTTGTATTTTCCATTTTGCCAACTCGGGTAAATGTTTAATGTTGAGTATTTGGATAGCTGTTGCAATACTAGTTTGAATATTGATAGGACTATTATCTAGCTTATGTAAAGTTGATACTATTGTTTTCCAGTCAGTTGGATATCTAATATAGTGATTACGTTCTCCTACTGCATCGATACTCACACCTACTTTTACTTTTTTAAATTTAGTCCACAGCTCGATCATATCATCATCGATTAATAATCCGTTTGTATTATACCTTATTAATATTTTGTCAGCATAGCCTTGTCGCACAATTTCTTCTAGAAATGTTTTATGTTCTTTAATCATTAACGGTTCGCCACCAGCAAAATATACTTGACGAAGATTAGGAATTTGAGAATACATTTCTTTCCAAAAATCTGGATTTTCGTGCCATTTATTATTAAATGATGATTGGTCCCATTGCATTTGCCTTTTTAATTCGCTATTTTGAAATAACGGAAATACTTTCTTATGATCCGCTACCCATTTGCTACTATCGTGCGGACTGCACATAATACATTTTAAGTTGCAAGTATGTCCCAGCCTGAGATCTAAGTAGACTAATTTTTCAGGAACAGTTCCGTCTTGTTGTGTTTCTGCAACAAGCTCTTCAATGCTAATACCTTCTTCAACCCACGTTGCAGTTTCCCATATACGCTTGCTGGCTACTCCTTTAGATTCTTCGTCGAAACATTTTTTGCAGCTTGCCGGAATATTTCCACTTAGCATGGTTGTTCTGACTGATTTCATATAGTCGTTGTTCCATGCGCTCATTGGAGTTTCTTTTCCAAAATTAGCAGGACGCCCTGTTTCATTTTTAACTAATCCAATTTCATGATCTCCACCAGCACCACTAGAGTTGCTGTTGCAACATAGTCGCATATCTCCATTTGGCCTAGTAGCAAAATGAATCCATGGCAACACACAAAATGTATCACTGTTACTTAAAGTTTTTATCCTGTTTTGCCACTGACCAATTTTACTTTCAGCGGGTTGCAGCCAAAATATTTTATCCATTACAATTTTTCACACAAGTCCAAGGTTTTTCATTTTTTATAAAGCTGTCGAAGTTATACCAAATAATTTTTGAAATTTCTGTTTCATTAAGATTACCCATTGCATATTTTGAAAATTTATCTTTAGAATTTTCTACTACTAAATTTCTCAATTTTTGAATTGGCATTTTTTCTACAATCGGTTCCTCTATTAAATCAGAACCGATCCAGCAACAAGGAAACACGTTGCCGCGAGCATCGATGTACATTTCGTTATTACTGATGCATTTAGGAGATATTTCCGAAGCCTCAACAGTACGTTCCCATATTTTAATATCTTTACTAATTTTTTCAAGAGGTATAAATTGTACATTCTGTTTAAAACTTGCCGGCTCGAGATTGTATTCAAAGTTACCAGATTTATCTTGAACAGGAAATGCTAGCATGTCATAGAACCTTCTTGTATATTTTAAATTTACTTTAAAGAATCCCTTCTCGAGCATTTGTCTTTTGAATTCGTCTACTTCGTTTTCGTTATGCTTGAAAACTAAACAATCTATTTCTGCTTTACCTCCGACACTAATAAATGCACATGCATTTTCAATAATTTTATGCCAATCTGTTCCTCTGCGATATAATTTATGACTATCAGAGAATCCATCGATTCCAAATGTTACCATATGGTGATCGCCTAACACGTTTGCTAATTTCTTCCACCATTCTGTAGACCTAGCACTACCGTTTGTATGGATAGATAATCGGCATTCGTTGTTAACACTTCTGACATATTCAAAAATTTCCAAACAGTCTTTAGCAATAATAGGGTCTCCGTAATTTCCGCAAGCATAAAAATTAACTACGTTAGATAAAAATTCTGCAGGAAACCATGCTTTAAACTGGGAAAGTGTAATTTCATTGTTGCCAACAAAGTTTCTTTCGGCACCTCCGTTGATATTTCTAGCACACATAGGACAACTAGCTTGACACTTGTCAGTAAGCTCAATATGTATTACTGAAGATTTACTAGGATACATATTACTCTACACGAGGGCCATTGGCACAGAAAAATGCTGCAATCCATTTTGGATTATGCCTAACACTCAGTGCTTTATGCCATGTCGACATGTTTAATATTTCGTCATCGTAATCGTATTCAAAATACACTAATCCATTCTTGACTGGAGTTATTCGAATATCTAATAATGGAAAAATTAGCTCCCCTCCAGTATACCCGTCATTAAGCCAAAATATTGCAGTAGCAGCTCTGTCACCACCATTTTGATAATAAGGAACTTTTTTCGGAACGTATGGAAAATCATGGTGTGGACCGAATTCCTGCCCTGGATCGTATTTGTAAATATCACCAGCTTCGATATGACTTACTGGAATTCCTACTGCTTGCAACAACTTATTTTTAAATAAATCTTTATCTTCTATTGAAGTGTCCCAACTAATGCTACGTTGTTCTACTTCTTCTGTAATTTGCCCATACGTTTGCTGTCTCGATTCCATACCTGCTACTGGATTCAATCCTATTTTAGAATATTTGTCGACAATGTAGTCAGATTCTTCGTCGCTTAGTACGTTAGTAAAAACAGAAATGCGGGGCATATTTAATATTTCTTTTTCAACCATCATAATGTTACCATAAGTTTAAAATGTATTTGGGAGTTAATCCGGAATTCATACCTGCATGCCACAATGTTCTTGCAGACCATTCGTAAGTTGCTCCTTGTTTTTGATTATAAAAGCACTGGTCTTCTAGTAAAAAGACATGCCCGTGTTGAGGTTTACCTATATGACAGTGAAATCTTTTCTTTTCAGGTTCTTTTGATAATTGTTCTTCGTTATCATTTACGTCCCAATGCCACGGAGCCATCTTTCCTATATTAATTCTGCTTATCCAACAAGAAGTGTATCCAGGAACGTTTACAAAATTTAAAAATTTCTCTGTGATTCTTTCGTCAAAATCTTTTCCAGATAAAAACATATCCCATCCCACAGTACCATTAGAGTCGTCGTGAACTGTTCTAAATTTTGCTCGTTCCCATAAGTCAGCAACTTCGTCTAATCCAGGAATGTTGTCGCCTTTTTTGTGGCTAGGTCCTACATAAGAAGGAGTTGCAAATTCGAAACTGGATATAACAGTATCCCAATCAATAATGTTACTACAATTTCCAATATATTTCATTTTTTGTATCCTAAAAAGTGGAAGTAATATGATGGATGCTCCCCTGAATTTGCACTAGAATGATGATCTTTATAATTGGCCCATTCGTAAACATCTCCTTGTTTATTAAGATATAAGTAATCTTCATCGAAAAACAGCCCAGCACCAGTTTTGGGTTTATCTATGCAACATACATATCTGTACAATTGTCCATAATTTGCAAGCCATTCTTGTTCTTTATCTTCCACGTCCCAGTGATAAGGAATAACTGCGCCTGGAAGAACTTCGCTAATAAAAACACGCAACGGTTCAGCTCCGACAAATTTAGAAAATACTTCCTGTATCTCCATCGGAAAGTGTTGCCCTGGATAATAGTCGTACCACACTATTTCTGATAAGTTATATCCTGCATTTTTCCAATTACCAATTACAGATCGGTAATTATCTAATAACCAATTGTCTTCTGTTGAATCTCCAGCCTCACTTCGGTCTACTACTGAGGTAACCGTATTTTTGTCGGAATTTTCGAAATTCTCTTGACATGTTAATATAATACGATCCCAATCGATTAAGTCTGCAGTATTTCCTATTAATTTAATTTTCATTTTTTCTCGCCTACTAGATGGAATATATAATGTGGTTCTGTGCTGGCATTGAATGTAGAATGCACATCGGTGTAGTGGTTCCACTCGTACAAGTTTCCTTCTTTTTCGTTATAAAAGCAATGCTGATCGACCGAAAATGTCTGTCCTGCTACAGGCGGACGTATGAAACAAGTATATCTGAATATTTTATCTAAGTTATCCTTGGTCCTAAATTGTACATCTCCGATGTCCCAGTGCAACGGAACACAGATACCGGGATCTACTTTTGAAACAAATGATCGCAGCACATTTACTTCTAAATATAAAGAAATCTTGTCAACGATTGCAGAGTGTTCTAAGTTATAGTCAGTCCAATTTACCGAATGCCAGTTAAATGGAGACCGAGTAGTGTTTTCGATGGATGTGTAATCATCAGTAGGCAATCCTTTTCCTTCTGGTACTTCTATAACTAAATTTTCTTCTATAGTTTTTGACACATCAAATAAGAAGTTAGGCATAACACTGCCGTGATAGTCGATAGTTTCTATAAAATTATTCCAGTTTATAAAATTATTAGTATTGCAAATAAACTTAGGCATCGAATAATTCCTTGTATATATAACTCATGTTTTGTTCTCCCCACATAACATGTTGTCCTAAACTTCTTTTAAACATAATCTCTAAATTTAGTTTATTATCGATAGCAGATCCTGTTTCATCTAATCGAAATTGTGCAGTTTCGTGAATAATCCCTTGCATGTATTTTTCTTCTATGTACGGATTTGCCACTAACACACATCCGTACCAATCGATTGCTCGCATGTTGTCGTGACTGTCGATATAGTGACAATGTGGATACATGGTTAATTTATACACTCCTGTAGCATACTGGTCTAGAATTATATTTTTTATTTTATCTAGCCATTCAGTAGGCCAACTTCTGCCGGAAAACATTACTTGGTTGCACGATTCTTTATACCATTTTAAGAATATTTTTTTACGTTTGAAATCAATGTCGATTATTTCAGGACTGTATGGTTTGTTTTTAAAATATTCAATCCATCTTACTTCGTTTTGGAAAAACCAGTCAACTACTTCTTGAGTATATAACGGTCTATCTTTAGTTTCTAAATACTGATAGTTATTTGGAAAGTTATAATTTTTACAAAATGTATCTCCGTCAGGGCTTACTAGTGGTTCATACGTCTGCTGTGCCATGCACGGAAAACCGTTAGCACCTAACTTGAGATAAGGTTTCCAGTTTTTAGTAGTCATTTTTTAATTTTTTGTTTCCAAATGTCGATAGTTAAATCTAGTCCGGTATCTAAGCTAACTTCAGGTTTCCACCCGGTAAGCTCTGTAATCAAGTTATGATTGCTATTTAACCAAAATATTTCTCCTGGACGATGCGGTTTAGTGTCCCAATTAATTTGCCCATTCCAATTTAGCTTTTTAGCAATTAGATTAGCGTAGTCTCGTATTTTGATAGGATTGTCAGGCCCGATGGTAAAAATTTTGCCGTCATTAACTTTCGCGGGGTTGCCAACAACTACTTGCCATGCTGCTAATAAGTCGGTGATAAAAATAAAATTTCTATAAGGTTCGGAGTATCCTAGATTTATTTCAGTAGGACAATTTAGCATTTGTGTAATAATTTGTTCAGTTACAAAAAATACATTATCTCTGCGACCGTATGCATTTGTTTGACGTATAATTGTAAACGGGAGTCCTAAGCATCTATGGGCATACTGTAAATATTTTTCACAAGCATACTTAGCTACAGAATACGGAGCATTCGGATTAGGCTGAGTATTTTCATCGAATGAAATAAATGTCTGTGGAATACTATGTGACTGAACTTCGTCGCTAATTGGCTGCCACCCGTATACTTCCATAGTACTAGCGAATACAAAGTTTTTTAAATTTTTTACTTTGGCAGCAGCTTCAATTAGATTGACTGTGCCTACATAATTTATTTCGCTAAATGTTACTTGTTCGTAAAAGCTTTTTTCTACTTCTGTTCTTGCTGCCAAGTGTACAATGATATCGGGAGATATAGATTTTACTTCTTCTTGTACTGCTGCATGGTCTAGCAAATCGCTCGTTAGCGAGTGTACTGCATTGTTCACTGCCAGAAACGTTGACAAATGCGAACCGATGAACCCTGAAGTTCCTGTTATTAAAATTTTCATATAATTTTTAAGTTTAAAAGTAATGTTGTACACTTAATTATCAAAGAAAATTTAACCTATAAACAAAACAGATATGCTATTTTTTTCCGATAATCATAAATCTTTTATATAACGGTAATGTTAGTTCTACTGCTAATGATACATCCAGGTTGCTTTGTTCAACAAAATGATCTAAGGAACTTGCTGTTCTTATATGCTCAGGTATATCGTAATTGTTACTTTGTACTAGTAATATACTATCGGTTGGCTGATTCTTAAGCCACGTATTGTATTGTTCTTGGGTAATATGTTCGCAGCTAGTATTTATAATAATATCTGCAACTGAATGAGTGTTGCACATATCTGCTGTAAACGCTTGAAATCTTCCTTCTATTTCTTCTAGTTTATTCATGTTAATAGCAATCGAATTCACACATGGATCTATGTCGATGCTATTAATGTGTTTTATAGGAAGACTGCTTTGAAATAATAAACTTGCTAAAGTGCCAACCCATCCACCGTGTATATCTATAGTCACCGGTTTGTTTACATATTGTGTTAAACAACTAATTAGCCATTCTTTGCTTTTAATTTGTCCTGACCAAAACGCATCCATAGTACGCATAGGATCTGTGCTCTGACGTATTGCTTGCATCCAATAATGCAAGTGATCTGTATCTATGTTCATAAGTTTAAATTATTAGCAATTTTTGTTGCTGCATACAATGTTGTCTTGGGACCGTAATGTATAATATCTCTTGATAGATCAATACTTTTAAGTTTATCGCACTTTAAAGTCTTGGAGGTTTCTTCAAAATAACTGGCCTCATAATACTTGCATTTTCCTTCCCATAGCTGTTGGCTAATTAAACTAGCAAAAAGTGCATTAGTCTTATAGTTATAAGGGTCAGCAGTCCACGCATTAAAATAATCATATCGTTCTCTCCTATTCCAACTACCTAGATTAAATAATTTCTTTTTAGAATAATATACGCATCGAGACTCTTCGGTCCAGAGATGCACTACAGCCTTTGGTGTTGGGTACTCTCGACTCATTATAATGCTGTTATGCAATGAAAAATTAATACTCGACCCACCTACCCCCATATTGATAACTGGCATTCCTACCAGTCGTTCTACTGTGCTGGACACGGTGTCGTACTCGTCTTGCCCAACTCCAAAAACATTACTGCATCCGAATATCACAATACTATTTGCCCAATCTAAGTTTTTAAATTCACCTGTTCTGTAGAAGTCTTTGTTATAGGTATAATTAATTGGTTTAGTTCGATATTCCCAATCTGCGGGTTGAGTTTTTAAGTTAGCATTAAACAGCTCTTCAGTGTCTGATTCTGCAAAGATCTTAGACATTTTGCAATCTACAGGGAGAAATCTATTCTTCCTGACGTCATCTAACATTGTATTCCAGATTAAATAATTTTGCATTTTGGTATCTTTGAATCCGCTGAACTAACACAACTGGGTGTTATACATGATTGTGGCTCATTGAACAGATCAAATCCTGTTAATATATTGCCTAACGGGTGATCGTGGCAACTATAGCCACGTTTAACTTCATTACCTCTTATTATAACACTTTGATACCCTGAATTGCAAGTCCAATTGGTAAACTTGTTGAATCCAAACGCATTAAATCGTTCTGCTTGATCAAACAAGTATTCAGTATCATTTGCATCGTATAGTGCTATCTGATAAGTGTCTTCACCGTTGGCGTGTTGTGGGAATCCTGTACGCATGGCGGAAATCATGCTATCGGTATAACCGGATACTACTTGACTGGCAGTGGGATCACTTTGAGGTTTCAGGGTGACATTAATCCCGAGGTAGGCAAAACGTGCTAAGCGTTCATACAGTTCGTTAAACTTTTCCGGAACCATTACTTGATTGATTGTGACATGCACCCCCTCACTCATTAGGTATAAGATCTTGTCTCCAAACTCTTGTTCCTTGGCAAACTCATCATGAAAGCTGGCAGTGATGCTGCATCGTTGCAGTACTCTTGTTGTTTCAACCCATGATTTCCACCATTTCACACCTGGCGATAAATTGGTTGTCATGTGAATGCTTTGATACGGTGTTGCATCACCATCGTCTAAGTGTTTAATTAATTCTGTTAACTGTTTGTAAGCAGTAGGCTCACCTCCACTAAAGCTCCAGTGGAACTCGGTGAATCCATTTTGGCGAGCCTGCCGTTTAATTTCGTCTATAGTATGCGTGTAAGTTTCCAATGACTGGTGATCTATTTTGTCACTGCGAGCATAAGGCCAGCAGTAGCTACACTTATAGTTGCAGAACCTTCCCAAAATCCAACTTGTTGAGAATAAAGGGCGCGACAGCATAGTACGCTGTCCAAATTTCGCAATACTTTGAAACGGAATATTTTTAAATTTAGTTGTCATCATCTAGTATTATTTAATAAACGCGGCATTGATTTTAATAAAATGCGGTTATATACTAGTGACATGGCTGTGAGAGGAATTGGCAGACCTCCGATAAACTTAGTTTAAAGGGAATAGCAACATCATAGATACCGCTTTGTAGGTTCGAGTCCTACCAGCCATATAAGTAATACGATATAAGTAAAAGACATTTTAAAAGGAAACAATATGTCAAACACAGTAGAGCAATTAAAAAAAGACTTTGAAGAATTTTTAGCAGAAGATACTAAGTTTTCAGCAGGAAATGCAGCAGCAGGCACACGCAGTCGCAAAGCATTGCAAGAAGTTGCCAAAGGTGTAAAAGCACGCCGCAATGAAATTACTGCTGAAAAAAATGCTAGAGCAGAAGCTAAAAAAGCAGCGTAACTATGGACGATCAAGACGACATTGTAACTGTTAGTCTTGGTAGTGGCTACACTTATAGTGATTTAACTATTACTGGCGGAAGCACTACTAATACTATTACTATGGATTCATCAACGTACCCTGTTAACTACAACTACACCTGTAATCCGGATATGAGTTATTCTCCAACATCGTACATTACTGTCGGTCGCACTTGCATAACAGAAGATGACATAGTACTTGCAGGCAAAAGTTTAGTTAAATCGTTAGACGCTATAGAAAAACGCTTAGTTATTTTAAATGGTAATCCTGAACTAGAAACAAAGTGGGATAGTCTTAGGCAAATAAAAGAACAATATGAAGCATTGGAAAAAGAAATCTTAGAGAAAGAAAAATTAATGGAGATTTTAAAAAGATGATCGGAGCAGTATTTGCAGTCGATGACCTCGGTGGAATAGGAAGAGATGGAACTATACCATGGCCTCGTAACAAGGAAGACATGCAGTGGTTTAAACATATAACTACAGATAGTGTGGTAGTAATGGGAAGACAGACCTGGGACAGTCCTGATATGGTCAAACCGTTACCTAATAGAGTTAATGTTGTAATAACTAATAACTTTCTTGATCGTCTAGACATCGATCAATTTAGCGGGGATGTATGTGAAGGCCTTTTAAAATTTTACAAGCTTCGACCTACTAAAAATTTATTTGTTATAGGAGGTGCTAACATATTAAAACAAGCATTGCCTGTTTTAGAATGCTTGTACATTACACGGATTCCTGGAGATTTTATGTGCGATACTCATTTAAATTTACCGGAAATTTTATCAGGATTTAAATTAACAAATAGCAGAGACTGTAGTTCCTGCACTGTGGAGGTTTATGAAAGAATATAGTCAAGCATTAGAACATGTCATGGCCCATGGACGTGACAAGACAGATCGTACTGGAGTAGGTACTAGGTCAGTATTTGGATACCAAATGAGATTTGACTTGCGTCATTCGTTTCCGGCAGTTACTACAAAGCAATTGGCATGGCGTGCTGTAGTAAGTGAGCTACTTTGGTTTTTGGAAGGAAGTGGTAATGAGCGCAGACTGGCCAAGATATTGCATGGTTCGGACGAATCGGACAAGAAAACTATTTGGACAGCAAATGCTCAAGCCGATTACTGGAAACAAAAAGCTCTGTTTCCGGGTGACCTAGGACGAGTATACGGAGTACAATGGCGTAGATGGGAATCTCCAAGAGGCGGAGTTTCCGTTGATCAAATTAAAAATTTAATTGACGGTATCAAGAAAGATCCTAGCAGTAGGCGTCATATTGTGTCAGCGTGGAATCCTGCTGAGCTAAACTACATGGTATTACCTCCGTGCCACATACTGAGCCAATTTGATGTTACAGACGGTGAACTTAGTTGTCAAATGTATCAACGTAGTTGTGATATGTTTTTAGGTGTACCTTTTAACATTGCCAGCTATAGCTTACTTACTCATATCATTGCTAGGGAGTGTGGACTCGAAGTAGGCGACTTTATTTGGACAGGTGGTGATTGTCATATCTACAACAACCACTTTGATGCGGTACGCGAACAATTAAGTAGAGATATTCGTCCACTTCCTACTTTAAAGTTTGACACAAAGCCAATAGACCAGTATACTGTTGATAGCTTTAAACTAGATGGGTACATTCCGCACCCACCAATCAAGGCCGATATGGCTGTTTAACAAGGATTATAATGTACGCAACTTCTTATCGTTCAGCTTCGGAACTAAACGAAGCAATGGGTCGAGTTTATGGCCATATGGGCATAGCAGTATTAATCAGTATGGTGGTTAGCTATTTTGTAGGATCAAGTCCAGAATTACTACAGTTCTTTTTTACTGGCATATTAAAATGGATCGTGATTCTTTCTCCGTTGGCTGCTATACTAGTAATGAGCTTTGCCATGGAACACTTTACTAAAACCGGATTACAACTATTCCTATACGGCTTTGCGGCATTAATGGGATTGAGTTTTTCCATGATCTTTGCTGTTTATACTATGGGCAGTATCTTTACTGCGTTTATGGGAGCGGCTGTGCTATTTGGAGTACTAAGTTTTTATGGTTACTTTACCAAAAAAGATTTAACCAGTCTTGGTCAATATATGTTTGTGGGGCTTATTGCTGTGATTATTGCCAGTGTGATAAATCTGTTTATTGGATCAACTGCGCTGCAAATGACCATCTCGGCTATTGCTATTATCGTGTTTCTAGGATTGACTGCGTATGACACTCAGAAGATTCGCGAAGCAGTGTCGTATGGTGGCGATACAAGCAAAGCAGAGATTATGGGCGCATTGACATTGTACCTGGACTTTATCAATTTGTTTTTACAGCTACTACAGTTGTTTGGAAATCGAAAGTAATTTAACACTAAAGGAAGTATATGAGATCGCACTATTGGAGTTGTTCAAAGTTTGCCGATTGGCTTAGGGGAACTAAAAAGCCTTCCTGTGCTACAAGCGAAGGGTGGGACGAATGGGACGATGCTGCCAAATTATCACATCCAATACGTTACTGGATAGCAGAAGAAGGACTACGGTATATCTCAAATGTAGTCTATTACATTCCGGATACTTTACACAGCATCAAGTACTATATAAACAACAGATGGGTAACTCGCACACACGCTCTTACTGCAGATAAAAAAGATATCAAACCAGGCAGCTGGTGTGATACCGGCAACCGGTTTCTTCCTTGCCTGTTTAATGAACTAGTTGATTTTGTCGAAGTTGAACTAGCATGGAGCCAAATTGCGTGGGGCGACGAAGAACAGTGTAAAAAATATTCTGCACCATTTTGGGCCACGGGCTGGTTTAGATCAAGAACATGGCGCAGCACACAAGCAGGTTTAGACAACTTAGAATGGCAACGTAACTTACGATGGCAAGAAGATGAAGTTGGAGAAGACAGCCCAGATGTGGACAAGTTAACTCAACAAGCAATCAAAGCTCAAGAAATATTAGATCTCTACATTTGGTGGACTGACACATATCGTAACCGTCCAGATCCTTACCATGCTAGTGGATGGTCAGCCGTTTGCGAGCGACAACGACAAGAAAACGGCGGTAGGCTAAGTTTTAGTCAGCCGACAGATCCTGTGCTGCGAGAAGAACACGACTGTGCTTACAAAATTCTAACTAAAATGGAAGCAAATTACGAGCAGGAAGAAGAAGATATGATGATAAGATTAATTCGAGTACGCCACGGATTATGGACCTAGGAGGCCATGTTATGTCAATTCAAAAATCAAGTGCTTTTAGGCAGTGGGTCGAAGAGTTGTGGAGGCAGAACTGCGACGAACGGTTGACGTACAGCGAAAGTCCTGCTACAATTAATCAATATTGGAACAATTACAAATGGTGGTTAAAACGTGAATATAGACACAGACAACGCAGAACTAACTGATCTTAGCAGTGATTACTGGGATTTTCATGCTACAAAGATGGAAGAAAATAACCCTATTGAAATAGCTGCAATTTTAATGACTCACGCACTAACTCTTTATAAAACTGTGCTATCGGAAGAAGGTTATAACAACATTGTAGACCGTATTTCGGATTTACGAGGTGATGTTAAAATTATAAATGCACCACCGAATTACTATCAATAAATTTACATTTAACTCAAGGGCAGTATAGTGAAACCACAAAAGCCAGCAGAAGGAATTTTATTAGTAAACGATTGGGGAACATCAAAAATGTACAAGGCAGTATGCCAGTGCGGTGACGACGAGCATACGCATACAATTGACATTGAGACTGACGATTCAGTAAACGTTACAATCTATACCACTGTACGAACTGCTTTTTGGGACCGCTCAAGATGGCACTACATTTGGCAGTTGTTAACTACAGGTTCTGCAAAGTTTGAAAATACGTTAGTTATGAACGAACAGCAGGCATTGACTTACGCAGAAACTATCAAGCAGGCAGTTACCGATGTCCAATCATTCAACAAGTCCTGATAGATTTACTTTTCAAAAAGCAAATTACATGAAACGTAAAGAAGAAAAAAATGAGCCAGTTAGTCAAGAATATGTAGACATGTTTGACAAAGTTATTACCCAACATAAAAATAAATTTTCAGACCCAGCTTCTCGAGAAAATAATCTTGAATACGACTTACTAACCACTGACTGGATTTTAGAAAAAGTACGAACTAGCGAGGTGTATTCGCAAAGTCTATATGCCGCGTTTTGTAATAACAGTTTTCAAAAATTAGATGTAATTTCTATCCTTAAAGAAGACACTGTGGGATTTAGCTGGAGGTATGCAGGCGGCGTTGTTGCAGATATGAGGCAAGAAGGCGATTACATCAATTGGTATTGCTCGGGCATGTCACACAACTATGATCCTAGTGATTCAAAAAATACAAGTATACCGGAAGGATGTGTAACAGAAGAAATCAGAACTGACTTAAAAACATTAGGTTGGGTTCTTGCGCCTGGAGGCGACTGGGAAAAGTTCTAATATTGACAGTAAATAAATTTTATAGTACACTATGTACATCTTAACTACGGAGTATAATAATGGCAGTTAAATCAGCAAAGGCAGCAGAAGCACGTGCAATTCGAATTAAAGATCCTAGTCCTAATTGGGCTGGTCATGAAACATGGAATAATGAAGTGTTCTTTAGTTTCTTTCATGAGGCTATGAAATATTATCACATTAATCATAAATCTGCTGAACTAAAAAGCCGGGTAATTAATTGGATGAGTCGTGTTGAATACTCTAAGGATACTATTAAACAATTCAAATCCACTAAAGACTATCGGTGCAGTGGCACTATGGGTGCTGTTGCTAGTAACTTGTTACGTGGTATGCCAGATTCGAGAGAAGAATTTAATCAAAGTAAAAACTCTGCCGAGTGGTTGAAAAAAGAAATAGATGAAGTACTCAAAGAAGGGATCAACGATACAGAAGAAGTGGTAGTAGATAGTAAGCCTACTTATACTCCTAGTATTCAAGAACGGTTACGCGAATCTAGTTTAAGGATGACTGATGAAATTGAAGATGCTATTGAGTTATTTCAGAAAGATCCAGAAACATTCGATCCTAAATCATTTAAATTAGTAAATCTCTTGAGGAGTCGGCAAGTTAAAGCAGCGCATGCTCGGATTATTCAAGGGCTGTATAAGAACAACCAACAAGAATTGCAAGAAGCATATACCAATAAAAAAGACGAAACACTGAAAGAAGCGTACGAACATCTTGGCAAAAAGAATCTTAAAAAGATTTTAGACTTTTACAACGAAATTATTAGTGCTTGCGAAATGCTAGGACAAGAAGCTAAGATAAATCGAAAGCCCCGTGCAGTAAAATCAGTGAGCAAAGATAAATTAATTGCTAAACTTAAATTTAAAAAGACCGATACTGGTTTAAAATTAGTTTCGGTTAATCCATTGGATGTAGTGGGTTCTAAAGAACTTTGGATCTATAATACTAAAACTAGAAAAATTGGAAAATACATTGCTGCTGAATTTAGTGATTTGAGTGTTAAAGGCACAACTATTATTAATTTTGATGTGGAAAAGAGCTTACAAAAAACATTAAGAAAGCCTGCAGAACAGCTAAAGTCTTTTAACTCTATGGGCAAAGTCCAATTAAGAAAGTTCCTTGAAGATATTAATGCAGTTGACATTAAATTGAATGGCAGAATTAACGAGGATACTGTATTGTTGAAAGTAGTTTAAATTATTGTTAAATACAACCAGTGGACTTTATGGCTTCAACCCACTTTAAATACTCTGCAGCCGTCAAACTTGCTACCATTAAGGAGACTAGAGATGGCAAATCAATCAAGACAATACAAATATACCAGCACTAAAGAATATCACGATGCATTTCCTGTTGCATATAGACAGTGGAGAGCCGACAGCCATTGTAATTTGATTCACGGCTACAGTTTTAGCATGAAGTTTTATTTTGGAACAGACAGTCTGGATGTTAGAAACTGGGCAGCTGACTACGGAGGTCTTAAAGAACTCAAAGGAATCTTAGAGAACCAATTCGATCACACATTGTTAGTAGCAGAAGACGATCCAGAATTAGATACCTACAAGTTATTACAAGAAAAGAAATTAGCTAAACTAACAATTCTTCCAAAATTAGGGTGCGAAGGATTAGCCGATATGCTGTACAAATATGTAAATGGTGTTTATATTCCAGATATGTGGGGTCCTTCTGAAGCAGAACGCTTATGGTGTTATCGTGTGGAAGTTCGCGAAACACAAAGTAACATGGCTTTCCGAGAAGGACATAGAGAATGGAACGAGGATTTATTCAGTTAAATGATTGAGTATATTTTTTATTTTGTATTATGGACTTTTATTTTATATTGGATTCATAGAGCTGCTCATGCAAATAAATTTTTACTAAACTATCATAGAGATCACCATAAATTCATCTCTGTTTCATTAAAAACTAAAAAGAATCAAAGTACATGGCACTGGAATAATTTGTTTCTGTTTAATGATACAATGAACAGCACTATTGATTTATGGTTGACTGAAGTAATTCCTACGTTGGTATTCTCGATACTAACTGGGCAATGGTGGATTTCGATATTTTATTATTGCTGGGCCGCAATAATTCAAGAAAGAATAGAACACGATATAACGTTTGATTTATATCCTGTATTAACTAGTGGCAAATCCCACTTGGTTCACCATAGTAATCCGGAAAAAAATTACGGATTGTTTTTTCCTATTTGGGATAAATTGTTTAATACCTTTAAACATCACGATTCGTAAAATTTTTTACTACCGTTTACTGTTGAAGTAAGATGTTGGATTAAAAGGTCGTAAGATATTGCTACTCGATTCTTTCCAAAGTCGTGCCATCTACTGTTCATTATCCAATCTATTTCTTCACATCCTTGATATTTTGGAAAATATTCCAATTCATCTTTCCAATATTTTCCATAGACATAGGGTTTAATATACAAATCCCAATAATCAATAAGTGGAATTTGCTGGCCATCGTCATATACTAATCTATTTTTTGATATGTAATTATACGAATATATGAAAGAAGTAACAACATCATCGGTTAACAAACTAGTTAAGATTTCGCTAGTTCTTTCCCACCCTATAATTGATCCTTTTCGATTAAGAGTTTGAAATGCCAGTAACCTCGATAGCTCTAAAGAATTGGCTGTCTCCACGATGAATACTGTATTGTCTTTAAAAAAGAAATCAGGGCCGTGAATTCCCTGAATAAAATCATTTTCCGAAGGCAACATACTTAGAAATTTTCGATGCAATTGTTGATTAGGAGCGATCCCAGTTAAATTGAATTCGTTTATTAATTCGTCTTTAAGTGCTGCAGGATCTAATTCTATAATGAATGGGTCTATAGAATATTTTTTAATTAGTATTTGTAATTGCTGAAATTCTATTTCGTTGTAACCTGGCATATATAAAAATGCATATTTAATATGCAAGTCTTGACTACAAAAACTATGCATAACTGCTTGACTATCCATGCCCGAACTAATGCCTAACATTAATTTATCACTAATTTTGTACAATTGCCTTGCTCTTTTATCAAATTCTTGTCGAAGATTTCCGACCGTATACCCACAGGACCTGTATTCTACATAGAACTTATTATCTTCGAAACCAAAATTAATTCCAATATCTAAGTTGTTAGCGTGCATAGTCTTTCATATAATCTACAAAATAATGATGGGCAAATACTAGTAGTCCATCATTAATTCCATTATGATTGCTTACAAACTTTTTAGCATGTTTTTGCATATATACGATACCGTCTAGCCATATTCTATGCTGCGTAGTGCCATTGTGTCCGTTAATAAACCAAGAGTCAAATTCACTATACCAATCTTTTGTAGCCTTGTCGGCTTGATACCACTCGTCTTTCCAAGTAGTATAAATTAATGGTCGTAAAATTCTTTCATGGTACAATCTATATACATTGTTGTTACAATTCCTGTCCCATAGTGGCCATCTACTGGTATCTTGTTCTAGCCATTGTTTAATAACATGGGATTGTTTGCATACGATATCGGCGCCTTGCGGACTCCAATAAAAATATTCTACTGTAGAATTTGTATATTCTTTTACATGCTCTGCAATTGTTACTATATTTGTTGCTCTGTCAGAAAATGAAATAAAGAATTTATTGTCAGGCCCGATAGTAGTTCTAGGTTTTTCGACGCCTAATATCAGTGCAATCGATTTACTCTTGTCGAATTGTTTTCGAACCTTGTTAAAGTGTATATAATTAAATCTAGTTACATTGAGAGGATTAAGGCCTTCGCGTTTGTCCATTATCCAACTAGCATTTCCAATCTCTAACCAAGACTTTAACAGATAGTCGGACATGTCTAACACACTGATTTTAGTTTTAGGACACTGGGCACTAATTTCTTTTAATCTTGGTACTGTTTGAAGGTCATATTCCGCAGCAGCATTTTCAGCATTTTTTACATTACAATCTAGAATAGTAGACTTATCAGTAAGCTGTTTCATCGTGTTTACAATAATTTCATCAATGTGCAAGTTTTGCCGAATAAAACTTGCAACAATGTTGTGACTGTCGGCGCCGCCGCTATAACTAATTATAATATAGTCGTATTGTTCTCTTAATTCTCTAGTCCTTTTATCGTACAATTGGTCAAGCGTGTAATCAGGTTCTACACTCCAATCGTAATTTTCAAAACATTTATTATTAAAATGCCATTGTACTTCTTTATTTTCACAGGATGCATACAAACATGCTCGAATCTTAGAATCGAACTCTAAACTATCTACTGTGTAATATCCTAATTTTTTATTAATGGGTGTCATTTTAAAACAACTTTGCCCCACTTAAACCAGTTCCACAATCTTTCATGACTCCAGTAAATTATTATATTAACCGCAGTAGCCATCCCGGCAAACATTACTGCTGATCCCCAGCTGCCTGTAATAATAAAAGGAATTAAAAAATTACTAAATGTAATCAATATTCTCCAAGAAACAATCTTGCTTACCGATCTAGGGTACCCTTCGTTAAATTTCAAAAGTGTATCTTTTTTCCTATTCCATTGAAAATAATTCCATACCCTTTCATGTGTCCAGAATAATACGCTGTTGATAACAGTTGCTAAACCTGCAATCTGTAAACCAACTGCAATACTTCCTGTTACTATCAATGCATTTATAAAATGACTTAAGGTAATAAAAACTCTCCACGAAATAACTTTAGCTATTGTGCGAGTTTGTGTTTCTTTAAATTGCATAATGCCCTCTTCATTTATTTACATAAAAGAATTTTGACAATCGGCAATATCGATGCTAAAATAGATACATGACAAGCCGTGAACAAATTAAAAATTTTCTTAGCAAATTATCAACACATAACCACAGGGTGTTCAAACTCATGTACTCACCGACTAATCTAGACAAAGATATAAATCAAGTTGTTGACGATATTCCACTCCGGCAAGTGCCATGGGCACTTCAGCAGTGTAAAAATTCGTATCATAGTCTTTTTAAGATGATTAAAAAAGCATGACTAACAAAATTGGATTTGCCTGTAAGTGGATTGATACTGTAGATCAAATTAACGGTATCAAACCTACAGACGACTGTAAGAAATATAATACGGGTGGTACTACAGTAGCTTGGCTCAAGCGGCAACCTCGCGACGAAGCTGAACAAAAGCTGTGGGATTTAATGGTTCAAAACATAGAAAGTATTAGACTGCTGGTAAACCGCGTGGGAGAATTACCTGATGAATTTAGAATGGTTCGGCTTGGCAGTGATATTTTGCCTGTATATACTCAGCCTGATTTTAGCTATTTCTGGCGTCGTAATGACGTACAAGAATATGCGTCTAGGCATTTTGAGCAAGTGGGTGCTAGTGCAAGACTGCTTAATGTACGTCTTTCTTTCCACCCTGGCCAGTTTACTGTTTTGGCAAGCGAAACTCCTGATATTGTAAATAGGAGTATAGAAGAATTTGAGTATCATGCTGATATGGCAAGGTGGATGGGATATGGACGAACTTTTCAAGACTTTAAAATCAATGTACACATTAGCGGCCGACTCGGCCCAGATGGTATTAGAGCAGCGTATCCTAGACTTTCTAATGAAGCGAGAAACTGTATCACAATCGAAAACGAAGAAAACTCATGGGGATTAGATGATTGTCTCAGTATTAGTGATATTGTGCCTATTGTTCTTGATGTTCACCACAACTGGTGCAGAGAAGGCGAATATATTGACCCAAATTCGGATAGCGTTAAGCGTGTACGGGATTCCTGGCGCGGTGTTCGTCCTGTTATGCATTATAGTGTTAGCAGAGAAAATGTATTGGTAGATCACTGCCCTAACACATTACCGGATATGCCTGCGCTATTAGCTGCTGGTTACAAAAAGCAAAAGCTCAGAGCACATTCGGAATTCTACTGGAATACAGCAGTTAATGAATGGGCACTAAGTTTTCGAGACTACTTTGATATAATGGCGGAGAGCAAAGGAAAGAACATTGCTGCTCACGCCCTTCTAGCGTAAGCTAAAAATTTACTTAGCACGTGGTGGGTGTGATTTCACTTTTGGCTTAGAACCATTACCTGCTTTTTTTGGACCCGGCTTTGCCTTAAGGGGCGCTGACTTTTTAGGTACAGACTGTTGCAGCTTAACAGCCGGTTTAACAGGCTTTTCTTTACGTACCTCTGCTTGATGCGTCTGTTGCGGTTCTACCTTGTATGGCGCAGCCGGAACATGTCCTACCGCACCAGCTGCTGTGTGCTCAGCACCTGTAAATAACTTTTTTAACCAATTAAACATAGTGTTAATTCTCCTTGTATATTATTTACACTTTAAAAAAAGCGATAAATATAATTATGGCAAAAATATTTAATTCAAAATATCCAATAGTAGCAGTTGGTATGAATAAGGTGTCTGATATAACTCTTGCTATTGCAGTTGCTGAAGCAGGAGGAATTCCTACCATTTCTTGTTTTAATTATGTATCTACAAGAAATGACAATATATTTAATGTTGAAAAATTAAGAAATGATTTAAGTTTATTTGACCACCATCAGTATGACTTAGTTATTAGTCTCGATGATAATTTTTTATTAACTCATAGTTATTTAATTTCGATTTTTAAAGAATACAAAATTAAATATGTAGAAATTCTTGTTAATTTTTTTGCAGATAATGAACAATTTTTAAAAGTCAAATTCTTGATTGATGATCTGTTATCTGCTAATATAAAGCTACTTACTAAAATGTTTGCACCTTTAGATTCTGCTAACAAGTGGAATAACTATATTAAAGAAAATTTTGACGGCATTATTGTAAAAGGATCACTCGGTGCTGGACGTGTGTTATCTGATAAAACCTACACTTTACAGATGTTAACTGAAATGTTTATAAAAAACTATCCTGACAAATTTATAATAGCAAGTGGCGGTGTCGGATCTCCAGTTGAAGTGAAACAATTAATAGATTGCGGAGCAGGAGCAGTAGGAATAGGAACATTATTTGCTGCTTCTCAAGAAAGTATACTTAGTATTGAAACAAAAAAAAGAATGATAGAGTCTACTTTTAAAAATATCGAAACCTTAGATACCTATGATTTGAATCAAAATGCTCTAGTTTTTAGTAACATTGATCAAAATAAAGAAAATAACACCGAAGGTCTTGTACAAGGTATAAAAACCGGTACTGCAGGACATGTATTTGCAGGAAAAGGCATAAATTATATAAACGAAATACAAACTAGCAAGAGTATTATTAAAAACTTGTGTAGTTTATTATAAGGAGAAGTAAAATGTTAGAAACAATATTTTGGATAGTTCTTGGAGCATTTGTAGGTTGGAATTTGCCGCAGCCAGATTGGGCTAAATCTTTGCAGCAACGTGTTACAAATTTAATCGTAGTTGTAACATAATCAAAGTTAAACTTTCGTAATAGCGGGAGCGCCAACGATACTAAATAGTTGTATGAAAAGTAACTATGGTATCATTAAAAAATGTTTGTATTGCGATGGTGAGTTTACTACTCGTCCACGATTTAATTTATATTGTTCGCAACCTTGTAAGAATCCAAATAACAGGCCCGGGCATACCCCTTGGAACAAAGGTATTAAACTTACTAAAGAACAAAAAGAAAAGCAGAATACATCAGGATTAGAGAAAGGGCGGGGTTGGAATAAAGGCATTCCAAATGAATTAGCGAGACAATATATTTTAGGAGAACGCAATCCTAATTGGAATGGTAAAACAAATAATTTAAGACCAAAAAATCCACAGACTGATTTGTTAAAGATTTATCGTAGTAAGGTAAGATACGAAACATATAGGACTATTAGAGAAATGAAACGCAATGGGGATCATGTTCCAATACTAGGCAAGCTGCCGTCTGATATGCAGTTGGATCATATTATTCCTATAATGCAAGGATTCAAGTTAGGAATAGATCCTGTGTTGCTAGGAAAAAGAAATAATATACAGTTTATAACAGGCGAGGAGAATCGTAAAAAGTGGCACTACGATCAGCCTACTGAAGTAGTAAAAAACATAATAGGAGAGACTAATGGCTTATTCACCCCAGGTACTTGATCACTACGAAAATCCACGCAACGTAGGAAAGTTGGATGTTAACGATGACAGTGTTGGAACGGGTTTAGTAGGAGCACCTAGCTGCGGCGACGTTTTAAAGCTGCAGATACAGGTAGACGCCGTCACAGGTATCATAACAGATGCCAAGTTCAAAACGTATGGATGTGGCTCAGCTATTGCTTCCAGTAGCTTGGTAACAGAATGGGTCAAGGGTAAGAATCTTGATGAAGCACTAGAGATTAAAAATACTCACATTGCTCAAGAACTGGCCTTACCACCAGTTAAGATACATTGCAGCATTTTGGCCGAAGAGGCCATTAAGGCAGCAGTTGAAGATTACAAAAAGAAACATTAATGATTACACTAACTGATCTAGCTGTAGAAAAAGTTAATCGCATGCTGTCTAAAAGAGGTAGAGGATTAGGTATCCGTATTGGTGTTAAAACCACAGGATGCTCGGGTCTTGCTTATGTACTAGAATATGTAGACTGTGCTCCTATGACTAGGGATCAACAGGTGTTCGAACAGCCAGGTTTTAAAATTTGGGTAGATGGTAAGAGCATTATCTATATAGATGGCATCACAATAGACTGGCAAAAGAAAGGTCTTAACGAAGGGTTTGAATTCATAAACTCCAAAGAAAAAGCTCGTTGCGGGTGCGGGGAAAGCTTTACAGTATAGATAAATACTTGTCAACACTGTTTATTAGGGTAAATCATGGCAAGAAAAATCATCGATATTGGAGCTGTAGGAAACGACGGCACGGGCGATAGCATACGCGACTCGTTTAGGAAAGTTAATGACAACTTTCGAGAGCTATACAGTTCACTAGGGTTAGGAGAACGCTTAACATTTTTAGGGTTGAGCGACACTCCTGACCTAGTTAGTTATGACGGGTTAGTAACTTCACTGAACGCTACTCCTATTGTTACAGTAAATAACGAACAAAACGGAATAATGTTTAAAAAACTAACTGCCGGGTTGGGGGTTAATTTTGATTATGTTTCAAATCCTGATGAAATTAAGGTTACTTCTACTTTCAACATTATAGAAACAGATCCTAACCCGACATTAGGCGGAGACCTAAGCGCAATCAGCGGAGTAATACAACGCCGTATTATAAATCTCGGAACCACAGAAACTCCATTACAGCCGCTATTTAAACACGAAGCGGTCAACAAAGCTTACGCAGATTCCAAAGTATCTCTAAGCGGAATCGATGCAATAGACCCTGGCACTGGTTTAAAAAATTCACAATTTGGAATTATGTCAGGACCGCTAATATTATCAAGAGATCCGCAACTTAGTGATGACGAAGCATACTCTGGATTAATAGCTGCTACAAAACGCTATGTAGATAATGCAGCGTTTGGCAGCAGCATTAACTTATACGTTGCTAAGTCTGGAGCAGATTATCGCCCTGGGGTCAGCGATGAAGTTCAAGGCAGGGCACTCGCGTATGCGTATAGTTCGCTTGAATATGCACTAAAACGTGCGGAAGATGACATGTTATCTTCAAGGCTCGAATTAGGGCCTTATGCAAAGACATTAACTTACGATAACGGTGCTAATGAGTGTACTTTAAGTTCTATCGAAGCTGTTCCAAATTCCGGCGTAGGATTTACTGGTCAAGTGTTAATGACCATCGATTCTTTTAAAATTAACTCCAGAGGTTTTAATTACACTCAAGGAGATATTATAACTGTCTCGGGTGGGGACTTTTCGGAGCCTGCTAAATTTGAAGTATTATCTACACTAGGGTCACCGGGTGCAATTATTTCAGCAAAATTGATTACTGGCGGCTCTTATAGCTTATTGCCAGGAAATATTGGAGTACCTACTATTGAACTCCCTCCAGGAAATAGTGCAACGTTTGATCTTACGTATAAAGTTAGTAAAGTAAATATTATTTCTCAAGGAACCGGATACGGACTAGTATCTGTTAGAATTATCGGCGGTGGCGGGACTGGCGCGTTTGGTACTGCTGAAGTATTAAACACTGCTATTCAAGGTATAACAATAACTGATGCTGGCAGTAATTTTAGTTCATTACCTAACGTACTGGTAAATCTGCCAAGGTTTGCTATTTTTACAAACGGCTTGCGAACTGATTTTACCGGAGATGTAGTAAATCCTACAATTGCAGCTAGTAGAACTCGAGATATTAGAGAAGGTTTATACTTAAAAGGAAACAATTCTAACGCTCTTGCTCAAATACTGTCTCACAACGGAGTTCTCGACGGTGATGGCAATGAATTGTTTGACATGGATATTAAATATGGATCTTTCGAATTAGGAGAAACAATCGCTTACGGCGACATTGCTAATACTAAACAAATCACTATACTTGTAGAAAGCGGTATATACGAAGAAAACTTACCGTTACGAGTTCCTGCAAATGTCTCTATCGTCGGCGACGAATTCCGGCGTGTGTTGATAAGACCAAAAGCTGGGGATAGCACTAGCCCATGGGCTTTTATTAATTTTAGAAGAGATCCGTTAATTGATAATTTAACAATTGCATCTCAGCCATTCGGTTATCATTATCTTTCCGACGTATCTTTTCCGATTTATTCACCTATAAACAACAAAGGTTTTTTTAATTCGGCTGCACAATTATTAAGCGTAAACAGAGATTTTCTAAAAAGAGAAATAATAGCATGGGTTAACTATCAAATTAGCAATAGCGTTAGCCCGTTCACTTCTGTTTTTACATTTAATCAAGTATCTTTAGAAAAGAGTATTGCATTCATTGTCGATTCGATGATATACGATTTAAAGTGGGGAGAGTCAGACAGGACCATTTCTACTGCGTTGAAATTTCATAATGCTGAATTATTTGATATCGAAACAAGTCTTGCAGAATTTGTTGCTACATTAACTCATCTAAAGAGTTTAATAACATCTGTAATTAAAAATCAGCCAATCGATGTAACTTATCAATTGGCTGCTATACAAATTATCGATCCTTCATATACTGCAGAAAGCAGCAGCGTCGACAATACTGCTACAGTTATTAATGCTACTTCATCGAACCCTGTTGTAATTACAACCGCAAGTAACCACGGATTTTTACGTGGAGAGAAAATTAATATTGCAAATGTAACTGGCATGGCAGAAATAAATGGAAATTTTTATGTTTCTGTTGTAGATCAAACAACTTTTGAATTATACTCCGATCCAGGTTTGTTGCAAGCAGTCAACGGTTTAGGATTTAGCAGTTATGTTAGTGGCGGGTTAGCAAACAATTTAGGAGGCGTATCAACAGCACTTCTTGATGCATCTCTGGATATTATACAAGATATAAATGTCGTGAATATGCCTAAGTCTAACGACAGTTTAGATATGTTTATGTGTAACGATGCTGTTAGATTTCAAGCAATGGGAATGCAAGGACAAGGCGGATTTGCAATGGTGTTGGACCCAACTGGTCAAATATTATCAAAGTCGCCGTATGCACAGGAATGTTCTAGTTTTTCGCGAAGTATCAACAAACAAACATTTGCAGGTGGAATGTTTATTGACGGTTTTTCAGGTAATTTACAATTCCAAATTACAAGCAAAGACTCCGACACTTTTTTAAGAGTATCAGGGTTGACCCGTTTTCCTCAGTTGCCAGCAAGTTTCATCGTTAACGATATCAGGTACCGTATTAATTATGTTAGAGATTTTTCATTTAACACTGAAGGTTCTACTGCATCGTTTGTGTTAGATGAAACTACACCGTGGCCGTTTCCTCCCGATTCTAGAATTCACGAAGTATTGATGCCAGGTAACAGAAGTATGCTGGCAAACGACTTTACTCAAATTAACGACATGGGTTACGGTATTTTAGCCACCAACAGCGGCTTATGCGAAGCTGTGAGTGTGTTTACATACTATTGTTATACTTCGATGTATTCGTTAAATGGCGCACAGATTAGAAGTATTTCAAGCTCTAGTGCGCATGGCGTATATGCGTTAGTTGCCGAAGGCGCTGACCCGTTAGAAGTTCCTACACCAGTAACCAACTATTTTGATTTTTCGCAAGGAGTTACTTGCTACTTTCCGTCGCCGAGCTTTGCCAATACTGTCGAGGGTGTTGTAATTTATGTTTCAAATTACAAGTACGTTCCGTTAAACAATAGTGAAATAGAAATTGATCACGGCCCGTTGGGAATTTTCAGATATGGAATTTCTGCAGTATCAACAGACGCATTGCCTGTTGGGGTTGCAAGATTGTCATTGGATGCTAATTCAGGTTTTGGCTCATCTGGACTAGTTGCCTCTGTTCCTAATAATACTAAAATGACCATTCGGCAGCTAGAATCTATCGTGCTTACAGGCAATGTAGTAAATGTTGCCACGCGACCTAGTACTGGATTAGTATTTGAAGATACTGAAGAAGTATATCGAATTTTACAATTTGACTCATATACTGATTCGACTGGTGCTAAAACAGCTACTATTAGTATCGGTAATCCGGCAATTATATCAAATACAGCGCATGAGCTGTTGCCTAACTATCAAATAAAATTTTCAACTTCTGGAGTACTTCCTGCCGGAATAGTAGCAGACACAGTATATTACGTGTTAACTGCAGGTTTCAGCCAAAACAGTTTTAGGATTTCAGCAGAAAAACAAGGAACTCCGATTCAAACATCGGGAACTCAAAGCGGTATACACAAGTACACCGTAGAAGGGCTAGCTGTAGCAATCTTGCGAGAAAATTACAACTATGTAGAAATTACAACATTCCCTCTGCAACCTTTTCGAGCTACTAGAAAAGCATGTACTATTAGTATCGGTAATCCAGGAGTAGTAACATTAGCATCTCACGGATTTTCAGCAGGTGATGTAATTCGATTTGAAACCGAAGGCGTATTGCCTACTGGAATTATCGAATCTCGACAGTTCTGGGTGCAAAATGTTGTAGATCCCGATACATTTGTATTATCCGATACTCCAACTGGAGGGGCAATTGAAACATCAGGAACGCAATCAGGAATCCATTACACAGAACGACTTCTGGGAATAGTCGGCGATAGTACTTATGCAGTTAGTACAATATCTAGTAGTGACAGTTTGTCTATACTCGTTGGTTCTAAACTAGTATGGATTGGAGAAGAATACTCTGTTATCGGTTACCAATCTACTGCACAAACTGGCAAGCCTTACGGACTAATAACATTAAATAGGCCGCTGGAAGATAGCGTTATTAATTACACTACTCCGCCTACTTTAAAAAGTGCGCTTTCGAAAAATCAAGCCGGAACCTTAACTATTCGGATTTCTTTAACAAGAGTTACAAGCCACGATTTGTTGGAAATAGGAACTGGTAGTTATGCAGACACCAACTTTCCTAATGAGATATACGGATCACCTGTAAATACATTTAACGCAGCAAATGAAGTCAAAGAACGATCAGTAGGACGTGTTTTTTATGCAACCACTGATCAATTTGGAAATTTTAGTGTAGGTCCGTATTTCAGAGTAGACCAAGGAACAGGCAAAGTTACTCTTAGTTCTACTGTAACTCTAAGCAAGCTCGACGGTATTGGGTTTAAACGGGGTGTTCCGGTTTCGGAATTTTCAATTGACACTGGGTTTTCAGATAATGCTGTCGATAGCGTGCCTACAGAACTGGCAACTCGAACATATATAGAGCGCCGATTGGGTATTACACACAACGGTGCAATAGTGGACGGAACTGATTTAATTCCATTAAACGATGGCGGATATATGCCGCTTAACGGTTTACTGGCGATGAAAAGCAATATGAACTTGGGCGATAAGAAAATTATCGAGTTGGCGAATCCGTCACAGCCTAAGGATGCTGTAAATCTTCAAAGTTTAACTTTTGACAATTTTCAAAATACAACAATAACTACTCCAGATTCTGCAGACTTGTTAGCATTTACTGGCACTGGTAAGTCTGCAGTTAACGTATCAGTCATAGGCGATGTTTCTTTTAATTTGAGTGCTTCACCGAATACTATCGATGTTCAAATTAACGATGGTGCAATAGTTAACAGCAATATTAATAATTCTGCTGCTATATTACAAAGTAAGTTGTCCATGAACAGCACGTCTACTAGAGCAAATGCTACTGATATTGCGCAAGCCGACCTTGGACTTGCATCTGTAGATTCTGCACAATTTAATTCAACTTCAGGTTGGATCAGCGTTAAAGATAATGGCTTAACCTTAAGTAAATTGCAAACAATTCCGCAAGGTACTGTGTTAGGAAATTCTACTATCGAAACTGCCAATGTCACTGCTGTCACATTTGCAACAGTAATAAATCAAGGGCTGGGAATTAAAAAGTCCCAGTACAGTAATGGAGTTGGTTATTTAAAACGTGTGTCAACGTCATCGTCGATTAACGATAGCGACTACAGCATAGTTAATGATTCATCAGCTGAAGATCCAAATACACTAGTTAGAAGAAATATCAATGGAGATTTTTCTGCAAGAATAATAACTGCATCGGAGTTAATTATCGGCAGTTCACCAACAGTTAATAAATCTGCCACACCTTCGGGAGGATATACTCAAGTATATGGATTTTTAAATCAAGCAGGTATCTTGATCGGTGACGGTGACACTGTAGCTGATCGTAAATCTTTTTATTACAACGATTCACATCTATTTAAAAATAGATTAGGAACCCAAGACGGTTCCGTGTCAGTTGGAACTTTGATAGCTTCGAATATCACTACCGGAGCGGTTGCTACTGCAGGAACATTGACTGGTAACTGGTCAATGGAAACTACAAGTAACCTTACAGTAGGAACCGGATCTATCAATGTATCTACAGGCACGTTAATATCTAAGACATTATCAACTGGTGCAGCAAGCACTGCTGGAGTCATAACCGGCGAATGGGCTTTGTCGTTTGGAAGTAGGTTACAGGCTACATACGCCGACTTAGCTGAATATTATCAAAGTGACAAAGCATACCCAGCTGGAACTGTACTTATATTCGGTGGCGAGTTCGAAGTAACTATGTCTAAAACTACAGAAGATTATAAAGTTGCTGGAGTAGTAAGCAATAATGCTGCGTACATTATGAATACAGAGTGTCCTGGTATTAAATCTTTGATAGCACTACAAGGTCGAGTACCTTGCAAGGTAGTCGGTACTGTGTCAAAAGGCGACTTAATGATTACTAGTAACATTGCAGGAGTTGCAATCTCGGCAAAAGGCAACGCAAAAGCAGGAACAATCATTGGCAAAGCGTTGGAAAATTATCAGTCAGATCACATTGGCACTATTGAAGTTGCGGTGGGTAGGACTTAAAAATACTAGCGGTAAATATACTATAGAGAGCATTCAATGACAATACAGAAAATTAATATCGGCAATGCAGTAAATGACGGCTTAGGCGATAACCTGCGTGAAGCGTTTGTTAAAGTAAATGACAACTTTACAGAACTAGGAAACAATTTAATAACCACTGCAAGAAATTTAAATAATTCTGAAATAGGAATTTTTGCTCAGAAAGTCGGTGCTGAATTACAATTTAAAACTTTAAGAGGAGCTGGAATCACTTCGTCCAGTACTTCTATAACTGTTAATGCATTTACTACTCTAGAAACAGACAACACTGTTGTACAATCTTCAAATCATCCTAGCATCTCGGTTAAAGGCGGAGAAAATATCAGTGTTGTTTCAAACGGTGCCAATATTACTATCGACACTAAGTCATCTATCAGTCAAGTGCTAACTTCATTTGACTTTGGACAAATAGGCGATTCTTACTCCAACATATTAGAATTACTGGTAGCAGTTAATCCGATAGATTTTGGAACAATACTCAACCCTGCCGATTTAAGTCTCGATCTTGGCGGGATTTAAGGACTCTCAATGGCAATAGCATGGAGCACACCCGCTGGTAATCTAGGAACGTTAGAAGAAAGAGCAATTATTCAAATTCCTATTGTAGCAATTTCATCAATAGGTCCTGTGTCCTATCGTATAATAGCAGGGAAACTACCAACTGGATTACGATTAGATAACGGAGTTATTAAAGGCAGCCCCGGTGAAGTGCAACGGTCCACTGTTAGCCGATTTGTTGTTAGGGCATCGGATGGAGACTCAATAAAAGATATAACATTTAATCTAGTAGTCAATGGTTCTGATGTACCAGAATGGGTTACTAAAGAAGGATATCTTAACGTAGGTCAAGGCAACAATTACTTTGTACTCGATAATGCGTATGTTAATTATAAACTAGTTGCAGACGACAGAGATATAATAGCCGGAGACAAGTTAGAATTTTATCAAGTATTATCAGGTGGACAACTCCCGCCTGGGCTGGCTCTTAGTCGCGACGGCGTAATTTCCGGATTTACTGATCCAATATTTGCAGTAGATTATGACAATCAAACAGGAGCGTTCGACACTGTTGGGTATGATATTTCCCCGTTGGATGTATATCGATCTACTTCGAATGGTTTTGATACATTTTTATACGATACATTTACTTTTGATTACTCCGACGAGTCTATTACTCCAAAAAGAATTAGCAGGTCCTACAGCTTTGTAATTGCGGCGTCCGACGGACTACACGAAGTTAGGCAAGTATTTAAGATGTGGGTAGTCACCGAAGAATTTCTAAAATCGGACAACACTATTGTTCAAGTAGATACCAACCTATTTAGAGCTGATAACAATTCAAACCGGGCTCCTATATGGATTACTGAATCTGATCTAGGTCGGTATCGTGCTAACAACTACGTAACTATATATCTTGATGTTTATAATCCGCCCTCGCTGCCTGGTTCTATTACTTATTTTTTAATTGAAAAAAATCCTGGAAAATATAAAATTATAGAAACAGGACAAACAGTCGACGGTAATTTTGAATTAAGCAATATAATTCCTTATTTTAAATATTCTTTAAAAGGACCATGGAGCCCTTTTCTGACATACAATGCAGGCGATGCAGTTATTTTTCAAAGTGATACGGATCCTGCAGTAATTAATCAGACTTGGGTACGTTTATCAAAAAACAATATCGAAAATATCGAAAATATCGAACCTCAAGAAGGATTCTATTGGACAAAAAATAATTTATCAACTATCGATCAGACTTTTCAAATTACTAATCGTACATTATGGGAAACTATTGTTCCTGAAAGTATTAGTGAACTTCCCCCGGGCATGGAGTTAGATAGATCCACTGGAGAAATTGCAGGCCGAGTACCGTATCAACGACCAACTGCTATAGGATATAAATTCACTATGCAGGCTGTTAATTTTCCAGCAGAGTTGTCTGCTCAAAATTACGATTTTGTCGGAGATTGGAATCCTGGTATTTTTTATACAGAAAATCAAACAGTTAGATTTCAAGGATTTATCTATATCTGTCGTCGGACTAACAAAAATATTTACCCAACTAATTTAGAATTTTGGGAAATTGGTGTTTCTAGTTCTGAGAAAACATTTACTGTAAGTATTGTTGGAGAAATTGAAAATAGCATTACTTGGGTAAGCTCTCGACATTTAGGAACAATTAAAACTAATCAGCCTAGCACACTAGAAGTCAAGGCAATAGGACTTGCTGGAAATTCTAAAATAGTTTATGAATTATCAGACGGCGTTCTTCCTCCTGGACTATCAGTATCTGCTTCGGGAAGCATACAAGGAAAAGTTAAACAATTTGCTGATGCATCCGGCAAAGGATTAACTAGGTTCTTCGAGGTTGTTGATGGTGTACGAGAGTTCAACACTACTTTTAGTCTCGATAATACTACGTTTGACAGAGATTTTAATTTTAAAATTAAAGCTAAAGATACAGCAAATTTTGCAGAAAGCATTAAAGATTTTGTTATTTCTATTAATGCAACTGATTCCACGACATTTGCAAATTTGTATATAAAAGCATTCCAAGAAAAATCTAAAAGACTACAGTGGACTAGTTTTATTACCGATGTTAATATTTTTAACCCTTCGGAAATTTACAGAGTCGGCGATCCTAACTTTGGAGTACAAACTACTTTACGAGTACTGGTTTATGCTGGTATAGAAAGTATCAAAGCTGAAAAATACATTCAAGCAATGGCAAAAAATCATTACCAAAAACAACTTAAATTCGGTAATGTGTCGTCGGCGATAGGCAGAGACCTTGTTACTCAGGAAGTATTATATGAAGTAGTATATGTAGAGATAGTTGACGAGTACGAAAAAAATGGAAAAAGCATTAGTAAGACTGTTAACTTACCCGATAATATAAACAGCAAAGTATTAACCAGCTACGATTCGATAAAAGTCGATAGTGATATTCCATTTGTAAGCGATAGCGATCACCAACGAATCTTTCCTAACAGTTTTAAAAATATGAGATCAAGAATTAAAGAAGCTGGAATCAGAGACAGAGAATTTTTACCTGCATGGATGCGCAGTATACAACCAAATAGTCCGGTAGAATCGGGGTACGTCAAAGCATTAGTATTATGTTATACTAAAGTAGGATTTGCAGAATCTGTTATTTCAAGAATTAAATTGTCAGGATTTGATTTTAAAACTATTAATTTTACTGCTGACAGATATATTATTGACATAATAGACGGAACTATCGAAGATAAATACCTTGCGTTTCCGCAACGTGGAGAAAAATTACCATGAGCAGTAATATAAACTATAATGATATTAATGAGCAGTTTCCGGTAGCCGGCGAAGATAATGACACCCAAACATTACGAGATAACTTTGACACTATTAAAGATAGTTTAAGAATAGCTAAAGAAGAAATTACGTTACTACAAAATATTTCGCCAAGATTAGATCAGGAAAACGATTTCAATGGACAGCTAGTAAGATCTGCTGTTTTTGAAAACTGTTCAGAAAGCGTATTAGTAAACAATGTCGAAACTGAAATATATACTGTAGAATATGATACAGGAAATTATCATATCTTAACAGTGCTGCAAGATGCTCTTATCAATTTTGATAAATTTCCACTTGACACGTTAGGAAAGATAACACTAGAACTATATTGCGACAGTGGCAGTAGAACTGTGACATTTGGCACTTCCGGCAGTAATATTATTAAAAAAAGCAGTAATTTTCCAGAATCTGTAATATTAGACTCTACTGATAATCCTGTAATTATCGAAATATGGAAACATGGCTCAAACAAGGTGTTTTTAAACTATTTAGGAAAATTTAGTTAATGTTTTTTCATCCCTTATCTACCGATTTATCAGACATGAAAGATACTGATTTAGAAGAAAAAATACAAGAAATAACAAAAAAATATTACATTGCAGTGCGTCTTGGCAACATTGACCTCTTGACACAACTCTCAACATTTCTTACAATATATAAAGAGGAAATGAGTAAAAGAAACCGTGAAAAATTTAATAATAACGGTAACGGAGATTTGGATCAATTGATTAATGTCAACTAATACAATAGAAAACTTAATAGAAGGAGTTATGCGGCACGGGCCAGATATTTTAGACCGGTGCCAAACTTCAGACGATTTAAGTCAATATACAACTCGATTACACAATGAGCATTTAAACTATCCTGTTCCGTTAAAAGATATAAATCCAAATAACTGGTTCATTCCTGAACAATATTGTCCAAATCTTATAGAAATTTTATACGGAATGTGCAAAACAGAAGAAGAAACAAATCGAGTTAGTCAGGAATTAGAACTATACATCAAGCACGAAATGCTAGACATTTTATATGTTATGAAATATATTGTAGATGTATTGCGTAGTAATAATGTTATTTGGGGTGTAGGCAGAGGCAGTAGCGTAGCAAGTTATGTGCTCTTTTTAATAGGAGTGCACCGCATCGATAGTATTAAATACGAGATACCGATAAATGAATTTTTCAAAGGAGAAAAATAATGGGTAAAATATACACAAGTATGAAAGGTAAAGAAATTGATATGGAGAAGCTTGCATTAAAAAACGAACTAACTCCTGCAGTAGGTAATATTAACGTAAACGCCAGAGGAGACGAGTTGGGACCGGGCGGAAAGATTCTCCGTACTAAAGAAGAAATTTTGCAGGATTATTACAACAATAATGATCGTACGGCTGCTGATCGAATTAACAAAAAATAAAGGAATATCATGACAACAATCTATGAAGCACGACCTATGGAAGTTCGTGCAATACACGACAATGTGATTATTACAGATATGGATTTTGGTGAAATTGTCACATCTGGTGGCATTGTACTTCGAAGTGATGATGCTCAAGCACACGGAGTTAAACCTAGATGGGGGTTAGTTTATAAAGTCGGACCAAAACAAACAGATGTATCAGAAGGACAATGGATATTGATCGAGCATGGAAGATGGACTCGTAAAGTAAAGATTCGAGACAGCCGAGGTGAAAAAGAAATACAACGAGTAGATGTAACCGGAATACTTGCAGTATCTGACGAAAAACCATCCGATGCTTATATTGGTCAAGAATTTACCAGTAGTTCAAACATTCGCCCAGAAGACTTTATGTAAATGTTGATTTATATTAAACAATTGCGTATAATTAATGTTTAAGGAAATATAAATGACTAATCCATTTCGCGATCAATCTAAGTTTATGAAAGCATGCGATCAAACTGTTGATAATTTTAATAAAGAACAGTTTAACTTATACGTTTCATTGATAGCAGAAGAAACAACTGAGTTAAATGATGCAATTGCAGCTAATGATAATATCGAAACATTGGATGCACTAATTGACATTCTAGTTGTTACAATTGGTGCCATTCATTCTGCAGGTTTTGACGCAGAAGGTGCTTGGAAAGAAGTTATGAGCACTAACTTTGCTAAGATAGGCGACGACGGAAAGGTTCGCAAGCGTGACGACGGAAAGGTTCTTAAACCACTAGGGTGGATTCCTCCAAACTTGTCTGGATTTTTAACAACTGCAGAAAAAGAAAATTCTCAATGAATGCGTAATAGTGTTTATATTTCAGTATAAACAAACAACAATTAAAGGTAATTATGAAACAACTATGGGTAGAGCAATATCGTCCTAAAACTGTAAATGAATATGTATTCCGTGACGAAAATCAAAAACGTCAAGTTAAAACATGGATTTCTGATAAAAGTATACCACATTTACTACTCAGCGGAAGTGCAGGTATCGGTAAAACAACGTTAGCCAAAATATTAATCAACGAAATAGGAATAGAAGGATTTGACGTTTTAGAAATTAATGCTAGTCGTACAAACTCTGTTGAAGATGTTAGAGATAAAATTACTAACTTTGTGCAAATGATCCCGTTTGGCCCATTTAAAGTTGTATTGCTCGACGAAGCTGATTACCTAAGTCCTAATGCGCAAGCAGCGTTGCGTGGAGTTATGGAAGAATACCATAGTACTGCAAGATTTATTCTTACATGTAACTATCCTCATAAAATTATTCCAGCTCTCCATAGCAGATGTCAAGGATTTCATGTTGAAAAAATTGATCATACCGAGTTTACAGCCAGGGTAGCAACTATACTTGTTACTGAAGATGTCGATTTCGATCTCGATACTTTAGATAGCTATGTAAGAGCTGCCTACCCTGACTTACGTAAATGTATCAACTTATTGCAACAAAATGTAATTGAAGGTAAGCTAAGTATTCCATCTGCAGGTGACTCGGGAATCGCAGATTGGAAGTTTGATATGGTAGAAATGTTTAAAGCTGGAAAAATTACTGATGCAAGAAGGATGTTGTGTGGTAAGATCCAACCTGAAGAAATGCTAGAAGTATACAGATGGTTATATGACAATATAGAAATTTTCGGAGATGAAATAATACAAGACCGTGCTATTGTAATAATCAAACAAGGCCTGGTTGATCATACGCTAGTGGCGGATGCGGAAATTAACTTAGCTGCATGTCTTATTAAATTATCGGCGCTGAATCGTGACACACCTAGTAACTGATAACTGTATTAAATGTAAACATACAGATTGTGTTTCAGTATGTCCTGTTGATTGTTTTTATGAAGGTCCAAACTTTTTAGCAATCGATCCCGATGAATGTATAGACTGCGGAGTGTGCATACCCGAATGCCCAGTCGATGCTATTAAAACAGACAACGATATCGATATTGACGTAGTTTTTTGGCTCGATATTAATACACGGCTTAGCAAAAAATGGCCAAATATTACTCGAAAAAAAGAAGCGTTACCCGATGCTGCCGAATGGAACGGAACACCCAATAAAATTAATCTTCTCGAGGAATAGTAATTTCAAACGTCAATAACGCCGAGCATGCTCGGCGTTATTCTATTCGTCTTTGTATATTTTTAAGATTTCCTTTACAGCTTCATGACGTTCAATGTCAGATGCAGTAAAATGGCACATATCGACATACTTCTGTTTTTCAAAGTTAGTAAATAACCCTAGGAATTCCAACAGTCCGTTATTGCTAGGTCGGTCTGCTTGCTGTAAATCGCCAGTTACTACCATTTTACTACCTGTACCTAAACGAGTGAGCAACATTTTCATCTGACTAGGAGTTGCATTTTGCATTTCGTCTGCAATAATTACTGCATGTTTAAACGTTCGACCACGCATATATGCTAGCGGACTTGTTTCTATCGTACCTTCTTCGATCATAGAAGCAATATCTTTAGCACAAAAGTTTTCTGCAAATACATCCATGATCGGTCTAGTCCACGGTGCCATTTTTTCATTTAAATCTCCCGGTAAAAACCCATGTTCTTCGTCAACAGAAACGGCTGGTCGAGTAATAATAATCTTTTCGACGATGCCGTCTTTTAATTGGTCAATTGCCCATTGTACTGCTAGCATAGTTTTACCAGTACCTGCTGGCCCTATTGCAAAAATTATCTTTTTATCAAAATCATTGAGTTTGATTAAGTAATTTTCTTGGCTTAGATTTTTGGGATATATTACCACTCGTTGCTTCTTTTTTGGGGCTTGTGCAAGCCCTACTACATTAGACTCGGTATATTGAGGTTTTTGAACTGCTGATCTTTTACGCTTCATGTAAGGTTAATCCTCCTTGGAATATGCAGTTACAAACGTTTTATTTGTTTCTGGCATAATCTTATTTAACTCAACAGCAAAAAGATTAAGTGTTATGTTTGTATTATGGCGATAAATACATTTGAGGAGAAATTATGGCCGATATTAAAGATATTATTCAAAACATTGAGCAAATATACGGATCTAACAATAGTTTAAATTTACTCAAAGATTTTGAAAGAGTGTTAGATGAACTAGACATGTATGTTTACGATAACTGGATAGATGGGGAATTAGTCAGTGGTCCGTACGAAAAAAGATACTTTGTCGAATGTACATTTATGTGGCCATACGACAAAATGCCTGATCCAACAGCCGGCACACGGCTAATTGATTACGGATGCAAGGTAGAATTTGCCGAAAGTAAAATAGCAAGTGTTAGAAAAATTAAAAAACCAGAGGATATTCGAGCAGGAACTCGTAAAGGTAAAATCGATTATTCCCCTATTTGGAGTGTTCGCATAACTATTCCTAAGAAGCTTATGAACGATATTAATAGAGGTTACCGAAATCTTGACCAAAATAAAGTAGCTGACATTGTTAACCAACAAACTATACAAGCCTCCAGTAAAGACAGCACAGAACAAAAAATACAGGATATTACAGATGAAGAATTACCAACAGATATTTGAAGGACTACGTACTAACGATTTACAAGAAATGATATACCCCACCTTCGAAGTTGATTCTTATAAATCAAAAATGGGCGAAGATCGAGACGTATGTGTGATAAGCTTTACTGCTAAGGATCGGGCGCCTGCAAGAGATCTTATGGAGTTTATTGAGAAAGGATATAACTTTGTATTAGATGCTGATATCAGCTCTGGAGAAAACGAAAATGGAGAATATTCTATATTCGTTGAAATAAAAAGAACTGATCAATTATCTGAACAAATTAAAGACTTAACTTATGGGGTGTACAAATTAACCAATATAAATGATTGGAAATTCAAATATCATAAGAATTCGCAAATACACGAAGCCTCCATGGATGTACTCGGAGAAGTAGTTCCTTCGACTCCTCAGCTATACGATGGTTTACTTTTAAAAATTAAAACAGAAGGTATTAAACAGTTTTTTAACAAAACATTAATGGATGATTTATCCATTAGTAACAACATAATTACAATACATAAACCCTTTGGAAAAACAGTTCAGTTAGAGATAATTTCTGAAGATAATCCGCAAGCTGTGATAGAAGGAGCAGCATCATTGGATACTAATGCAATGGGTGAGATTTTCTGGCTTACCAAAGTATTAGGAGATTATCAGATAGACAAGTATCAAGACCATTTTCTTTTTAAGAATGGCGATAATTCATTACTATTAAAAAGGTTATAATATGTTTATTTTATCGGAAAGAAGTCTAAGCAGGCTATCTGGAGTCAACGACTCGTTAGTACAGGTAGTTAAGTTAGCTTTTAATTATACTTCAGTTGATTTTGGAGTTACTGAAGGATTACGTTCAGTAGATCGACAGCGTGAATTGGTAGCAGCAGGTGCTAGCCAAACTATGGATTCAAAACACATTCAAGGGCTTGCTGTAGATTTAGTTGCATATATAGGTACTAGAGTGTCATGGGAGTTGAATCTTTACGATAACATTGCCGACGCTGTAAGATTAGCAGCTATGGAAGTTGATGTGCCTGTAAGATGGGGAGCAGCTTGGCATATAAAAGATATAAGGAAATGGGATTCTACAATGCAGGATGCAATGGACGAATACATCGATTTAAGAAGGTCTCAAAAAAGAAGACCGTTCATCGACGGCCCTCATTTTGAATTGTCAATTTAAGGAACCTATATGTGGCTAATTGGGTTTTTACCTGATGGTGTTTTCTATACAGCTTTACTAATCGGCCTATTGCTGATAATAGTTAGCGTATTTTTACAACAGTTTCCGTTTATTAGCAAATATAATACTCCTATTCTTCTGGCAGGTTTATTTTTAACAGTAGTAGGTGTGTGGTTTGCTGGCGGAATTAGCAAGGATAGTGAATACCGCGAACGCCTTGCTGACATGCAATTAGAAATTGCAAGAGCAGAGCAACGCGCATCAGAGGCTAATGCCTCTATAGAATATGTCTACAGAGATCGCGTGCAAGTTGTTGAACGAATAAAATACGAAGTGTTGGGTAGTATAAGAGAATATTCAACTGAGCTAGATAGTAACTGCCAAATTAATCCCAAAGTTGTAGAAATACTAAACAGAGCAACAGGAGCATCTCGATGAAATTATTTGTTGTAGTATTTGTTATGCTGTTAACAGGATGCCAAACTATAGTCGAACGTAAATTTCCCGACATTCCTCCTAGTATAAAAACTCAGTGTGCTCCATTACAACTTGTACCCGTCGATACAACTAAAATGTCTGACCTATTAGTTGTTGTTACTGACAACTATAATTTGTATCTCGAATGTCAAGCAAAAGTGAATGCATGGCAATCGTGGTATAAAGAACAAAAAACAATATTCGAAAGCGTAGACTAGGAGCAACTATGGACACTATTACAGAATTTTTAAGATTATTTAATGCTGAAAACATAATGGGGTTGTTGTTGTTTACATTAATTCTAGTCGTAATGGTTTCGTTGACTGTAGTACATTTAGATAAAACTGACAACATCAACCTTGAGGATTTAATTTCTACCAATAACAAAATCGATAGTGAAAAATTTGCACGGTTTGGAGCATGGATTGTTAGTACATGGGGATTTATATATCTTGTAGTCATGGGGCAATTAACAGAATGGTATTTTGTAGGATATATAGGAGTATGGGTTACCAACGCTATATTTGACAAGTATATGAATGAAAAAAAATCTTCTGTTAGCTAGTCGTAGTTGACAACGTAATATTTTTACAGTATAGTTATACTATGCGAGCATATAAATGAAAGATTACTATAGCCTACTAGAATTAACTTCTCCATCTTCTTCTGAAGAAATTAAAAAAGCTTATCGTAAATTAGCAATGAAGCACCATCCGGATCGCGGAGGTGATGAAGAACACTTTAAAAAAATAAACCAAGCTTATGAATTTTTAAGTGATCCAGAAAAAAAGAGTATGATAGATGCTGGGCACGACCCAGCTTCATCTAAAAATCCTACTAATTCACAAGATTTCCATTTTGATTCTGGAAATTTTAATGATATCTTTAGTCATTTTGGATTTAACTTTCATCATCAACGTCAACAGGTAAACAAATCTTTTAATTTTGTAGTAAATGTTACACTCGAGGATGTATTAGTAGGAAAAGAGATTGGTGCTGACATAACTCTTCCGGATAACTCAAATAAAACTATTAAAATTAATATTCCGCCCGGTGTGTTACATCGGCAACAGATAAAATACCACGGCTTGGGTGATGACAGTATTCCTGGCATTCCTGCAGGAGATTTAATTGTAAACGTTAATGTGCTACCCCACGCAATCTTTCACAGAGAAGGTAATCATTTAATATACGAACAATCTATTTCAGTATGGGACGCTATATTAGGAAGTACACTAACTATCGAAACGTTGTCTAAAAAACAATTTCAAATTTCAATTCCATCAGGAACACAGCATGGAACAATATTAAGCTGCCGAGCAGAAGGAATGCCAATTTTACGATCTTCTGATAAAGGAAATTTGCTAATTAAAATATCAACTAGTATTCCGACAAATTTATCTGTTGAACAATTACAAAAAATAAAGGAAATTAAAGATGGAGTATAATTTAGGAGAACATGAAAGTCTAGTTATGTCCAGTACAGCTTGGGATTTTTCTGTAAATAACAATGCAAAACAACTCGAACAAGATATGATAAACTTGATGATATCGAATAACGGCATTGGTCTGGCTGCTAATCAAATTGGGCTAACCGATCGTGTTTTTGTAATGGGCAGTTTTAACATCGACGGATTTCCAATGCCATTTGGTGTATTCAATCCCGTTATTCTCGAAGAAAGTACCGAAACTAGCTTGTTTCGAGAAGGATGTCTTAGTTATCCAGGACTGTATTTGAACGTTAAACGACCTTCAAAAATAACTGCAGAATACCAAGATAGCAACGCCAACACGCACACAGTGACTATGGACGGATACGTTGCTAGATGTTTTCAACATGAGCTGGATCACTTGAATGGTGTTTGCTTCGTTGACAACGTATCGCCTTTGAAATTACAATTAGCTATGAAGAAACTAAGGAAGAACCTAAAATGATTGAACCTAGTAAAAAATTGCAAGAGATTTTTGATAAATCTGTAGAGTTAGCGACTCTACATAAACACGAATACATAACTATCGAACATTTAGTACATTCTATAATGCAGGATGAGGATTCGTTCGAATTAATTAAGAAAGCAGGAGCAGATTCGAAATTTATTAAAGCAAATATTGATCAATACATTATTTCAAATCTTAACGATATTAAAGTTGATCATGAAGAGGTGAAGCCTAAAAAAACTAATTCGGTTGAGCGTGTGTTAAACCGTTGTTTTACGCAAGTATTATTTAATAACCGAGAAAACATAAACATTTCCGATTTGTTACTAAGCATTCTTAGCGAAAAGAATAGCTTTAGTTTTTATTTTATGTCTAAGGCCGGTCTTACTAAGGAAAAATTAATTAAGCATTGTCAAGAAAATCTTCCCGAGGCAGCAAACGATAGTACAAGCCAGCCAAATAAATCTCAAATCGATCAAGTCATCAACACTTATTGTACAAACCTTTCTGCGTTAGCAAAGCAACGTAAAATTGACCCGGTAATTGGACGAGATGAAGAAATTGAAAAAATACAATTAGTATTGGCTCGACGTAACAAAAGTAATGTTCTTATGGTCGGTGACCCTGGCGTAGGTAAAACAGCCATTGCGGAAGGTATTGCTCGAAAAATATTTGAGAAAAAAGTTCCTAAGTTTATTCTTGATCACGAAGTTTATACATTAGACATTAGTGCTATGTTAGCAGGGTCAAAATATCGAGGAGACTTTGAAGAAAGAGTTAAGTCGGTTATGGCTGCTTTAGAGAAAAAAGGAAAAGTTATCCTGTTTATTGATGAAGCGCACATGATGCAAGGTGCAGGATCGTCTAACCAAGGATCTAATGATATGAGTAATATGATTAAACCCATGTTAACTAAAGGTCTGATTAAACTGATTGCTAGCACAACTTGGGAAGAATACCGAAAGCATTTTGAAAAAGATAGAGCACTAATGCGCCGGTTTCAGCGGGTTACTATCGACGAACCTACTCCCGAAATTACAGTTAAAATACTTAAAGGTATTAAAAGATATTACGAACAACACCATAATGTAAAAATCACAGACGGTGCTATCGAACAGGCAGTAAAGTTAAGTGTAAAATACATGGCAGACAAAAAACTTCCAGATAAAGCCATCGATATACTCGACTGTGCTGCTGCTCGATATAAACTTAAAGATGATCCTGCCGAAGAAGGAATTACGCAGATTGTAGATGTTGAACAAATTGTTTATGAATTAAGCAAGATGATTAACATTCCATTGGAAAATGTTGCTCAAAAAGAAAGCAACAACCTTGCTAATTTAGAAAATAATCTAAAATCGATAGTTTACGGGCAAAATACTGCAGTTGAGACTTTATTAGACAAAATTTTTGTATCGCAGGCAGGCATGAAAAACCCCAATAGGCCCATAGGAAGTTTCTTGTTTTCTGGACCTACTGGTACAGGCAAAACAGAGACTGCTAAAGCCTTAGCCCAAAAAATGGGCATGGAATTGATAAGGTTTGACATGAGCGAATATCAAGAAAAGCATTCCGTTTCTAGATTAATTGGCTCTCCTCCGGGCTATGTAGGATATGAAGACAACGCTGGACAGCTAATTACTAAGCTACAAGAACATCCTAACTGTGTGCTGTTATTAGACGAAATTGAAAAAAGCCACTCGGATGTTAGCAATATTCTTTTGCAGTTTATGGATAACGGATTTGTCACAGGATCGAATGGAAAACAAGCTGATGGTCGTAATTGCATTCTTATTATGACTTCAAATTTAGGTGCCCGCGATAACGAAAATAACACTATCGGATTTGGCGATTTATCAAAAGACGGCGAGGACGATAAAGCTATTAAAAAATTCTTCCCTCCGGAGTTCCGCAATCGATTAGATGGTATCATTAAATTTGCTAAACTTGATACAAAAATTGTGCATAAGATTGTTGAGAAATTTATTAAAGAACTTAACGAACAATTATATGATAAGAATATTGAAATTATCATCGATGATGCAACAAACAAGTGGTTATCCGAAAAAGGCTATGATAGCAAGATGGGGGCTAGACCGCTAGGTCGGGTAATCGACAACGAAATCAAATCTCCACTGAGCCGTGAAGTATTATTCGGGGCATTGGTAAATGGCGGGTATGTGGATGTTACTATCGAAGAAGATCGCCCTAAATTTACTTTTAGAGAAAAAAGCATGAAAATTGCTAGAGCACCTCGAAAAAAGAAAGTTTTAAATAAGGTCGAAGAGCAAATATACCAAGTGTAAGTTGTAAAATTTATACATTCTAGTGGGGCACATTATACAAATAATGAGCCCCACTTTCACGTATATTATCTGATAAATAATGTTATGGCCACTGAAAATATCATCTTATTAAATTCTGCCAGTACGATTTCTGAAAACTTTCTTTATTCTAAAGAACAGAAAGGTGCTGGATACTATCGTAAAGAATTTCCGCTACACACTGCAATATTTCAAATTAATGATTTTAAAGGTCAGGTTAAGCTACAAGGTACATTAATTCTACACCCTGGTGAAAAAGACTGGTTTGATATAGAATACGATAACGGGCTTCCTGTGGAATCAATTGACAATGTTCCGTTAACCGTGTATACTAGTCGTAACTTTACAGGAAACTTTGTATGGATCCGAGCTGCATTTTGCATCCAGGACGGTACAATTGATGTAATTCGATATAGTGTTTAACTGATAAATATTGAGAAATCATAAGCCGAATACGTCGGTATGATGTTAGTACAAAAACTGGTGATAATATGTTATTAAAAGAAATGTTTAGTCCTGTTGGTGGTCCTAAAGAAAATGATCAAGATGTCGATTGGGCAGCTGACTTAAAATTCTTTATCGATAACGATAACAAAATGCTAGGAAATTACATCTTTCCTACTGTTGAAAAACATAAAAAGTATGTTGGAAATCCTGACGTATGGAAATTATATGTACAGCCAGTAAAGCAATGTCTCAAACATTATTTAGAAAAATACGAAGTAGAAAATTCAAAAGAAAAGTTCGACAAGTATGAAATACAAAAGTTAGCAAAAAAAATATCCGAGGAACAAGAACAATTTATCACAAAAGGCGATTACAATGAAGATTGATCAACACACAGACATACAACCAGTATTAGTAGTTGAAGGCGGAAACGTTTTCAAAGGGCAAACTAGTGGCATTAAGAAAGAAAATATTAGCCCAACATTAAATGAGTATTTTAAAGAGTTAGCTGCAATTTTTCCAAATAAGTCTAAAATCTTTAATGAACAATACTTTAATCCTGTAGGTTCTGTTGGTAAAGTAGACGAATCAGGAGATATTGATTTAGCAGTGGATGTATCGGTTATTTTAGACAAAGATATGTCAGACAATGCTATTGCAGAATGGGGAGTAGACCCGGCTGAAGTGTTAGCTGAATTCCAATTACTAACTAAGCGAGCCCGTACTTCCACACCTTCTCAATTAAGAATGAAAGCATTTTTAAAAGTATTAGCAAAACAAATTAACATCAAAGCACCTGTATTGAAAGCTGACGAGAAAAAAGTTTCCACTGGAAACATGTTTGGGCTTTACCCACAAAGTAATGCTTCTGGAAAAAAGCTAGATATAAATGTTCAGATAGATTGGATGGTGGGTGATCTGCCATGGCTTAAATTTTCTTATTACTCTGCTCCGCGTTTGTTAACTTCGAATGTTAAGGGCCTGCATCGCACACAATTAATGTTATCGGCATTCCAAGTAGCTAATTTATCATTTAATCATGTTACTGGGGTAAAAGATAAAGATACTGATCTTGTTGTCGCACACGATCCAGGTCAAGCACTTGCAATGCTAAGCGCACGATTAGGGTTTGATATATTACAAGAAGATGCAGAAGACTATTTTAAGTTGCATGCACTGCTTAAAGAAAAAATGAAACCTGCAGACTATTCTCAGCTTTTGAATGTATATTTTAAAATACTTGATTCTACACGAGCAGATATTCCTAATAATTTGCAAGAGGAATGGATTTTAAGGAAAGATAAATTGAGTTTGTCAGGAAAATTTCTTCCTGCTACATCAAACTTGTTAGCACAATTATAATGAGCGGGTCTACTGGTGCTGATCGGGTAAAAAGTAGAGCCGACTTCGATAAATTTTTGTTATCATACGACAACATTATTTCAAAATTTCCAGGGTTCGTTTCGTTGCACGTTTCAGGAAGTTACAACTCCGATTTTAACAAAACAAGCTTTGGTGATATCGATATCATTGTACATGTCGAGTCGGCTCATGATAAACCTACAGTTAAAAAAGAATTAGTGGTATTCTTTAATCAGATGCCTGATTCTGTTATTGTTCCGTTTACTTCTGTTAAACATTCAGGTAAAAAGACATACAACACTGGAGAACTAGTTACGGTTCGTTATTATGACAAACAGTTAGGGTATAGTGTGCAAATCGACAATATCATTGCGTTAGATTCTACAGAAGCACTATTTAAGAAACAATTTTTGGATTTGCCTGCTGCTAAGCAAGGTATAATACTAGGACTAGTCAAAGTTGCAGCTATCGAAACTGCTCCTTCAATTCTATTTGCAAAGTTGGGCATCGAAGTAGATAGTGAATTACCACTCGATCAAGAATATGAATTTAATCTGTCTAGTGTTGAACTACAGCTACGTAGAGTTAGTTACGTTCCTGGAACATTTAATCAATTGAATAAAGAAATTTTATGGACATCTAAGAATTTTGAAGATTTACGAAAACTATTATATCAATATAATTTAAGTTTATCATTTGACGAACTGTTAACAACTTCAGAACAGGTGTTGACAAACCCCCGAAGCGGTAATAGAATACAAGGCATATTTAAATCTATGATTACTGTAAAATCTGGAGAAATAGGAACTATGAAAGAAATTGAAAAAAATCTGTCGTTGTCTAAAATCGAAAGTGCCTTTACTCATGTACAAACAAAAATATGTAACTTTATATCATGAAACTAATTGAACTCTTTGAGAACCCTAATTCTAATACAGTTGCGTTTTGTTTTGGCAGAATGAATCCTCCCACACGAGGACATGCTCATTTATTCGAGGTCATGTCCGCTCTGGGGGACGATTACAAGATATTTGTAAGTTCTACTCAAGATAAAGAAAAGAATCCGTTAACTTATGAGGAAAAAATTAAATTTATTGGCGCAATGAATCCTAAATATGCAAGTCACGTTGTTAACAATAAAAGTCTAACCACTATAATAAAAGTTGCTGTATTTTTGTACGAATCTGGATATAGAAATGCAACATTTGTTGCTGGATCAGACAGGAAATCAATTTATAACACGTTGGTTGCATATAACGGAGTAGAAGGCAAAGCCCATGGATTTTACCACTTTGATCAACTAGATTTTAAATCTGCAGGAGATCGAGATCCTGATGCAGATGGTATCGAAAGCATTAGTGCTTCTACCGCAAGAAAGCATGCAGTAGAAGGCAATTTTTCCGAGTTTACCAACACTGTTGGAAATGATAAATATTCTAGAGAGATGTATAATAGAGTTAGGGAAGGAATGGGTCTTGGAAATGAAACAATTTAGAATTACAACAGCAAATATAACTCAGTCAGAAGACCATGATTGTATATTATCATCGGATGATCCAATCCACCAATTAAAAGCTGTCGGACAGCTAGGTGGATTAGGAGGAGAGGCTGCGCTATCTGCATATAGAAGTTTAACACTACCTGTCATACAGGGCAGCAATAAAGGACAAGTAGCAAGGGAGAATAGTATAAAACCAGGAACAGACGAATGGTTTAAACATTGGTTCGGAGATGCTAAATAGTACTATGAGAGCTATCGAATTTATTACTGAATTAAAAAAAAATCTTGTACCTGCTAAGCCACGAAATCCCGTTGCTAAAAATGCGTCTGCTACTATCGGCGGCGGCGGCGCAGGTTCTCACACTAACAAGAAAAAAGCAGCAAAGCAAGGAATCGATAAACACAAAAAGTCGTTATCTGTCCAAGCTGCAGGATAACATTAAACATGATTAACATTACTGAATCAGCTAAATCTAAAATATTAGACTTATTTCATGAAGAAGGGAAACCTGAATTAAAACTACGAACATTTGTTCAAGGCGGAGGATGTAGTGGTTTTCAATACGGATTTACATTCGACGACGAGCAATCAGACGACGATTTTGAAGTAGTCCTAGGCGACACTAAGTTATTAGTAGATTGTATGAGCATGCAGTATTTGTATGGAGCAGTTATCGACTATACCGAAGATGTCATGGGGTCTTCTTTTAGCATTAGTAATCCAAATGCACAATCTACATGCGGGTGCGGAAGCAGCTTCAATGTATGAGAGCATGCGAATTTACTGTCGAATCCAGAATCAAACCAACTGCAAACGACAGCATTTCGACGTGGGTACAGCATTTTCAAACTAGTGCCTTTCCTGCATTACAAAGAAAAGACCCAGAAACCTTAAAAAGAATGGCGCTTGCTGCAAGAAGCAAAGCAGTCAATGCTGCACAAAAAAGCACGCTTCGCAATCTTGCCCCACCGCCTTACGATTCTAATTCTCTTTATTGGCACAAAGATACAGACGAAAGCATACAAGAACGTAAAAGATTTCGCAAAAAGAAAAAAGCTCGTGGTGCTGCATGGGGGTACGGAGGATACGGGTTTAATACAGGATATAGCGGAACTATGGGAGGCGACGGCGGAGGTGGCGAAAGTATTACTCACGAAGCCAGTTATAAGGGAAATATTGGCATGATGGAAGTTATGAAATTTTATAAGTCTGCTAACGAAGAAGAAAAAGCAATATTTAAAGAGTTATTGGAAAAGAAGAAATTAGGATTAGCATGGCAACTTATACAAAAAGTAACAAACACTACCTTGCAAGGGCCGGAATTTAACAGCAATTTGTAGCAGCATTATGATAAATAATAATATGAAAATACGAGATATTTTAGAGACAGCAACAGCAGGTGCTACTTCCGCAGGAAATGTATCAGTTGGTGCTGTTTATAAAAATAAACCTGGCAAGACCCTAAAAAATAAAAACGGTACTGCCAAGAATGCGCTTGATTTAAAAGGAACAAACCTTTTGACCGGCGGAAGCATAAAAAGATAAATATATCTAACACTCTAGGATTAATAAAAATGGATTTTAAAAAACTTATTCAAAAAATTGAAAGCATCGATGGAAAAATCAAAACTCCATCTGCTCCAGTTATACCTTCTGCGATGACGCTAACTGAAGATGCTCAATTACGAGTGTTGAGCGGACGCACATCTTATGTTGCAGAGGCTAAAAAAGAAAAAGAAACTAAAGAAGCGTTTGATGCTAATGCACAACCAGGAGATACTTACCAAACTAAGACTGGAGTGGCGACTAAAACTAAAACTGGTATGCGTCATAACAGAACTAAAGGTTTATACGATCCAGGCAGTGACGATAAAGATGATAAAAAAGTTAAACGAGACGCTAAAAAAACTGCAGCTAAAGAACCTGCTACTACAGAATCATTTAATACCGATGCATTTGACTTAAAGTTTTCTAGAATGGTAGAAGCAAAGAAAAACGACGATAAAAAAGAACCAACTGCAAAAGCTGCTAAAAAAGCTAACACAAAAGCACAAGCTAAAACTTCATTCGACAATATGCTAGGCAATCCGTTAAAGGCGTTAGGCGACCTTAAAGTTAGAGAAGTTTCCGACAAAGATAGCGACTCTGAAGACAGAACTGACGAGTCTTCTGTATATGACTTCGATAAGCCTGAAAGAAAGAATCATAGCACAGAAAGTATGCCGTCCAAAGCGCACATTGCTAAAATGTGCAAAGATGGAAAAACCACAGCAGAAATTTGCAAGATGCACCCAGACTGTGACCAATCTAAATTAAAAGAAATGATTAAAGATTGTAAAAGCATGCAAGTCAAAGAAGGTGCTAAACCTGATTTCTTAGATGTAGATAAAGACGGTGACAAGAAAGAGCCAATGAAAAAAGCTGCTGCTGATAAAAAGAAAGGTGCTGCTCCTAAAAAAGGAGTAAATCCTTTTGCTAAGAAAAAGTCTACAGTAAAAGAAAGTGTTGATCGTAAACTATCATTTAAAGAAATGATCTCTATTGTAGAAGCCAGTGGCGGACAACAACAAATTGATCCTATTGATAAAGCGTTGTTTACATGGGCACAACGTGTGGCATCGCAAAAATTTAATGAATCAACTAAGTCGGAAGTCTATGCAGGATTGATTTACGAACGTAATGGTGGACGATTTGAAATGTACGATGTACTAAGAGAAACCAAAAAGTAATTTAACCAGTTACTAAAAAAATAAGCCAGTTATGTATTGACTGGCTTTTTTTATCACCGTATACTATACACTTAAGGAGATTTAAACATGCCAAAAATGTATGGACCAGAAGAAAAAGCAAAATTAGAAAGATTAATCAACGAAGGCAGTAATGTACTACGCGAAGTTAAAGATTTACAAGAAGGACTGAAAGAAACAGTTAAAGCAGTAGCAGAAGAATTACAAATTAAACCTGCTGTTATTAACAAGGCCATCAAGATTGCACACAAAGGCGATTGGGAAAAACACGAACACGAATGGCAAGAAATTGAAAGCATTCTCGATATTACTAAACACTTGCCCGAAAAAGAATAATGGATCAAGTAACTAGCACAGCAGTTAACGTATTCAACTGGGCTAAAAATGATTTTAAAGCATGGCCTGCTAGGTTTGTGCTGGAAATATCAGCATGGTTTATGAGTATCGGTTGTGCTATTACTATGGCCACTACGTTGCCGAATCCTCCGTTCTTAATACTTTATCCTATCTTTATTACTCAATGTATTATATTTGGTTGGTCTGCATGGACCCGACGCTCGACTGGTATGGTCGCTAATTATCTTCTTTTAGTCAGTATAGATAGCGTAGGATTAATAAGATTAATAAGTATGTAAAAGAAAGGTCTGTGGGCCATAAACCACAATTAGGTATTTGTCAGCCTAAAAATGACATAGGAGAATAATAATGAGTTATGTAGATGCATTTTATAATAGAGATCAAGATGCAATTAACGTTGTAGAACGAGATACTGATGGAAAGAGGCATTACAAAGAATTTCCTGCTAGACATTTATTTTACTACTATGATGTTAAGGGAAAGTTTCAATCAATAAAAAAAGAGCCATTGAGTCGGGTAAGTTCCAGGAACTTAAAAGAGCACCGAAAAGAAATGGCAATACACAATAATAAGAAATTACACGAAAGCGACATCAACCCTGTTTATCGCTGTCTAGAAGATAATTACCTAAATCAAGATGCTCCGAAACTTAACGTAGCGTTCTTTGACATTGAAGTAGATTTTGACCCAGAACGAGGATATGCATCGCCTGCAGATGCATTTATGCCAATAACTGCAATAGCAGTTCATTTACAATGGCTCGATACTTTAGTATGCTTAGCAATACCGCCAAAAACATTGTCTATGGAAGAGGCTACGCACCAAGTAAAAGATTTCCCAAACACTATTTTATTTAAAAGTGAATCGGAAATGTTAGATTCGTTTTTAGATTTAATACAAGATGCTGATGTGTTAAGTGGGTGGAATAGTGAAGGCTTTGATATTCCTTATACTGTTAATAGAGTTACCAAAGTCCTTAGCAAAGAAGATACTAAACGATTTTGCTTGTGGGGCCAATATCCAAAAAAGAGAGAGTATGAAAAATACGGAAAGACTGCTAGTACTTACGATTTAGTAGGACGTGTTCACTTAGATAGTTTAGAGTTGTATCGCAAATATACGTATGAAGAACGTCATAGCTACAGTTTGAATTCTATTGCAGAATATGAGCTAGGAGAAACTAAGACACAATATGAAGGATCGCTGGATCAATTATATAATAACGACTTTAAAACATTTATCGAATACAACAGACAAGATACTATGTTGTTAGATAGTTTAGATAGAAAATTAAAATTTCTAGATCTCGCTAATACGTTGGCACACGAATGTACAGTGTTGTTACAAACTACCATGGGAGCAGTAGCTGTTACCGAACAAGCTATCATCAATGAAGCACATAAAAGAGGAATGATAGTTCCTAATCGTAAACACAGAGATCCCAATGAAACTAATCAAGCAGCAGGTGCGTATGTTGCATATCCTAAAAAAGGCATACACGAATGGATTGGATCGTTAGATATTAATTCACTGTATCCTAGTGCTATTCGAGCACTTAACATGGGTCCTGAAACTATCGTAGGACAGTTACGTCAAGATGGCACTAATGACTTTATCGATTCACAGATAGCAAAAGGAAAATCATTCGCGGCAGCATGGGAAGGTATATTTGGTAGTTTAGAATATAGCGCAGTAATGAGCAGAGAAGCCGGAAGAGATATTCAAATAGATTGGGAAAACGGCGGAAGCGATACATTATCGGCTGCACAAATACACGACTTAATTTTTGACAGCAACCAGCCGTGGACGTTAAGTGCCAACGGCACAATCTTTACCTACGAGTCGGAAGGAATTATTCCCGGACTGTTAAAACGATGGTACGCTGAACGTAAAGAAATGCAAAGTAAGCTAAAGGATGCAATTGCTGCTGGTAATAAAATCGAAGAAGAATATTGGGATAAACGGCAATTAGTAAAGAAAATTAACTTAAACAGTTTATATGGTGCAATTCTGAATCCAGGATGTAGATTTTTCGACAAGCGGATTGGACAGTCAACTACTCTAACTGGCAGAGCAATTGCACGACACATGGCCGGGAAAGTTAACGAGATTATTACTGGTGAATTTAGTCATACTGGAAAATCGATTATTTATGGAGATACTGATAGTTGTTATTTTTCAGCGTATCCTACATTAAAGAAAGAAATCGATTTAGGGAAATTATCATGGAATAAAGAATCGATTGTTGAACTGTATGATACTATCGGTGAGGAAGTGAATAGTACATTTCCTAAATTTATGCAAGATGCATTTCATTGTCCTAAATCCAGAGGAGAAGTTATCCGGGCAGGCAGAGAATTAGTTGCATCTAAAGGGTTGTTTATTACAAAGAAAAGGTATGCAGTTCTTTATTACGATAAGGAAGGAAAACGAGCAGATGTAAATGGATTGCCTGGCAAGATTAAAGCACTAGGGCTAGATCTTAAAAGGTCAGATACTCCAGTTGTAATTCAAGACTTTTTAAATGAAGTACTAACTATGGTTCTTAACGGTGTTGAAAAAGAACAAGTACTAGCACATATTTGTGAATTCCGGACTAAATTTAAACTAAGGCCCGGATGGGAAAAGGGTAGCCCAAAACGTGCTAATAATATTACGCTGTATCAAGCTAAAGAGAAAACCGCAGGTAAAGCAAATATGCCAGGGCATGTTAGAGCTAGTATCAACTGGAACACTCTTAAACGCATGATGGATGACAAATATAGTATAAACATTACAGACGGTGCAAAGGTCATTGTTTGTAAATTAAAAAGTAATCCATTAGGTCATACAAGTGTTGCGTATCCTGTCGACGAATTAAGATTACCGCAGTGGTTCAAAGATCTGCCATTTAATGACGCGGAAATGGAAACTGCTGTTATTGATGAGAAATTAGAAAACTTAATCGGTGTTCTCGAATGGGATATTAAATCTACAAGAAGCGACAACAATTTTGTAAACTTATTTTCTTTTGAATAAGAGAATTAAACGGTAGAAATAAAAGTTGAGTTTCAACTCAAACCTAAATACAATATATTATAAAGGAGAAATTTTAATGCAAGATATTTTAATGGACATTGTAGCACACACTTATAGCTTAGGTGTTATCCCATTAGTAAAGATTACTGGCGATAGTACAGGCACACACATCGAATCGATGTCAGATGACCGTAGTGTTATTTTGGTATGTAAAACAAAAAAAGATGTAGCACAATTTGCAGATTCAGTTTTCGGTATGCCTAACTTAGATAAGTTAAGTTTACATTTAAAGAATCCTGAATATAAAGATAATGCAAAAATCGAGGTTGTTATTTCTAATCGCAATGGCGTTGATATGCCTACTAGTTTGCATTTTGAAAATGCGGCTGGAGATTTTCAAAACGATTATAGATTCATGGTTCACGATATTATTAACGAAAAACTAAAAACAGTTAAATTCAAAGGTGCTACGTGGAATATCGAATTTGAACCATCGATGTCTAGCATTGGCAGATTAAAACTGCAAGCATCTGCACACACTGAAGAAAATGTTTTTCACGTTAAAACAGAAAATGGTAACTTAGTATTCTTGTTTGGAGATGCTAGTACACACGCAGGCAGCTTTACTTTTCAATCAGGCATTACTGGTAATTTAAAACAATCATTATCTTGGCCTGTTGGTATTGTTATGAGCATTCTCAATCTAGACGGAAATAAGAATGTAAAAATTTCAGACGCTGGTGTTATGATGATTGCTGTCGATAGCGGATTAGCAGAGTACAACTACATACTTCCAGCGCAGAGTAAATAATGAATAAAAATTTAACAGCAACTCAAAACGACTATGCATACTTTCTTCCTGCTACATCAGGATTCTATGCATCGTTTATTGGATATCAAAGACATAGATACCCGTATGTACAACCAAGCAGAATTCCTCAAAATTTTGTAACGGATGTCGAAGGTCTTAATTTTTTAGATCCAGTAAACGGGCTGTTTAATTTCGATCATTGCTTGTATTCTGCAGGACATGCAAATTTGGATCTTAATAAAAATGACGACAGAGAATCTATGTTTAGAAATCGAGACCGTACAAACAGTTGGGTATTAGGCGACTCGGGCGGATTCCAGATCGGCAAAGGAGTATGGGAAGGGGAATGGAAGGACCCTACCGGTCCCGAAGTTGCTGCATTAATGGCAGATGCCGTTGCTAAAGGAATCGAGTTAGTTCCTATAATAGATCCTGTTACTGGTAATCCTAAAACGGACAAAAAAAGAGCTATAAAATATTCCAAAATTGACCACGTCAAAGTATATCAAGCAAAATTAGATGCTGCTCAAAAAAAGCGAGAACAAGTGTTAACTTGGATGGATGCATTAATGGATTATGGTATGGTACTTGATATCCCAGCATGGGTGGGGCGCAGTCCTATCGGCGCCAAAAATAGCGGAGTCAAAGATTATGATCAAGCAGTAATGGCCACCAAATATAACAATGAATATTTTATCAAGAATCGTACTGGTGCTTGTAAATTTTTAAATGTTCTGCAAGGTGAACATCATGGTCAAGCAGACGACTGGTATAATAAAATGAAAGATTTTTGTGATCCTAAAATTTACGGTGATCGAGCTTTTAATGGTTGGGCGATGGGCGGACAAAATATGTGCGACGTAGACTTGGTATTACGAAGACTGGTTGCTTTAAAATTCGATGGTCTGCTAGAAAAAGGCCAGCAAGACTGGATGCACTTTCTAGGAACTAGTAAACTAGAATGGGCTTTATTATTAACCGATATACAACGTGCTATAAGGAAACATCACAATGAAAACTTTACCATATCTTTTGATTGCGCCTCACCGTTTCTTGCAACAGCAAATGGACAAATCTATGTCCAAACAGAAATTGCAGACCGGAAAAAGTGGATCTACAGAATGTTGCCTAGTATTGACGACAAAAAATACGCAGCCGATACCCGTTTATTCAGAGACGTCTTAGTGCAAGATGGACATTTTAAAAACTTTACAAATAGCCCAGTTATAGACGGTGTTAAGATGAACGAAATATGTGTTTATGCACCGGGTAACGTAAACAGGATGGGTAAAGTAAACAAAACTAGCTGGGACAGTTTCACGTATGCTATTATGATGGGCCATAATGTATGGATGCATATTAGTGCTGTGCAAGAAGCTAATCGCCAGTACGATGCCGGGTTATGTCCTGCAATGTTAGTAGATGAGAAATTTAACAGGACCTACTTTAAAGACATAGTAAATGAAATTTTTGCTGCAAAAGATAGGGAATCTGCCATTGCTATTATCGATTATTATGATAAATTCTGGCAAGCTATACCTGGAACTCGAGGAGCGGTAGGTAAAAAGACAGTTAATTCTAGTAATAATTTTTTTAAATTATTTAAGGAAGTATCCGACGACACATCAACATTACATGACGACGGGGAATTTTCTGAAGAAGAAAAACTTAAACTTGATCAGTTGGAAAATGAAATTAAATGATATCAGCAGATAATAAACTGAATAGTTTAATAGTAGGTCTAGGTATAGGACAGTTATACAAAAATGTATTTTTAGAACTAGAGTACAATGTAGATACTGTTGATACTGATGTTGAAAAAAATGCAACTTACGGCAATATCCAAGAAGTAACCAAGCAATATGATATTGCTGTAATTTGTACTCCTAATTTTACACATGAAGCAATTGCAAGGAATATTGCAGATAAGTGTAAAATTGTATTAATCGAAAAACCAGGAGTAAAAGATTCTAATGCATGGGCGCAGCTAGTTAAGGATTTTCCAAAGACTCGATTTATGATGATTAAGAATAATCAATACAGAGAAGAAATTGAGTTGTTTCGATCTCAATGCGAACGTAGTAATAAAATAAGTATCCAATGGAATAATTCTAACAGGATTCCTTATCCTGGAAGTTGGTTTACTACGAAAGCATTGGCATATGGAGGAGTAAGCAGGGATCTTATTCCTCACATGCTTAGTTATTATTGTATATTAGCAGATTACTCAAAAGTAGCACCTGTTAAATCTGACTCGAAACAACACTACAATCTATCGGACATTTTTAGTACTGATTATGGCACTGTTAATTCAAACGGAACGTATGATGTAGATGATTATAGTTATATACAATTCAACAATAATAAAGAATGGAATATTAGTGCTAATTGGAAAACTAATTTAAATCGTGACAACTGCAGCATTACGTTTTTTACAGATACTTCCGAATCGTCTTATATGCTAGGCTTGTGTCCTGAATCAGCCTACAAGACTATGGTATCAACTGCTATTAATAATCTAAATAATAATAAGTTTTGGGAAGAGCAACTTTCCCAAGATATATGGATACATCAACAAATTGAGAATTTATGATAAGACTTTTACAAACTATCGGTGAAGGACATTTCTTCGAAACTACATTCTACGATGAACCATTAGGCGCAAACGAAATTAAAGTTAATGCAATAATGACAGGTGTATGTCGAAGTGACATCGATATGATGAACGGAGAATTTGGTCTGCTACCTTCGCACATGCAAGGACACGAAGGTATTGGTCAAGTATTTGAAATAGGCGCCGATGTAACCGATGTTAAAATCGGAGATTATGTTGCTACTCGGGGTGAACCTGCTTACGCTGATCAGTATAAAGTCCGCTATCAAGAATACGTAACTATTCCGCAGGCACATCCTCGATATATACTGGAACCAGTTGCATGTGGAGTTAATATTATTCTCCAAGCAAGAAAAAATTTAGAATTATTAGAGGGTGATAATAAAAAACTTTTAATAATTGGCAGTGGATTTCTTGCTTGGGTTGCATATAATACAATAAAAACATGCAATCTTGATTTTGAGATAGATGTAATAGGCAGTAGTAATCGAGAGTTGTGGCAAGATACTCTTGTAACTACTACTGCCAGCAGCTACGATGTAGTTATAGATCTAAGTGGAAAGTATGAATTGGGCACAGTAATTGAATTATGCAACGGAGCATTAATAATCGACGCTGTGGGTAAAGCAGTTTCCAAAAAAGAAGCGCAAGCTCAATTATGGAAAGCGTGTACTACTATTCATCCGAGTCCACGGACACTTACATTTTATACTGCAATGGTAATGGCTCGAGATATGGTAGAATCAAAAAAAATAATCGTCGATTCTTTCTGGACAAAATGTTATAATCGTAATACAGAATGGCAACAGGCATTTGCAGATGGAAAAAATCGTCCAACAAATTATAACAGAGGATATATTAAATGGGATTAAATACAGAAGAAAGACAGGATATTATTTATTTTACAGGGTATGAAGTAGAGCATACTATTTGCTACGGTATGAAAACTTTGTTTGTAGTAGGTACCCCGCCGTTAAATGAAATCCTGCAGCAAGCAGAAAATGCTGGAGATATTAAACATATTTACTTTGGTACTAGCCAAAGTTTTAATCCTAAATCTAATTCGTTTGAAGAATACAAAGCATGGAATGAGATTATTATCGGGTGTTTAAATAAACAATTCTGGGTCAGTTTAGACTTCGATGTTAAACATATAGACGGAGTACTCGAAAGTGGATACAACGAGCACGATAAATTTGTTCCTATGATCAGTGTTAAGTTACCGTATATTTCTGAACTTAATTATAACGCTACACTCAAACTAGATGATCGAACCTGGGGAAGTACTAATCCGGGAGTATGGACTCATCATCTGCAAAGTTTAATGAACAAAGATAAATTTACATTCTGGGACCAGTACACAGACGACACTGCTACTAAATGAAATACAATTCCAATAACAATAATAGGAAAAATATGGAAACCACTTTAAGTAAAATATTGCTTGTGAGAATATCAGTATGAATACAGACACATATATAAAAGTTCGTACACAATTTGAAGGATATCATTATTATCCTGAAGCTGGTAAAATCGACAGTAGAATTAAATTTTTAGAATTTGAACACAGACACATGTTTAAAGTTGAAGTAAAGATTTCAGTTTCGCATTTAGACCGAGAATTAGAATTCTTTTTGGTCAAATGGGCGTTGCAAAATTACATTAAAGATAGTAAAATGAATCATAAAAGTTGTGAGATGATTGCAACTGATATTTTAGAGAATCACTTAATGCCTAGCTACGGTACAGATAGGTATTACGAGATAGTAGTGTCAGAAGACGGCGAGTCGGATGGCATTGTTGAATACAACCCAATTTAAAAAAAATATTTAAAGGAATAATTAAAAATGATTAAAAGCTACAAAGGTTATGCTTATTTTGACAATAACCCAAATATTGTTAAGATCTTTCAAGATCTTGAAGCATATCAAGATTTTTGTCGTTTCGAATTGCGAAACTTTGATCCTGCAGACCTTTACAAACGAGACAACGAAAATTGGAAAGCTTACCAATACAGCAAGCGTCCGAAGCGTCCGTGGAACGGAAAGCCAAGAGGAAATTGGAATAAAAATGAGAAATTTGTTTCTCGTTGATTTGGAAGATGTTTCCACTCGTTATACTGGCGAGTGGAAAGAACATCTTCCTAAACTTTTATCACAAACAGGACACAAAGTTCATGTCATATCTGGACCTACCGATATACCTAATGCTACAACTCCGGGAGCTTTTCTCAACTTTGGCGGCACAAATATATACAAGGCTAATCAAGTTGAGCAAATTGGCAGACTATTTTGCAATGGACGCATTTCAGCCGGCGACCATTTTATTTTTAGCGATGCGTGGCATCCAGGAATTATCAACTTAAAGTACATGAGCGAGTTGTTGGATATTCCTGTAACTACACACGGACTTTGGCATGCAGGAGCATATGATCCTCAAGATTTCCTAGGACGCATTGTGGGTAATAAGCCTTGGGTAAGTCATGCTGAAAAAAGCTTCTACCACGCATTTGATCATAACTATTTTGCCACCCAGTTTCACATTAAGTTGTTTTTTAAAGAAAGATTGAATGATGGACTAACTAGTGAAAACCCTTGGTACGAGGAAGATTTAAATGATGTACTAAGTGGTGTATATGAAAAGATTGTTCGTACAGGGTGGCCTATGGAATATATGCCAGACACTTTGGCAATGTATAAGAATATGCCCAAGCGTGATCTCATTTTATTCCCGCACAGAATTGCTCCTGAAAAACAAGTTGAAATATTTCGTGACTTAAAAGAACAGTTACCGCAATATGAGTTTGTAGTATGCCAAGATCAGCAATTGACAAAAAATGAATATCATAACTTGTTAGGCGAAGCAAAAATGGTATTCAGTGCTAATCTTCAAGAAACATTGGGCATAAGTTGGTATGAAGGTGCATTGGTAGGGGCTATTCCGTTAGTGCCTGATAGATTAAGCTATAGCGAAATGGCACTAGAAGAATTTAAGTATCCTAGCGAATGGACTGAATCGTTTGATTCCTACTTATTACATAGACAAGAATTATGTAATAAAATTACGCAATACATGAACAATTACGATGCATACTTAATTGGCCTAAATAAACAAGTAATCGTGTTATCTGAAAAGTTTTTTAGCTGTAACACAATGTTGGAAAAATTAAAAAATGATAACTGAAAAAATTGGTATTATTGGCAAGGGCTTTGTAGGAAATGCTGTTAAAATGTCATTCGAATTTAAAGTTACCAGCACTGTTATTGTTGATATTGATCCAAAAAAATCAACAGGCACCTACAAAGATTTAATGGATTGTCGGGCAATTTTTGTTTGTGTGCCTAGCCCAATGAACATCGATTTAACATGCAATACAACAATACTAGAAAGTGTTTTAGAGAATTTAAAAGAATACAAAGGAGTGATTATTAGCAAAACTACTGCTCCGCCTTCAAAATACGAAGAATTAAGTTTAGCATACCCAAACCTTGTGCATTGTCCTGAGTTCCTGACATCAGCTAACGCAGTTGGGGATTATATGCATCAGGATTTTTCTATTATCGGAGGAAACATTAGTGCGTATGTTACTGAAGCAAAAGAAGTTATTCTTGAATCATTACCACATGTGACATCAGTTTTACAATGCTCGATCGGAGAAGCTGCATTTTCTAAATATGCAGTAAACTCTTTCCTTGCAACTAAAGTGGTTTTCATGAATGAATTATATAGTCTAGCGAAATCTGCAAATTTAGATTACGAAAAAATAAAATTCATGATTTCACACGACGACAGAATTGGAACTTCGCACATGTCAGTTCCTGGCCCAGATGGAAACTTTGGATTTGCAGGAGCATGTTTTCCGAAAGATACTTCAGCATTTTGTCAGTATGCAAATAGTGCAGGAGTTGAGTTGAGCGTATTGGAGTCTGCAATAAAGAAAAATATGTTACTATACTTGACCTCCCCGAAATAAAGTTATATACTATAAAGTTAGACCCAAAATAAACTCGGAGAATAATAATTGGATATCAGCAAAGATCTAGACAACAACGGATACACAGAATCGTATCTCGGTGGCGCAATTCGAATGGCTATGCAGCGAGATGGTAAAAGATTCTGGGCAGGAGATAACATCAGCGAGTATATTAATGCCGAAGATAAAGAAATATTAATCGATGATGCTGCAAAAGCGTTCGAAGGTGTATTGGATGCACTTTTAATTGACCGCGAAAACGACCCTAATTCAAAAGGTACTGCACGGCGATTGGCAAAAATGTATTTTAACGAAATTATGGCTGGTCGTTATGATCCAGCACCAGACGCAACAGCCTTTCCTAATAATACAATAGACAGATATGAAGGCATGTTGGTAGTGCGTAGCGAACTAAAAAGTATATGCAGTCACCATCATCAACCAGTAACTGGTGTTGCATACATTGGGATCCTTGCGGCCGATACACTGATCGGTCTCAGTAAATATTCTCGGCTAGCGCAATGGTGTTCGCGCAGAGGAACACTACAAGAAGAATTAGCTATGGATATCGCTCGTGAAATTATGCGCTGTACTGGATCCAGCGATGTCGGCGTGCATATAGGAGCAGAACACGGATGTTGTACAAATCGAGGAATTATGGCTACAAGCTCATTAACACAAACTACTATTCTGAGAGGAGCATTTAAAAATGACTCAGCTACAAAGAAAGAGTTTTTCGATAACATTAAACTACAGCAATCTGCTGTCGGAAAAGGAGTATATTAATGATAGATGCAAAAGTACAAGTGCATTGCACTGATAACGGACAATCCGTCGACGGATATGTTTTAAATTACAAGCCATTAAAGCTATTAGAAGTAGCAGTCAACACCGTCAAGGTTAGCATGTTTTATAAAAATAATGCGTACATTGGCAAAATGGCGGGCTTAGAATTTACAGTAAAACACGATAGCCTTCCTAAAGAATCTAAAGAGTATCAAAAATAATGAAGCAAAAATTTGTACTGGCATATATGGATATAGCACATAGAATAGCTGATCTTAGCTACGCTCGAAGACTGAAAGTCGGTGCAGTTATTGTTAAAGACGATGTAGTGACTTACGGATATAATGGTACTCCGAGTGGATGGGATAATAACTGCGAAGACGTGATTGCCGAATTCGAAACAGTATATAGCGAAGTAATTAATATGATGCGAACTGTTGAATTAAAGACGAAGCCGGAAGTGCTGCATGCAGAATCTAATGCAATTAGCAAGATTGCTAAATCAACAATTAGTGCGCAGGATGCAGATATGTTTATAACACATAGTCCGTGTATCGATTGTGCTAAATTAATATCACAATCCGGCATTAAACGTGTATTCTACAGCAATGATTATCGCAGCCAAGAAGGAATAGAATTTTTAAGGAAAAGTGGAGTTTCGGTTGAACAAATTGAAAGATCCGTGTACACTAAACTATGAATAAAACATTTAATCAAGAAACTTTAGACATTCTACAAGAAGAATGTGCAGAAGTTATCCAGGCAATTAGTAAATGCAGGCGGTTTGGATTAGACAATTTTAAACTAAATAAATCCAAGACAAATCTAGAACATTTAGAGGAAGAACTAGGAGACATGCTGGCAATGATTGACCTTTTATTAGAGCAAGAGGTAATTCAGCAAAGCAACTTAGATAGAGCAAAAGCATCTAAGAAAGAAAAACTTAAACAATGGTCAAAAATTTATGAGCAAAATTAAAATAGCAGAGCTGTTCTACAGTATACAAGGCGAAGGACGTTATATGGGCGTCCCTAGTGTATTTCTGCGTACATTCGGGTGTAATTTTACCTGCTCGGGATTCGGTATGCCGCGTGGTGAACTTAGCACAGAAGCAGATGAAGTAGCACACACACATAAAAAGATTGAGACATTTTTTAAGTACGAAGACTTGCCGCTTGTTAGCACGGGCTGCGATAGTTACGCATCTTGGCATCCTGATTTTAAAGAGTTGAGTCCTATGCTAACAAGTGATGCTATTGCAGATCGGATTGCCGAAATACTTCCGTTTAAAGAATGGCGTGATGAACACTTGGTTATTACAGGCGGAGAGCCGTTGTTAGGATGGCAACGTGCATTTCCTGATCTACTGGATCATGAAAAAATGTATGGCTTAAAAGAAATTACATTTGAAACAAATGGTACTCAAAAGTTAACTGAAGAATTTAAACATTACTTAACAGTATGGAAAGGATTACCAAAACATCAACGTGAAATTACATTTTCGGTGAGTGCTAAATTACCCTGTTCAGGCGAAGCATGGGTAGATGCAATTAGACCTGATGTGGTTTGCGAATATGAACGAGTCGGTACTGCTTATTTAAAATTTGTAATCGCTACAGATCAGGACTTTGCAGATGCTAGACTTGCTGTTAAAGAGTATCGTGAAGCTGGGTTTAGAGGACACATTTATCTAATGCCAGTAGGTGGTGTGGAAAGTGTTTACGCATTGAACAATCGTAAAGTGGCGGACTTGGCAATGAAACACGGCTTGCGATACAGTGATAGGCTTCAAGTTCCTTTGTTCAAGAACGAATGGGGTACGTAATGAATAAATTAAAAGGAGAAGTAAAATGAAAGCTAAACTAGTCGAAACAAACGGACATTCTGGTGTCGAAATTAACTTTGTAACGGATCTTGGTGATCTTCGTACAGTATTATTGCGGTATGCTACTAACGAACAAGGCATGCATGTTTTCGAAATTAACAACGAAACCTTAACTGATTTAGTACAGTTGATCAACGTATAATGCCGCTAGATTCACAATTCAATAACTCTGCAAGACAGCAACATTGGGAGTTGAGTAGATCGGTTGGGTGGAAATTAAAATTTTGTATATTTCCCCAAAAATGCTTTTTAACAGGGAAACTTTTATGGTTGCGTCGAGCGTACAATGGTAGTAGTCTAGTAGTAGGGCCAGGCGGAGCATTTTTCAATACTTATTGGCTGGATAAAAACGAATTCCTAATATGGAACTTAAAAAGGACTTAAACATGAAACTATTTGCCGATTATGTTATTATTATTACAGCACAACTATTACAGTTAACATTTATTGCAGTAGCGGTGTACGCAGTACTTGACAAATTTTAAAATAATTGTATACTAATTTTATGAAAAAAATATTTTACGAGAAAGTTGGAAAAAGATACGTTCCGGTGTCTGAGTATAATGACGAATTATTAGACAGTCGCAAATACGGTGACTATTTAATTTCAGTCCGTCCAGGCTGCACTTCCACAATAAAAGTTGTCGACCCTGCATTCGCTCCGATGGTTGCAGCTGGATTGTATGCTCGACAAAGTATAGAAGAAGCATTGCTAGAATCTTCAAAGTTTAGTCCCAGTCGTGAACCTATTACTGCTGAGCAACAAGAAGCATGGAAAAGATTGTCAGATTCGTTCGGTGAACAATCATCTACATTGCAAAAAAAATCTATACACGAAATTGCTCAGACGGGCATCGACGAAATGCAAAAGCAAGCTAATTTGCTATTAACAAATGATTCTGTTAAAATTGCATTTAATAATTTTTTATTGGTGTCTAAACTGACACAAGAAACAAAGGAACGCAATCATGTTTAAACAATTTATTGAAAAATGGCTAGGGCTTGACAAAATAAAAGAATCAGCTCTTAAAGAAGTAGAAGATGCTATTGCACTTGCAAAGGAAGCTAACCAAGCAGCACTCGAAGCAGAACTTGCAAGAAAAATTGCCGAAGAAGCTACTGTTGTTGCAGGATTAAGCCTCAAAGATCGTGCTACTCGAAAAAAAGAACCCTGGGTAAGTGTACTTGATACACAAGTCAATAAAGATAATGTAAGAAATGGATTTTTCGAGCTCGACTGGAATACTTTCTTTATAGCTAAGTTAATTAGCGAGGGATACGGAGTAGAAGACGATAATGAGGAAGAAATAATTGATAGATGGTTTAGAGAATTATGTGCTAACGTAGTAGTCGATGGTGATTACGGCGGACCCGATATTAACACCGGAGTTATCGACATTAACTCTATTAAAAAGAATAACCAATGACATATATATTAATTGATCTTGCAAATACCTTCTTCAGAGCCCGGCATGCTATTAACGGTGATGCAGATATTAAACTAGGTATGGCATTCCATATTACACTCAATTCGATGCGAAAAGCTTGGCAAAAATTCGATGGTTCTCATGTTGTATTTTGTTTAGAAGGCAGAAGCTGGCGTAAAGATTTTTACACTCCGTACAAAGCTCAGCGAGCTGCTGCTCGTGCAGCTCACACTGAAAAAGAAGCAGACGAAGAGACAGTATTCTGGGAAGCGTTTGATACTTTTAAAGACTTTATCCGAGATAAAACAAATTGTACAGTGTTGCAACATCCTCAACTAGAAGCAGATGATTTGATTGCTGGATGGATACAGAATCATCCAGAAGATCAGCATATTATTATCAGTACAGATACAGATTTCTTACAGCTAATTTCCCCTAATGTAAAACAATACAACGGAGTTTCGGAGACCACTATATCTCATACCGGATATGTTGACGATAAAGGAAAAGATATTATCGATAATAAAACCAAGTTACCGAAAACTGCTCCTAATCCTGAATGGTTATTATTTGAAAAATGTATGCGTGGAGATTCTAGCGATAATGTGTTTAGTGCTTATCCTGGAGTCAGAACAAAAGGTTCTAGTAAAAAAGTAGGGCTGACCGAGGCGTTCGATGATCGCAAATCTAAAGGATTCGCGTGGAATAACTTAATGTTGCAAAGATGGGTAGACCATAACAATGTAGAGCATCGCGTTTTAGATGACTATGATAGAAACTGCCGTTTGATTGATTTATCTGCACAACCTGAAAATATTCGTGCTATAATTAATGAAACTGTACAATCGGTAGCAGTGGATATTAAAAATGTTAATCAAGTAGGCATAAGGTTATTAAAATTTTGCCAATTATATGATTTAAAAAAGATTTCGGATCAAGCACAAAGTTATGCTGAACCTTTAAACGCGAGATATGTTAAATGAACGAATTACAAGCAAAGCCTATTATCCCAGAAAAATTCTGGGTAGTTGAGTTAGACGGTGAAAAGTTTGCTACCCTTAGACGAGAGGAAGACAATCGTTTTGTTATGAGTAACGAATTAGGTATTAAGATATATAATAATAAACAAAGTTTACTAAAACAATTCGGAAATAATTTCTTTGTTGCCAAAATTATTAAAGAAGCAACTGCAAATGTAACGCCAAACATTATACATGGATTTTCAACAAGTGTTACTCCACATAATACAATGTTCGATGTTAAACGCAAACTTCCATTGTTTACTAAAAGCCAAGATAGTAAAAGTTTGTACTGTGCTGGATACTATATTATTAAATTCGACAAAGGTTGGGTTAAAAGTTTTTGTCCAAAATTAATTACCTTGCAACGTTACGATTATCGAGGTCCTTTTAAAACTGAAATAGAAATGAAACAGGTATTAAGCAATGCTCCAAAATAATATACCAACTACACTACCAACTATTGAAAAATTATTAAACAGAATTTCTTCCGCGGAGCGTAGTCAGCAAAAAGAAATTCGTATAACAATTCAAGAAGCGAGAGAATTAACTTTAGAAATTAGCCTACTGACTTCTAAATTAGCGTCTACTATTAACGAAATTAATGAAAGTCTTAAAAAAATAGGTACGTCAGAAACCATAGAGGTAAAATTTGACGGTGGTGGGTTTTAAAAAGATAAATATGTGTATGTAGTTTTAAGGAATAATATACATATGAGTCGCCCAAAACCCACCGTAATTTTAGAATATGCTAACAAACAAACTTACAAAATAGAACAAGTATTAGAAAGCGAAGCTATTTGGGCTGTATTTTTTCAAGGAAAACCGTTTAATTTAAAAAGTGGTAGTTTAATTGCAAATTCCATTGGGCCTAAATATAAAAAAGTTTCATTCAGTAACCCCGGACATGCATTTAATTTGTCAAAAAAATTAAATAAATTATTTAAAACAACCGATTTTTCAGTATATAAACTTACTAATGGCGAAAGAATTACTTAACTTTAAAGATCAATATACAAAAGTATTTTTAGAATCTGCTGGTTTAAATTTTGACAAAGAATCTATAGAAAAATACAAACCAGTATTTTGGTATAGTTATCGAAATAAACCAATCGGAGGATTAAGACTAACCGAAAAAGGATTAGAATTTATCACAAAGTACTCAGACATAAAAGTCTATAAAATAGATCTTCCTCCAGAATTTAACTTTACTCCTCAAATAATAATTTGGCTAGACCAATATTTAAATACTCCATTTTTTATCGATAAACGATCAGTGACTGTGATTTCAGAAAAATCAGCATTTGAATTGTATCTCTTTAGCGGAGATGTTAGAAAATTTGGTCTAGCCAAATCTGTCGCTAATCGTATTAATCAAGATTAAATACTCTGTTAATTAAAAAAGGTTAAATATTTGTATGCTAGAAATTAACGAACTTGGTGTTGTTAAGAAAAGAAAATTGGATATTATTCCAAGTCATTTTTCTAAATTCAAAATCAAATACTACAGCCTGGATAATACAGATGACAGTATTGACGATTGGATCAGAGTTCGATTAAGGAATAGGTATGCATTGTTAAATATACCTGCAATTGATAGTAACGGTCGGTTAAGTGTTGCATTAGTTGTAGCATTCGAAGACCACAAAGAGATGACATACTTTATGTTAGCTTGCCCACATTTTAGGAGATAAAAATGAAAGACACGCAAGAAACCCAAACTACCACTGAGGTGGAAACACAACAACCAGCCGGTCAACCTGCACAACAACCGGTTGATTTAAACATTAATGATTTAGTTTTGATACGTAACATTATCGATCTTGCTAGTCAGCGCGGAGCATTTAAAGCTGCTGAGATGGAAGCAGTAGGAAAAATGTTTAACAAATTGTCATCATTTTTAGATGCAATTGCAGCTAAAAAGGAGGTAGAATGAAAACTATTAAGCATATAGGAAAAATAAAAAATACTGGGTCAAAGGTAATAATAGTATTCAGATGCTTGCCAGGTGATACTGGAAATGCATTGGTTTTACCAACTGCCACTGTACCAGATGCATACCACGATGCTCTGATACAATTAGTAGATAGTGACCAAGGCCAAGACGCATATGAATTTGGTGAAATTATGTTTATTCGCCATTTCCCCGACGGACGCCTTATGTTAACTGCAATGCAACAAGATGGTCGGTTGCACAAAGTTCCTACTTCTAATATTTTAGTGACTCCTACGGCCGGTCATGAGATTCCTCTTAGCGAACTAAATGCACTAATTGCTGAACAAAAAGGAATTGCATTAGATGAGCTGCCTGCATTAACATCGGGTTCGCCAAAAGCAAAATCTGAATCACCTGTTCCAGTTACAGAACCAGAAGCTGCTGTTGTAAATAACGAGCCTGCTGTGTTGTCGGATTCTGACTTAGCTAAGTCTTTTAGAAGTCAAGCAGATTCCATGTACAAAGAAGCAGCTAAATTAAGAAAACAAGCAGATGATCTAGATCCGCCAGTTAAAAAACCAGTTAAAGTTAAGCAATCAGCAGATGCCTAAAATAGATAACCAACTTCTTCAAAATTTTTTGTCAGACTGGCCTAACATATTTGAAGATTTGCAAATAAGCTCTGTACCTGTGACTTATTTAGAATCTATGCAATTAGAGTTTGCAGATGGCAGAATCTGGGAATTTGACATTAAAGAACAACTGTTGCTGCACGACGACGTTAATGTATCTAACAATTTAACAGAAACATTTCAGGAATATCATACAGAAATTGTCAAGCTAAATTTTAAAATTAATGTTGAAAAAATAAAAAGTAGCATCGAAGATCAAACTAAGAAATTATTGTAATCGAGTGTTACCGTAATATATAAGAGTTACATCGGGTATTATTGCAGTTCTCCAAGGGTCAACAACAATTGACCCTTTTTCAATCGTACAATAAAAAGCTTGATTGCCGTTGGCATAATTGTATGTGATATTACGATTGTGTGCTAGTAAAATCACGCCATACACGCTGTCTATATCGTCGCCAGTTAAGGGATCGACGTAAGTGGGCATATGGCCCAGTTCTTTGCAATAATGCCCGACTAATAAGCTATAGCTACCATCACAATATTCTACATCGGGCTTATATGCTTTACCGTGAATAAAAATATTCATATTATGTTGTTTAGCATGTTTAACTAATTCTACAGCTAAGTTCTTAGCTTGTACTTCTCTAGCTTGCATAATTGTACCAAATAAATCATAGCCTAGACCTAACTCTTGCGACAAATATCTTAATGCAATATTATCTCTAGGATGGCATGCTCCGCCATCTCCCATGCCCGCTGTCATATACTGCGGGCCCGTTATACGCATTGTAGATTTCGCGAGTGCATCAGTAACTACATCAACATCAATGTTGCCTTGTTTTACTGCTACATCTTGTATCATATTAACTAGACCTATTTTAGCACTAATAAATGTATTGTAAAAAACTTTTATACACTCACATTCATCCCATGTGCCTACTACTACTCTTGCATTATTTTCTATAATTGTTTTATAAAAATCAATAATTATAGATGCGTCTGTCGTGTTGTTGCCGTCCTTTGTTCCGATTATTATCATTTCTGGATTTAACATGTCCCAAGCAACACTGCCCATTGCAATTAGATAAGGATTATAGACAAACCGTGTATTGGTTATGATCGGAGCAATTTCTTTTCTAATACTACCTGGCAGTACTGTGCTAATCAATACTAAAATTTGATTTGTAGTCATGTACTTGTTAGCTTCTTTAACGCAATCGACTACTATGGAATAATCGAAATCCTTGGGGGGCAAATGAGACGTAGGTGCTCGTCCGTCGTATGCAGGATCATGTGGAGTAGGAACTGCTATAAAAACTATATCTTGATCGATAACACAATCTTTTATCGAAGATACTATTTTTACCGAATCACTCACCACACTAGCAGTATCATACCCTGTTATAGCATGTCCTTTTTTAGACATGGCCGTTGCGCAAGGTAGTCCTAATTTTCCAATTCCGATAAATCCAATTTTCATGTTTTCTTCTTAATAAATATAATAAATATTTAGTAATACTAGCACTTAATTATATTGTATATGAATGATAAAACTGCCGCACGCTATTAGAGAAAATATCTATATTGCAAACTCTAAGCAATCAAAATTTGTCCAGATGTTACAAACATCGGCGATGGATGGCAATGTACCTGCTAATTTAAAAACTACCACATACATACATGCATTTTTAAAATACCCAGATTATTGGGCGGTTACTACAGATTTATTTCAATATATACTTCCAGAATACTTAGATGCATTGCAATCAAAAAAAACATTTTTTGTGTTTGATTGTAGCCAGGAAGGATATAGCCCACTAATCGACGTGCCGTTCTTTGAAATATTATACTATAATTGTAAAAAATATAACGTAGATCCTACAAGAATAATATATGTTTCTTCTAATTTAAAAGATGAAGATAACATAGAACAATATTGTCAAGTGCATAACGAAAAAAAATTAATCGTTAGCTCTTTTCTTTTCTTTGAATATTTTAAAAATATTTTGTACAACAACGATGTCGGTCTCCTCCTTGCAAAAGAAAAAGAGCTATGTAATATCAATTTTGAATATAATTACTTTTCAAGTTTAAATAGGAGAAAACGCAAATACAGGGCAATTTCTACATTTTTATTGTGTCAAGAAGACATCTCAAACAATGCATTACTAAGTCACGATGTTATCACCGATTTGGATGTAACCGAGTGGCTCAGTGAATACGATTCAAAAAAAGTTAGTACATGGCAGGCTTCGTTACCGTTAACCATTGATCGACAAGATTTTAATCAAGGGCACAAGTGGGTCGACACTATACCGTATTCACATATACACCATCAGACATTGTTCCAGTTAGTAAACGAAACAGAGGCAGAACATAAAAATAATACTGCATTTTTTTATACAGAAAAAACGTTTAAACCTATTGAAAATTTCCAACCATTTATAATATATGGCCAACCTGGCGCTAATACTTATTTAAATACAGTAGGATATAACACTTATGACGAGTGGTTTGATTTAGCTTTTGATTCTGAGGAAGACCATGTATTACGGTTTAAAAAAATAATCGACGTGTTAACTGATACATGCAAAATGCTAGATTCGTTATCTCGTAACAACAAAATCGAATGGAGATTTAAAAATTCTCAACTACTTATTGACAATTTTAATATTATGAAACAAGGTGTATATAATCAGAAAAAGCTATCAATTTTATTTAAAAATATTATTGATTAGCCAATTCTTCAGCTATTACTTCTGCTAGTCTATAAGCAGAATTGTTACCAGGATGTAATAAATCTCTAGCATCAGTTTCTAACTTACAAAATTTACTAGATGTATCATGCGCAGTATTACTAAAAAAACTAGCAGACACATATCGTGTCAATGGTTTCCACACTGCAGCACTAGCTATCGATGTATATCGCGTTGTTATCTGTAAATTAGAATCATGTCGGGAGTACGCATTATAAAATCTGTCGGCACGATCCCAAGGTCCGTAGTGTCTAGCCCGCATTTTTTCAAAAATTACAGTTCTTTCCATAGTTGTCCAGTTCTGCACAACTGCATATGGTATCGGCAAGCCTTTTTCGATAATATTCAAAGAATTTAAAAAAGAATATTGCATCGACGATCCGCCGGATCCTAAATTAATAACCGGCCGGTTTATTAGTTTACTAAGATGATGCGAAACTGTTTCATCTTCTGCTAGTCCAATTCCTGCGGTACACGAACATCCGAATATTACAACAGCACTTGCCCAATCGATCATGTGCCATTCGGGTGCTCTATATCCATTAGAATTCGCAGCATACGATATTTCTTTAGTATGATATATCCAATCTGCAGATTTTTTGTTCTTAGATTGTTGAAATAAATCAGGAGAATCAGTATCTGCAAACTTGTCACTTAATACTCCATCGATTGTATAACAACCAAATAAATTAGGAAAAAATATATGATTATCGTAGTACTGAGTATCTGATTTCATGTTTGTAGGAGAGTTATTAAGATTTGCCATTTATTTTCTTTTGTCTAATATAGCTGTATAAAGCTTCAGCAATTGCTTTGTGACCTTCTTTGGTAGGATGAGCACAATTTGTTATGTAAGTAGACGGACACGGAAGTTTGGTGTAAAAAGGATAAAAGCCGCCTTTAGCTAAAGACGGACGACCATCTAACTCAGTTAATAATTCAATCAACGTCGCCCTGCCGTGGGGATAAAAAAAGTTATCCCACGGTATCGAATCGACTAAGTCAGTATAGTCTTCGCCCAGTATTGAAATAAAATGTTTTCGAGTTATATGTATGTCAAATGCACTGCCAAAAATAAAATCATATCCGTTTGCTTTACAAAAAGTATATGCTTCCATTATATTTAAAATTGCTTCAGCGACTTCGAATTTGTCTGACCATATGAATTTAGAATATATTTCCCACAGCCCAGCATGAGTTGAGCCAGGGTCGTTTGGGTTGGGCCACATTGTGTAAAAAGGATGATCTTGATTAAAGTCTTTATTAATAAAATCAAATCTTTCTATTCCGCTTAACATAAAAATAACAATAACATGTGATGCGTTTTTAAGATTACTAGACGGATTTAAATACAATTGCTTAACTGCCGATCGATTTCCGTTACCCATTTTTCCTAAATTAACCGATATATAGTCTGTCAAATGATTTTCACATAATTGATTTACCCAACTACCTTTATATAATTCATCATATAACTCTCTCGGTATTTTATGAATATCGATTTTATTGTTATATTTTGCATATGTATCTCTACTCCAGCTACCTATGCCTTGTGTAAAACTATCGCCGAGTCCGACAATTACTTTATCGCCGTCGGATATTTTCGGTAACGTATAGAGCTTCACTTTAGGTCCTTTTTAAGATAATTTGAATAGCATATATTTAATTTTTCAATAGCTTCGTTATTTTTTTCAGAATTAATTTTTAGTACATTATAATTATGCTTTAAAATGTCCCTCATAGACAAAAACCATGCAAATTTATCTTCAATTGCATTAATTTTCCCAATCGCGTGAATAACAGCTTGCATCCTGTCAAATGTAGATAACGTATCGTAGGTCTCGTCTATAAAACCATCGAATGTTTTATATCCCATTTCTCTTAGCTTTTGTAAACTTCCTTTATTTCCGAAAATAATGAAAGGATGAAAACTTGCAATCGACTTGAATGTTTTTTCACTTATAAAAACTGTATTCTCGTCATCTGCAAACGATGCTTCAGAAATAATCGAAACCCAAGTGTCAAGATAAACTTGATTCAGAATCCTGCGAATATAAAAATTATCCGGTTCTAAGTTATTAGAAACGCTATAAAGATTTAACGGAAGTAATTTATTTGCAGCATTTAAAACTCCATCGTCTACGATTCTTCCTTCCATTTGTGTATTACAGTTATTACATGGATTCATACTTACTAGTCCATCTTTTAACAATTCTGCTTTAAATAGTTCGGTATATAACCAAATTCGATGACTACGTAATCTTTTTTGTAAACAATTGTACGTACTAATATCTGCTTTATTTTTTTGTTTATAGCATAAACTTTTAGCTATCGATGTTGGAGATGAAACAGAGTTGGCCATCATAAAAACATCTTTTTCAAAATGAGAATATGGAATAACATTAATTCTTTCTGTTACATGATTAGATAATGCCCATTTATTATATTGTTCGTCTGCTATTAAATTTCCAGTAACATATATAATTGCACGAGGATTAATGTTATATTCTGCACATTCCCTGTGAAAATAATCCCATAACCATGTTGTTTGATATCCTTCAAAAGATTGGTCAAATAACAACATAGCATTACCATTTTGCAAATCGGATATATATTTTTTATTAAGATAAAAGAAGCACCCTTTTCTACCATTGTTTGTATATTGTGAACTAGTCCAGTCTACAGGATGATGATTTACTCCAGTGGCAATAATGTATTTTGTTGGAGCTGTGGGCAACGAAAACCTCTGGCCGCTACCTCCAAAATTAATTACTGTTTCAGCAAATGGAGAAGGTGCAAATCTAGGCAGAGTCGATGTATTAATGTCTTTACAGGATACAAAATTATAAGAGTAATTTTCAAATACAAAATTCATAATTACATTAACCTGTCTTTCCATGGAATTGGGGTTTTATCATTTACTATCTCTAAAGGAAAAGAATAATCAGTTTGTTTTGTTCCGCGGTGTCTGATCCACTCTGCTGTTTTTGTTATCGATTCTGCAAGACTAGTAGTAGTTCGGTATCCTAAGTAATCTCTTGCTTTTTTAGAAGAACAAATTGCGTTTTTTACTTCAGCAGGTCTATTTAAGAAATGTGTAGGAGTACTATGAAAATTACATTCCTTAGCAATTAAATCGACTAATTCGTTAATAGTCACCGACTCTTCGTCCGGCCCTATGTTGATTATTTCTCCAACAATATTGCCTAATGCTAATTTTTCCAAACAAAATACACAATCATCTATATATGAAAAACATCGTTTCTGAAAACCGTCGCCATACACAATTGCTTCTTTTCCTTGTAAATTTCTATTAATCATAATACTCACAACGTTGCGAAACGGATCGTCATATCGTTGCCGTGGTCCGATGATATTATGAGGGACTGCAATATTCCATTCCATGCCATGAATATTAGACAACATTATTAACGTTTGTTCGACAGCTACTTTAGCAATTCCGTAAGGATCTACTGGTGAGGTATTTTGTGTTTCTACAAAAGGAAACTCTTGATTACCGTATCTTGCCATGCTAGAACAAAATACAAATCTCTTTACATTGTTTGCAATTGCTGCTGATATCGTAGAAATGCTTGCTTGATACACATTTTTAGTTATAAAATTAGGACTAAACACACTTAGACCTTCGTGTGCAGTAGCTGCTGCATGTATGACAACATCTACATCTTTCATTAAGCATACCATGCTATCATAATCGCAGCAATCTACTTCGTGGAAATCAACTAACGGATTGATGTTATCTACGTAACCTCCAAGAAAATTGTCATTGCCCGATACCGAATGTTCCAGACTGATCATCCTATCTGCTAAATGACTTCCTAAAAATCCAGCTACGCCTGTTATAAATATTTTCATATTGTATTTACGTCAACGTTGCACAAATTTAAAAATTTCTCCATTTCGGGGAATGTTTTTTTAAAATCAGTACCGCGCCGACGATCATGCTCATCTACAAATAATAAAAAGTCTTGTCTATTAATAGTAGAATTTGTATTATTAATGAAAATTCTTTCCATCCTATTTATTTCATGAATTTCAAATAATGGATTATTCTTAATAAACAATTTGTGACTTGCTACTATACTTATAAAATCGTCAGTTAAAATATCAATAGATAAATGTGCAGGCCACCGTAATAGTGAAATATCTAAGCTAACTGCATTTTTCTTATATTCTTTTAAAGAAACTACATCCTTCAAGAATAGCGCAAAGCTAGATACATTTAGTGCATTATACGTAGACATTATAGTAAGTTTGCCGTTAGGAACAGTGTCTAAAAATTTATAACAATTAGCAAGCCATTGGTCATAATTTAAACCATGCCGTATATATTCTGCACGACTGGATGTTGACTCGCAACTAGTATACAGCTTAAATTCTTTAACAGAACCCAACTCGACAATTTCTGTTATTTTATTTAAAAATAAATTATACTGTTTCTCAGGAACACATAAATTAGAATTTACATTTAGTTCTAACTGACTGCTAGGGACTTGTTTAATATAATCCAACACTTTAAATGTATGCTTAGTTAGTAACGGTTCCCCGCCAGTAATACGCATTACCTGCAGAGTAGGATATAAACTCGGCCACCATTTCCAAAAGGCATCGATATATGGGTTATTATTTTTTTCTAATATAGGAATACTATCCGTTTGTTCCAGCCATTCTATATTATTAAATTTAGTACTTGTCGGATAAGGCCCGTGTTGTTTGATTTCTTCAAACCATTTACTTGAAATTTCTGGACTGCAATAACTGCATTTGAAATTACATGTATTGGAAAAACTTACTTCTAAATACGAAGGGTTTATGTTATCGCTGTAGCTGCTGTTAGCTATATGCGGTATAAACGGACTAGCCCACTTATCGATGCTTTTAGTGATCCTGTCGCTGTAAGCAGATGTATTATCTTCTACTTTCCAGCAATGTGAACACTCCTCTGGACGTTCGCCGATGAGCATTTTTTTACGCTGTTCTTTTTTATAAGAAGTATTATGCAACGCACTCACATCTATTTTTATTTCATCAATAGGTATTTTATGAGGTGTTGGATGATGACAACTATGTGTTTTTCCTGTTTGCAAGTGTAACGTAACTTGTTTCCATTTTGCCACACAAAAGCTAGGACTAACATCATTTAGCTCTTTGGTAAATGTTGTAAGTTTTTTCTTTTGCGCAGGAGTCATCTAATACTTCCACAGCTAGTAAAAAACTCAACTAATTCAGGAAATGTTTTTTTAAAATCGGTGCCCCGACGACGATCATATTCAGTGAACCAATTATAAAAATCTTTTCTTCCTTCCATTAGCTTGTTTTGTGGATAATTTTCAGTTTCCATATATTTTAATACTCTAAAAAATTTATCATATTCAATATTGCTAAATTTAAATTTATCAGTATTATCTAAATTTTCTTTTATAAAATCCAAACTATTATACATGTACGGAACAAATTGTTCTTTTGGTAATATGTTCATATCGTATTGTAACGGCTCTTTTAAATAAGGAGTATCAAATCTTACACGCTGCCAAACGGATTGATCATCGGTATTGTATTTGTTTCTCCATTCTAACACTTTTTCTAACAAAGATTTAAAATTAGTCACAGTCAAAATATTAAATGTCATCATAAAAGTTACAGGTAAATTAGTTCTTGTTAAAAATGTATTAAGATTTTTTTCCCATAATTTAATATCTAGTCCTGTTCTGATATACTCGGCTTGTGGTCCCCAAGTATCAATACTAGTAAAAACCATAAAATGTTTTATTTTTCCTTGAGATAATAATGCATTAACTTTTTCTACTAATCTCTCTATTAATATCGGCTTTACTCCGAAATTGCTGTTGATGTTTATTTCTAAATTTGGTTGAGGATTTGCATCTAAATCTTCTAAAAGTTTCCATGTACTTTTTTGCAACAATGGCTCTCCGCCAGTAATTCTTAAAATGTCTAAAGTTTCTCGAACTTCAGGCCACCATTTCCACCATGCGTCTACATACGGGTTTGTTTCCTCTTCGTATATCTTAAACCAGTCAATGTCATTTCTGTGATTCTTAACAGTAGAATATGGGCCGAAATCTTTAATTTCTTTATAATAGCTACTGCTATGTTTAGGATGACAATACCCGCATTTAAAATTACATTCGTTGCCAAATGATATTTCAATATACTGTGGATTAACATTTCCTAATAAATCTTCTTTAACTTGTTTAAATCTCTCAGGTGTGTAAATTGTGCTATTTTTTTCTTTTCTATCACTTAATAAGTCTTCGCCTAGTGCTTCTATATTCCAGCAATATTGACATCCGCTAGGTTTTTTCCCGTCTATCATTGCTTTACGTTCAAGTTTTTTCTGCGATGTATTATGCAATGCTGAAGGATTATCGATAATTTCGTTTAAAGGAATACTATGCGGAGCAGGATGATAACAACTATGAGTTTCTCCTGTTTGCAAATAGATTGTAGTATGATGCCATTTAGCCAAACAAAAAGTCGGACTTATTTCATTCATAATAGGAATTATTTTTTTAATATTTTCATTCATAGTGTTTATTAAACTCCGATTTTAACCAACTAAAATCATTTATTTTAACTAGTGCATCTTTGTTATCTTTATGCATCTCTCCGTACTTTTCGCCGAGTGTTGCGCCTGATATAGCATACTTGCCGTACTCGCAAGATTCACCTACTGTTTTCCATATTGTTAAACGTTCTAAACTTTCTTTGTTATTTTGCCGGTCGATAATTCCGCTTGATAATTTCGCACATTCCCTAAATGCAGATTTCCAAGTGCTAAAAGGATCTGTGTTAAACGCAGTTACATTACTAACTTCGTCCATTACTTTAAAACTGTCACTGATGCTAGTAGTCATGTCGAGGCTTGTTGTATTCATATTCATTGTTAATTTCCTAGGAAGTAATTTAACCCCGCCATATCCATACTCTAACTGATTTATCGGATTTCTGCTGCGCCACACATGCACTGTTTTACAGTGGTGCGGTAATTGTTCGATAGTAAAGTTAAAGTCTTTTACAATTTCCGAATCGGCATCTACTACCCAAAACATATTAGTGCGTGACAATTTTGCTGCTTCGATATGGGCATTATGTATTCCTTTAACTCTGTGTATTCTCTTAGCTCTTGGGAACCTGCTAATTAATTTATTATACATGATATCAGCATGCGATTCGTCGTAGCTAATAAAAATTATATCAAGTAACCGTGGAGTCGAAGCTTGAACGTCTATTTCTTTTTTATTATCAATAAAAAAACGATTTTCAAATTCTCGTTGGCTACAATTTGCATTTTTAGGAATTAAACATATACCGTCATAATATTTTCCATTTTTAAAAACATGAATATATTCCTGATCCCATTTAGGTACTACATAATCAAAATTAAAATCAGTATCTATTTCAATGTCGTCCCATATTATCCAAAATAGCTTAGTGAATGATCTTTCTGCAATATCCGAAAAAGATTTCACATTGTGTAATACCTGAATTTTAGGAAACCTGATTTTTAAAGAAGCTAATGCTTCCGGGCTACTTTTATCAGTGTAAACGTAAAATGCATCATATATCATTTGGTGTTTGATAATATGTAGCGTTAAGATTCAATGTTTCATTGTACAAATCAAAAGTGTATTTGCTTTGTGAAGAATCTAAATACGGCCAGTGAAATCCTAGATCGTGTTTTATTTTTTCTCCTAAGTCAACAGTTGCATCAACTAATAATGCATTATCGTTTTCGTAAACTTTACAAGTTTCGTTGTATATATTTCTTAAAATTTCAAAATCTCGAACATTAACATAATCCCAGTCTGTACAATTTGCCATCCATGTTCCCAGTCTAGCCCCGTACACTGAAAATAGCCCATGTTCTGTATGAGCTCCAACCGTGCTCCACATACGCAACCTATGAATATTATGCCACCATATTCGTTTTTCAATTTCAGAAGGGGGGACCTTTACTCCATTATCAAGTGTCATTTTAACGCCTTCTCTAAATCCTGCACGCCATGCTTGAAATTGACTACCAGTTATAATGCTGTCACTAAAGCTTACTGGAAAATTTTGATATCCTTTTTCCCAACAAAAGTCAACTTGCCCTCTGTCGGATTCACTAGCTTCGTGTGTTTTCATATCTAGCACGAATTCTTTTTTCCAAATTTTTAGTCCGCCATTTCCATAACGCAACCCGTTAACTACGTTTCTGCCACACCATCCGTAGACTTTAATATCCGGATTAGTCATTTTGAGATCTAAATTAAAAAAACTAGGATCTACAATGTTGTCTGCATCTACTGTAATAAACCACTCTGTATCGCTTAAATTAGCTGCTGCTTTATGCGCAGCATCGCTACCTTTTACAGCGTGTACTCTTTTAGCCCATGGCACTTTATTGCATAAATCCGCATAATGAAGATCTGCATTGGGTTCGTCATAACTTAAAAAAACTACATCAAATTCTATTACTTTCATGATATCTCAATTACATAATTTTTAAATAATCTTTTAGTATATACACTAAAATTTTCAGGTAATTCTACATCTTTAAGAACTTTATCTTTTCCAACTAACTCGTTAAGATGCAAAGTTACAGTACTATGTATAATATTAGGATCGTTATAATCAGTGATCAGAAATGACATCTCTGCATTATCTGTCCAAAATATTTTTCTTTTTGAAGTTTTTGTTTTACTTTTTCTTTTGCCATAAAACTTTTCAGTTAACGAAATTTTAAGTTTTTTAGTATCTCTAGAATATTTTATAAAAATTTCAGCATCGTCAGATTTTGACCATTTCTGCTCCACTATTCTATGTAATACATCATCCATTGTAGTCAATGACTGAGATTGAACTATAGATAACTCTCCGTCTATTAAATTCACTGAGCACATGTCTAATTGAACTTCCCCTCGATTGACTGCTTCAATTAATTCAGGTTCTACTTTAACTTTGGATTTAAATTCATTTGCTGATCTTCCAGGATATATTCCTATAATTTTTCCTGATTCCGGATTAAATACTGCCCAATGCTGTACATCTTTTAGTGTGAATCCGCCTGTCCATTTTGCCATTTTAACTATGCTTTGTTCCATGATATTTCCTCAAGTATGTTAATAATTTCGTCTGTGATTAAATCTTTTTCTACGTAGTGTACTATGTCATTTTGCTGATAATTGCCTATTTTTAATTTTCCTGATCTATTAAAATAAAATCCCACATGATCAGTAAATTTATTTGCAGGCCACGGCCAATTTTGAATCATAGATTTCATATGTACTACTTTAGGAAAATCTAAAGTATAAGAGATGTAATCTTCAATGCCAAGTAATTTTGCACTTAATGCAAAAGATTCATCTGTTCCTACAACAGAGGGTTTAAAATTGATAAGATATAAATTTTTAAATTCGTTAGGGTTTTTAATAATGTATCTTCCTAGATTAAAAAAGTCAGAAGACATGTTTGTCTTTTTAAAAAATGTATAAAAAGAGTATAAGTTAGGCAATTTATTTTTTGTAAATGCTTTTCTATAATAATCATTTGTTATTATTTCCCCTCTGTATGTATATGCTTTAGGAGTAATATACAGTTCGCAATTGTCTACAAAATAATCAATCCAATGACTTACATCGCGTGTGAACAGCATATCCGCATCTAAACATACTGTGTTGTCCCACGGCGATAACTGGTCCATCCACGACCTGCCGTCCCAAAACGACTCTTTTTTCCAGATAATTACTTCATCAAACACCCACGAGCTTGTTAATTTTTTTAATTGCTCTGCATTATCGATAACTAATGCAACTTTGTCATACCCTTCTTTTTGTGTGTTCTTTATACTCAGTGCCAACGCATACGCTAATTTTAAATAATCGGTATCGTTGGATTTTGATACAAATATCAGATATCCAAAATTCATATTAGTTCCAATAATTGGCTGCTTACACGGACTACGCTTTGTTTATTCATAACATGCACATCCGTATTTAATATCGATATCGCAGAATACTGATTACTCTGTTCGTTGTTTAATAAAAACAATAAACTGCCGTCCGGTAGTACAGAATGCAAAATGTCTTTATCGATAGTAGTTAATACAGAAGGCAACGATCCTACTAGATTTTCTTCAAAGCCGTCAAGAATATGTTTAGCTATGCTAAATGAAATATCATTTCTATATTGCTTAGGATTAAATCTAAATAGATCAGCATAATGTTTATAATTGTCTTTGATGTAATCTACTAAATCGAAAAATAATTTCGATCTATGATTCTTCTTAAACATTACAGTAGTTGCCCACAACATGCGTACACCTGTTTCAGAAATTCGTTTATCTAATATGCCAGCACGAGTCCCTTTGATATCCTGCATTGCACTAGATATCATAACGTCAAAATCTAAATCCCAAAATTTATCTAAATAATCAGAAAAAATTAAAAAATCACTATCGATTAATAATGTAGTTTCGTACGGAGTTAAATTCCAAACTGAATTTCTATTTAAGTTTTTAAAAGGTACTATCTGAGAATCTGTACCATCAAATAGCAATCGATGATTATTAAATTCTTCATTTTCAACTAAAATTATTTTATGAAAAATAGGAATAGCTTTTAAATATGTTCCACTTTCCTGCATCCACTCGATTGTAGTTTTATCTGTAATAAGTGTTACAGGAACTTTTAAATTTTTTTTAGCTAACCCTGCAGCAACTGTCGCAAGTATTCCATAATCCACTTGCTTGTTATTATGAGCGAAGATGACTATCCCTTTTTCATTCATAGTTAATTAATTTCTCAACCGATCTCGATTTTTTTAATAATTCGTATTCTTCATGATACTGATAGACTGAAGTAAAATATCTATCCAAAATATTGTCTTGGAATTTAATCAGATCGTCTATCATTACAGGAATGTTGTTTAAATCCAGTAAAGGAATATCATTTATACGTTGTTTATTAATTAAAGTTTGTACAAAAGAAATTAAAGATTGATCAATTCGAAAAATTCCACCATTATAACCATAGGTCAATTTAGCTTCTATTTTTTCTTTTAATTGTTTTCGTTGAATCGATAATGTTTGATTGTAATTCGAGAAATCGAGAGCTTGTTTTAATCGAGAATCCATTTACTATCCTATAAAATGCGTACATTATTTATGTGCTATTTTATAAGATTGTACTAATTAAGAACCGCTAATTGCAGGAATAGAATAGCTGCTAGGTCCTGCTACTGTAAACGTAGCATAAGCAGTGCCGCTGGCGTTGTACAAGTCGCCAGTTGCCCGCAATTGGGTTACTGTTAATCCTAGCGTTCCGTCTATTATATCATCTGTATTAGGGTTATCGCCTGGATAAAAATCGTTAGGGCCTGTATTACCCGGATCTACATACGGATCGGTCCAAGTCACTCTAAAAGTTAATTGTGATGCTGTGCCTGACGAATTGTCAGCCTCATTACACAATACATCTATTGTATAAGTATTAGAAGAATACGGTGCACTTGCTGTCGTCGAATACAAGTTTTGGTAAGAATTTGTTAAATTGTAAAAATTTACAGACGGCGTTTCTCCTGCAATTTCTCTGACCCCTGCAGCATTTAATAAATTTGTCCAACTAGTATTTTGTGCTGATACAGATCCGCCTGACCTGAAACTTTGAAATCTAAGTTTTCCGCCACTATTGAAAAAATATCGTGCTTCGGCTGCATTAGCAAAATTAACTACCACAGTTGTACTAACTGAGGAGTTCCATGCAGTAGTACGAGAAGTCGAACCTCCAGTTTCAATTGCAAACTGGTTGGCACCTATTGCAAAACGATTAGTTATGGCCGATTCAGATAATGTATCGTATTGATTTACAGGAAATGATGTTCCGAATCTAATTAAACTCCCTGTGGTTGCAGTAAATATTCCAGGCGCAGCACCTGTTTGATGTAGTAAAGTACTGAAAATATCGGCACGTAATTGATTCCATTGCAGTGTAGTTATTTTTGAATCTAATGAAACTTGCAAACTTTGTAAAGTTTGATTATATCCACTTTTTCCTGCACCAGGTCCTAAAATTCCTAGTATTTTAGTTCTGATGTTATTATAATCTACTGCTGTTATTAAATCGCCAATTGCCATTATTATTCCTTAAAGTACTACTGCTTCTACTAGTTTTATATTTTCTGAATCATTCGTCTCTAAAGCAATAGCAAAGATAAAAGGATCTTTCTCAGAAGTAACTATTGCAAGACCATCAGATCCTGCTATCAACTTGTCGCCTTTAGTGACTTTACCTAGAACTTTTACAGGAACTCTTCCTTTTAAAGCAATGTATGTACCACCTTCTAAATCTCTATTCATCATAAATGCAGGATTCGCAGACACTACTCCCAATGCTCTTGAATTTACTGAGCAAGCTGTTATTTCTTGTTCGCCGCCAACTATAACTACTGTGCCAACTCCGTACTCTGTGTCGGCCAAATACTTTTCTGCTAAGTCGGCATACCTAGCTGAAGTTGCTGTGCCTTGAAAAATATTTGCTGAAATATTTCCAGAAGCATCTCTAGCAACGATTGTTGTCGGAATAGGTGTAGTTTTTGCTGATCTATATGTAGGGTCAGTATCAACTGCTGCATTATCAACTTTTAGTCTTTCTGTTCTATCTGCAGTGCCAATGAATCTAAAAGCAGTAATACTAGAGTTAGCATCGCGTAATGCAATTGTGTTAGGAAATGCGCCTGCTTTTTCACTAACTCCATTTAAAGTTAACGAATTAGTAGCTGTTCCTGTCAAATTTCCAAATACATTGCCGTATACTGTTGATAAATTACCAGGAAGCCCTACGTTTCCCAGAAACGATTTTGCAGATGCATCTATTATTATAGAATTGTCGATTGCTCTAACGTTTCCAGTAAGGTCTCCTACAACATTTCCTACAACATTTCCTGTTACATTCCCGGATACAGAATCTGCATAAACATCGGACCAGGGCGTACTCTCAGTGCCTAACGAATATGTATTTCCTATTCCAGGAATAATTCCAAATTCTGTGAATTCTGCAACATTGCGTACTATTTCATCAGGCCCAGCTATCCTAATTTTAATATAATTTTGTCCTAACACAACTATTTCGTCACCGTTTTCAATAGAAACTGACAAATCTGCACTATTACCTAAACGAAATCCAAAATCTTTAAAATCCACTACATTATCGAAAACTGGCTCTTGTGATCTAGCAAAATCAGCAGCAGACAATCCGTCTAATGTCAATGCGTTAGCTGCTGTACCCCAAAAATAATAGTCATCTATGCTTTCTCCAGTAGTAGTTGTGTTGACTAATGTTATTCCTTTCTTAATAACGTTAGTGAATCCAGGTATCGGGTTAATCGAATTATCAAGTATAAATTCGCTATCGTTACTACTAATTATTGCAACTACTTTATTATTTGATTGTAATTTAACAATAAGCCTATCAACTCCTAGTGTATCCACTACCATTGTAGATATTGTTGCTGCACCAGTTACTGAAGTGGTTTCTGGTCCAATTAAAACAGTTTCTATGCCATTCCACACATATAACTGCTCGGGAAAGCCATTATTCGAAGGCTTAAACCAAAACTCGCCTGGTTGCATGTCCTCCGGTGGTGCATTTCCGACTTCTGCGCCACTAGCCGTTTTAAACCGATCGCCATCCCAAAATCTTATTTTTTTAGCACTGCTATCGTACCAAATTTGACCAGTAATAGCATGCGGAGGGGAAGTTGCATTTGCAAAATTTTCTAACAAGTGAACAAAATTTTCATTTTGTAACTCGCCGTATCCGGCATAATTTTTACCCACGAGTATTAAGTCAGTTGCAGCTCGATCTATAGTGCCGTCATTTACCGAGGTTAAAAAAGTTCCATTAAATCTGTCTACTTGATATGCCATACATAGCTCCGTTCTAACTATTATTTATCCTGCTGAATTTTAAAGCTTCATTATGTATGCTAGCGCATAATAACTTGGTCTAATATCAATTGCTGAGTTATTTCCTACAAAATTCGTTTCGAATGCATGACTGTGTTGTGTAGAACTAGCAGCAGCAGTAGTGCCTGATACTGATACACTATGCGCATGATTTTCTGCTGCGTTAATAGAAATTCCAGTAGTAGACGATCCAGTATTTCCTGTTACGTTGCCTAAATTTGGATTACTACCGTCTGCACTACCTAGCGGCTGCCTACCTCGAGAGTGTACATGTCCTGGATCATTAATAGTATGAGTGTGTGCTCCGCTATTTCCAGTAGTTCCGCTACCGCTCCATGCATGGGTATGTTCAACTGACGATGTCGCAGATGTGCCCAAGTGATTATGGTTTGGCATTTGATTCATCGATAAAACTACGCTGTTTGCACCGCCTTGTGCACCTATAGCATAAGATCCTCCTGCTGCTACAATAAACTTTTCTCGCAAATCAGGAGTACCGTTTTGACCATTGCACAATGCCCACGAATTAGGAATTGTAATTAAGTCTCCTGACCACATAACAATTGCTCCTCGAGGCATAACTGTTTGAACAAACGCAGTTGTTGCAATAGTAGTATCATTTGTGCCAGCTGGCTGAGTTATAGAGAATTTAGCATTTTCTGCTTCCGATGCTTCTCCAATAAACTTATCAGCATAGATTTTATTAAATTTCTTATTAGGAATTCCAATATTATATGCCATAGTTTGTTTAGGAACGACCGCCGGTTCTTGACTTCCTCCTGCATTAGCAGACTCCGCACTAGAAATAAAAGATACTTCGGCTGAATTATTTAATTGCGAGTCATCTGCAATTTTCAACATAAAACCTTTACTGCTATTTACAGATATCACAGATCCTTGCAAGCTTGATGCAGACAATGACATGTCATTATTATTCCCGATAATAATACCATCGTTCGTAACTCGTAAGGACTCTACTATGCCCAGTCTTTTAATATTCGAATCAGTCACAGCAGGTGCTAATCGTGTACCCGTAACAGACAACGCACTTGCGGTTATAGTAATATCCGACGATCCGTCGAATGGTACTCCATTGATTAATCGCGAGGTACGCAGTCTTGTTGCAGTTAATGCATTTCCTGAAAGAGTGGCCCCTATAAATTCACTAGCAACAACTTTATTAAATGTGCTTGTGCCCGTAGTTGTAGTAACGTTGCCATTTACATTTCCAGATAATGTTGCAGTAATAACATTTGCTGAAAAATCTCCATTAAAATTTCTAGAAACAATTTTTCCTGGGGTGTTAACCGAAGCTGTACTCACTGACCACTCTTCGATTCCTGATCCATCAAATTGGTTTCCTGCAATGTGCAGCCCTGGGATTAAAGAATTTGTAGTTGTTGCTTTTACAATAACATCGTTGCTGCCATCGAATAAAACTCCATTAATAGTTCTACCAACTTCAAACCTAGACGCAGTTGTTGCATTTCCGATTAAAGATCCAGTTATATTGTAGTTAGATGATAAAGTCACTCCTGCTCGAATATTAAAAAATCCAGGAATTTCATTTGTCAATCCTATTGAAAAACTATTTTTAGAAAAAATGGCAAGTATCGTATTATCTACTACAGTTTGTATTACAGGCCTGATTATTCCAACTGAATCTATAATTGTAGTCGATTTACATCTAGTTACTCCGAATCCTATCGCCACTTCGGGTCCGATCAAAACCCATGTTTCATTTTCATATATAAACAACTGATTAGTAATAGTATTGAACCAAAACGAACCGTTAGTTGCTCTCGGTTCTTCATTACTTAAAATTGCTGCATTTAAAGGTAACCAGTTGTCCCCAGTAAAAACATTTAATGTGTTGGTTATTTTATTAAACCATGCTTGGCCAACAATAGGCTTTGTTGGGGGTGCATCTCCTGCAAAATTTTCTAGTAAATGTACAAAATTTTCATTTTGTGTTTCTCCATACCCTACATAATTTCTGCCAAGCAGCCCTACACTGGTAGATGTATCGATGCTACCGTCTTGTAATACAACTAACGGAGTACCGTCAAATTTGTTAATAATATACGACATTAAATGCTCCTAAAGTACTGCTTATGCAATAAAAATCCATATCCCGCCTATAATCTCGAATGTTTTAATTTCTCTCGTAACAGACACTCCTGCTGGTGTGGTGGTTACTGGAGTAAATGAAATGTCAGTGACTGCTTCTGCCGTTCCTGTTGACTGATTAAAAACACCTTTTGTTATTTCTACTGATGGATTTATATCTATATTGTTAGTGGTAATTACAGACTTAGTACACAAAATTCGTGCTAATATGCCTGCTCTATGTTCTGTCGGCGGGGCAAGTTGTTGTAAGATAGATGCTATTTCAGTATTAGTAATATTATCAGAGATATCAATACTAAAAGATAAATTTCTAGTTTCAACTATATTATCAACATATTCTTTTGTGGCAGCATCTTTATTGTCTACAGGAGTTGACAATCCTATTATTCTTGGATTTCCAATTAAAGAAATATTTCCAGATCCATGCGCTTCTAGTTCTAAATTGTAATCATTAGATACTGTAGAGATTCTGTTATTTTCCAATCTCATTCTTTCTGGCTCGATTGCAGATCCAGGTCCAACTTTTAATACAGTTTGTTTACCAAAATTAGTAACTCCTGGTATGCTAGTAATACCTGTTCCTAAAGAATTAGAAGATATTACAGTAACTCCGTTAATTTTGTAGTCCGGAGAAGGAACACTAGTTGAACTTTCTAAATTAACATGTTCCGAACTAGTCCATGCTTTTGCAGAAGACAGCCATGTTAATGTATGATCTGTGGTCCCACGTAATATTATTCCTCCACCACTTGCTAGTACGTCGCTCGGAGTAGATGTATCTGATAATATAATATTTTTATTTTCAATTTCTAAAATGCTTTCATTGATAGAAGTTGTTGTTCCGTTTACTAACAAATTTCCATTGACTGTTAAATTTCCGCCTACTAATAATTTACTAGATATAGAATTTAAAAATATCCTAACTTCTCGACTAGTCGAGTCTATTTCTAGTGCCGTTTCTGCTGCTCCGGTATTACGTACATTAAATTGGAGATTTTTTCCCGATAACTGATTTTCAATCGTTACGTTGCCATTTCTTACGTCGAACACGCCTTGATTTCCTGCACCTACTGTTATCCCAGCATCAGATGCTAAAACTAAACTGCCATTAATAATTCCCGATTGATCAGTTCTTATATAATTTTCTGCAAGTATATTGCCTAATTTTTCCGAATTAGTTGCAGTAACATTAAATTTCATGCCCTCTACTGATCCAGCATTGAATCCAGGTTGAATGATTCCAGAAAATCCTGGAATTGCTATACGGGGAGTAAACGTATCCGATGCAAAAATTCCTAGTAATATACCACCGGAGTAAAAATAAGTTACTATCTTTGTTTGATTTAGCGTATCTAAAATACTGTCTACTTCTAATCCACTCTTTCGTTGGCTTGCAGAATACAAAGGACCCAACAATACTAATGCAGTGCCGCTATTAAAGTAAAGTTGCTTATCGATATTGTTATACCATAAGTCTCCGATACCCAATCCGTCCGGAGGAGTATTAGAAATCGAAGCCGAGCTAACTGGCACAAAATCTAGCCCAGTATATACTTTAAGTTTTGTTTCTGTTGAATCAAACCACAGTTGTCCCTTTATTGGCTGCTCAGGTTTTACATTGTTAGAAAAATTTTCCAACAATTTAATAAAATTCTCATTTAAATATGCTCCAAAGCTTTCATAATTTTTTCCAATTAATGTTAGATCAGAAGAGAATTGATCAACTTGGCCGTCTGGAACTGTTGCTAATATTGTTCCGTTTGTTTTGTTTATTGTATATGCCATATATGTTTACCTTAAAAGTCAGGACGTCCTGCACGAATTATATAATTGATTGTTAAAAATGGATCTAAAACTGAAAACGGTTGAGACAAATTGCCTGACGTTTTAATTCTTCCGGAGGTCGGCAAATATTGTGCCTGATTCGATAACGTTGGACCTCTATCCAAAGACGCTCCTGAATCCAATGGAACTGCAGTATCTAACCGAGTAGCATAGTACTGTTGGCCGCTTGATCCTACTAAACTATGTTCGTGATCTGGCAAATTCGAGTTAGATAGCACTTGGCTCGATGCTCCGCCTGAGCCGCCCATAGTATCAGCTTCAACGCCAGGTACTCGATTGGCATTCCCGCCTCCTGCATTGATCGGTGTTCCATTTATATTAGGTACCGTGGTGCCATTATCCATGTTATCACGACCTAGTGCGCTGCGGCCTCGTAAATCTGGAAGTCTGAATGTGTTTATTCCGTTTAATTGCGAAGTATTATATGTTGCCCCTATTACTTGATACAGTACGTTGTACCTCGAAATTTCAAGCTCTGAACCGTCGCACAATAAAAATCCCGGAGGGGGAGAAGTTCCTGCATATGCCAGTATCCCTCCTATCGGTATTCCTAAGTCTCCCACAAACACGTTGCGAGTTTCTTTTAACAAACCTACACCCGGCCGTGAAACTAATACTGTATCAGTTGGTATCGAAATATTCGGCGATGGCGATGGTTTGTTGTTTATAAATGCAGGGTCTAACGTAGTTATCATCCGAACATTATCAATTCCTTTGAAAGAAATATCTGCAATTGTCCTAACATCGCCGTCAATTGAAAATGTGCTAGCTGTTGCTAGTTCTGCTGCTTTTCCTGCTGTTCCTGTAATATCTCCGTTAATCGTACCAGTAATAGTATCTGCAATAACTGCTTCTGCTCTGATAGTTTTCCATCTTTTTCCAGCTGTACCTAGTTGATACTGATCAGTGTTGCGAGGCACGATATCTTCAGGATTAATTGCTCCTGTTACTTCTATTCCACCGTTTGCTAATATTTTCTTAGCAACTGATATTCCGCCATTAGTATTAATTGTAACCGGGTCATCGCTTTGTAACAGTATTGACCCGGACACTGAAATATTACCCACTACTGCTAGTGCCTCAGATGGATTTAGATTATTAATGCCTACATTGCCATTTAATATTCTAACTGTTGTAGAAGGTACTCCGTTACGATTCACTTGAAAATCTAAACTACTCCCTGGTGCTGAATTATAGAGCTTTGCAGCAGTTGCAGATGCAGACAAATTAAAAACTCCGTCTGTCCCAATTGTTAATCCTGAATTATTTCTAATCAACAGTCCAAAATCTATCGTGTTAGGAACATCGGATCTTAAAAATTTATTGCCCGGTATTTCATTTCCTGCTATTATCAACGAATCTGAAGAAGTTGCTCGACCATATAGTTTAGTGTCAAAATTTCCAACACCTACATTCAATGAAGTAACATTAAGTCCAGATCGAATTACTGGAAACCCATCGATGAATATTTTAGGAGTAAAACTGTCTTTGCTAAAAATAATTAGTGGAATTTCTTCCACATAAAATATTAAAATTACTCTATCTTGCTCATTAGAATCTTTAATAGATTTAACTTTTGGTCCGCTGCCTAGCCCGTTTGAAAATTCAGGACCAACTACTACCCACCTGCCTCCGACAAATATGTTTAATTGTTGGTTAGCAGTATCGACCCACAATTCCCCGTCTTTAGAAATACTAGTAGATGGCTGCGAAACACTTTTCTGGATATTGCTAGCTGCTTTCCAATTTATATTATCCCATATTTTAAGTATGCCTTCGATGGTATCATACCACAATTGTCCTTCTACTGGACTTTCGGGAGGAGTTGTATTTGAAAAATTTTCCATTAGTGCTAAAAAGTTTTCTGCAATGCTTTGTCCGTATCCTGCAAAATTTCTTCCTACAAAGATTAAGCTAGTATCATTATTTCTAACATCATCTTGGACAGTAATTGGTGGTCTATTTTTATCGGTAAAATTTACATTATATGACATCGTTATACCTCAGTAAAGCCAGTTAAACTCTGAATCCTAATTGTATAATCAATTTGGAGAAGCCTGTTCAGAGATTTTTGAACAGGGTGGAATACTACATGTGTGAGTAACTTCCCTTCGCCCGAAGGGCTATAAGATTTAAGGCCTAACTCATCGAAAACAAAATTTCCATCCATATCTTGACTATTATCAAACGCTTCTTGCCCTTCCGGCTCACTATAGTCGAGTGTACAAGAAATTATTACATCGCTGTATGTAGCACCGCTTATATGCCGTATTTCCATTTTATTACGTATGGGATCTGTGTTTTCTATAGAATTAGGATCTACCACTTTTGAATAAGTTTGATTATACAAATTTGAATTAATCCCTACAGTATTTGGGGTCAAATAGGTAATCAATCCTGTTGGATCAACTGTTGTTCCTCCCGAGCCAAATGCCATTTCGTAAATCCATCCTTGATTTTGATTACTAATACTGTTAACCATAGCTACGCTCATATTTTCGTAGTGGATAGCATTACGTTTATCGATATACACTTCGCCGGTTTCGGGATCGAAGAGCTTGATATGCCCTTCGAAATGAAACCCTAATTTTTCTTGCATAGTAGATTCGCTTTGATTTTTCATGATATTGTATTTATTCAGGCAATTCTGAACCCTTTTTCGATATAAATTTTATAATGTTATTGGTATTATTAAGCATAGATTGGCCGGAACTAGCAGCATCAATGCCAGTATCATACCATATTTTTCCCTGTCTTCTTACTATTTTAATTTCAGAAGTTTTGTTAACTGAAGTAGTTAATCTTATATACGGAGTAATACCATCTACAGAAAATTCTGCAGGAATCTCAATACCGTTAGATACTTCTGCAGGTCCTAATATTTCTGAATAAACTGTAATAGGGTCTTTACGCAATCTTCGTCCTTCTACAAAAACTTCTATTTGGTCGCACGGTCCGAATTCTTCAGGAATTGCATGTTCCTGTATTCCTTTAAACCATTCATTCCTGTTTGTAGATTTTGTCGGAATAAAATCTAATGGTCCTATTAACAATACATTATCTGCTGTTCGATTTTCTGCAATAAATATTTCTTCTTTTTCAGAATAAGGAATAGTTTCAGTATAGCCTATATTTACAACAATACTTCCAGGAGAATGAATCGGTGAAATTCCTGTCCCATGAACTCCTCTGCGCAGCTGGCTTAAGATGTTTCCTTCTTTACGAAGATATTCGATACGCTCGTTGTTAATAACTACTACTCCAGGAATATTTCTGTTAGTAATCGGAATTGTTAGTGTAGACGCATCGCTAACTTCGAAAGATTGATCGTAATAATTCAACTGATTAACTAGAACTATGCTGCTATTCACAGCATACCGTGTGTATTGAACAGTATTCAACATATCTTTAAAAATTTCATATGCGCTAGGATTTTGATTTATCGAATTTGCAAATTCTACTATTTTAATAGAATCGCTCGAAACTGTACTGTTTACCAAATAAACAAATTTGGCAGAAAGATCTACAGTAAAGTCTATGCTCGTAGACAATTTTATACCATTTTTATAAACCCAAACATAATCAGAACTTAACACAGATTTAGATAATGGATATCTTAATAAGCCTCCCATATATTGATCTGAGATTATATTCATTGCGAGATAATTGCTAAACCATGTTACTTCGATAATATCCGACTCGGTTAACTCTACATCATCTGACAATATTAATTGTGTTCCGCTAATGCTATAATCAGAAACTATTCCAACATTTATACGGATAATATCGCCTTTCTTTAATTTGGAAGCGTTAATTGTTAACGAATCTTGAATAGAATTGATTATATAATCAGTAACAAACAATGCTCGACGGTCATTTATAAACACTACAATATCGGAAGGTAAAATTGTACCCGACAAATATTGATTGTTAGGGTTTAAATCTACTTGATTATTTGTGCCATTATATTCAACATATATAGTATCAATACTGTTAAGTTGTTTATTATTCAAATTTACTAACACAGAGGATTGCAAAGATGCACTATTTAAATTAACGAAGTTGTCTAACTCAAAAGTTTTAGTTCTGCCATCGGAGATTATTTGCTGTGTGTTGACCCTAACCAAACTATTGCCAGCTTGCGAGTTATTATTTCCTATAGATACAATTTTAATAACTTGATTTCTCGACGGCCTTAATCCAAATTGAATTATTGTTTTGTTATCAATATCTAAAAATTCAGAACTATTTCTGAATCCTATATCAACTTGTTCTCCGTCTAGCGACACTAACACTTCTGATGTTTTGTTAAAGTCTGCTTTAGTTAAGAATAAAGATGTGTCACCGTCTGCCTTAAACTCTTGATAATCTAACAGAGATGTTCCGCCTGTACCTATTGATATAATTTCAACAGATTGTCCAGACAACGGAGTTGACAGGAACTTGATCGTATTTTTTGTCCAATCAATTTCAAAATCGATGTTGTAATCCTGTTTTATTTTATCCAAGTATACAATAACAGAGTCCGATTCAAATACAGTTAGCCCGATATTATACGAAGAAGTTACACCATTTCCTACAAAAACGCTGCTCTGTAATGGTGCTGCATTCCCTGTTAATTCTGTAAAAACTTTTATACTAACACTATCAAGTACTTGACCTGGAACATTTTCTTCAGGAGCCGGAACTTGATCGGGTGTTATAAATGAATCGCCGTCTATTACTATATCTTCTGCTTTTTTACCGTTTGCAGTAATAAAAGCTCCGCCGATAATCTCGTCAATCGATCCGCCGTCTATGTTGCTATCGAGTAAATTAATATCATTTATAGTAATTGCTCCATCGCTGTCCATAGTTCTAAAAATTATAGTATCACCCTGCTCAATTGTTACAATTTCGTTTAGATCAACAGTATTAAAAATACCATCTCCGATAATTGTTAGCATTACTGCATTAGTATTTGTTTGCTCGGCAGATCCGTAATTTAAATCATCTATACGAGTTGACGTATTTTCACCTGCTAACCGTAAATATACTGATATTTCTTGACCTACTAATGGTACAAATGGCAACTCAACTTCGAATCTTTCCCAGAATTCTTGCCATCCTTCTGAAATCTGCGGATAAACTGCAAGCCCTTCTCCATTGGCAGTTGTTTTAAGTGCTTTATAAAAAATGTTATCGTATTTGAACAATTTTCCTGTTTTATAAATCTGCGTACTATCTTCGTCTGTGCCAAAAGAAAAAGCATAATAAAAATCTCCGCTAGATTTGGCACTATCCCAATTGTCAGTAAACCATGGCATTGCGTCCCATCCGCCTGTTACGTCAAAAGAATTTCCTTGGATTTTAACTCCGCCAAAATCAATACCTGTCATCAATTGAGTAATATCATTCCCTATCATTCCTGTCGCAGGAGAATAATATTTGTTAATTCTATTAACGCTATCAAGTATGCTATTATTCTTATCATAAATGATTTTAATAGCTGCTCCTGTTTCTGGAGGAACATTAAATATTACTTTTCCTGATAAAGTACTTGAAAATATATTTTCTTTATATATTTTAACAGTATAATTGTTTTTTAATAATAATTTATTATTAATAAAAATTTGTAGTTTACTCGAATCGTAACTCGGCGGATATGTTAAATTGAAAATACTTTCGGAACCCGACGACGTTTCTTCTTGAATATGCATAAAGTTTTCATAAATGCCATTTTTACAAATCCTATCAAATTTTAGAGAGGTGTTAAACACTCGTATTTTTGAATTGCCCAGTATAGCTACTGCTTTAGCTGTATTAGTTGAAGATCCGTTTCCGCCTACTAATTCTATTATTGGAGTCGTTGTGTACTGTGTTCCTGGATTTAATATTTGTATTTTTGATATTCTTCCGTTAGATATAAATGCTCTTGCTTGGGCATAGTATCCATTGCCTTGTATCAATACCGATGGTGGCGATGTGTAGTCCGATCCTGCATTTAAAATTTCAATATCAGTAATCTCGAATCCATTATTATCGGCCCACCACTTCCACGGATATTCTTCAAATTTATTAAAATTGCTATTGATAGGAACTACTTTACCGGCTTGTGCAGAATACGCAGGCGGAAGATCGAAGTCAGTCATCGCACTTGGAGTATTTTCAAGTTTAGTATATCGACTAGTATATTCTCGGATTGTGGTTCTAAAAGGCTTTACCTCTTCTAAATACTCTCTATAACTATCTAAGTTATCTGATCTGTAATTTAATTTCTGCGATAGTTCCGTTACAGTGTGTATCGCATTCAGGAAACTAGTCTTAAATGCCCAATTAATGTATAATTGTTCTGAGAAAGCATATCTTACCGAAGCAAAAAATAATTTATTCCACTCGACTCGCAGATCATTAATGAAAATGTCGTGTTTTACAGCATCGAGTATAATCCGTAGTTCTTTAGAATTCTGTAAATCGTACAGCGTAGAATCATATGATCCTGTGCCATTGAATCCTGTAGAATTTTGTGTTAAGTTGAAAGCAGATTCAAGTATTTGTATTGTCCCGTTTTTTCTACCAACTAATGTAAAATTGTTTAATAAATCACCGGCACCGTATTTTGTTTTTTTAACTACTGCCCAACCGCCATTTGCAAATTCTTTAATTCGTATTAACTCATCAACTTCTAAATTAATTAATTCTAATTGATCTATACTATTAATTTCTTTAACAATACTGGATTCTGACGAGTAGGTTGTATCCCACCAATCAACCGTTATCCAATACTGCTTAACGTCAAATGCCTGCGACTTGCTTCTAAAAAATACATTACGTTGTTGATCCCATGAATAGATACTCCATTTGTTGTCATACGTGCTGTCGTTTATTACTAAAATAGAAAATGTCCTAATCGTTGCATTTGCAACACTATACCCTGATCCTTTGTTAGTTACAGTTATTTTAGAAATTCTTCCTTGCGAATCTATTTCTGCAGTTGCAGATCCGTTTTTACCATCTCCAGTGATTGTAATCGGAGGTGAAACTGCATATCCAAAACCAGGATTAGTAATGTTTATATTTTCAATCTTTCCATTAATTAAGACTATCTCGACTACAGATTCTTTAGCTCGCACTAACCCATATTGTGATATGTCAGAAAAAGTATCAAGCACAGTATCATATTCGTTTAATACTGCACTAGGAGGATTATCTGTTTGATTTAATTTATCAAAATTAATTAAATCTACAAAAGGCTGTTGCATAAGGACAGAATTCACATTGCCGAATACAACCTTTAGTGCTTCACCGCGGTCTGCAAACATTGTTTGTCTTGGACGGAATTTTATTCCATATTTTTGTTTGTCTGACAATGTACTGTCTGGGACGCGATTTCCTGCACGATCTTCACCTATTAAACTATCTATCCACTTAGCCTCGAGAGATGGCGCCGGAACGCTGTCTGCTACTCCTTCTGTCAGCAATTGATATTCATTATTCACTGGATTTAAATTGGTATATTTTTTCTTATACTGAATATTCAACAACGCAGAGTCGGATTTAAAATAATTCTCTAAATTATAAGATAAAAATTTATTATTTTCAATAAACGAAATAAAAGGAAAACCTGATGCGGCTGGATTTTCAATTAATCGTCGGACTTCGCTTGCTGAACTTTTCCTAATTATATTTGCAGGTATTATAGTTGAATCTTTTACCCAATAGTAATAGAGCTTATTAGTATTTTCTCCAGTAACAGGATTAATTACCATCTTAACACTTAATACTGAACTGTCGTTGAATTTAGGTTGGCCTGATATTCCTAAATTTAACCCTTCAGCAGTATCTGCAAGAATACTCCATTCCTCCGGTAGCAACGGAGTTTCTACCCATTCGTAAATATCAACAGAGGCTCCTTCCACAAGATTATTCCAATTTCCTGATCGATAAGCTACGCTACCTTGCTCTGCTAAGAAAAATTTACAACTGTTCAAATCCCACCATAGTTTTCCTACATTTTTTTCAAACCATGCTTGATCTTCGTCTACTGTTTCATCTTCTGTTCCTATACTGTAAATTGCAGGATCGTAAATTGTTTTAAATGACAAAGACTGTTCTGCAAAATTTAAAATTTTTAATTTGTAATAATTAACAAAGTCAACGTCTGCTAATTTTATCTGATTAACTGGATCATATAATTTAACATTATCTATCAAATCAATATCTACTGTAGGCTCTTCTTGTGCCAATACTACAAACTCGTCTTGATTAAGTTGTGAATTCTTTTCTATTACTTTCCATTTTTCACTTTCGTCGCTATCGATCCAATATCTGAATCCTTCAGGAGCTGATGAAAAATCTAAAGTTGAAATATTATCAAGTCGTGCTTCTGTTAAAATACCAAGGCTGTAGTTTGGATTATCTTCTAAAACAGGAGTAGGAATTGTTGTGGCTGTTACAAATCTTATTGTGTTAGTTGTTGTATTAAATGCTCTGTAAAACCCGTTTAAATTGATAAAATTATTGATGCTAAAAACATCACCGATGAATAATCCATGAGGGATGTCAGTCGTAAGTATTACTGTTATATCAGTTATTTCAATATTAGTTATTTTTATTAAAGGATTTATATTATATCGAAATACTGTCCACGAATTTTGATTAAACGTTAACCAAATATAAGAATTATCTTTAACAGAAGTTGAATCAATTTCTAAAATGTTATTTCTTGATGCTTTTACAAAATCTACATGGTCTAATTTTACATATCCTGCATTTCGAGTATCTCCTGTATATACGCTAGTAGGTGATATTGATGTAGTGAATGGTATCGGTCTTAACGTAAAATCGTTAATTGTAGATTTAATGTATTGATTATTAACATACCGATCACTTAAATTTGTTATTAAAATCGGCTGAGGTGACATTTTAAAATTAATTTTGTTTAATTTAATTTCATATTCGGTTGTTTGATCTACTCCTCCGAGTTGCCCTACATTAAATGCCCACTCCTCATTTAATATTACACTATTCGAAGTTTTGCTTAGTTTATCAAAAATCTTAACTACTGAATTAGCAGTACCTTTTTCTCTAATAAATCCTTGGTATAGTCTAAACTGAGTGACATCATCTTCTGCTAGATTTTGAAGGTAATCTCTTTTTTGATAGCCAATAGCATGCCTTGCTAGTTCGCGCTGGCTCGACCCAATTCCGTCTGCTTCTACTTCGAAATAATCTTCAAATTGATTTATTCGATAATCGAAATTAGCAACTAATCCTTTTTCAGGTATCAAGTCAAGTTTTGTCCAATTAGAATTTTCAAATGTTTCAGATCCTAAATGTGTTTTACTGCTAGTCCACGAAAAGGACTTATAAGATACAATGTCACCTAGTTTATAATCAACAAACGGCTGCCATTGCCCTATATTGACATTGTCAAATACAAACCCCGGGCTAGTGTAATCGCCATTCCAGTCAGTTGTACGAAAACCTCTAACTTTAATTCGGTCTTGTCGATACCCAGACGGCTTATCATATATCACATCGTTAAAGACTGTTCTATCGTCGAATAACACAATATGTTCTTTCAAAACAAAATAAATTTTAAGAAAATAAATTCCCTCGTTAGTATTAGTTGTTGAAATAGTTACTTTTTGGAAATCTCTTGAAACGTTAATAAAATTAAGAGGTAATGCTGCTCCGTCACTTTTTAAAATTTGATAATTATAGAAGCTGTCTAAAATGTTTTCCGCTGCTCCTACTGTCACATCTATTTCAATTTTTTGAGCTAAAGGGCTTAGCGAAATTAATGATCCTTCTGCCCAATTATGCTTTGTCCAGAACATAAATTCTTTTAACGAAGTTGTCCAGTCAAATGCTGTTTGTGTCTCAGAGCTATACCCATTAAACGCAATACCCAATGACAATTGATACTGCTCGTACCCTTGTATAAAATCTGCTAGCTCTTGAATGTTTTCAAAAACTTGACCGTACATAACCTTTCTAACAGATAATGTATCAAAAAATCGACGTTTAAAAACTTCTATTCCGTTAACTATTGGAACCTTAGGCAACTGCTTCCATAATGCAACATTAAAATTATCTTCACTAGTATGGCTTTGCAAACTTCTGTAGAATTTATTATTGTATCTAATTAAAATACCATTACTATAAAATTTATCTGCAACCCACTCTACAAAAGGTTCAGAGATTCCTCCTACTGAAATTAATGCATCTGTTTGGCTAGCTACTGCTTTGAAATATTCAAAATAAGGATCAAGGCTATCATACCCTGAAATTTTCCAACCTTTATTAACTTTTTCAATTAGTAGCCCGCTATAAGATATGCTAGATATAGGACAGCTAACATCAAAAATAATATTATAGTTTTCATTAGGAATAAAAATACTACTCGACGACGAATTAGGACTTTTGCTGTCTAGCAAATATTTCTGCTGTGCTTGATCAACAAAACCTGAAATTCTGTTAGATAATAAAACATCTATATTTTTTATTTTATTTTCAATAATAGATTTATCTTTTGCTTTTGATTTCAGATAGTCTACGATATATAAAAATAACCCAGTGACCGGAGCATTAACATCTGTATCGTTTAAAATTAAATCATCGATTGTTATAAAAGTTTCAGAATTTACATTAATTGTTTGGCCTGAAATGTTTAATGTTGTTAACGACTTATTAAAATTTGTCGAAATGTAGTCAAACGGACGCAATAGACACAGCGCAGATATTATTGAAAAAGGATATTCTGAACTGGTTCGCCATGCATGTTCTGCAGGAGATACATCTCCAAATTTAAAATTACCTTTGTTATTAATTAATACAAAATTTCTTGCAAAGCTAGATTCTAAAGGACTTAACAAGTTGCCATATTCGTCCACTGGCAAATGTTCCAATAATAATGGTCTTTTGTATCTGTCATGTATTCCTGCACGTTCCCCTTGTGTAATTCTTCCTTCTTGCAGATGATCCCACAATATTAAATTATTACTAGTATACGGAAATGGTCCGTATTCTTCTTCCCACCATAGTGGCTGTTGACTAAATCCTAACATTTCCCAAGGACAACGGTGTGGCCTATCGGTGTCGTAAATCCACCGATACACTCCTCTCCAGTATCCAGGCAACGATTGTTGACCTAATGGATCTGTCATAGCAGAGTAAGTATAAGTAAACGAATCTTCAGAATCAAAATAGGAATTTTCTGTAAAGTTTATGTTAACTGCAGATAACCATCTTAAAAAATCAGCATTAATAAGTGTGTCTAATTGGTTTTTATTATAAATTTCTGAATTATAAAATCCCCCTAACACTTTGTCATTATCAAAAATCAAAGGATTATATTGCTGTTTTATATTATTGTAAATCCTGTTTTCTAATTCTAATAAAATGTCGTCTCGATAATCGCCGTATGCAAATATAAGACTACCATCATGTCCTTGAATCATTTCCCGAGGTTCAACAAACGTGTCATCTAATATCATTGCAGGAGTGTATTTTTTATAAAGTCCTAGCTTAGTAGGTGTCGACGGAATAAAATTATTAGAAGTAGATACATATTCTCTAATCTCGATTACGTCACCTTCTGCTAATTCTATGCTTAGTGTTACAAATCCAAAATTAGAATTAAATTCATAATCTTTTCCAGCAATTAATTGCTGCTGATTTATGTAAATGTAAACTGCCCGATTACTATTATTATCGAGATCAAATTTATCAGATAAGACAAACGATTTTATACCTTCATCTTCTACTGTATACAGTAAAGAAGTAAATGCTCCACTGCCTATCATATCAGATCTGAAAAATGGACTTGAGTTATTTTTCGATTTACCTATTTCTTTTAGAATAGCATCTACAAAATTTGGAATGTTATCATCGTATATTATTGACTCAGCAACTGATAAGAATGTGTTTTTAAATTCAGAATATGCGTCTTTAGCATATTGTAAAGATTTTATTATGTTAATTTCTTTATCACACAATGCTACCATTGCTACCGGAGTTATTCCTGTATGCTTTAAGAATCTTCTGCTTAAATTTTCATAACCGGAAATATCTCTTAGATTATTTTCTCCTTGATATATTCCTGAAAAAGAGTCAAATAGCTCTAATCCAGATATTATATGATCAGATGCTTGACCTAATGTGAAACTAGCTATTTTTTGATTAAGAGGATTTTTTTCTAATCCCAAAGGTATTTCGTAATAACCATCTTCGGGTTCTGCACTTGAAAATAACTTTAAAACAATTACATCATTAATATCAAACGTTCTTTCAAAGTTAAAAGTATCATTTATTCTTGTAAATTTGTCATTAATTTTTGTACCATTAACGAAAAATATAATCTTATCTATGTCAGTATCAGTAATACTGTTCCATTTTATTGCATTAGATACAATCCGATTCGTAGGCTCTGTTACTGTAACACTTTCAATTATAGGCTGTAAGTATTTTGGATCTAGATTAATCCACCCATTTTCTAAAATGTCTGTATTATTAAATTTATAAAAACCAGAAGATAATTTTTTATATACAACCTGCTGTTCTTGCTGATATAAGAAGTCGTCGCTGTCTAAATTAAACTGGAATTGAATATCTCCTACATTGTTTATATTCAAGTAACTGATCTTAAAACCCAACTCCTTATCAATTTTTCCATTACCTAATTTGTAACTAATTATAGGAGTTCCTGCAAACGAACTCGATGGATAAACAGTATTATCAGAAAAACTATACCCATCACTATCAAACATGTCAAATAATGGAGACTGATTTACTGCACTAGGTTGCTGGCTCTTAGCCCATGTTGTTCCATCAAAATAGAACATCATTCCTCTGTTGACAGCTCCTCTGCGAATTAAAATCCCATCATTTACTGTTGGCTCTCCATCGACGTCTTTAATTAAACTTATTTGTCGGATTCCATTATGTACAATAAAATTAACAACATACACTTGATTGTTAACAAAAAAATCAGTATCTGCAGTTATTAACAGTCTTGCTTTATCGAATAATGATTCTCCGTCTACAATGTAACCTTGGCTGCCTTCTATATCAGAAAATGCATCTAAGGTAAATGTATCAATAAAGTCTACTGGATTTTTAACTCTGCTACCGTGTTGAAATAATTGTAAGTTAGGCTTAAACTCAATAATAGGCCGTTTTGCCCTAGAATTTTCTGTAGCAAAAAAAGTGGAATTGTTTAGTGTATGCGCTTGTTCGAGTACAGATCTATGAAACCATCTGTTATATCTTGACCATGCATTTCCATCGAGGCTCGATTTACTAATAGTAATATAGTCTTTATCCGAAGGATATGCACTAGCATCGTCAAAAGGTAACGAATCAAATCCTTGCCCGTCGAATACTACATCTGGAGAATTTTTCACAATTGCCGGAGACACAATAAGATTTTGAAATTTAGTAAGAGTTATACCAGTTCCTACGCCTTCTACTAACCATGAATCTTTTTCGTAAATTACAGGAAATATATTTCCAATAAATTTTACAACAAGTCCGTTGGAAAAATTTACTCCGTTGCTACTCTGATAAGATAACTTTCCTAATATTTCTTTTTCTACATTGATATTTGTATTTTCTTCAATCGATGCAATTAAAAATTTTCCAAATTTATTAGGATCTATACTGCTTTGGTAAAATAACAAATCAGGAGCATTGAACGGTATCGAAAATGTAAGTACGCCGTTAGACGTTCCATTGTTTGTGACCCCGTTATTATAATCCAAGTAGTTATCTTCTGTTATGTCTTTAAGATATGTCCATCTTACATCCTCATCGACTGAGACTGGATTTAATTGTGCTGCAATATCTACTTCTGCTTTGTACAATTTTCCATTGTATGCAACTACTTGATTTTTCTGGTAAGGCAATATAGGATTGTATATCATTGACCCAGTATCTATTTGTCGTCTTATAAAAAAATTATCATCCGGTGCATTTACTTTAAATTTATAAGTTTTTCCTCTGTACAATGTTATAGTGGGGTTAGAAGTTAATCCGTCCGGTGAAAACACCCATGCAGAAACTATTCCGTTGTTTACTTTGAACGTACTAACTTCTACTAATTTTGCTGTTCCTGTTCCTGTTCCTGAGCGAATAGCAACAAATTCAACGCCACTTTGATTAGATTCTGCTCCTAACTCAATAAAATTTGTATTTCCTAAAGAATTGATTACATACCGAGAACCGGTAACGATTTCGATTGCATTTACATTTGTTCCTATAGTTCCGCTAACATTAACAGCAGGAGGGCCTTGCGGTATCCAGAAATATTCTCGATAGTTAATTAGCTTATCCCATTCGAGTGGAGGATTCCAGGTATAATGTGTGCTACTTGTTATTAAATCATCTCTATCAATTTTGTTTTCAAAAAATCTTAATTGATTTTTAAAATCGATATAATCATAAAACCCATCAACATTATTGTTGTCGTTGTCTTTAATAACTACACCAGGATCCAGCTGATACACACTCCGCAACGTAGCATCTGTGTCTAAATATATGTCAGTGCTATTGAATGTTTTTCCATATCGTTTACCAATATAACCAACAGTTTTATCTAGTGATCCTGGCTGTACAAAAGAGTCAACAACCCCTGACATGAATTTAGAATTAGTTTCTGTTTGAAAAAGCTTAGGTAAAAGTTCTACCGACTTTCGAATAGGTGTTTGGCTTTTAGGGAAGTTTTTAATTGTCATATTATGTTATGCTTAGGTTGGATGCCGACAGAGCAATTTCAGTAGTTGAAATTGCAGTAACAATATCAATGTTATCAACTGTTGCACTGCTGATGAATATTTCATCAATATTACTTTGTATTTCAAATAAACTAGAAAATGCTTGATCAGGTTGCTTAGGAACTAATGCTAAGTTACTTACATCCGGCGATACTGAATTAACAACATACGTTGTTAATTCGCTTATATAAAATCTGTCACCGAAGTCCCAATTATTCACATTAAAAAATTCATTAATTGCGTTAATGATACGAACTTTTAGATCATTGTCATTAATAGACTTATTGGGATTTTTTACTATTTTAAACTGTGCTTGCAGAGACGGACTTGCATTCGATCCAAATAGCACTTTGTACTTAACTGGATGATAAATTATTTCATCACTTATTGATTTGATTAAGTTTAAGTTTTTACTAAAATTAATCCGCAAGCTATCGCTCGTAGGCGGAACTGGTTCTAATGCAAAGCCTGCAACAAAATTTCTGTATGCAGTATCATAATTTCTTGTTAACAAGTAAATATCAATTATGTTGCTTACACTAGGATCTATCCTTCTATCTGTGCCTGCATTGTGTACATATTGAAATTTAATGTTGTTACGCCCTACAAAGGGTTTAATTTTATTTTCAAGTAGTAGAGTATTAGTTGATCGGTTGACCCGTTTTACGATGTTTTCGTTCTCACTAAAAAAGTATACCAGTTGTCCAGTTTCGTACGCAGCTATATTAAAAGAACTTTCTGATTCAAAAATTAGTATAGTATCATCGGAATTATCAAAAAATGTACTGGAGATATTTCCTTGCCCATCGACTGTTTGATTAAAAAATAAATATGTTGGGTTTTCGCCGACAATAGCGTCAAATGCATCAGGATCGTCAATTACTCCGTCATCATCTTTGTCGCTAAACGCTAACTTTATTTCACTAGTACTTTGGAATCCGTCACTATATGTAATTGAATCGTCTATGTTAAAAACAATGTCTTGTTTTAGTATTGACATGAATCCAGGATCTGGATTTATCCCTAATACTAATACTCGATCTTTAACGACTTGTCCGGTACGACTATCATAAATCTTTTGAGAAGAATCGTAATAAAATCTATTTTGTTCTAGGCTAGAAAAAATATATTCAGTCCCTCTTATCCTAATTACATACTGGTCTGCTTTTCTTATAAATGCAACGACCCATGAAGCATCAAGGCCCGAGTTAGAAGAATCGCCTGAGGATCCTAAGCTAAAAGAAGAAATTGTATCAATATTGTCCGACGTGATTAAGTCCCATGTTTGAGTTTCGATATCATATCGCAAACCGAATGTTTGGTTTTCAAACATTTGATTTATAATTTCAGTTTCAAATGCAGATGGTAAGTTAGTAACAAATTTAGGAATAATCCTGTTAGCAATTGCACCTGTTGGGATTTTATCACTAAATTTAATTGCCCCAGTGTTGTCAGGCAAAATACCAGTGTTGTTACTGCCTGTTCCATCACCCGAAACTGTAATTACTTTTGTCCACATGTAGCTTTTTTGACTTGGGTCATTAGCTGCAGTGTCTACCATTTTTCCGTCTTTAAAAGATTTGCTTACAGCTGGTATAAATTTTATCATCATGCCGGGCTTTACAAATTTTAAAATATTTGTAGAAAATGCGCCTACCGGTAATACTGTCGAATCACTCGATCTGATAAAATATCCAGAGCATACATTAATATCAGAAGTGACTTGTGTCCAAGTTACACTATCCGTTTCAAAAAATAATTTTTCAAATCTACTTATATACAGATTATATACATTAGTGCTTGCAAGTAACGGCTCTAGTTTTTCATTTATAAAATTATAAATTTCTGATTTACTGATAAATTTAAAAGATAAATTTGTTTCTGCATCTTGTTTATAAATTAATCCGTCATCTGCAAATACGTTAACTTTACTGTATTTTCCACTTGCATCTATAATATCAAAATTACGAGAAATACCGCTAGACGATCTGTTAATTGCTTTTATTTTTAAAATATTTTGACTACTAGCCAGTGGTGCTAAGTTATAGTCTTCTCCGGTAATCATTCTATTTTGTACATAATATTGTGCAGGAGCATTTGTACGGATCGATTCTGTCGATTCTCTTGATGATGCAGTATTCGAGGTATACTTTAAACTCATCGATATTGTTAATGTATGTGCTTCCCCAACGTTATTTAAATAAGGAACATTGATACTAATCCCTCTCATTTCTTGAGGAGATACTTGATAAACTAGTCCGTTGCTTACTCTGTAATATATTCGAAATGTTCCTTGTGGTAAGTTTCCATAAACTCCGTCCGCAAATGCTAAATCAATCCTATCATTTTCTTTTGTTACTACGTTGTATATGTTTCTTACATTTGCATCTATACTGTTGTATGCAATATTATTACCGATTAAGTTAGATACTCGGGTCCATTCACCGAGTTGTGCTCCGTTAGAATCGAGAGAATATAACCACACATCGTCGTTGTTAATATTGTTGCTATCAACTGCAATAATTTCATTCGTTGTAGGCACATCAATATTAAAATCTGCTAATTCCAAACTTCCTTGTTTAAACATCATATAAAAACCTGTGTTAGCACTTGCGCCTCCACGGTTATCATTTCTATATATAAAACCTAATTGTGTTCCTGGAACAGGAGGTTCTTCGTATATTTCTTCGGATCCTTTAAATCCGGTGCTAACTATTTCAAAAATCATTTGGCGGCTAGCAACTGTTTTAGTAAAATTAAAAATTGAAACATCTTGCGAGAACGTCCTAAATCTATATTGCTCGGTAGGAATTCCCTGAATAATTTCAGCTCCTTGACTTCTGCCAAATTCTGTATTGTCCGTCATTGCAGCATTTACTACAGTAATAAACTGGTCAGGCCAATTAGGATTAGTAGGGTCGTCCCACACAATCGTTTGTTGCGCTAAATTTCTACCAGTTCCGTCAATTATTGGTTCAGTAGTACTAACAGTATCAAATTTTAATATGCCAGACGCAGGAATATTTCGTTTAGGATTATAACTTAGCATACGTGCTAATCTTAAAACACTTTCTCTGCGCTCTGCTAACTCGATAAAATTTTCTCGACTAGCAAGGTCTATTCTAAAAGACAAACTTTGACCCAAAAATGCCACCGCATCTATTAATGCCATGTATTCGCTACTTTCGATGTAGTCGTTAAAATCCTCTGGGTAGTTTTCTCGTAAATACGAAATTATAACTCGGCGAAGATTTTCAAAATCGTAGCTTTTAAAATCTGCATTTTTGAAAGTTTGATAAATTCTAGTCCAATCTTGGTTGAGAATAAGATTATTCTGTCTTGATGTTGTTGTCATATACGGTTATCCTATACTATATTTACCAAGTAAATTAAGTAGCTAGTTTATAAGTCCATTGGTTTTATCAAAATCAAAAGTCATTTTTTCATTTAAATTAAATGGCAAATATGTAATATCTGCAGATACCCTAATTCCTTGATCAGTTGAGTCAACAGCTATAGAATTAATGACAATTCTTGGGTCATAATTTATAATTGTTTCAACATCTTTGACTACAATATTGCGTATTTCTGGAGTAAATTGCTCAAATAATATATCCCAAATTATTGTGCCGAACTCAGGATTCATTAATTTTTCACCCTTTCGGATATTAAAATGATTAACGATATCTTGTTTAACAAGATCAATATCGAATAACTTAAAACCCGATAACGATTCCTGAGAACTAAACCCTTTATAAGTGAACGCAGGTATTGCTACATCGCCTGCATTAGCAGACATTGATGATACACTTTTTTTATTATATACTCTGGCCATAAATTACTCCTCTGTTGGCGTATCCTGACGATCTCTGTCTGTAAATTGCGATGCTAATACTACTGGGTTGATATTTTCGTGCAATGACCAAGGCTCGTGCATCGGTATTCTACGCATAATACTCCGTAAAGATATATCTGTCCTGTATCTATTTTTATCACCCCATTTATTTTTTGAACTAGTAGCAGGATTATCGAACAAACTTAATAATTCTGTGCTATCTGCTTCATCTGCAGCAGTAGCAGCTAATGCACTAGGTCCGTTCATATGTATGCTTCCGCCTTGCATAATTATATCAGCGCCTTTAGCACTTAATGTTCCTGCAGCATCAATTATTAATGCGCCTCCTGCTAACACATCCATTTCAGCCGAACATGAAATTTTATTCGAACCCCCAGAAGAAATATCTAAATTAACACCACTGGATATCTTACTACTGCCTGTAGTTCTTAAATGTAAATCTCCTAGTGTGGTCAACAAAGCATTGCTTGCTGCAGCAATTTCTAAGTTGCCATTTATATCCACATGCATTCTACCTTTTGCTGTACGCATATTAATGTTTCTGCCTGCTTCAAAATTAATATCCCTGTCTGCTCGCATATTAATGTCTGCTTCAGTATGAATACTAATACTATCTTGTGCAAAAATATCAATTTTCCCATGGCTAGTCAATTCTATCCAAGCAGTTCCTCTTGAATTTCCGATATATATTAAATCTTCAGAATTGTGTAATAATATTTGATGCCCAGTGCGTGTTCTTAATCTCGTATACTCGTTGTAAGGAATGTCAGGTTTACCTGTACGATTTTCTTTTTCGTCAAGATTATCGAAATACTGCGGAGGTCCTGAAGTTGCTGTACTTGCTCTTCGATAACGGTCATCTCCGTCATCCATTACTAATTGAGTCCCTCCAAGGCGTCCGACAGGTACAGTGTTTGCTGATTTTGTCTGTTTTTTACCTATAAACTCTTGTTTTGCACCGTTTCTTCGATCTACTGGGCCAGGAGTCGAAATACCATATACTGAATTAGGAACATTTCGTCTACTAGTACTAGTAGCCGGGCCCCTAACGTCATCTTCCAGTAATCCTTGTTCTAAAAATCTGTTTGCAACTGGATGCACTGGTTTCTTAATTTTATCTATATCAGGACCGGTCTCTAAGCTATTAGTTTTTCTGTTAACTTCTGCTACAGGTAACGGTTGGTCAGTGTCGTATTTTTTCTTGTCTTCATCTGTTAACTCTACATGAACTGAGGATCCAATTGCAGGTATCATATGATTCATAAATTTACCAGGAACACATGCTATAAAATACCCCTCTGCTGGATTTCCGTCAACAAATGCCACAAGAATCGTTGTTCCGATTTCAGGAGGAGGGAACCACATGCCGTAAGATTTTTGAGTATCGTTGTAGTCGGATTTATTAAGACCCATATACTCGTATCCTGTTGCTCCGTAAAACGGAGTAGAATATTTAATAGAATATGTTTGGTGTATATCTCCTACTTCATTGCCTTGATCCCTTAGCAAGGTAACTTCAAGCCCCGCCATAAAAGTTGGATCTAAATACCCAACTACTTTGGCCATCATGATTCCAGAATCAATTTTTCCTGTTGATTTATTTAATACCGATCTGCGTTCTTGTGACATAATTTCCTTTGTTATTCATTCAACATCTAAGAAGAGCTAGGTCTTTTATTTGCCTGAGCTGCATCGATTGCTTTCTTCTCGGTAATGAAAGCGGCTTCTGGATCGTCTATTATAGGAGTATTATTTTTATTTGCATTAACCGACGAATCTGCAGCAGGAGTTGTTGCTTTAGGAACTGGAATCGATGCAGCATATAACAATGTATTCTGTGCAACTATTGATTCTTTTCCAACAAAATCGTTAGGCTGCCCGAGAACTCTTATAAGTTTCATAGTTTGAGTATAATTTCCACTAGCAAAGATATTTGCTACCTGTATAACTTTGAAAATTCCACTAAACGGACTTATTCCATCTTTTCCAAAATTATAAAGTCCACTATTAACATCTGTGGGTTCGATATTAGGATTTATCGGTGTTCTGAAAGCTAAGTAGACAAAAATTTCACTACCTTCATAATTCATTGCGTTATCATTTGTTATTTGATTATTAATTCCTTCTTTTGAAAAATAATTAGAATTAATGCCACTATCTGACAAAAAATAAGGATCGCCTGTTGTTTCTATTTCTAAATTTACTAAATCTGGACTAGCACTCAGGAATGCTGTTTGATACGAATCCGCAATTTGCTGTTCTACAGTCTTCCAGCCTATTGGAGAATTTTTAACTGTATCAGGATCGGGACCTACCATTGTGGATCCCGCGGTTGATGAAGTTGCCGGTTTGTCACTTCCTTGGTTTACAGGAGCATCAAGTTTTGCACTGTCTGTGGTGTTTTGTGCATCAAGATTATTTGTTCCTGTTTGATATAACGGTCGAGGTTGAGCACCTGTAAAAAACATTGCATTAAATTCTAGCTCAAATTTTATAATACTATTGTTTTGCCCTGTGTATATATAATCATATCGCTTGGCAATTATTTTAGCTAATTCTGGAATTCCTATAGCAGGTGCATTTGGGGTTTTTATTAGAGCTCCGCTAACCTTAAACGGTATAACTCTGAAAATATACTTTCTAGCCCGAGTACTACGTATTGCATCGTAATCTAGCAATTGTATTTGTACATCGATCCTAAACCAACTTGCCATTCCTGATTGGTCTAAATTTTCTACTTTAATTGCATCGCTTGCATAGTTCGAAACTAAAATAACTTTTTGAATTACTTGAGTAATCGTATCTCCACGAGAAAAACGAAATTCCCTAGAATTAGAATCTATTTTTACTTTGCTTTTATCTGTAGTTTTTGATTTTTCATTAATCACTTCACTTTCGTTAGAAAAAGAAACATTGCCGCCAGATTCTAATGAAAAATTCATAGTCGACGTTCCTATTTTATTCCCGCCTGCGCCAGCGGAACCCAAACTGCCCAATGACCCTATAGCACCCGATGATAAATTTTTTACAGACTTAGCTACAGATTGTACTTTAGAAATTACGTTAGTTACTTTAGATAACGGGTCTATAGTTGCACCCACAATACTTGTTGATGCTTCCGATGTTATGCCTAGATTGTCGGATGAATTTGCAGGAAATACAATTTCATATATATCGGGTATTGCTTGAACTTTGTTATTTGCTAATTGAGATTGTTCTGTGTTTAGCCTAGAGACAAGGCTTACTGTGCCTGAGGACAGTACTTCTTGTACAGTTCCTCCCAATAGCTTTGTGTCTGCTCTTAATACGTTAACAGTGTTACCAAACCCTAAGTGATGAAACGGAATAGCAGTAACAACATATTTACTGCCGCCTTCGTCTACTTTCATAGTTACGTTAGTAAGTTTTATTGAAAAATATTTTGTTAAATAATCGACATTAGGTGACCGATTGCCTTCATCGGTAGTTCCTTTAAAATCTAACTTTAAAAGAAATGGGGCAGCTTCTAAATAAGTTCTGTACCCGGCATTAACCGCAGCGACCTGTAATGATTGTAAAAATAATCCCATGCTGTAAGGTTCGTAAATCTCAAAAGAAAATGTTATAACATTTGTGTTGCCAGTTGGAGAGCGTGGAGCAATAATTGAATCAAAATGTACGTTGTCAATAAAATATTCCGGAGAACCGAATTCTGTCCCAATACGCTGTTTATCGTATCTGCCTGCAGATGACAACACAATATTACTTAACTCGGAATCATTTCCTCTATATGATTCAGGATTATTATACTGGTTCGGGTCTAAGCAGCACATTGTCCAAAGCGTATTAAATGAGGCAAAGTCTTCTAGAATATTTTTAAAAGGAGGAGCATCGGTAGATAACGGAGTATTGAAAAATAAACTATCCGAACCTGTCTTTGTAGGATCTTGCCGTATATTATCTTTTTGATTTGGAGGAAATGAGGCAGGTAATTGTTTTTGATTCGTTACTGTTCTTGCGCTGCCTGTTGTTACATTTGCTGGAGGAGCTGTTGGCACTGGTATAAAAAGATCGTCATTTGCCATTTTATACTCCTAGATATTTTTCTAGATTTGTTTTTTTAGGACAGAAGATTATTGTTCCTACTTCGAAATCATATATGGGATCTTTTATTGTTTCCATGTTTCTCTGTACAAAGACCCACCACAGTTCAGGTTTACCGTATAAGTCGTATGCTAACAAATCAGGTCTGTGGCGATACTGGCTTTCTATCTTATATTGAATATCGTCTGTTTCTGCAGGGACTGGTCTAATTTCCAATAAATTTAAATATTGGTTATTTTGACTAGTATCATAATACTGCGAAGCTTTATTATATGTTGCCATTTTAAATATATCCTACTGCTCTGCCAGATGCATAATCCTGCAGACTAAACTTTCGTAGTCGTGTTCTGTCATATATTGGCGCTACAGTAACCGCAATTGTACTTAACGTAGGTACCCATGTTGCTGTTTGATCTCTTCCTTGGTACCTTATGTAGTTAACATCTTCTTTAAAGTCAATGCTGACTGATTTTATTACAACAGGAACACTATTAAACACTCGTGCACCGTATCCTGTTAAATTACAAATAACAGGAGGAGATCCTAAATTAGAACTTCTGCCAAAAAACATTTTTGTAGCAGTTCTTAAAAATGAGGTTGCTTGTATCCAATATTCGGCATCGGCTTCATTTTCAACTGAAAAGTCTCCTGCTATTTGTATGTCTTCAACTTGACTATTTTTATAAGCCTGGAACGGCTGAATATTATGGACAGCATCAATTTGCGTATAGTTTGCTTTAGATATCATTGTAATATTAGGTAAGTATGGCCAAACTACTCCGCTTGTACTTTTTAATCTTGGAAATGCATTATTAAACAAATCAAAATTGCAATCGATCCTTACTCGCCAGTCTTCATCTATACCCGTTTTCGCTGTAATATACGGAGATGCTTCATTACGATTAAAGAACGACTCAGCGCCGGCTGCAATATTACCTGATCTGAGAAGGCTAATAACACTGGCTGCGCTAGTTGCAAAACTTGCAAGTTTTCCCAACGCTGGTATACCAGCAACTATTTTATCTGTGGCTGCCTTAACTGCAGTAGATGGATCGTTAATATATCCTCCTATTGTTCCTGCGTTTTGTGCTAATGACTTTAGCGAACCTAACGATTTAGTAGATTTTTCAGATGCTCCGCCTGCAGTATTAGTTAATCCGCTACCTGTTGCTTTAGCTTTATCTTGTTCTGTTGTTAAGTCAACCGTTTTAACATTATAATCTTGTATTTCAACTACGTATTGACTAAGCGGGTTAATTTCTTTTGCCATAATATATGATTTTTCCAGTATACTCTATTTATTACTGAAGTAATATGCTATTATAATAAGTAATAAAAAGGTATTATAAAATATGATTACACAACCAATAAAAATAAATTATCTAACAAATAAAGACCTATTAAAAGAAATTCATTTAAGTAAAAATACATATTGTTCCTATACTATCCCCGAACACCACAATTACGATATCATTTTAGCTGATTTAAAAAAAATTAATATAAGAACTATTGCAGCAGCTAAAAGAAATCATGCTGCCAAATTAAGTAAACACGCACACTTACAAGCTCAACAACTGCAGAAGAAAAAGATACCGTCTAAAGAATTTGATGTAGATTACAAGAAAGTGGCAAAGACTGATTTAATTTTTAGAATTACATCTTTCGATCATATTCCATTAGCACCTGGTCGTAAAAAAACAATTAAAACTACTGCCGACAGCCACGAAAAAGTAAATTTTCCACCTTTCCAACATTGGAAATTTGATGAAAATAACAATCTAGTATTAGTAGGAAAAAGTCATTGGGCAGGAGATTTAATTACCGGATCATATTCCAAAGATCACGGTCAAATGACAGACAATTTAGCTAGAATGTTTTTAAAATTATGTGAGCGATACGCTACTAGAGGCAATGTCAGAGGATACACATACAATGACGAAATGAAAGGACAAGCAATTCTGCAACTTACTCAAATAGGTTTGCAATTTGACGAAAGCAAAAGTGACAATCCGTTTGCATACTATACTGCTGCAGTTACTAACAGTTTTGTTAGAATTATTAATATCGAAAAACGCAATCAAAATATAAGAGACGACATTTTAGAGATTAATGGAATGACTCCTAGTTGGACCAGAGTTAACAGTGGACCAGATTTTAGCGAAGTGCGACATAATCAAAACAACGATTCAGAAAGTTGATTTTTACATATATGATGTATTATAATTGTTAACAGGAGACAGCATGTCGTTATTTAAAAAAATTGCAGCGTTTACAGATATTCACTTTGGTTTAAAAAGCGGTAGTAGAATACATAATCAAGATTGCGAAGATTTCGTTAATTGGTTTTGTGAAACTGCCAAAACAAATGACTGCGAAACTTGCATATTTTTAGGAGATTGGCACCACAATCGTTCTACTACCGACGTTAGTACTATGAACTATACACTTTCAAATTTAGAAAAACTAAGCCAAAGTTTTGAAAAAGTATATTTTATATTAGGAAATCATGATTTATTTTACAAAGACAAGCGTGAAATTAATTCTGTAGAGTTTATGCGTCTATTTCCTAACATCGTGCCTATTAAAGATCCGTATACAAAAGACGATGTCACCATATTGCCATGGCTAGTAGGTGATGAATGGCAAAAAATTTCTAAAATTAAAAGTAAGTATATTTTCGGACACTTGGAACTACCTAGTTTTTATATGAATGCAATGGTGCAGATGCCAGATCATGGTCAACTGCAACGTAGCCACTTTGCTAATCAAGATTATGTATTCACCGGGCATTTTCATAAAAGACAGCAAGCCAATAATATTGTTTATATGGGCAATGCATTTCCACACAATTATGCCGACAGTGGCGATGATGAACGAGGTATGATGATATTAGAATGGGGCGGCAAACCTGAATATCATACATGGCCCGGCCAACCTACTTACAGAACTTATAAATTAAGCAGTATTATTGACAATCCTGATAGTTTATTAAAAGAAAAAATGCACTGCAGAGTTGTAATCGACTTGCCTATTAGCTACGAAGAAGCAAATTTTATTAAAGAAACATTTATTCCACAGTATAAGCTTCGAGAACTTATGCTAATTCCGGAAAAAGTAGAAGTTGATTCAACTGTAGTGCCTGTTGATATAAATTTCGAATCGGTCGACACCATCGTTATGAATCAAATCGAAGCAATCGATAGCGATAGCTTTGACAAATCTTTATTATTAGATATCTATAAAAACTTATGACAATAAAAATAAAAAATTTAACAGTTCAAAATTTTATGAGTGTAGGAAATCAAACTCAAGCAATAGATTTTGACAAAGGAAACTTAACTTTAGTTTTGGGAGAAAATTTAGACTTGGGAGGTGATGGAGGCGGATCCAGAAATGGTACTGGAAAAACCACCATTATTAACGGTTTAAGCTATGCTATTTTCGGGCAAGCTCTTACTAATATTAAAAGAGATAACTTGATTAATAAAATTAATGGTAAAGGAATGCTAGTTACTGTATCTTTTGAAAAGGGCGGCATCAGTTATCATATAGAACGTGGAAGAAAACCTAATATTTTGAAATTTAGTATCAATGGCAAAGAGCAAGATCTCAAAGATCTTGACGAAAGTCAAGGTGACAGTAGAGAAACACAAAAAGCTATCGAACAAATGTTAGGAATGAGCCATGATATGTTTAAACATTTAGTTGCTCTTAATACCTATACCGAACCATTCCTTAGTATGAAGGCTGCTGACCAACGTAGCATTATTGAGCAATTGTTAGGCATTACAATTTTAAGTGAAAAATCTAATACTTTGAAAGAACAGATAAAGTCTAGTAAAGATACAATTGCTGCGGAAAGTACTCGCATCGAAACTGTTAAAGTAAGCAACAATAGAATTCAAGACAGCATCAATTCTCTCGAAAGAAAGAAAAAAATCTGGCAAGATACCCACTTGTCTGAAGAGCTTAGTTTAGAAAAAAGTATAACCCATTTAGAAAAAATTAACATAGAATCAGAAATTGCTGCACATAAATGCTGGGATGATTATCATCAAAAAAAGCAAAGCAAACAAGAAGCAGATCGATGGATTGCTAAGCTAACTGCTGATAATCAAAAGCAAGAAAAATTAATAGAGCAGTTAGAAAAAGAAATTGCAAGTATTTTCAATCATGTATGTTATGCTTGTGGTCACGAAGTACATGATGCTAAGCAAGAACAAATATTAAATCAAAAGCAAAAAACGTTGCAAGATGCAATTTTGCATATAGAATCAAATATAGTTCAAGAAAAAGAATATATTGAAGTTTTAAACAGATTAGGCGAGCTAGGCGAGTGTCCTATAACTCAATACGACAATATCGAAGAAGCGTATAATCATAAAAATACAGTAGAAGGTTTACAAAAAGAACTGATGAGAAAAAAATCAGAAATTAATCCGTACACTGATCAAATTCAAGAACTTAAAACTACTGCTATTCAAGAAATTTCGTGGGATGAAATAAACACACTCACTAATATTAAAGATCATCAGGAATTTTTATACAAACTGTTAACTAACAAAGATAGTTTTGTTAGAAAACGAATTATTGATCAAAATTTGTCATTCTTAAATCAAAGACTAACATACTACCTCGACAAAATAGGTCTGCCGCATATTGTAGAGTTTCAAAACGATTTAACTGTTGTTATTACACAGCTAGGTCAAGATTTAGACTTCGACAACTTAAGTAGAGGTGAAAGAAACAGATTAATTTTATCAATGTCATGGGCATTTAGAGATGTTTGGGAAAACCTGTATCATAGTATAAACTTATTGTTTATCGATGAGTTAGTAGATAGCGGGATGGATGCTGCAGGCGTTGAAGCTAGTATTTCGGTACTGAAAAAGATTGCAAGAGAACGAGATAAAAACATTTTCTTAATTAGTCATAGAGATGACTTAGTTAATAGGGTAAACCAAGTGTTAAAAGTTATTAAAGAAAACGGATTCACTAGTTATTCTAACGATGTCGAGGTGATAGGTTGAGTACCGAATCGCATGATAAGATGATTGCTGCTTTTCAGGAATATTTTAAATGGCAAGACCGATTTCACTATAGGCAGTCAGATGAAGCTGGTGTAAAGTCAAGAAATGCGTTAATGACTATAAAAGAATGCGCTATGGCTAGACGAAAGGAAATACAAGAACTTAGAAAAGAAAGGCGAGCATTAAGAAAAGGCAAAAACGGAAGGCCGTTTAAAAAAACATATACATAAAATCAGTTTCAACAGGCACACAAAGGCATTCCGATAACTAATTGATGTCATGGTATTATGAAAATCAATTAGTTGAGGTACTCCCGGAAGATTGTATAGGCTTCGTTTATCTCATTACGAATTTAACTAATAATAGAAAATACATAGGCAAGAAGTTAGCAAAATTCTCAAAAACAACTTATAAAACTATAAAACTTAAAAACGGCAATAAGAAGAAAAAGAAAATTCGAGGCAAAATAGAATCAGATTGGAAGAGCTACTACGGATCAAGCGTTGAATTAAGCAAAGACGTAGAAGCATTAGGCATAGACAATTTTCAAAGAGAAATACTTTTTTATTGTACAAGCAAGGCACAATGTAGTTATATAGAGGCAAGAGAACAGTTTAGTCGTAAGGTATTAGAATCCAAAGATTATTACAACGGGCAGATTAGCGTTCGTGTACACGGTTCTCATATTTTAAAATCATAATATCAAACTGTATCTAATACATCCAAGGCTCAATAAATCTAGGCAAATTACTGCCAAATAAGCCTGCATCGGCGTAGCGAAGATGCCCTGAACCTCTAGTGATGTCGTAGAGTAAGGACCCGAATTGGTAGCGGGGAATACAGCATGTATCCTTAACAGGACCTATATCAGATATGCCTTATATAACTGAGTTTGCTGTGTAGGACAAATAACAAAAGGCTAAAAGAAGGGAGAGAAACCCTACATTTATACACATGTAGCATTTGTGTATAGATCACCGTCATATTGAAGACACAGCTCGAGGTACCGGATGACCGCCTCTGTAATGCTGTAATGCTAATGATTTGCGATACTCAGATAATGTCCAAATTTTTTTTGCCTGGCGACAGGTGAAGAATGACTGCTTTATCTAGATAATATCTCTTTTAAAATATTAAAACTAAAATTTATCTTTTAAAGAAATTGTGTTGAGTGACAACGAAAACACAAATGAGCTTTAGCTCATTCTTAATATAAAAAATTATATTCTTTAAGATATGTTATGAACAATTAAAAGAAAGGCAATCCTGTTTTCTTTGTTGTTTCTAAATTGTCTTTAATGATTGTTCCGATTATCTTTCGCTCTTCGATATCTAAATTCAGTGCTTCTTGATAGCTTAGGCCGCGCATATACCAACAGATTTTCAATAAATCTTTTTTGATCTCTCTTGCTTCTTTTTCTAGTTGTTGTACGTAACTCAGGATCTCTAGTTGAGAGAGACTTAAGATCCTACTGCGAAAAAATTAGATTGATCCAAGGTAATGTCTATCTTAAATTGATGACTACATTCTTCGCAAGTTATTTCTTGACTCTTCAGTGTAATTTTTTCTTTAAGTTCGGCTATACGAGAATTTACAGCATTAAATGTTTCTTTATCACTGTTAGTAATAAATTCTAATATTTGATCTTTATCTTCTACAACAGTATCAGGAGTTACTATTTTGTAAACGCAGCCAGCAACAACACTAACAGTTAATTCTGTTAACTTGACAAAACTTTCACCGAACTGATTGATTTTTTCTTCGTCAGATAAGTTTTCGTCATTGACAATTGATAAAATCTTTTGTTGCTCAAGAGTTTTGATTGCATGTTTACTGATCTCTTTGTAAGTGTAAGGTCTAATAAAAAGTGTCAGCGGACCTATCATTATTTCTTCTTCGTAATCGAAGTCATTAGTTATGTCCAAGTAACTAGTTAATTTAAAAACTAAATCGTTAAAATGATTACACTGGGGACACGACGAAGTAAACTCCATTTCTTCGCCATACGTTGCTATTCGTATAGCAATCAATACTGCATCTATGTCAATGCTGGGCATTATCCATGGATTTTTAATAGAAGGAACACAGCTTTTAATAACTTCCACTGTAGATTGGCCGTTCATTAATGCATCGGGTGTTTTAAACATCAACTCGTCTTTAGCAGTCATAGCATATACTGCATATTCTCCTATTTCACTAATGTCCAACGATCCGTCGGGATAAAACTTTCCATTACTGGGCAGCTTGATGTATAATTTTGGTTGCCTAAAGTAATTAGCAAGAGGATTTGGTTGTTTAATAGGTTGATCTGACATAGTTTTTCTCCGATAAATAATATATCTATCATATTTATGTGCATAGTTTTTGGGATATTTTATAATGGCAGAAGTTTACGGTAGTATAGGGGATCAACCAGTAGAATTGCAAAATGCAGCTACTGAAGCCACGTTGGCTGCTTTGCTTGAAGTAGCAAGGTTACAATTCAACACTGTTAACAAACCAGGCAGCAAACGTGCTAAAGAACTAGAAGCTAATTTAAAAAAACTAGCAGACGAGGCATTGAACTCAAGTAAGGCTTTTAAGACTTCTACTAATCAACGACGAATTGATCAGTTGCAGGAAAGAAAACAAATACAAGAAAGGAATGTTGAAAGTGGGAAAGTAACTACTGGTTTGGCAAATTTAGCAGTTAATATTTCTAAAATGGGCGACAGCATTTCGTCTGCTACTCAAGTTTTTACTTCTTTGTTAAAATCAGTGCCTATTGTAGGCGAAGCACTTGGTGGATTTGCCGGAGCAGTTGCTAGCTCGATAGAAAATACTCAAAAAAGTTTTATGGCATCTGCTGCTGTAGGAGCAACATTCAACGCAAGCATTTCCACTATGATTAGATCAGCTTCTGAAGCAGGGCTGACTATTGACCAATTTACAGGAATTATTGCCAAAAACGGCGAATCATTGTCATTATTAGCTGATACAACTCAAGAAAGTGCAAAAAGATTCGCCTCTCTTGGAAAATCTATAAAAAACAGCGATATAAGTGACCAGCTGGCTAATTTAGGAATGAATACTACAGAAATAAACGAAGGAATGCTAACTTTTATAGGTCTACTTGCTAAAGGTGGTACTGATATCAAAAATATGATTCCTGAGGACTTAATTGCACTTACAGGAAACTATTACAGAAATTTGTCAGCCGTAAGTCAACTAACTGGTGAAAGCAGAAAAACGTTAGAAGCAGAAGTAATTGCTAGACAACGAGATTCTAAAGCAAGGATTATGGAATCTCGTTTAGACGAAACTAGCAGGAATAATTACAGAACTATGCTACTGTCAGTTTCTAAAGAACACAGAGGTGCAGCTGAAGAAATAATGTTGAATATGGGTATTCAATCGGACTCTGCTAAAGCGTTTGCTGCACTAGCACCTGAAGCAGCTCAGGCTTTTTTAAATGTAGGTCAATCTATACAACAAACAGGTAAACTTTCAGAAAATACTACTAAGAACATTTACGATGTGTATGCTAAACAAGCAAGAGATTTCAACTCCAACACTGCCTTTAGGGATATTTTAGGGGGTCCGTTGCAAAGTATGTACGGCGAGTTTTCAGTAGGCATGATGGATGTTGCCAGCAGAGGAAATAAAAATCTAGACGAGGCCTTTGCTTCAGTAACCAAGACCATGGCTGAGCGAGGAACTGAATTAGGAGAAATGGATCCTAGAGAATTACTTAAAGTGCAACAATCGATTGCACAATCTAGTAACGACATGACACGTACATTATTGCGGTTTTCAGGGCCATTATTAGCTGCTCTAGAAGGATTTTCAGAATTAACCCTAGGAGCAGTACTAGTAATTGACGAATTGTCTACATCGGTAGGTAGAATAATAATTAAATTTAAAGAATTTTATAAAATTTTCCAGGAAAATTCCGTTGGGTCTTTGTTTGGTAAATTAGTTACAAGCATAACTGACGGAGTAAGTGCAGGAGTCGATTACTTGATTGAAAAGTCTGTCGAAATTGGACAGCAAATCGGAACAGGCCTGATGAAGTACATTACAGATTTTAAAATAAATGAGTGGCTGATTGGAAAATCAGCAAAAGATATTTCGGATACAAGTTGGGTAACAGCAAAGTACGATAAAAGAGGATCGAATAATCGCCAGTTCACACCAACAGCAGTTCCCCAAGCTATACCTTCGGCTATCCCGGTTAATACTCCTGCCCAGAAAAAAGAAAATGAAGCAAAGAAAATAGAACTTGACCGAATAGAAGAAATGGCTAAACTAGACAAAGAAGATAAAGACAGAAGAGAACGTTTACAAGCAAAACTAACTGCCAAAGTAGTAGTTGCACAAACTAGTAATACAGAATCTGTAAAAGAAAATACCAAAGAAACAGCGAAGTCAACTTCCGAAACACAGCGATCGACAAATCTTGGATTAGATTACTCATCTCCTCAGGCATTGTTTAATAGTTTTGCTAAAGTAATGATCGGTGGATCGACCGGAGCAACATCTACTAGCAGCATGACCGGCACGTCTGCAAATTCTGCAGCTAGCGGGTCAAACGAGATTAATTATAAAAGTGACCAAGGATCTTTTAAGAAAGTAGGCGGACATAGAAATTGGAGAGCAAACAATCCAGGAAACATCGAGTACGGTGCTTTTGCACAACAACACGGTGCAATAGGAACAGACGGCAGATTTGCAGTATTTCCTACTATGGAAATGGGGTACAAAGCGGCTGATGCTTTGATGAAATCAAAAAATTATCAAGATTTATCGATAGGGCAAGCTATGAGCAGATGGGCACCGCCTAGTGAAAACGATACAGGTGCTTACCAAAAACAATTTGCAAATGCTGGATTTGATTTATCTAAAAAATACAAAGACCTTTCTCTGGAAGAACAAAAAAAATATTTAGAAACTAAGATGCGAGTAGAAGGAGGAAAAGAAGGTCAAGTATTTGGAAATCAACAAATAAAAGCTACTGCATCGACGGCAGGCGGCGGAACAACTCCTACTGCCCAACAAGCATCTACATTAATGACAGCCGATGCTGCTGTTGTAGGTGGCGGAACAACTCCTACTGCTGCTGCTATAGGAGCACCTAATGCACAGTCTTCGACCTCCATAACAGGTCTACAAGACCAGATGCAAACATTAAATACATCAGTAGATAGATTAATAGCAGTTAATGAAGAATCGAGAGACGCATTAAGAAGATTAGGTTCTGTTATGAGAAACTCTTCCTCTGATGCATATTCAGTTTAATAAGTTGATTTTAAAAAGGAAATTATAGTGAGTTGGAAAAAACATTTTACCCCAGTAGATGTTAAAAATCAGTCAGGAACATACAGCCCGTTAGGTAATTTGGGAGGAAGACCAGGTCCTGCAAGATCTAACTATAGTTCGTACTTACCAGATGTCTACGCAGGATCGCCTAATCGTATTGATAGATACATTCAATACGATACTATGGACATGGATAGCGAAGTAAATGCTGCGCTAGATATTTTAACAGAATTTTGTACTCAAAAAGATAAAGAAAACGCTACTCCTTTTCATACATTTTTTAGAGGAGATCCTACAGCAACTGAAGTTAAATTAATTAAAGATAGCTTACAAAAATGGTGCAAAGAACAACAATTCGAAACTAGAATATTTAGGATTGTTCGCAATACTTTTAAGTACGGTGATTGTTTTTTTATTAGAGATCCTGAAACACTTAAATGGCTTTATGTGGATCCTACAAAAGTTACTAAGATTATTGTAAATGAAAGTATAGGCAAAATACCTGAGCAATATGTTATCAAGGATTTAAATTTTAATTTTAAAGATATGATAGCAGTAACACCGCATGGCACTACTAATACTTCCCCAGGAGGAACTAGTAATTACAGTGGCGGCGGCAGCTTTGGCAGAGGAATGGTAGGAAGCTCGGCACAAAATGTAGGAACCCGATTTCAAAATCAGCCTAACGAAATTACAATAGATGCCAACAATATGGTTCATATTAGTTTAAGTGAAGGCTTAGACACAAACTATCCTTTTGGCGGCAGTATATTAGAAAGTGTTTTCAAAGTTTATAAACAAAAAGAATTACTGGAAGATGCAATTATCATTTACCGTATTCAACGTGCTCCTGAACGTAGAATTTTTTATGTAGACGTAGGAAATATGCCAGCACATATGGCTATGGCGTTTGTTGAACGTGTTAAGAATGAAATTCAGCAAAGAAGAATTCCAAGTTCAACTGGTGGCGGATCCAATATGATCGATGCTAGTTACAATCCGTTAAGTGTAAACGAAGATTATTTCTTCCCACAAACTGCTGAAGGACGGGGAAGTAAAGTTGATACGTTGCCTGGCGGAACCAACTTAGGTGAAATTACAGACTTACGATTCTTTACTAATAAATTATTCCGTGCTTTACGAATTCCTGCAAGCTATTTGCCTACTTCGTTAGACGAACCTGCGAACACAGTGTCAGATGGAAAAGTAGGAACTGCGTATATACAAGAATTAAGATTTAACGAATACTGCAAACGTCTTCAGTCAATGTTAGTTGAAACTTTTGACCTAGAATTTAAAATTTGGTTAAAGAACAACGGAATAAGCATCGACAACAGTTTGTTTGAACTAAAATTTAATACTCCTCAAAATTTTGCAGCTTATAGACAATCTGAGTTAGATACCGCCAGGGTTAATACATTTGCTAGCATGCAAGAAATTCCTTTTATGAGTAAAAGATTTGCTATGAAACGATTCCTGGGATTAACGCAAGAAGAAATTACTGAAAACGAGCGCATGTGGAGAGAAGAAAATTCAGAAACAGAAGCAACTTCGAGTGATGCTGCAACACAAATGCGATCAGCAGGTATTACTCCAGGCGGCATGCAATCCGACTTTGATAGCCAAGATGCAGAAGCTCCTGAAGATATGGCCGCATTAGCTGACGGCGAAAGTGATATTGAAGCAGACGATGCAGGCGGCGAGCCGCCTGCATTATGATAAATAGAATACTATGTTACTACTCGAATTTTTTGAATTTAATAACGAAAATAACGATTTTTCTAAAGATCGGAGATACGATAACGCAAATGATAAATCTGTTGTTAATCGATCCGATACTAGAAAAATTCGATTAACTCTTAAACAGATTAATATGATGCGGATGCAAAGTGAAGCTCATGAAACTGAAAAAGACTCGGAATCAGGATTCATCAAGCAGATGTATGGAGCTAAGCCGCCGGAACCTGGCTTAGAATAATTTTAATTTTTTAAAATAAGTCAAAAAACCACCATTTAACGCCGATATTTAAATATAAGCTTAAATAAAATTACAGCCTAACCATCTTAAGGAGAATTGATATGGCAGATAAAAATCTTTTAGAACAAATGCTCGAGCGTCTTGTTAATGACGATCAAGCCAAAGCAGAAGAATTATTTCACGAATACGTAGTTGGTAAAAGTCGTGAAATTTACGAAGAATTAATCGAAGCAGAAATGACAGGTTTCGGCGACGAAATGGGCGACGACGAAATGGGCGACGAAATGGGTGATGAAGATCCTATGGGCGGAGATCCTACCGACGATTTAGAACAAGACCTCGATGCTGAACTAGGCGGAGAAGAGTCACAAGAAGGCGATACTGCAGACTTATTTCAAAACTTAGAAGATATTGTAGATGAATTACAAGCAAAGTTTGATGAATTAGCAGGCGGTGAAATGGGCGACGAAGACGGTTTCGGCGATGACGAAATGGGCGACGAAGAAGAATACAGCACTTCAGACGACGAAGAAGAATACAGCACTTCAGACGACGAAGAAGAAATGAAAGACAGCTTTGATTTAGAAACTGTTCGCGAATACGTCGAGCAAGTTGGTGGAAAACAATATAACCAATTTGGAAAAATGGGCGACAATGGTGCAAATACAAAGAGCATCGTTGCTGGTAAAAACGACATGGGCGGAACAACTGCAAATATATTAAGCGGTCGTAACGGTTCAGGCAGCGTTGAAGCTAACCAAGGACAGTTAAAAGGTAACGGTTTGTTAAAAGGTACTGCTAAAGAAGATAACTCTGGCAATATCAATGTTCCAGGCGGTAAAGCAGGTTCTGCTTTTAGCAAAAAGGAACCAGGCCATGGTGCAGAGAAAAAAGGCACTGCGGAAACTGCTGATAGCAAGCAAAGTCTTTTCCGTGGCCGCAGGTAATAAGGAAAACGAGTGAAAACTACTTTATCAGAACATCTGAGTTACGATCAAGCAAAGATTGTATTAGAGAGCGAAGAAGGCATCGACGGTAAAAAGTCGTTGCACTTAAATGGCATTTGTATTCAAGGCGATATAAAGAATGCAAACCAAAGAGTGTATTCTTCTCAAGAAATTAGCAGGGCTGTTAAAACGCTCAACGAACAAATTTCTGGAGGTTACTCAGTGTTAGGTGAAGTTGATCACCCGGCAGATTTAAAAATAAATTTGGACAGAGTGTCGCACATGATTACTAAAATGTGGATGGACGGTCCGAACGGTTACGGAAAACTTAAATTACTTCCTACTCCAATGGGTCAATTGATCCAAGTAATGCTAGAGTCGGGAGTAAAGTTAGGTGTTAGTTCGCGAGGTAGTGGCGAAGTTGATGACAGAGGTAATGTTCAAGGTTTTGAAATCATTACTGTTGACGTTGTGGCTCAGCCTAGTGCTCCTGGAGCATATCCTACACCAGTATACGAACACCTTATGAATAATACAGGAGGCTACAATGCATTTAGAGTAGCCCAGGAAGTTAGAGGCGACGCAAAGGCACAAAAGTACATAGCAGAGAGCTTGATGAAAGTCATCAAGAATCTCAAATAACAGTAGGAGAATCACATGCTAGACTTTGTAAAACAACTGTTTGAAAATAATGTGATTTCCGAAGAAATCAAATCGGAAATTGAATCAGCTTGGGAAGGCAAAATTCAAGAAAGCCGTGACTTAGTCACAGCTGAACTACGTGAAGAATTTGCTCAAAAATACGAGCACGATAAATCCGCAATGGTAGAAGCCGTCGAAGCAATGTTAGCAGATCGTTTGCAAACAGAGCTTAGTGAATTGGCCGAAGACCGCAACGGGCTAGTCGAAGCAAAAACTCGATATGCTAAGAAAATGAAAAATGATACTAAAGCAATGGAATCATTTATCTTTAATACTTTGCGCAGAGAGATAAGCGAACTACACGAAGATCGTTCAGCAGTAGCAGGCAATGTATCAAAATTAGAATCTTTTATTGTTGATTCTTTGGCAAAAGAAATTGCCGAGTTCCATACAGATAAAAGAGATTTAGCTGAAACTAAAGTACGTTTAGTACGTGAAAGTAAAGCTAAATTTGAATCTATTAAAAGAGATTTTATCAGTCGTTCAAGTGCAATCGTGGAGAATACAGTTTCAAAAGGACTACGTTCGGAAATGGTACAATTGAAAGAAGATATTGATGCAGCCCGCAAAAATGACTTTGGTCGCAGAATTTTTGAAAGTTTTTCAAGCGAATACTCTGCCTCTCATTTAAACGAGAAATCAGAAACAGCTAAGCTAATAAAATTAGTTCAACAAAAAGAATTAGAATTAGAAGAAGCTGCTCAGAAAGTAGCAGATGCACAACAATTAGTAGAAAGCAAAACTGCTGAATTACGTGTTACACGAGATATGGGACAACGCAAAGAAGTTATGAGCGAATTGTTAGGCCCGTTAACTGGTGATAAACGTTCAGTTATGGGAGAACTACTTGAATCAGTGAGAACTGATAAATTACGTTCTGCTTACGACAAGTACATGCCAGCCGTGATGAACGGTGGAACAGTACCTGTTAAAAAAGTATTATCAGAAGGCACAGCAATCACAGGCAATAGAACACAGGCAAAAACACTCAGCGGTGAACAAAGAACTGCTGAAATCATTGACATCCGCAGGCTTGCGGGACTATAAAGTTTAAGGAGAACTAATATGTCACAATTACTCGAGTCGCGCTGGTCGGAAACCAAAGACGCACTTTTAGAAGGTCTTCAAGGTAACAAGCGTACAGTAATGGCAACAACTCTAGAGAATACCCGCAAGTATCTCGCAGAAAGTGCCACTGCTGGAGCTACTTCCGCTGGCAACGTTGCAACACTTAACCGTGTTATTCTACCCGTCATCAGACGTGTAATGCCAACCGTTATCGCTAACGAATTGGTAGGTGTCCAGCCTATGACTGGCCCAGTAGGTCAAATTCATACACTGCGTGTACGTTATTCTGATAATTTCAACAGTGCTATCGGAACAAGCGTTGCTGCAGGTGAAGAAGCATTGAGCCCATTCAAAATTGCTGAAGGCTATTCAGGTTCAGCAGCAAATGACAGAGCTTCTGCTACAGCAGCATTGGAAGGTCGTGCAGGAAACAGATTGAGTATTCAAATCTTGAAACAAACAGTAGAAGCTAAGACACGTAAACTGTCAGCTCGCTGGACTTTTGAAGCTGCACAAGATGCACAAGCCCAACAAGGCATTGACATCGAAGCAGAAATCATGGCTGCTTTGGCTCAAGAAATTACTGCTGAAATTGACCAAGAAGTTATTGCTAGTTTGAATAGCTTAGCTAGTACTGTTTTAACTTATGACCAATCATTAGTTTCTGGTGTTGCTACTTTCGTTGGTGACGAGCATGCTGCTTTGGCTGTTCAGATCAATCGTGCTAGTAACTTGATTGCTCAGCGTACACGCCGTGGTGCAGGTAACTACGCCGTTGTAAGCCCAACAACATTGACATTATTGCAAAGTGCAACAACTAGTGCGTTTGCTCGTACTACAGAAGGCACATTCGAAGCTCCTACAAACACTAAGTTTGTTGGCACATTGAATAGCGCAATGAAAGTTTATGTTAATGCTTATGCTAGCAATGACGATGTATTGATCGGTTACAAAGGCGCCAGCGAAAGCGATGCTCCTGCGTTCTACTGTCCGTACATTCCGTTAATGAGCAGTGGTGTAGTTCTAGACCCAGCAACATTCGAACCAGTCGTGAGTTTCATGACACGTTACGGATATGTTGAGTTAACAAACACAGCATCATCATTGGGTAATGCAGCTGATTACTTGGCTAAAGTTCAAGTTACTTCAGCAAACTTACGCTTTGCTTAATTTTTAAAATTAGTGTATAATACAAAAAGACTCTTCGGAGTCTTTTTGTTTGAAAGGATGTATTATGAAAATAGAATCAGAAAACGACTTTGGAAAAGTACGTGACCATGTTCGATGTTACTTGAGAAAATTTCCGGCATTTAAACATGATGTACGACAGTTAGAAGATAAAATAGAAAAACATATTTCGGAATATAGTCAGTCCTTGGTAATGTATCGGCAAACTCGTCAAAAAACCTATTTAACAAAAGCACAAAACGAAATAGAATCTATTAACAAAACTATCGAGTTAGTTGAAAAGATTGAAGTAATGGCATATTTGTCGCAAAGATAAATACAATGTCTAACTAAGAATCGCATTGTCGAACTTATGCTGTACCCGCAGCGTAGACCTAAAACGTCAACATCAAGGAGAAAAAAATGGGACGTCCACTTAAGAAAGATGTAAATGGTACAGAAGTATTAGGATCTGTAAATGCAGCAGGTACTGGCTTTGACGGAGAAAGTGTTGCAAGTGTAACACTAAGCGGAATTAATTCAGGATACACTGGAATTCCAACAACAACTGTAGCTAATGTTCCAAAAAAGAAAAACGGTACACGTGCTACTATTGCAGTATCCAGTATGGGTGTTGCTAGTTTCACACTAGTTGATGCAGGAACAGGATACACTGCTAACGATATAATTACTGTAGTTGGGTTAGGCACTGGTACTGCTGCCACTTTACAAGTTACTGCAATTACCGGTGGTGGAGCAACTGGGCCTATTGACTCCGTTAGCATACTTACTAGCGGCGAATACACTGTAGTTACCGGCGTAACAGGATTGTCAGTTACTGGTGGCACAGGAGCCGATGCTACATTTACTTTTGACTTACAAATTAATGGAATTACAGTAACTGAACCAGGTGCAGGCTATACTGCGGTCCCAGCCGTTTCTATATCAGGAACAGCTACAGGGACCGCAGTAATGGTTAATAGTGGCTCTTCTGGAATACCAGTTTCATTTTTTGATACGCAACTGCGTACAGACGGAATTATTATCAAGCAACGAGGAACAAAAACTTTTCAAGTAGCTCGATCAGGAACGCCAAGAGTGCGTGTGAATTGTGTGTTGGTAGGAGATACTCCAAATGCAATTAACGAAATGTCTATTGTTGGATATGTTGGCGGGACTAATCTTACTACAGCAATTCCGTTGCGTCGGTTAACCAAGCGGGTAGCAATCGATTGGAACAATAACATTTACACATGGTATTTAAAGAATAATGGTTCAAACGATTTTATTGTATTGATACCAGCAACTGCTTAATACGGAATAAATTATGAGTCAAGTAATACAAGTCAGTGGTGACTATGCAGTAAAAACTGGAGTTGGCAAAACTATAACTCTTGATACCGGTCCTGAAATAGGAAGGGTATTGATTACTGGTGACTTGTATGTTGACGGTAATACTACTTCGATTAATACTACTAATTTAGAAATTGAAGATAATATTATTAGATTAAACGTAGGAGATACAGGACCAGGAATTACTCAGTTAGTTTCCGGACTAGAAATTGAAAGAGGATCAAAGCCTGATGTTAGATTAATCTTCGACGAGCAATCTCCGTGGTTTGATCCAGTTACTGATGAAAATAAACTAGGTGCATGGGTACTTGTAGATGCAACTGAAACTTTAAGATCTATTCAAGTTTCCAGCATTAGCAGTAAGCTATCGTCAGATATTGTTTTTAATTTGCAAAATGAAGATACAGTATTGAGAGTTGCTAACAGTGATTCTCAACTGTACTCCGACAATATTTTAGATTTTTTAGAAGATTCCGATAATAAAATTCCAACAGTCCGTACTCTTAGAGACTATGTTAATGCAGGAGGAATCGATCCTGGTATAGCCGATGTTGATAAAATTTATAAAAAAGTAGGTTCGTCGATAGTTTCTAGAATACAAACTTATAATGATAACATTGATTTTTTTATTAATGAATCTAGTGAATTAAAATTAACAAATACAGGAATACGGGTAACAAAAGATTTAGCAGTAAATGGCGGCGATTTAACAACTACAGCTACAACTTTTAATCTTATTAACACTACTGCTAACATTGTAAATTTTGCAAGAGCTTCTACTGATATTCAAATTGGTGCAACTTCAGGCACAGCGGTTATACATAATGCAAATACTGTAATTGCAGGAGACTTAGCAGTTTACGGAGGCAATCTTACAACTTCTCCAGCAGCTACTACATTTAACCTTGTTAATACGTATGCTACTACAGTTAATTTTGCAGGGACAGGCACAGCAGTTACTATAGGCGCTACAACAGGCACAACTACTATCCGTAATGCCAATACCGTCGTTACTGGTGACTTGGCAGTAAATGGTGGCGACTTAACAACTGCGGCTACTACATTCAATCTTGCAAATACAACTGCTACAACTGTTAATTTAGCAGGAGCAGGCACAAATGTTAACATAGGATCAGCATCAGGAAACACTACAGTTAACAATAATTTAATTGTTAACAGTGATGTATCGGTAAATGGCGGAGACTTAACAACTACGCAATCCTCATTTAATCTTATAAATGCCGTTGCTACAACTGTTAATTTCGGCGGAGCAGCTACAGAGATCAATATCGGAAATACCTCCGGTAGTACATCAATAAACGATATCAATATTGCTGGTAATGTGATCAGTAATGTTTCAGGTAATGATATATTATTTGACGGAGTACTAAGTTTATCTAACCAATCAACTGTACCGAGTACTCCAGTAGGCAATGTAAAAATGTATTCAACTAACGAACCAGGCGGCGGCGGAACTGGATTATATTTTGTAAACACAACAGGAACTAACGATGAGTTAATCAGCAGATCAAAAGCATTTATATATTCGTTGATTCTTTAAGGAAAAAAAAAATGGCAATAACAAACACATTATTATTAACTACAGCAGCACCGATAAGCGAATCTGTATCTACAGACTCAGCAATTACAGTTATACTATTTTGTAATAATAATACACCAGATCCGTTTGACCCAACTGCAGGTGTACAATATGTTAACGTACACGTAGTTAAAAATGGAGATATTCCTTCGATAACAAATAAAATTGTAAGTCAGATTCCAATAGACGCCGGAGATACTTTTACATTTAGTTCAGAAAGAATTGTACTAAGTTCAGGCGATCAAATTTATGCCTCGTCAACGGATGACAACATTGTAAGTGCAACAATTAGCTACGTGGTAATATAAAATATGAAATTTCTAAGAAAACACAACCTCAGCAGTGCTAACCCTTTAGACGACACAATTTTACAACGCTTAGATGGTAATATTGAATTAAACCCTACGCAACAAGTTGTTATTAGCGGCGATGTAATAATTGACGGTGACTTGTTTGTCCCCAACGGAATAGTTCCAGGTCCCGAAGTTACTAATGTAATGTATGTTACAATGGACGGTAACGATAATAATACCGGACTAGGCGAAGGACCACGACAAGCAAAGAGATCGATTAAATCGGCAGTAGATGCAGCACAACAAGGTACAACTATCTTTGTAAAGAGCGGAGAATACTACGAAAATAATCCAGTACGTATACCGCCAAAGGTAAGTATTGTTGGCGATAACTTACGTAGAGTTATTGTGAGACCGCTAAATGGTCCGCAAACATATAACATTGTAAACATTCAACGGACTAACCGAGTTACTACTATAACTTCAGATGTACCGCACGGCTTAACATCTGAAACAAGAATACGAGTACGCTGCTCAAATACTGCAGTCGACGAAACGGATGTAAATATTCTCGAAGTGCCAACACCTACAACATTGACGTACCGTCAATTTGGTGAAGATATTTCTAGCACAGCAGCTGGAGGAGTATTTAAATGGGCACCTGACTTTTTCTTAGTAAACAGTCAAAATTATGTTACTGGTATTGTGTTTAAGGGATTACAAGCACCTGCTTACTGCGTTAATATTGACGACGATGCAATAGTTGATACCTCTCCGTATATACAAAACTGTTCTAATATTAACGGCCCGTGGATGAGAAATGGCGAAGAATGGATTCCTTTTGTTACAGAACAGCCTAACTCGGCGGGAGTAATGGTCAAAGGGCCGCGCCCGTTGTTAGATGATGAAATTAATTTATCACAAGTCGATGTGTACGGTATTGATGTCGAAGGTGCAGGTAGTGGCATGCTTATTGACGGAGACAGATATAGTAAACAGTCCCCGATTAAATCTATGGTAGGTGATGCATTTACTCAAGTTGCACAAGGTGCTATTGGATTTCATGTAACTAACTTCGGATATATGCAGCTAGTTTCTTGTTTTGCTGTGTTTTGTTCAAAAGCATTTTACACTACAAGAGGAGGATACTTGTCCATTTCCAACTCAGTTATTGACTTTGGAGAAGAAGGATTTATATCTGACGGATTTTATTTAGACCCATATGCAACAGGAAACGTATCTCCTGAATTTTATTCAACAGCCGGATCTGTTACTGTTAATTCTATAGGCAGCGGGTTTACTACTCCACCTATTGCAGTTATTGATCCTCCGAATCCAGCTATTGCAGGCAGCAGACAAGCAACAGCTGAAGTCAGTATAGATCCTATCTTAGGAATTGTAAATGCTATTTCGATTAACGATCCTGGATTTGGTTACGATTTTCAACCAGCTATTACAATTACTCCGAGCAACGGAGCAACTGCAACAGTTAACTTGGCAAAAAATTTAACAATCGATTTATCTAATTTATCTAGCAAACCGCAAGTTGGTAGTATAATGTTGTTAGATAATGACCCGTTGGGTTATTACATTTCAGGAACATTAAACGACAACCAAACATTTAGGTACGATGAACAAAAATGTATAAGAGACGTTGGTCTTATAATTGATGCAGTAATGGCAGATATAGTTCTCGGAACTAATTATAGAACAGTGGTTGCCGGTTTGTCATACTTGCGATCATATTCTAGTAAAGTTACTAGTCTTCAAAAATCGCAAACAATTGCTGCGCTAACACAAGCTAAAACATTAACAGTCGACTCAACTTCTAATGCAACAGTAAAAACACTAATAGCTGATCATTTTGATATCGTAATTAATATTATAGACCAAGGACTCTCAGCTTCGCCTGCTGTTACTATGGATACTCCTGTTTCTGCTGAAGCAGGTTTTCCTGAAGCCGCAGCAATATTAAATGCAAACAGACAATTTATTCAAGACGAAATAGTAGCATGGTTAGCATCGGCATTTTCATTCTCTTACAACGAAACAAAATGTAAAAGAGATGTAGAGCTGATAATTCGCGCTATTGTAGACGATATGGTGTTAGGAACCAATCATCAAACTAGAATAGCAGCATTTTCGTATTTACGAAGCTATTCATCAACGGTCACCGAGCAACAAAAGTTACAAACTATTGACGGAATAAACAAAGCTAAAGAACTAGCACTATTATTAGTAAGAGATCCAATAACTAAAAGTATTGTTGTAGCTAATTTTAAAATTGTTACAGATGTACTAACAACATTAGATTCGCAAAGAGCGCCAGCATTTGAGTATACTAATCCTAACAATGTTAACGTGGGAATTACAAATGCTGCACAACAAATCTTTGTTAACAGAGAGTTTATTGTATCTGAAATAGTAGCATTTGTTGCCGAAAATTTAACTCCTGCTAATTACAGCGCAGAATTATGGGCAAGAGATACAGAATACTTAACAGATTCGATATTGTTTGATATTTTGTATGGTGGTAATAGTTCTACTGTTAATGTTGCTAGATCGTTTTTTAATAATTCGACTAATGTTGTAGCTTCTCAACAATCAGAGCATAGCAGTGCATACACTCGACTAAAAGAAGTTTTAGGATATGTTATTGACGCAGATGACAGTTGGACAAAGTCAGCAGGCAACATTTCAGTGCAAGACGTATCGTTATCGGCAGGGTCTATTGTAGCAACATTAAAAGCAGAAGATTTAACAGATATAGTAATCGATGCAATTGTATCTGGTGCAGGAACTATTCCAACTCCGGACGTACCAGCGTTTGCTAATGGTTCTAGATTTGCTTTTAGAAATGAAGAAAGAAGTTTAATCATCAATGACTTAGATAATATTAAATTTAATGTTATTGAATTTTTAAACGACAAATACAACGGAAATTTTAATTATAATCAAGCAACTTGTCGCAGAGATATTTCTTATATTATCGATGCAATTAGTTATGACTTAATGTATGGCGGCAACAGCCAAACTCGCGAAGCGGGACTGTCATATGCCGAAGGCAGCGTGATTCTAGGACAAATCGAAGAGACGCAGGCTGCATACGAATATTGGAAAGAAATTTCAAAAAGTATTCTACGTAATATAGAAATAGTTCCGTCAACAGGTAATACTACTTTACAAGATGTTTCTGTACTGACAGGAGATCCATTAGATCCAGAAGGTCCGTCGGCTAAAGTATCAACATTACTGCAAATAATTATCGATGTAATAGACCACGGGCCTGGATACGTTCCGGAAATTCCGACTAATCCAGAATTTGATTTATACGGAGATTCGACTTTCCTTGTTGAACGAGATATAGTGTTGGCTAATGTGCCGTCAATACAGACAGCTACTATTTTTTATATTAATACTACATTCGGTGGTACAATAACTGTTTCAGTATTCCCTCCAATTCAAAGTGTCACCAACGGAGCCAATGCTAGCTTCCATAACGTATCGACTTTATCTTCAGGCGGCACTGCGCTGGAATATGTTGGAGCAGGAGTTACGTACAACGCATTACCATTCTTTGGCGGACAACCAGATCCTGAAAAAGAAAGAGTTGAAATTAATAACGGAAAAGCATTTACTGTAACCAGCGACCAAGTAGGAAACTATAGAGTCGGACAATTTTTTACAGTAAATGCGTTGACAGGCGAAGTTACAATTAATGCAGAAAACTTAAATCTGTCTGGACTATCATCTATAGGACCGTTCAGAAGAAACGGTGTTCCTGTAGGTGTTCAGTTACAAGAAGTAAGTGATAATTCAGCGTTAATTGCTAGTACTGGTTTCCAAGATGGCAAAACAGTACCTACACAACGTGCTGTATCTGCGTATGTTGAAAATAGATATTTAAACAAAGTACAAAGTGATACTCCTCAAACTGTTGAAAGTGATGTAATATTCCTAAAAGATGTTGGCATAAACGGCGGCGATGTAACAACTGATCAAACAATATTTAATCTTGTTAACACTACTGCTACTACCGTAAATATTGCTGGAGAAGCAACTAATGTAAACATAGGTGGTATTAACGGTACTACCAATATCAATAATGATCTCGATGTTTACGGTAACGTTTTAATTAGAGGAACTGACGGATCAACAGTTGGCAACTTAAACACCACTGCAGCGTCTTTTAATATTTTAAATACAACTCCGACTACAATTGTATTCGGCGATGCAGCAACTAGTATTAATATCGGTTCTAATACTGGTGTAACTACAGTTAACCATAACTTAGAAGTTAAACAGAATATTATTTTAACTTCGAGTACTCCTTCAGAATCTTCAATAGAGTCGAATTCTCAAACTGTTAATTTACTCAACAGCGAAACAGAAACTATTAACTTAGGCGGAGACGCTCAGACTATTATTATTGGATCAGCAACAGGTGCAACAACAATCAATCATACTCTGTATGTAGACAAAGATGTATTTGTAGGGCAAGACTTATCAGTTAACGGTAACACAATGTTAGGCGATGATACAACTGATACTGTTACTATCAATGGTTTATTGAATATTAATTTGCCAGACAATGAGCCTTTAGTTGTCGATGTTGTGCAAGGAACAGATAGTTACTTTAAAATTGATACAGTAAACAGTTTCGAGAAAGTTACTTTCGGAACAGTGCCTAACATAGAAATACTTAATACCGACGACTCGGTAAACAAAAACACAGGTGCTCTTGTTGTAGACGGCGGTGTTGGTGTTAAAAAGAATTTAACTGTAGGATTAAATTTAACAGTAGACGGCAATACTATTTTAGGAAATGAACGTAATACTGATTTGTTATCGGCTTCGGGAATTTCTAATTTTAATGTGCCAGATAACATAGTAAACGTATTTGAAATTCGTGAAAATTTAAGTTCATATATTAAAATAGATACCTCAGACAACAACGAATATGTAGACTTTGGCACTACTCCGGTAGTTAGAATTTTAAATATCAAAGATTCTTCAAGCAAAGATACCGGTGCTCTTGTTGTAGAAGGCGGAGCAGGAATCGAACGGAGCCTTACCGTTGGAGTTGATTTAACAGTTGACAGAGATGCAACGGTTACACGAAACTTAGCAGTTAATGGTGGCAATTTAACAACATCAAACGTTACATTTAATCTTGTTAATACTACAGCCACTGCTGTAAATTTTGCAGGCGCTGCTACTGATATTCAAATTGGATCAGCAACGGGTACTACGAATGTAAACAACAACTTAGACGTAGACGGTGATGTTAATATCGACGGTGGAGATTTAACAGCCAGTGCCGCTAGCTTTAATTTAATCAACACAACCGTCGAGACTGTTAATTTCGGTAGTCAAGCTACTACGATTAATATAGGTGCACTTACTGGTACAACTACAATAAGAAATGCAAGTGTAGTGCTTGACGGTGACTTACAAATTAAAGGCGGAGATTTAACAACTAATCAAACAACGTTTAATCTTGTAAATGCAACAGCAACTACTGTTAATTTGGCCGGAGCAGGCACTGCTGTCAACATAGGTGCTGCCAGTGGTACCACAACAGTTAAAAATAATTTAAGAGTAGATGCAGACTTACAAGTAGAAGGCGGAGATTTAACAACTAATCAAACAACATTTAATTTGTTGAATACCGGTGTACAAACAATAAATGCATTCGGTACAGGAACTGCTGTTAATATCGGCGCAGCTACCGGTAATACTACGATTAAAAATTCGTTAATAGTCGACGGCAATTCGACCCTAGGCAATAGTACTGCTGATATTTTTACAATAACAGGATCGCTAGCATCATCGCTGCCTGATAATACTGCTGCTGCAGCAGACTTTAAAGAAGGTTTGAATAGTTATTTTAAAATAGATACGACTAACAGTTCTGAATTTGTAGTATTTGGTAGTTTGCCAAAACTTACATCTTTGAATACAACTGATGCAACTAACTCAATAACCGCAGGTGCAACATTTGCTGGAGGATTAGCTGTTGCTAAACAAGTATGGGTAGGATCGAACTTGCGTGTTGATGGTAATTCGACACTAGGTGAAAATAGAGTATCTGATGCAACTTCAATAAATGGACAAGTCATTATCGACTTACCGGACAATTCTAGCTCAGCTTTTTCTATTGTAGAAAATTTAAGTTCATATGTAAAAATTAATACTGTTGATACAGCAGAATTAATTGAATTTGGATCTGCTCCACGAGTATCAATACTTAATAGTACCGAGTCTACTACTAAGGATACTGGTGCACTTGTTATAGAAGGCGGAGTTGGTATTGAATTCAGTTTAGTATCTGGATTAGACGTAACTTCAGGTAGAAATATAACTGCTGGAAATAATTTAGCAGTCAACGGTGGAAACTTAACATCGTCTGCTTCAATTTTTAATTTATTAAATTCGACAGTCGGCGCAGTTAATTTTGCTAATGATGCCACTGCAATAAGTATAGGATCCTTGACGGGCGATACTACTGTTAGACATAATTTAATAGTAACAGGTGATGTGTCAGTTAACGGTGGAGATTTGACTACAAGTCAGTCTGTTTTTAATTTAATTAATACATCAGCATCTGCAATTAATTTTGCAGGAGCAGGAACTGCTGTTAATATAGGATCTACTAGTGGAAATACAAATGTAAAAAATAACTTAATAGTAGATTTAGATTTGCAAGTTAAAGGCGGAGACCTCACTACAAATCAGTCGACATTCAACTTATTGAATACAAATTCTACAACTGTAAATTTTGCAGGAGCAGCTACGTTAATAGATATTGGAGCAGCTACCGGCACTACTAGTATCAATAATAATTTAGACGTCGATGGTAATATTAATGTCGATGGCGGAAGTATTACAACTTCATTAGCAACTATTAATTTATTAAATTCCACAGCGACTACTGTAAATGCATTTGGCGATGCTAACGCAGTTAATATAGGATCACTAGCATCAACTATTACATTAAAAGGAACAACACAAAGTTCTGATATTAATTCAGGCTCACTAGTAGTTAAGGGCGGAGCAGCAATTGTTAAAAATCTTAACGTTGGCGGGAACCTTGATGTACAAGGGGACATTAGCTTAAATGGAGACATTACAGCAAATGCATTCCTTTCATCTAGTACTGTACTCCAAGCACCTACCATTGGAAATTATGCAGGCGAGCGTGTTAGGTTATATGACTTTGACAATTTAACAAAAACAAATTATGCAATAGGTGCAGAAAGTGATCACGTATGGATGGGTGTTGATTCCAATAACGAACAACAAGGATTTAAGTGGTACGGAGAAACTGTTCAATTAATGCGATTGAGTGCAGCAGGTAATTTATCATTAGTTGGAAACGCTGCAATTTCAGGAGACATTGCTGTAAATGGTGGCGACTTAACAACTACTGCCTCAACATTCAATCTTGTAAATGCAACAGCAACTACTGTAAATTTTGCAAGTGCAGCAACTGCTATTGAAATAGGAGCCAGTACAGGTAGTACTACAGTTAATAATAATTTAAATGTAGACGGTGACTTTAGACTAGGCAGTGATGTAATATTTTATAATCAAGGTGCTAACGGTTTTAGTGTTAATACTGATTATGATATTTCGAACACTGCCACACAAACAGGATATACATTTAGTTCAGGTTCGGGTCGGACTGGAACAATATTAGCACTAGGAGTTACTGGCGAGTTTAACAACTACGTAGGAGTTACCGGATCGTCAACTAGTAATAAATTTGTTATCGGATCAACTGGAGTTAATACTACTTTTGAAATTAGAAATAATTCAGGAGTAACACCAGTTGATTTATCTAACGGATCTCTGTTGTTGTCTGTTGCATCTAGCGGAAATGTTTCTGTAAAAGGAAATTTAGAAGTTAAAGGTGGCAGTGTCACTACTGACCAAACTACTTTTAATTTAGTTAATGCGATAGCTACAACTGTTAACGCATTCGGATCAGCTACTGCTGTTACAATTGGAGCATCATCGGGATCAACTACAGTTAGAAATAACTTAGAAGTTATATTGGATGTTGCTGCAAATGGTGGCGACGTTACAACTACTGCTACAACATTTAATCTTATAAATGCGAATGCTGCTACTGTAAATTTTGCAGGAGCAGGCTCTGTAATTAATATCGGTGCTGCTACTGGAACTACAACAATACGCAATGCTAATGTTGTGTTAGACGGAAGTTTACAAATTAAAGGCAATAATTTAACCACAGACAGAATGACGTTTAATTTATTAAACGACACAGCAACTACAATAAATGCATTTAACGCAGCAACTTTAATCAGCATAGGATCCACTACAGGTACAACTACTGTTAGAAATAAATTAATTGTGTCTGCCGATTTAGCAGCCAACGGTGGAGATTTAACTACTAATCAAACTACTTTTAATTTAGTAGATACAACTGCAACAACTGTAAATTTTGCTAGAGAAGCTACCTCGACCAACATCGGAGCAACTACTGGTACAACTACTATCCGTAATGCTAATACTGTCGTTACTGGTGACTTGGCTGTAAATGGTGGCGATTTAACAACTGCAGCTACTACATTTAATCTTGTAAATGCAAATGCTGCCACAGTAAACTTTGCAGGCGCTGCAGATAATGTAATTATCGGCTCTGCTATTGGAACTACATCTTTTAATAATCATGTTATTATTGACGGCAACTTAACAGTTTCTGGAACTACTACAACGGTTAACACAGAAGAATTGTTTGTAGCAGACAATATTATAACCCTTAACAGCAATTATCAAGGAAGTACGCCGACTGAAAATTCTGGAATAGAAGTTAATCGAGGAGATTTAGCAAATTCATCAGTTATTTGGGATGAAACTAATGGATATTGGACGTTAGATAACGGAACCGGTACACGATTTATTATACAAAATACAGGAAGAGATGTTGTATTAGGAACTGAAACTAGTGGAAGTTACATTGCTACAGTAACGGGTACAGCTAATCAAGTTGTTGTCGATAACAGCGGATTAGAAACTGCTAACATAACAATTAGTTTACCGCAAGATATACATTCAGGAGCAAGTCCTCAATTTGTAAATCAATTGTTAACTGGCGATCTGGCTGTTAATGGTGGCGATGTTACAACTACTGCTACGACATTTAATCTTGTAAATGCAAATGCTGCCACAGTAAACTTTGCAGGCGCAGCAACTGCTATTGAAATCGGTGCTGCTACTGGTACATTAACAATTAATAATAAAGAAACTGTATTTGACAGCACAAGTCACATAACTATTCCAGTAGGTGTAACATCACAACGTGCTGCGATTCCTGTTCCTGGAATGATTCGATATAATACCGAGTTAACAACATTTGAAGGATATGCAACTGCTTGGGGAAGTTTAGGTGGTGTAAAAGACGTTGATGGAAACACATATATAATTCCAGAAACTAGTCCGGGTAGTAACGAAAATATTTTATATTTTTACAATGATGGAATTAAAACAGCAGAACTATCTGTTGATTCGATGTCCTTTTTGCAAAATACAAGCTCGACTAATACAACTTCGGGAAGTTTAGTTGTAACTGGCGGTGTTGGAATAAGCCAGAATGCTCACATAGGTGGTACACTAAACACTACCGGAGCAGTCGTTTTTAGCAATACATTGGCTGTAACTGGAGATAGTTTGTTGACTGGAGATTTAGCAGTCAATGGTGGTGATGTTACAACTACTGCTACAACATTTAATCTTGTAAATGCAAATGCTGTCACAGTAAATTTTGCGGGAGCAGCAACTGTAGTTGAAATAGGGTCAAGCGCAGGAACAACTAATGTCAATAATAATTTAATTGTTGATTTAGATGTGCAAATTAAAGGCGGTGACATTACAACTAATCAAACTACATTTAATTTACTGCCGACTACAGTTACAACTGGTAATTTATTCGATGTAGCAACTATTGTTAACATTGCAAAATCAGCAGCAGCAGCAAACACAACTCTAGTAGGACCAGAAATAACAGGCAACAGTATTGTTTTAAATTCTACAGCAAACGGATCAGTTAGTGTGGATAGCATTGTGTCAACTGGCACTGTTAACTTGTTTGCAGGTATAACTACTGGTACAGTCAATCTTGCTACTACTAATGGGTCTACTGTAAATATTGGCGGAATTGGAAGTAGTACAAACATTGCTGAGTTAATTCTAACTACAGACTTAGCAGTGGAGTTTGGTGGAACTGGGCAAAGTACATTTACTGAAAACGGAATAGTGTACGGAAATACAGCAGATGGATTATTAGTAACTGCTGCAAGCGACCCAGGAGTATCGAATGCTAGTACTAGTTTTGGTATACTTACTACCGATATTAATAATGTTCCAGTATGGACTGATACCATAGACGAAGGCGAATACTAAATACTATGTGATTACGGGCGGTGGGGAATATTCCCCACCCTGACCCACAACTATATAGGAATTCGCAATGTCTTCAAAAGTAAAACACATACGCAGCAGCGTACCAGGCAAAGTCCCTGCACCAGAACAACTAGAATTAGGCCAAATCGCAGTTAATATTTCAGATGGCAAAGTCTATATAAAGAAAACTGACAATACTGTATATGATATTACTAAAGAAATTTTCCAAAATCAAACTCGAATCGGTACAGTTGACAACGGAACTCCAAATTTATCAGCTATAGAAGTTGATGTTAACGGTGTTGAAGTAGCTAGATTTTCTGAAGAAATTTTACAATTTTTTGAAGAGTTAGCGGTCGAAGATGCAAAAAAATTAACATTAAAAGAAGCTACTTCCAGCGGAGTAAATGGCGTCAGTATAAAATCTCCAGACAGCTTAGCAGATTCTTATACATTGACAATGCCGGCAGCCACAGGCACTCTAGGTCAAGTAATGATTACTGACGGTGCCGGCCAATTAAGTTTTCGAGATAGCGATATATACGGAGGAAATCGAATATATGTTTCTCAAGAACGCGGAAACGATATTAACGATGGGCAAAGTGCACCTGTTAAAACAATAAAGCGAGCTTTACAATTATCGTCGGCATTAGTGTATACAGTCAACGGAATTCCTAACGGAAAGAAAATTGCAATTCAAGTAGCTGCAGGAGATTATAGTGAAAACAATCCGTTAATTGTCCCCGATAACGTTGTAGTTAAAGGCGACGGATTGCGTAGCTGTATCATCCGACCACTTAATGCTGGACGAGATATGCTACGAGTAAGGAATGGCAGTTATTTTGCTGAATTTACTTTTAGAGATTCAGTAGATGAAAACTTTGTACCTCAATTTACATTCGATTATGGTGTGTCTTTTGATGATCCTACTGATACTGTAACAAGCAGAGTCGGGTATACATACTTGCCTGAATCTAAACCTACTATTACTACTTCGCCATACATACAAAATTGTTCGTTAATCAGTTTCTTAGGAGGCAACGGAGTTAAAATTGACGGAAGCTTAGTTAATTCTCCAAACATTCCTAGAAATTCAATAGAAGCAGAAAACCCTGTAATTGGATCAGTGCCTGAACAAGGTAAGTCCATGGTGTCTAACGCATTTACAATGTTGAGTTTTGGTGGTACAGGATGGCGGGTAATCAATAATGCATACTCTCAAATTGTGTCTTGTTTCCAGATCTTTATGTTAAATGGAGTTTATACACAAAGCGGTGGTTATGTTTCAATCACTAACTCTGCAACTAACTTTGGATTGTATTCGTTACGTTCTAGCGGATATAACCCAGGAGCGTTTGAATTTGATCGGGGATACATTACTGAAACTGGTTCAAGTGGTGCCGAACAAACTATTAATGTAATCGGACTAGGTAGAAAAGACCCAGTTGAAGAATTTGTTACTAGATTCCGAGATCCGGAATACAAATATGTTTATGATTTATTGTATGCCAACAAAGACTTGCTAACTGCAGATACAGTTAGCTGGATTAATTCTCAAATAAGCAATGACATATCGCCATTTACCAGTAGTTTTATCTACGACGAAGCTATATTTTCAAATAACTTGCATATAGTTATCGATGCGGTGGCAAGCGATGTTTACTCGGGAGGTAACTCTAAAACTATAGAAGTAGGTACTTTGTACCATTCGGGATTCTTGCAATTACTTGTAGGAAAAGACGAAACAATTGCAGCCTTAAATAAAGTTAGAGATCTAGCGCAAGATGTTGTATCAATAAAAACATCGTTGAGTAATTATACCGGCAGCAAATTTGATATTGTCTCTGACATAGTAAACGATCCGGATGCAGCGCCTGAAGTAGTTGATGTTACCAGTATTAGCGATATAACAAATACATACAAACCTGCTTCTGCAGAATTTACGTTTAACGCGGAAGACGACATTGATATTGTTACTAATATTTTTACAATTATTGATCACGGATTTAATAATGGCGATGCAGTTATATACAATAGCGATGGTAATACTCCAGTCGGCGGCCTAGATAACGAGCAGACGTATTATATTAAATTAATTACAACAGACGAATTTAGTTTAACATTCGACGATAGTTTAGAGTTCGATGTAAATCTTTTATCTCTGGGCACTAGCACTCACAAGTTGATCAGTGATCTGCAAGAATTTTATGTAAATGAAATTTTAGAAAGCCATTCGATATATCAAGAGTTATTCTTATCAGTTGGCACTTACCACTTTGTGCCTGGTAGGCTAATTACTGGAACAACTGGATCGGCACCTAACAGTGCGTATGTTTATAGTTATAATGCAGTTGACAGAAAATTAGTAGTTTCAGTGAACGAAGTTACTATCGGTTCTTCGACAATTCGTAATTTATTCGACAATACTAGTTTTATCAATCAAGATCACACTGCACCTTCGCCAGTTACTTCTATTGGGATAACCGGAACAGCATCAGTTGTAGGACGAGGCAGTGCTAGATTTACTATTTCTAGTACAAAAACTGGAGGTGCATTAACTACTACTGGATTAACTGAAAAGCAAATATGGTTTCACAGGCCAAGTGTAGTTAACTCATCGGCACATACTTGGGAATATGCTGGATCAGGAACAGACTATAACGCATTGCCGCAAAACGGCGGCAACACTCGCGAACGATTTGAACAATTTGCAGAATTACCAGGAAGAGTTTATACTTCAGGAACAAACGAATTAGGCGACTTCAAGGTCGGCGACTTTATTACTGCATATAATAGAACGGGTAATATTACTTTTAGAAATAAAGTAACTGTTGACGAATTGGATGCATTACGGTTATCGGTATCCGACGTAGTAATCAATGAAATTTCGACTAACGTAAATTTAGGCGACGACGAGATTGGCGGAGCAAGCCATACTCGATTAAGTACGCAACTATCAATTAGGTCGTTTTTGTCAAATAGACTAGGCAATTTTATTGATAAAAGTGTGTCAACAAACGCAGTACCGGGAGCTTTGGTACAACTAAACACAAACGGTCAAATAAACACCGATTTAATTCCCGCTACACGAGCATTCCAATCAACAGTTAGTCCTGGATATTTGTCTAGATTACTGCAAGTACAAGAAGTCCCTTCGTTAGACTTGACAGCAGGAGACATTGCTACAGAAGAATACGAGCAAGTAGAACTAACGTTGGATAGCACAGTATCAGGTGTTGACGGAGACCTTGTTATTCAAGCTACTAGTGGTGCTACTGGATATTTAAAAGGAAATTATACAAATAGTTTAAATGTATTAGTAGCCAGTATTGACAAAACTTTTATTAATCCGTTCGATACCACTAATACAATTAGTATTGCAGGATCCCCTACAGGTGCTATTCCTACAGTTATTGGAATAGTGTCAGAAATAATTGAAAACTTTTTCTTAAGAAGTTCGAATGAAAGCCAGTTTTTAAAGTTAGATGTATCAGCAATATACTCGTTTACTAACGCTAGCATTAGTTCTATAGCGCGTGTAAGCAATATTTCGACAATAGTTACCTCTGCACCTCACGGTCTTACGGCAACTAGTAGAATTAAAATTACCTGCAGTAACGATACTTTTAACAAAGTTACCGACGTAACAGTAATCAATGCTACAACGTTTAGCTATCCTAACACAGGAGCCGATGTTTCGACTATATCTGCTTCAGGAACGGTCAACAGTGTAGTGTCGGCGGCAGATAGTGGAGCTCAAGGAGAAATAACACAGTTAAACTTTGGCGTTCTATCAAACGTGGACAATATTAATATCACTGTTGGATCTGGATATACTCCTGCTGCTGGTTCTCAAACATATGAATTAGTTTCTTTGACATCAGTTACTGGTAGTGGTAACGGAGCAAAAGCCGATATCACAGTAGCCGATGGGGAAGTTATTGACGTTGATTTAAGACGCGGTGGTTTGGATTATTCTACAGGAGATACCTTATCAGTTAACTCGTCGGATATCGGCGGTACCGGTAGCAATTTTGAAATAGATGTAGTGTCTGTAGAAAAGCGTATCTTTATCGACATCCTAGGCGGAGAATTATTTGTTGCTACAGCAGGCAGTATTGATTTTATCCGAGATAATAATGCGTTGGCAACGGTAGTAAACTTGACAGATTCGCTGATTAACACTTTTAACGCATCAACAAACGTTAATACGTCTACAGAAGAAATTACAATTACAGGACATGCTCTTACCAGCGGTGATCCCTTAACGTACAGTAGCAGCCCTAATACACCATTAGGCGGCATGTTAAACAACAATGTTTACTATGCAAAAGTTATAGACTTAAACACTATTGAACTTTATGAAGATTATTCATTATTAAATAAACTTAACATTTTGTCAACAGGAACTGGATTACATAGTTTAACCCGATACACTGTTAATTTAACAGATGACTCTTTCTTTGTCGAAGCGCACGGCTATACTACCGGCGATGCAGTAACGATAAAAGGAAACGACCTACCTACTATCGAAGGAATACAGATACCGCAAACAGGCAACAGCTACTTTGTAGGATCTTTAACAGTTAACAGTTTTACACTACACTCGTTGCGTAGTGATGCATTAAGTAGCATCAACGGGTTAACTATTAATCCTGAAGTTATCGAAACTACGGGAAATAGTACAGCTACATTTACACCGTCAAACGTTAGAGTGACCGATGTAGTGAATACTAGTTCACGAAATAAGCCCAATTGGAATAGCTTGGCAGTAACTAACATAGATGCTGCCAATATTATAAGTGGAACTATTTCTACTTCTCGATTAGGTAGTTCAGGATCAGCAAATACTGATACATTTCTTCGAGGAGATAGTTCGTGGAGTGTGGCTGTTCAGACCTTATCTGAAAACGCCAACTCCCCATTAACATTAACTGGTCCTAATATTTCCGGAAACTACTACGGAAATGTCGTTCTTGATATAGAACGAGTCAACAGCAGTTTGGGAGATAGTTTATATACTAATGCAGGTGTTGCTAAGTTCTTAAAAACACAATTTTTTGTTGGTACAGGAATAGAGCAAGGACAAGTTTATATTAGAGATGGTGTTATAGATGCCGGCACTCTTGATGGTTTTGATTCTAGTTACTTTTTAAACCCTGCTAACTTAACTTCTCCTGTCCCTGTAAACCGCGGTGGAACAAATTTATCTGCATATAATACAGGTGATTTAATTTATGCACAGACCTCAGGTACACTTGGTACTTTAAGTATTGGGAGGCCCAACAGTATATTGACCAGTACCGGTACAGCACCGCAGTGGAGTACTCGATTAGACGTTGCACGAGATATACACGTTCGTTCAGGTGACGTAACTACTAATTCAAAATCCACAGCACAACTGTTCGATACAAATCCATTGTCTGTTAACATCGGTGGATCGGCTTCAACAATTGCGTTAGGCAATACCAGCTCGTCGATATTAACTAGCCAAGTAAACAATTATGAAGCAATTGCAAGCACCAGTGTAACAGTTAATTTAAAAAGTCAGCAAGTTACTACTAATGCAACTTCAAATAATGGAGATATAGAATTAAGATTTTCAAACACTACATTAATTAGAGTTGGACAAGTAATTACTGGATCAGCAAGTATTCAAGCCAATACTGTAATTGTCGGAGTTACTGCAAACAGTGCATACATTAGTAAACCGTTAACAGGTTCAGTAGCATCGTTAACATCTTTGACTTTTTCTGAAACTCCAGTGTCGATAGGAGTTAAACTAGGTGATCAAATTAAAATTGTATCTAGTGGAATTACCAACTTAAACGGAACATGGCCTGTAACAGGCGCCGACATTTCTGCATCAAGTATTACCGTACGTACTGCAAGTAATGTTACTGCTGCACAGATACCTGTTGCAGGCACCGTTGAAAAACTAAGTTCTTTATTGATTAGAAATACAAGTTTAGTAGTCGGTAGCAGTGAAGCTGGATTATCTCCAACATCAGCTACTATAAAAGGAGAAAATGCAGTAGGCAATAACGTTCAAGGCGGCGATCTTACATTGCAGCCTGGGTTGAGTACTGGAAATGCAGCAGGCGGAGACTTTATAGTTAGTACAGGCAACATGCTAACGTCGAGCGCAGTGCAACAATCGCCTACTTTAAGATTAACTATCGATAATTTAGGAAATAGTATTTTTACCACAGTAGTTGATGTCAGAAATACTGTTAAAGCAAACAGTTCAACAGGAATTACTACTGATCAGTTAGTATTTCCTTTGATTAATGACACTGCAACAACTGTTAATTTTGCAGGGGCAGCTTCTGCGGTTAACATTGGATCTGCAAGTGGAACAACTACTATTAAGAATAATGCAGTAGTCGATTTAGACCTGCAAATAAAAGGTGGAGATTTAACTACTAATCAAACTACTTTTAATTTAATAAACAACACAGCCACTGCCGTTAATTTTGCAGGCGAAGCAACGGCATTGATAGTAGGTGCAACTACCGGCTTAACTACAATAAGAAACAAATTACTAGTCAAAGGCGACTTGCAAGTAGATGGTACTACAGTAACTATCAACAGCACTAACATATCCATAGATGATCCTATCTTTAATTTGGGAGGCGATACTGCTCCGGTAATCGATGATAATAAAGATCGTGGAATAAGTTTCCAATGGTTTGGTGCCGGAAGTGCAAAAACTGGATTCTTTGGTTTTGATGATAGTAAAAATGCGTTCACTTTTGTACCAGACGGCACTATTAATGCAGAAGTAGTCAGCGGTACCGTGGGTCAAGTGTATGTAGGATCAATAAATCTTAACGATCATTCATTAACTACTACAAATGAAGTTATTGGAATCACAAGTGCATCGGCAACCCCAGTTGACAGCTGGTCTGCTGGCGGATATAGGTCAGGTAAGTACACATTGCAAGTAACATGTACTGCAGGCACAGATGCTAACAGTTATCAAACTAGCGAGATATTGGTAATTCACAATAATTCTATTAGTACATTAACTGATTATGCAGTAATAAGGACAGGTAATAATTTAGTAACATTTACAACAGATATTAGCGGCGGAAATGTAAGGATTTTAGCACAAGCTACTACAGGCAACACTATTAAGGTAAAGCTAGCACGAACAATCCAAACAATCTAATAAATATACGTAACGGTGGAGAGGGAAACCGATGGCAACGACAGATTTTGTAGTAAAGAATGGCCTTGTGGTCACAGAAAACGCAGTTATCAATGAAATAACAGATGCGTCAAGTAAGGATACTGGAGCTCTTGTAGTAGAAGGCGGAGTCGGCATAGAAAAAAAGCTCTATGTTGGAACTGATTTAAATGTTGGAAATAATTCCATTCTCTCCGGAGACTTGGCATTAAATGGTGGCGATTTAACCACAACTTCTGCGACATTTAATCTAGTCAATACTACAGCTACTACGGTAAATTTAGCAGGAACTGCTACTAATATTCAAATTGGATCAGCATCCGGAACTACCAACGTTAACAACAATTTAGATGTAGACGGAGATGTTAACATTGACGGTGGTGACTTAACAGTTAGTACTGGCACATTTAACTTGGTCAATACAACTGCTACTATTGTTAATGCGTTTGGCGCAGGTACTTCTGTTACGCTCGGTGCCACTACTGGTACAACTAACATCAGAAATAATTTAAATGTAACTGGCGACTTAGACATCGACGGCGGAGACTTAACTGTCAGTACTGGCACATTTAACTTGGCCAATACAACTGCTACCAATGTAAACTTTGCTCAAGCAGCTTCTGCATTGACTATGGGTGCTACTACTGGTACAACAACAATTCGCAATGCCAATACTATTGTTACTGGTGATTTGGCAGTAAATGGTGGCGATTTAACTACCGGTGCAACTACTTTTAATTTATTAAACAGCACGGTTACTACTGGCAATTTATTTGGAGCAGGCACTGCTGTAACTATTGGTGCAGCTACAGGCACAACTACTATTCGGAATGCCAATACTGTTGTTACTGGCGACCTAGCAGTAAATGGCGGCGACTTAACTACTGGCGCAACTACTTTTAATTTAGTTAATTCAACGGCCACAACTGTAAATTTAGCAGGCGCCGCAACTAGTTTAAATTTAGGAGCCACTGCAGGAACTGGTACTACTACTGTTAAAAACTCGTTTAAAGCAGACGGCATTGTTGAACTTGGCAGTATCGAAGCAAACTCGGTAACCATCAATGCAGGAACTATTAATGTTCCTAACTCAGTAACGCTTACAAAAAATGACGCAGTAAATGATAACATAGCGTATCCTGCGATACTTCAGCATACTACTAGTGGAGTACCAATTAATGGAATTGGCACTGGTATACAATTTATTACTGAAACAGGAAATAACAATAACGAAATAGGAGCGATAGTCGAGTCAGTTTCTACGTCGGTTGCAAGCGGTAGTGAAAATTTTGATTTAGTTTTTAAATTAATGACTAACGGTGCAGCACCTAGTGAAAAAATTAGATTTACTAGTACAGGAAATATTGCAGTAAACGGCGGACTTACTATCGGCAATGGCGATTTAAGTACTAGTCAGTCAACATTTAATTTAATTAATACAACTGCTACTACAGTAAACTTTGCAGGAGCAGCAACTACATTGACTATGGGTGCTACTACTGGCACAACCAATATTAGAAATAATTTAAATGTAACTGGCGACTTAGACATCGACGGCGGAGACTTAACTGTCAGTACTGGCACATTTAACTTGGCCAACACAACTGCTACTACTGTTAATGCGTTCGGAGCAGCTACCGCGCTGACTTTAGGGTCTACTTCAGGCACAACTACTATACAAAATCCTAATTTGATATTATTAGGAGATGTAGATGTACGCGGAGGAGATTTAACAACTAATCAAACTACATTTAATCTAGTTAATGCAACAGCAACCACGGTTAATATGGCAGGAGCAGGTACAGCAGTCGCTATCGGTGCCACTACAGGTACAACTACTATACGGAATGCTACAACAACCATTACCGGCAACGCTAATGTTAATGGCGGATCGTTATCTTCTTCGCAGACCACTTTTAATCTATTAAACTCGACTACTTCTGCGGTAAATTTCGCAGGAGCAGGCACTGCTGTAACTATTGGTGCTACTACTGGCACAACTACTATTCGGAATGCCAATACTGTTGTTACTGGTGATTTGGCAGTAAATGGCGGCGACTTAACTACTGGCGCAACTATTTTTAATTTACTGGATAATACAGTAACAACTGGTAATTTATTTGGCGCTGCAACTACTGTTAACATTGGATCTGCCGGATCTGCCGGTGTACTAACAATAAAAAATGACAATACTGTTGTTACTGGTGATTTAGCCATCAACGGTGGCGACTTAACAACTAATCAAAATACTTTTAATTTATTAAACAGCACAGTAACTACTGGTAATTTATTTGGAGCAGGCTCTGCAGTTACTATTGGTGCTACTATCGGTACAACAACAATTCGCAATGCCAATACTGTTGTTACTGGTGACTTGGCAGTAAATGGTGGTGACTTAACCACCGGCGCAACTACTTTTAATTTATTAAACAGCACAGTAACTACTGGTAATTTATTTGGAGCAGGCACTGCTGTAACTATTGGTGCTACTATCGGTACAACTACTATTCGAAATGCCAATACTGTTGTTACTGGTGACTTGGCAGTAAATGGTGGTGACTTAACTACTGGCGCAACTATTTTTAATTTATTAAACAGTGTAGTTACTACAGCAAACGTACTAGGAGCAGCTACAACACTAACAGTAGGAGCAGCTACTGGAACAACAACAATTCGAAATAATCTATCTGTTAATGGCAGTGCTACGTTGGGCGATAATACAAGCGACGAAGTTACTTTTAATGCCAGCACCGTTAATTTACCTAATACAATTACGTTTACCGAAGATGATGCTACAAATAATGCAATCAGCTACCCTGTAACGTTTAGACACACTACTAGTGGAACTCCTGCAAATGGAATCGGTACTGGCATAAACTTTGCAACAGAAACTGCAAACGGTAATAATGAAATTGGTGCAGTGATCGAAGCAGTAACCACAGACGTGACTGCAACTAGTGAAGATTTTGATTTAGTAATCAAAACTATGGCAGCAGGCGGAGCAGCAGCTGAAAGAATTAGATTTACCAGCACAGGATTAACAGCGATACCATCGGGCGGAAGTTTAAGTGTTCCTGTTATATCCGATGTATCAACAATAAATTTTGCTGCAAGCGCCGGCGATAGTGCGTCGATATCTACTACAATTAATGGAAGTAGCACCTATTTCGACTTTAATCTAACTGACGATAATAATCAAGAACAATGGCGTTGGAGATTTACCCCATCCGGTAGTACAGTGTATGATGCAATGACGGTAGTTCCGGTCGCAAACGGGGTTGCTAACTTGTTAGTGTCAGGAGATGTTGCTGTCAACGGTGGAGATTTGACTACAAGTCAAACTACATTTAACTTGATTAACACAACAGCTACTACACTAAACATCGGCGGGGCAGCAGATACTGTTAACATCGGTAAAAGTAGTGGCAACGTTGTAGTTGCCGGCAACCTGGTGGTAAATGGAACAACAACTACTATTAATTCTACAGAGTTGACAGTAGACGATAAAAATATAGAACTAGGCAGTGTTGCTACTCCGACTAATATTACAGCAGACGGAGGTGGTATAACACTTAAAGGAACTACTGATAAAACTATCAATTGGTCTAGTGCAAATACTGCATGGACTAGTTCAGAAAATTTTGACTTGGCAAATGGTAGAACTTACAAAATAAATCAATCGGATGTATTAAGTTCGACTACGCTAGGCAGTAGTGTTGTCTCATCAAGCTTAACTACTGTGGGTACTATTGGATCAGGAAGATGGCAAGGCACAATAATAGATTCTACCTACGGCGGAACAGGTGTTAACAACGGTGGAAGAACATTTACAATAGGTGGAAATTTTGCACATGTAGGCGCACATTCTCTGACGTTGAATACTACTGCCAATACATCAGTTATATTACCAACATCAGGAACATTGGCCACTACTGGCAATTTAAGTCAGTTTGCCTCAACCACAAGCGTACAATTGGCAGGAATAATCAGTGATGAAACTGGCTCTGGCGCGTTGGTGTTTGCTACTAGCCCTACATTTACTACTAGTTTACTAACTAATAGCGCATCTTTTTCATTGTTTAATACTACCGCAACAACTTTAAATGCGTTTGGAGCAGCTACAACATTAAATCTTGCTTCTTCTGTAGCAGCACAAACAGTTTCGATAGGAAGTGGTTCTACGGGGGCTAGTACTTACAATTTCGGTACAGGCGCAACTGCCAATGCTACTATTAAAACGCTTAATTTAGGAACCGGCGGTATAAGTGGCTCAACGACTAACATTAACATAGGGTCGTCTAACGCAGGATCGGTGACAATCAATAGTAGTACACTAGTCGGAGCAGTAGCAACACAAAACTTGTTCAATGCTACGGCTACTACACTAAACATTGGCGGAGCAGCAACTGCATTTAATGCAGGTGCGACTAGTGGTACAATGACACTGCGTAGCCCCACTATCGTTGGAAGTCAAACAACGCAAAACTTGTTTAACACTGTTGCTACTACAATGAATTTTGCCCAAGCAGCAACGTTATTGACCTTGGGTGCCACTACTGGTACAACTACAGTTAGAAATAATCTAACGGTAACAGGTGATTTAGATATTGATGGTGGCGATTTGACAGTTGGTACTACAACTTTTAACTTGGCCAACACAACTGCTACCACTGTGAACTTTGCTCAAGCGGCTTCTACGTTGACGATTGGGGCTACTGGTGGCACAACCAATATCAGAAATAATTTAGATGTAGACGGTGATGTCAACATCGATGGTGGTGATTTAACAGTCAGCACTGGCACATTTAACTTGGCTAACACAACAGCGACAACGGGTAACTTATTTGGAGCAGGCACTGCTGTAACTATTGGTGCTACTAGTGGTACAACTACAATTCGAAATGCTAATACTGTAGTTTCTGGCGATTTGGAAGTTTCCGGAGCCGACATCACAACAACATCGACAGGTGCAAGCAGCATTTTTAATGCAAACACGGTCACATTGAATCTTGCACAAGCAGCAACTACTATTACGATGGGTGCTACTAGTGGCACAACTACCATAAGAAATAATTTATTAGTCAATGGTAATAGTACGCTAGGAGATGTTAGTACTGATAGTATAATTTTTAATTCCAACAGCGTTAGCGTTCCTAATACTGTGCTATTCACGGTAGAGGATGCAGTAACCAACAATATTAGTTATCCAGTTAAGCTACAACATACTACTTCAGGAACACCTGCTAATGGAATTGGAACTGGATTACAATTTATAACTGAAACTACAGTTAACAATAATGAAATAGGTTCCACTATTGAATCGGTTGCAACTGATATTACTGGAGCAAGTGAAGATTTTGATTTAGTATTTAAAACTATGGCAGCAGGTGCAGCCGCATCGGAGGCACTTCGAATTACAAATATAGGTAACGGTATATTTGTTGGAGATGTAGAAGTTAGGGGTGGAGATTTAACAACCAACCAAGCTACGTTTAATTTGATTAATACCACAGCCACTACATTAAACATCGGAGGAGCAGCAACAGCATTTAACGCAGGTGCGACTACTGGTACAATGACACTGCGTAGCCCCACTATCGTTGGAAGTCAAACAACGCAAAACTTGTTCAATGCTACTGCCACTACATTAAACATCGGAGGAGCAGCAACAGCATTTAATGCAGGTGCGACTACTGGTACAATGACACTGCGTAGTCCAACTATTGTCGGGAGTCAACCAACTCAATCGTTATTTAATACCACAGCCACTACATTAAACATTGGTGGTTCAGCAACAGCATTTAACGCAGGTGCGACTACTGGTACAATGACACTGCGTAGCCCCACTATCGTTGGAAGTCAAAC